CAGGTGTAACTGGTGATACTGGACCTACTGGCGATACAGGAGAAACAGGTGAAACTGGACCTACTGGTGTAACAGGAGAAACAGGACCTACTGGTGATACGGGTGAAACAGGAGAAACAGGACCTACAGGTGTAACTGGTGATACTGGACCTACTGGCGATACAGGAGAAACAGGTGAAACTGGACCTACTGGTGTAACAGGAGAAACAGGACCTACTGGTGATACGGGTGAAACAGGAGAAACAGGACCTACTGGTGTAACAGGAGAAACAGGTGAAACTGGTCCTACAGGTGTAACAGGTGATACTGGGCCTACAGGTATAACTGGTGAAACAGGACCAACTGGTGATACGGGAGAAACAGGACCTACTGGCGATACAGGAGAAACAGGTGAAACAGGACCTACTGGTGTAACTGGTGATACTGGACCTACTGGCGATACAGGTGAAACAGGAGAAACAGGACCTACTGGAGTAACGGGTGAAACAGGACCAACTGGCGATACGGGCGAAACAGGTGATACTGGGCCAACAGGTGTAACTGGTGAAACAGGACCAACTGGCGATACTGGGTCTACAGGTACAGCTGGCACAAAAATATATTCAGGAACAGGCCCTCCTGATCCTGAACAGGGCTTTGTAGGTGATTTTTATATTGATTTAGTTGCAGGAATACTTTATGTAAAAACTGAATAAATTAATAGCACTTGGCTTTACGGCCAAGTAAAAAATAATTTTAAGCCATCCTAAATTACCGTTTATTGCTAAATTAAGTACCCCCTGGAAGGGGGTACTTAATTTAGTACAACCCGTTAACTGCATCTAAATGGATACAGTTAAATTATGAAGTTAAAGTTAGAGGAATGCCATGGTCTGTTGGATTTAGCATGATAGGACCTACTGGTGAAACAGGAAACACTGGTTATACAGGAGATACTGGACCTACGGGCGACACTGGACACACAGGAGAAACAGGACCTACTGGTGCCCCTGGTACCCCTGGTACTGCTGAAAATACAGGGGCCACAGGAGAAACAGGACCTACAGGATATACTGGTGAAACAGGTGATACAGGAGCCACAGGAGCTACAGGAACAATCTTAAATCCTAGAGGTAATTGGGATTCAGAAACTGAATACGAAGTTAATGACCTTGTTGTTGATTATAACGGACTTACTGGTGATACCTATATATGTATTCTAGCAAATACGGGAGAGAACCCAGCATCAATGGGCTCTATATATTGGACACTATTTGTATCGAAAGGTCCATTAGGACCTACTGGTGATATTGGACCGCTTGGAAATACTGGACCGGCAGGAACACCCTTAATCCCTATGGGTATATGGACTGTTTATCCTAATTATAATCTTAATGAACTAGTTATTGATCCAACTGATAATAATACATATATATGTATTCTTGCAGGACCTCCGAAAAATCCACCTTCTACAGAGCCAACCTATTGGACAATATTTGTAGGGGGGGGTCCTACAGGTTTTACTGGAGATATAGGAGTAACAGGACCGGCAGGAACACCTTTAATCCCTAGAGGTCTATGGGATGTAGGAAATAGCTATATTGTCAATGAGCTAGTTGTTGATACAATTGATAATAATAGCTATATATGTATTCTAGGAAATAGTGGGGAGCAACCTTCTACATCATCGACATATTGGACACTGTTTGCTCAAGCAGGTCCTACAGGTTTTACGGGCTATACTGGTGAAACAGGACCGGCAGGAACACCCTTAATTCCTAGAGGTATATGGAATTCAGCTACTGCTTATATTATTAATGACTTAGCTATTGATACAATTGATAATAATACTTACATATGTATTTTAGGAAATACAAATGAACAACCTTCTACATCATCATCGTATTGGACACTGTTTGCAGAGAAAGGTCCTACAGGTGTTACAGGCTATACTGGTGAAACAGGACCGGCAGGAACACCCTTAATTCCTAGAGGTATATGGAATTCAGCTACTGCTTATGATGTTAATGACTTAGCTATTGATACAATTGATAATAATACTTACATATGTATTCTAGGAAATACAAATGAACAACCTTCTACATCGTCAACCTATTGGACACTATTTGCTCAAGCAGGTCCTACAGGTGTTACAGGCTATACTGGTGATACTGGTGCAACAGGTGCTCCAGGAACACCCTTAACTCCTAGAGGTGTATGGGATATAGATACTATTTATTATATTAATGACCTAGTTTTTGATACAATTACTGGTAATAGCTATTTATGTATTATAACAAATACAGGAGAGCAACCTTCTACATCACCTAACCTCTGGGTACTATTTGTGGCGGCAGGTCCTACAGGTTTTACAGGAAATACAGGAAATACAGGAGATACAGGACCTACTGGTGATACAGGTGTAACTGGACCTACTGGTGAAACTGGACCTACTGGTGAAACTGGACCTACTGGTAGTACTGGTGATACTGGTGTAACAGGGCCTACAGGTTTTATAGGCGTTACTGGCGATACTGGGCCTACTGGCGATACTGGGCCTACTGGTACTCCTGGTTCGGCAGATAATACTGGAGCCACAGGACCCACTGGAAATACAGGACCTACTGGTGAAACTGGTGATACAGGTCCTCCTGCAAGATATCTTACTGAGAATTTTATAGTGGGTGGAGGCAATGGAACTAATACACTTGGATATTCATATGATGCTTTTACTTGGGAAATATCTGAGTCTGGAAATTCTGTGTTTGCAGACTTATGTAATGTAGTTTCATGGAATGGCTCATTATGGGTTGCAGGTGGTCAAGTTAATAATCGATTAGCATATTCGCCTAATGGAATTGATTGGACTGCCTCATCATCTGGAAATTCTGTCTTTACAACTACATGTAATGCTATTGGATGGAATAGCTCAATATGGGTTGCTGGTGGTGAAGGAACTAATCAAATGGCGTATTCGTATGATGGAATTACCTGGACAGCTTCAGAATCTGGAAATTCATTACTTACAACACGGGCGAGTGCAATTGCATGGAGTGGTTCATTATGGCTTGCGGCCGGTAATGGAACAAAACTTTTAATATATTCATATGATGGTATTAATTGGAATGGAATTACAACTACAAGTGATGTAAGCCCTTTTACTACAATTCCATTTATCCCTAATGCATTAGTATGGAATGGCTCATTATGGATTATTGGAGGAGCAAGATCAGGAGGAAGTCCAGTAGGTGCAGTTATGCTATCATATTCATACGATGGTATTAATTGGACTGCTTCACCCAGTGGAAATGCAGCATTTTATAATGGTGCATGTCGTACTATAGCATGGAATGGCACTCTCTGGGTTGCTGGAGGTAGTGGAGCAAATAGACTAGCATATTCATCTGATGGAATTGTCTGGACAGGCTCAACATCTGGTAATTTAATATTAACAACAAGTTGCGAAGCAGTAAGCTGGAATGGCTCAATGTGGATTGCTGGAGGTTATGGAACAAATAGAATGGCATATTCATACGATGGAATTAATTGGTCAATTTCTGAATCTGGAAATACTCTTTTTTCAACATATTGTCTTGCTGTTTCATCTCGTCATCTACCATCAAATCCTTATACAACTCCACTTATAATCCCTAATGTTACTGAAAATTTTGTTGTTGCAGGTGGCCAAGATGGAAATAAACTTGCCTATTCATATGACGGTCTTGTTTGGAAAATATCCGAGTCTGGAAACTCTATTTTTAAAGGTTCAACCTCTGGGGGACTAACTTTTGCAGGTTCATCTAATTTTATAGCATGGAATGGCACCATCTGGGTTGCTGGTGGTAGCGGAACAAACAGAATAGGCTATTCTTCTGATGGAATTAATTGGACCGCCTCGGTATCTGGATCAGCTATGTTTACCTCCCATTGTTATACATTAGCTTGGAATGGCTCATTATGGGTTGCTGGAGGTATTGGAACAGGAGCTGTTGGATATAACACTATGGCATATTCGTATGATGGAATTAATTGGACGGAATCAGCATCTGGAACTGCTGTACTTACCGGAACATGTAATGCAGTTGCATGGAATGGTTCGCTGTTAGTTGCTGGTGGTGCTGGCGTTACTTATAGCATAGCATATTCATACGATGGTATTAACTGGACAAACTCATCTGTCTTAAATGTCAACTTTACATGTAATGGAATTGCAACAAATGGTTCAATGTGGCTTGCTGGTGGTGGTGGTACTAATAGAATTCTATACTCATATGATGGAATTATCTGGACAGCATCCGCCTCTGGAGATTCTACCTTTACAGATGTAGTGTACGCTTTAACATGGAATGGCTCAATGTGGGTTGCTGGAGGCATCGGAACAAATACTATGGCATATTCATCTGATGGAATTAATTGGACCGCTTCATCATCTGGAAATGAACTTTTGACTAGTATTTGTATAGCAGTAGCATGGAACGGTTCAGTATGGATTGCTGGAGGCACAGGCACTTCTAATTTAATATATTCATACGATGGTATTAACTGGGTTCCTTCAGTATCAGGTTATACTTTATTTAAAGAATTAAATTATTGTATTGCACTAGCTAGTCGTCGTGTATTACCTCGTGTTGGAACAAAAACATCTGAAATACCTAAGCTTCTTACTGAAAATTTTATGGTTGCTTGTGCTGAGGACGGAAATGTACTTGCCTACTCATATGATGGCCTCATTTGGAAAGCATCTGGATCATCTCTTTTTACAGTACAGTGTAATACCGTTGCATGGAATGGTTCATTATGGGTTGCTGGCGGTAATGGAACAAACAGCGTAGGCTATTCTTCTGATGGAATTAATTGGACCGCCTCAGAATCTGGAACAGATATTTTTACCTATTGTTATTCACTAGGGTGGAATGGTTTACTATGGGTTGCTGGGGGTAATGGAACAGATAATATGGCCTATTCATATGATGGGATTAACTGGGTGGCAAGTGTTTCTGGAAATTCTATATTTAGCGGTGCATGTCTAACAATTGCATGGAATGGTTCACTATGGGTTGCTGGAGGCAATGGAACAAATAGTTTGGGATATTCATATGATGGTATTAACTGGTTTGGCTCATCTTCTGGAACAACTCTTATTACTCAATGCCAAGCAGTAGCATGGAATGGTATACTATGGGTTGCTGGTGCTAATGGTGCTACTAATAGAATGGCGTATTCGTCTGATGGAATTACCTGGACAGCGTCAACCTCTGGTAATTCTGTCTTTACAACTAATGTTTATGCTTTAGCATGGAATGGTTCCTTATGGATTGCTGGAGGCGATGGAACAAATCAAATGGCAAATTCAACTGATGGAATTACCTGGAACGCTATATCATCTGGAAATGAATTACTTACCAGTAGATGTCTAGCAGTAGCATGGAATGGCTCAGTATGGATTGCTGGAGGCACAGGCGCTAGTAATTTAATATATTCATACGATGGAATTAACTGGATTTCTTCACCATCTGGTAGTGGTGTATTTAAAGAATCAAATCATTGTATCGGACTAGGTGTTCGCCGTGTATTACCGTATGTTGGAACATCAACTATTGGGTTAGCCTATGCAACTGGTGCAACAGGTAATGTATTAACAATTGCTGGCGACATAGTACCTGCTACTAATGAAGTATATAGCCTCGGCACAACTGGCACACGATGGAAAGATGTCTATGTTGGAACAGGCTCAGTTCATATTGGTAATTCCAAACTATCGGCTATTGGAGATGATATTATAATGACAGGCAATCTAATTCCTGCTGAAAATCAAACATATACACTCGGCTCAACTGGCTCACGCTACATTGACGCTTTTTTTGGTCCTGGAACAATTAATATTGGAAGCGGAGAAACAGGTGGTATAAACGGAACACTTGGAGCAAATAATCAAGGAACGGTGTGGACTGAGTATGGATTTGCTACGCCCTATATTAATGTTGGACCAGATCCAGACATATATAATCCAAATACGTATGGTGGATGGAAGATTGGACCAACTGGTATTGCTGGAACAGATACTTATGACCTTATTGCTCAACAGAAATCTACTGAAACTGGCTCAACTGGAGAAACAGGGCCTATATTTTCACTAATTCGAAATCCTACACCAAGCTATGTAGCAGGTAATGAACCCTATGCTGCCCCAGGCTCACTTATTACAACAACAGTAGGAACAACTCAGACACGTATCTATCAAGTTGGACCAGTTACTGCTACGGCTACTTCAAAGTTCCTTATTATGGCAAATGTAGTCTTTATAGGAGGTAATCATACTGTTCAAATGACTGTTGGACGGGCAACATCAACAGGTGCTAATAATACAAACTCGACAAATATTGTATCTGATGTGTCGCCGCTTACATTACCAAATACAAATCCTGCTTATTATATTTCTGGAGTTCCAGCTATTGGATCAACTCCATCACAAAACGCAAGTGGGCATTCAATTGATACACCTGGGGCAGGAACATTCTATTACACAATATGGATGTCTTCTTCTAGTTCACATAATTATTCTGAAATGGCTGCGATGTTAACAGTTCTAAAAATACAGAACTAATAATAAGAGATGTCATATACAACTGGACAAACTGTTCTTCTTCCTGAAGCAACAGCAAAGCGGCGCGGGCAACGCACTGTTACTGTTGCAATAAATAGTCGTGATAGAAATCTTTCTGTTAATCCTTATTCTAATGATTTTCGCTGGAATCTACGACGGCCTTTAAAGGATATTGTTTCTATTGAACTATTGAGTGGCTGTCTTCCTGCCGATCTTTACAACGTAAATACTGGCTGGAATCAATTTACCTTTGGAGAAGGTGTATTACGTCGTGTGTTAACACTCACACCCGGTCAGTATACTATAAATGGACTTGCTACAGAATTACAGGTGCAGTTGACAAGCATAGCCAGCTCAAATACATATACAGTTACCTATTCGGCAATCACTAAAAAAATACGAGTTAGCGCGGTTGGACCCAATACATTCACTTTCTATTTTGGCTCTGGAGATTATGTTGATACTATTGATACTTATACAGCGTCAGTAATGAGTATAAATTCTCCAGCACGTCTATTTGGCTTTGATCCGCTTGATTATACAGGTACTAGTACTACTCCAATTATAGCCCCGCACCGTGCTGACCCAGATTACTGTATAAAACGCTTGTATCTTCATATAAATGTTGATAACTCTATTGAACTAAATAGGGTTGAAGTAGGTGTTGGTAGAAAAGATTGTTTTCATATAATCTATATGGATTCTGCTCAAACTGATGGCTACTATTTTCTAAATAAAGATACATATTTACCTATCTATTATTCATCACCCGCTCCTATTGCTAGAATATCTTCCTTCTACATTAGTCTACGTGATGAATTCTTTAGGGTAGTCGATTTGGGAAATCATGATTATACGTTGGTGTTTGAAATAACGGTCCTCGGATGAGGACCCTTATTATATTTGCCATTTATGGCAAATGAAATAACGGTCCTCGGATGAGGACCCTTATTGTATTATTCTATTCATTTTATGAATAGAATAATGAAATAACCGTACTCGGATAATTAAATATTTACAATAGTTTCACCCCCGCTATCTTTCCGAATCCTATAAATTCGGCGACCCGAAACCATACATGAACAACAGATAAGTAGAATAATAATCATTGGAATATAGTACGCCCCCTTTACAAGAGCATCTACATACATCTTCTCTTGAATTTCATCCCATGATAGGGGAGCACATTCAATTACGTAATAGTTCTCTAGACGCTTCCACATAATAGCATGATTAACAGGGCATTCAGGATATTCCATTTTTATCTACGTAAACACGGTCGTGTGTCTTGAATTTTAGTGGACCCCCTCAGTAGGATGGAGAATCAAATACAAATTGATATAGATCCAGATGACTCCTCAAAGGGACAAATTATTTATACAATGAACACTCCAGATCAACCATCCGGTATTTTTGCCACAGCGTACTATTATCGTGATGAAGGTGATTTTAAGGGGCAAGATTCTCAATGGACAAAAACCGATATTTACAAAAAGGGAATTCTTCAATATCTTAAAGCCACAGACGCTCCTGAATTCAAGGGATGGAAGGTAATTGTGTATCTTGACACCCTAAGTCTTGAGGCCCCAATAACAAAAAATAAAGGTAATCCTAAATATGCTCTACACTTAAAAGAATGGAATGAAATTGCCAGACATCCTAACGTAATTTTTGGTGTAGTTCAGTGGGCAGAATACTCTGTTGGCGATGAAGGGGGGCGAACAATTGACAATGCAATTATTCGTGCTCTTCGCATGAAAGCACTCTGTGATTTTCCAGACATTCCTGTCTTTATACGTGATGCTGATACACTTTTTGAGAACATTTTAAAGGAGCGTGACATGGTAGAAGATATTGTGAAGTGGGAGCATACGCTAAAGAAAGAGCTTGAAACTATCGATTCTACTACACAATATCAAATTATTATTGCTTCCCAGCCAAATTATCATAGACAATGGCATGTAAATCCCACTACTGGAATAAAAACAACAGGATGTTATGCCGCTGTAACAAGTACGCTAGGTGGTATAGATGAATGTAAGTCTGGTAAATTATGGAAGGCATGCCTGGCCTATCTTCGTAGTAGTTCAAAGGTTGTTAATTCATCCGGTAATAAACGAACTACTTCCAATATTGGAGCTCCAACATATATTGGAAAGGATGAGCAACTACTATCATATATCTTTATTCCCATGATTTTTGATAAAATATATTTTTACTATCTGGAATATATTCGAGTTGAGGGAACAAAGGTAGTAGATGGAGAATTAACTCCCTTTGCTAAAGACCTTTTAGCAAAAGGAATAACACGCTATCCATCACCCTATAAGGATGTACTTGGAGAACAACCTTTACCTCTAGAGGAATCTGTAGGGGTAAACAGAAAGGATGAAAATACAAAAACAGAATCTACAATTTTAAAACCGGAAATTATACCCATGTCACTTTCTAAAAATACGCATGAAGTTCTACAAACCGTTTTTAGATACTACCTTAATGCGCAAAAGGGGAGTCGTAAAATAAAACTACGACTCTAATAGATGACAACTGTCTTCAATAATGTTCTAAGTCTAGAGGACCTAGTGTATGTGAATGCACTTCCACAAGTGCTAGAGGCAAAACAAACGGTTGATGCAATGCCTTATGGAAAACTATCATTTACGATTCCACAAAAAGATTCTATAAGGGATGCTCTGCTTTCAAAGCTCGGACTAGACCTTTCACACTTGGATAGTATTCCGATGCAATGGATTAAGGGTGATACGGCACCCCACGTAGATTTTGGAGCCTCGGCATTTGAACAGACATACTTAGTCTACCTTACATCAACGCCCGGTGAATTTGTAGTAGATACTAGTAGCTATCCAATTGTTGAAAATACTGCCTATGTATTTAATGAAGGTCTTTCACACAAGACACTAGACACTGGTACAGGTGTACGTCTACTGCTTGGTCCGGTATCCGAAAAGGGGTTTCGCGTTGGTTCTCCATTAGCTTATTTTCCTACTGAGCAAGATGCATTGGCTTATACAAATGCTTTAGGATATTCTAGCACTTTTACTGTTGGTGCTGATGGTCCATATGGAGGATTTACACGGTGGAGACTTGCTAGTAATAGTAGTGGTACATCAAGTCAGACAGTTGTATACAATAATGGGGACCCTCTTATTAACGATGGAAGCTATAATTTATATCCATCCGCTCCCTGTTTCTTAGAGGGAACTAAAATCCTTTGTGAAGTTGACGGAAAAGATACCTATGTGCCTATAGAAGAGCTACGGTGTGGAACACTTGTAAAAACAAGTCGCGATGGTTACAAGCGTATAGAATGTATTGGAAAGGGGCCACTCTATAATCCTGGTAATGCTGATCGCACTGAGAATCGTCTTTACAAATGCTCACCTAGTGCTTATCCTGAACTAAAGGAAGACCTCTATATTACTGGTTGCCACTCCATTCTTGTAGATACAATTACTTATACTGAAAAGGCAGAAACACTAAGAAGCCTTGGTAGAATCTTTATAACTGATAAAAAATACCGGCTTATGGCTTCTATTGATGAGCGGGCTCAGCCATGGAATTCTGAAGGGACCTACACAATATGGCATTTTGCCCTAGAAAATGCAGATATTAAAATGAATTATGGTGTCTATGCAAATGGACTTCTTGTTGAATCATGTAGTATAAATGCGCTAAAGACAAAGTCCAATTTTAGTCTTTTAGAGCTGTAAATATAGACTTTCTGCCGATGCATACCCAATCTGTAAGAGTTGCTCAGCTCCTGATAGCATATTCAAAGTATGCGTATCCTTTGTCAATGTAGCAAGAATCCTCCACTCCTCTAAGAGTGACTGTAGTTTTGTAAGAATTCTGATAAGATTTCCTTCAAAGATACCATGCTCTACAGACAACTCAATAAGTGTTGTTCCGCCTAGCCACTTAGAAACAATCTCAACATACTCTGTATTAATATCCCAATAGGATGGATTTGGACTGACAATTCTATATGTTTTCTCCACTTCCATACAACTTTTGGCAAGACGCGTTAACTCATCAACTGAGGCGCGTACATGTGGCGAACTAATAGTATGTGCTCCAGGCGTACCCTCTCCAAGAAACACTGCAAGTAATGCCAAGGTGTCTTCAGGCGTTAATGCATGGCGAGTAATCCCCATCCAGAAAAGGGGCATTAGTATGGAATGCCCTTCATTTACTTCTGTAGCCATAGTTCCAAGTGGAGTTAGCTCACCGTCCTTCATAAAGCCCAGTGTTTCAAGAGCATTTAGCACCGGCTCTACATCTCGCTGAGGCTCCTGTAGCGCTACTAAATCATCTTCGAGCATTTTTCGACGTTTTGTTGCCACCTTCTCAGCCGGCCATAATGTCTTCTCTAGGGCATACCATCGCGGACCTATATGAGTATTTTTCCAGACCTCGAGCATTTTTTGTGCTTGCCGGCGGGAAGCATTTACAGTTTCCTTTATTTGTTGTTGTAGATTGTCAAATTGCTCCATGGCGGCGCGCTCATCAGGCGTAATGGAAACATCGGCCGTCTTACATGCCTCAATCTCTTTTGAACACTCATCAATAAGTCGTGCATGTCGCCGATACCAATACGAGCTTTTCATAATCTCCATCCATCGCAAATCCTTCCGCTGAAACGTTTTCAGAATAAATTCATAATGAAAGTTCATCCGAGATTGAAAAGTTGATTTCCGCCCCGTCATCATTCGCTTTACATCTTCCATGCCTTCTGGCTCTCTATCAGGAAGATACAGTACAATCCCTTGACTATCCTTTCCGCGACGGCCCGCCCGCCCTGCCATTTGAATGTACTCATCTGTATTTAGTAAACGTAGACCCTCCTTACTACTATCATACTTCCTATAACTCGTAAATACCACGGTCTTTGTAGGCATATTAATTCCCACGGCAAAGGTTTCAGTAGCGAAAAGGAGTTTCACATATCCGCGACTAAATAGGACCTCAATAATTTCTTTGAGAACAGGTAACAATCCACTGTGGTGAAAGGCAATACCCTTCTCTAAGAGCTCGGTAATTGTATGGTACTGTGGTACCTGTAGAAGGTCATCATATCTATGAAGATGAAATCGAATAATATGGCGCACTGCTGCCGTGTCCGAGCTATCAATCAGCGTATGAGTAACAGCTTTAGCGTAGCGCTCACAATCTTTCCTGCTAAATACAAAGAACAGCGCAGGCAAAAGGTTTGTTTTCTCTAGGCGTTCAATATTTGTATTTAGAGTGTGTATGTACGATTTGATTTCCCCCTTTCGGTGTATAGGGCCATCTTCATAATCACCGCCACGCCGTGCTGCCACACGTGCTTTGTGAACATCAGACTCTTTTTCCTGTGCCTTCCGCCAAAGAAGCCAGGCATTGTACAGTCCTGAATCAAACCGCTCTTTATTATCCATAATAGTGAGAAATTCAGCCCCGCGATACAGGCCATGATGTAGGGGAACAATACGATACTCCGTTGAAATAAGGTGAATCGGCTTCATTTTCAAGTCGCCAAGCCACGAGGCAAATTGTTGGGGAGAATCGATTGTTGCCGAAAGAAGAACCAAGTTCACTGAGGGCGGTAACAATATAAGAGTTTCTTCCCAGACTGCTCCACGGTCCTTGTCATTAATATAATGACACTCGTCAAATACTACCGCGTCTAGTCGGTCTAGTGAGAGTGATGCAGTAATACCGAGTGACTCTGTGCTTGTTCCTTGTTTGAACAGCATATTTCTGAGAATCTCGGTTGTCATAATAATTACATCGGCATCTGGCTTGAATTTAATATCTCCTGTCATAATGCCCACGCGGTCAGGAAACATATGTTTTAAATCGTAGAATTTCTGGTTGCTCAGTGACTTAATAGGAGTTGTGTAAAACACACGACGACCCTTTGCCAAACTATGTGCAATCTGATATTCACCTACAAGAGTTTTACCTGAACCTGTTTTTGCCGTTACAAGTACATTTTCATGACGGGAAATTGCCGAAATAGCATGTACCTGAAAGGGGTCTAGCGGAAAACTGTAGTTGACGGCAAGAGGGTCTGGAAGGGTACACGGTTCCCCCGTGTTCACAACACGCAAGTATTCAGATAAAGCCATTTGCTTGCCAATAGGATTAGGAAGCAATTGACTCAATTTTATAGTAGGCAAACTGTTACCGTGTTGTGCCAAGCCGTTAATCGTTATATGAGTTTAGTAATGATGCCGTTTTATTTTTAAGTTCCGGTAGTGTCGATTCGTTTTCAGGTGTAGAACTGTTTATTGGCCCCTTTACGCGACCCGCCTTTTTCTCTGCCCTTAAAAAGTTTTTAACGGCCACTCCCTGTCCTGAATTTCGTAGACGCGCTAAACGGTGTGTTAGACGTTTATTTGGCTTTTTACCAAGAGCTACTGTAAGATTGAGTTGCGCCTTTTTTTCAATCTTTGCTCGCGCCTTTTGCCCCTCCATCCGAATGTGTTGCTTGGCAGCATGCTCTAAATGTTTCGCCTGTGTCTTAATTTCATGACCAAGACGTTTTACAACCTTCCGTGTTTCCTTAAAAACATATCGTGCCTTTGAACGTAGCGCGGGTTCTTTTATTTGAGTCATCAGCTTCATTTCAGCATTGTCTGTAATTTCCGATAAACGCTCTATAGATTTTGCCGCGCGCTCCCTTAATGTATCAGTTGATGGATGAAATGAGTTTAATGAGCTCGAGCTTGTAGCACTTGAAACCACAGAAGGAAGAGTATTTAGCACATAGTCATTTGAAAATTCACCCTTTTCTTCAAGACGCTTCCGTGTTAGATTAACGCCCATACGAGCATTGGCAGCATCTTTATCAGCAAGTATATAGGATTGTATTACTTTATCACGGGCATTACCCTCTTCTGTGTACCAAATTTTACGAGCTACATACGCCTTGGGCTTCGGTCTAAATTTCTCCGGGATATCGCTAAATTCTTTGCGATAAATTTCGCGAAGTAATTCAAGCATCTGCCTTTGCCCCTCATCAGCTGCCTTTTGCTTTGTTGACCGGCGCGGTTTATGCGAAACATTATTTGGTGGATTAGCCGATTCTAGCCCGTTTATACGCGAATTTTCTTCCGGTACACTTGCTGTAGTTGTTGGAATTGGTGTAGTTGTTGGCATTGTTGATGTTTCTGAATTTGTTACTATAGGTTCCTCATCATCATTCTTACTCTCATTTTCATAAGCATTCAAACTTGTATTTGATATTGGAGTATTTACATTTTTATTTATTGACGGTGGTATAACATTTGCACTAACGGGTGTAGGAATTGAATTATCTGATGGTGTACGCTCTAAAGTTGGACTTCCCGTTTCAGTTAAGGGTGAAGCGCCAGGAGATTCATTAAAATTTTCTTCAACATTTTTAAATTCATTTGAGTTTGCCGATGTTTCTTCCTGGAGAGAGGCAGACATCTATCTAATAGTAAGTAGCACAATTAAGTAATGGCACAATATGCTTATCTAAATCTATGATCTACAAATTCCTCCTTCTTTGGTGGGGGTGATGGTGGAGCAGGTTTCTTTGATACAATAGAGAGAACATAAGGAAACATATAGAGAATTACAGCGACACCTAAAACTCTCGCAATAATACTTAAATCATTCATTATCATCGCCACAACAGAAGTAATAACTATAAGTACTACGTGACCAATTGTAGCCTTATAGGAATTATCTTTAGCATATGAACGTAATACATCAATCATCTCATTTACTCCAGACGGCACAACATTTATTACACCATAATAAAATAGTACGTCATGAGCTACTTGGGCAATTAATACAAAACATAGGAAGACAAGTGGTGACCATGCCTTACCACCCGATGTGTACAGTGTAGTATATAAGTATCGGGCGATTTGTATAAGAATTACAAGTAGCATTGTATTTGAGAGAACACCCTCTAAGCCAAACATATCAAAATAGGTATTTAGTGGGAGTCCACCAAGGTTTCCAATCCGGGTAGCAATTGTTACAAGAAATAGGGTGAATACAGAAGCACCTCCAATTGTAAAAATTTCATCTAAACGCTGGTAATCTCCAATATCTGTAAAGAGTGTCTGGCTAGATACGCCTCCTCCTTCCATCTTTATTCTTAGAGAAGGATATAAACGCCATGATATGGCACTGTTATTTACTGACTACTGTAGATGGATCACCAAAAACCTATGTTGGAATTACACCTGACTTAGATAGACGACTCAAACAGCATAACGGGCTTTTATCAGGTGGAGCAATGGCAACAAAAGGGCGCGCATGGGAACGAATAGCACATGTACGGGGATTTCCTGATCATCGGGCAGCCCTTCAGTTTGAATGGAGATGGAAGCAAATTTCTCGGCGCTTAACCGGTGGACCAATTGAAAGACGCATGAAAGCCCTACAGGAGTTACTTGCTCTTGACAAACCTACTAGTGCTGCTGTGCCGTATTGTGAATACCCTCAGCCTCTAGAGGTTATTATGGAGACCGAGCGTGAAATACCTGTGTTATGAGTTTGCAGGTTTATTTGTTTTAGGGGTAATCTTCATACTTAAATAAGTTAAATAAGCGATTAAACCAAATCCGACTAAGGATACTATCATAGGTAATAAAGGTATACCAAATATTACACTTACTATTATTGATCCTATAGCAAGTATAATTAATCCTCCTATTGTAAGCATGAATTCAAAGAATTGATTAAAATTATAAAATGATGTTAATGCTGGTGATGAAGGTATTACAGTATTATTGAGATGTCTAGTAAAAGATATAGATACTATTATTACTATAACTAACAGAATACCGTATAAAATCTTTTGCCAAAGTGGAAGGTCTCCCCCAAATATAGAATCATCAAAATTCTCTAAGCGACGCCTATGATAAATAAATACTATACAAACTACAAGAACTAACACAATAAAAATTAAATGGTTATTCCGTTTCATCTACTATATACATGGTTTCCGTAGGGTATATAATCCTTTCTTGTAAACCTTTCTTGAAAACACGCGCAAAGTGGCAGCGTGATACATGGCTTTCAAAGGTGCCTCAAGACTCGTATGTGTTTCTTACTGGTGCAATCGGCTCTACTGAGCCAAATGTAGTCTGCATGAATGATAATGATTCATATGAATCATGTCCCGAACGCTATTACCAATATATTAAGCAAAATGAAATGTCTAAATACGATTGGGTCGTCTTTCCTGATGATGATACTTTCATATTTCCTGAACGTTTACATAAGTTACTTGAAGGTCTAGATTATAACAAACGTATATATCTCGGCCGCAAGGGTATTTTGAAACTTGTATATATACCCAGTAAGATGAGTATTCCAATTACTCAGGATGCATATAATACTCTTCTAAGACTTAATGTTGTTACACCAAATGAAGGAACTCATCTTGATGTTGTATATATGTCAGGCGGAGCAGGATTTGCTCTTTCTCGAGCAGCATATGCTGCACTTCGTGAATATCTACTTAGCACGCCAAAAGAGGCAGTTAAATTTCATGGAAATGGAGATGTAACTATGGGATTATGGTTAAGCTGTATTGATGCTTTAGAAAGCATAAATTGTACACGTTTGAATTCACATGATAAAGATGATGAATCATCTAAAACTGATGTGGCAATTTCATATCATTATGTTACCCAAGAACTATTTACAATGTATGGAAAAATGCTGTTATAATAAAATTTAAGGGGGAAATTCTTGTAGTATGTTATAAAAATGGTTTCTGTAGGATATATAATTCTTTCTTGTAAACCCTTTTTAAAGACGCGTGCAAAATGGCAGCGTGAAACCTGGCTTTCAAAAGTGCCACAAGACTCTTATGTGTTTCTTACTGGAGCAATTGGCTCTAATGAACCAAATGTTGTTAATATGAATCTTGCTGATTCATATGAAACATGTCCTTACAGATACTATCAATATATTCAACAAAATGATATGTCTAAATATGACTGGGTTGTCTTTCCCGATGATGATACTTTCATATTTCCTGAACGTTTACATAGTTTGCTTGAAGGTCTTGACGCTAGTAAACGTCAATATGTAGGGCGTGCTCTAACCTGGCCTATTATGTACATGTCAGGTGGAGCAAGCTTTGCCCTTTCTCGGGCAGCATATGCCGCTCTTAGAGAGTATCTACTTGTTACACCCCGTGAAAAAATAGAGTTTCATAAAAATGGTGATATAACTATGGGGTTATGGTTAAAATATATTGATAGTGTTGAGCGTGTGGACTCACATTTATTTAATGGTTCACCACATACACATGGCGAATCATCTAAGACTAATGTAGCGATTTCATATCATTATGTTACGGAAGACTTATTTACGATGTATGGAGGGATACGTTAAGATTTGTCCTTTGATTTTAACATTATAGTATAGGCTAAAAAGATACCGAAGAAGTTTTTAGCAAATATATCAAGTATATTGTATGCAGTATTTTTTATTGTATAACTCATAAGTGCAAATATACCATATAGACTCCAGAAAAATACAAACCAATAAAATAATAGGTTCTTAGATGTATCTTCAGATGATACCAAAAATGTATCTTTAATATGCTTAAAATTCATAATAAATGGAATAAAACCTAAGGCCGTAGATATATAGGGACTTAATAATCCAATTTCACCAATAAAACCAAACATTAACATTGCTGCATTTAATAGTACTACTTTTACTATTGAACTAATATTATTATATAAGAAATCAATTAATCGGGTTGATGTATTTCCATTATGACTCAAAAAGGCAGATAATGTAATTAACATGAGTGGAGTTGTAATTGCCCAATCTAAATAACGAAATGGAGTTATATTCTTAGATTTTTTGTTAAAATAGTAAATTAACCAAATATAAAATATAAATTCAATGATCTGAACAAAAAGTTCAACCTTTAATAAATCCTTTAAAAGTTCATCCTTTAAACTTACTTCAACATTTATAGCAAGATAATCAATTATTCCAACTATAAACTGTATTAATAACGAAATTACTCCACTTATATATATCATTCTACATAATTGGTATTTTTAATGTGAATATTTAAAGTTTTTATTCTCATTACACATCTTTAGTATTATACTAATTATGTGTAGCGCGTATTGCCGTATTTAGCAGTTGTCTACCATCAAATACTTAATTTAAGTAGGTTTTACGGAATTGTCCACGGATTCGCATTTAACCTATTTTTTGACCGATAACGTATTTTATATTTTTTAGATTTTTGTACGTCATACTCATGTGTACCCAGATTCTTAATTGCTGTAAGCGAGGCCCCCCATTCCACTCATGACACGTAGGACGTTATAGTTCGTCGCGAACACATAGACAGACGCCGTGTTTAGCGTGCCAACCGCGTTGTTCGACACCGTGAGGAGGAGCGTCGTGTTATCAATGCGCGATAAGTTGCACGTGCCAGAAGGCTGGTGCTGCTCAGGCTGGAGCGCGAACGAATACACGTTGATGCCAACGGCGGGCACGTTCGTGTGGTGCTGGAACGGCTGGACTAAGTTGAAGTACGAGCCCTCACGCACCTGGAAGCGGTCGTGTCCGTTGAGCTGGAGGAGCGCCGTGACGACGGGGTTCTTGCCCGCCATGCCCTCAACACGCGTGACGGAGTAGCCCGACTCGAGCACGGAGCGGTCCCACCAGTCGGAGTAGTTGAAGGGCTGCTGGCCCTTCCAGCCGTTGACAACCGTGTCGTCGCACGACGTGAATGAATCACGCTGGACAACCCAGATGAGCTCCTTACAGGGGTGGTTAAAGTTGAGCTTGAGCTTGTTCGACGACGACGTGATGGACTCCTGGCCCGTGAACTGGAGCGTCTCGATGAGGTACTCGTGGGAAACCTGCGCGAACTTGCGGCGCTCATCCGTGTCGAGGTAGATGTAGTCGACGTAGAGCGACGCCGCGACAAGGTTCTGCGAGTTGACACGGTCGCGGATCGTGTGGTAGTTCGACGTTAGCTGCGGCGTGATGTCCCAGCAGAGGTTGCGGAGGTCGTTGAACTCGAGGTTCACGCGGACCTCATGGTACTGGAGCGCGATGAGCGGGAGCGCAAGACCAGGGTTGCGGCAGAACCAGAACTGGAGAGGGATGTAGAGCGTGTACTCAGGTGAGCAGTTGCGGACCTCGTCGAGCGAGTTGGGCTCGCCACCGGCGCACGCCGAGTCGCACGTCTCACCGCCCTGAACGATTAGGTTCGTGAGCTCAGGCACATTGCCAACCATCTTGGAGTAGCCCGCCTGCTTGCCCGCCTCCTGCGTGAGCTCATTCCAGATGTGGAGCCAGTTACCATAGTGCTTGTCGATGCGCTGGCCACCGATCTCAATCTCAACGTTGCGAACAAGATTGTGACCGACCCAGTTGAGCCAGCGGAACTGCGCGCCAGAGCCGTCGCCCGTCTGGAGCTGAACCGAGGGGAGCGTCGCCTGGAGGTAAACACGGTGGATTAGGTCACCGTTGCGCTGGATCGTGCACGTTACCTTCTTGCCGAAGCCAGGCGAGCCGTTAAAAGGGTTCTCAATAGACTCCATGGCAAAGTTCGTGTGGCGGCGGTATACCACCTTGAAGAACGTAATTTGGGGGTTACCCGTTAGGTAAACGTCTTGGGCGCCATAGGCAACAAGCTGCATTAAACCACCACCCGTCATTTAGTTTATACCCTCAGTTTAGAAAAAAATTTGAAGATGGGGGAAATATTTGGTAATTTCCGTGCCGGGAGGCATACAATTTAAGAGTTATAAAACACCCTGGGAATTAAAAAGGACGGTCTAAACAATCAAATCCTGTCAATGTCAGGATGGCAGCAAAGAATGCATTTTTTAATATTCGCCCTACACGAAGAAGTAATCCAGAGGCGCGTACAACTTTAGATGCCCTACACACATTTCAAATTGATAAACTAAAAGAAAAACAATCTACAATCGATGAAAAGAAAGATGAATTAAATAATTTACAAATAAGCATAACATCAAGGGGTACCGAAGATGTATGTGAATTAAAGCTAGAGCATGAGCGTCTTAAAAGTGAAATTAATAGTATTCAGTCAAATGACGAGTTCTATGATTACTTTTTAAAAACGGGGGAAATTCTGTATAATTATTACGACATGCAGGATAAAATCCAAAGTGGTGTTGAGCCAATTGCAAAACGGGCAAGCTCTAGTGCAAATCCTGGAAGTATATTAGCCGTTCTTGAAAAGGCATCCATGGATACAATGTCAACAAGCATGCAACCAGCGCAACGACGAAATGGTGAGGTTCTTCGCCGTGATAAACTCTTAGAAGAATATTTACGAAAGATGGACCCCGCTCATGCACGAACTTCTCATGAAATTGAGTTTGAGTCTTTTGGAAATTGCCCCACATGTGAAACAGAAATGACCTTCAGTGCAAATGAAGCGGTTTTTACATGTGTTACATGTGGCTATCAGGATTTTGTATTAATTGATTCTGACAAGCCCTCATACAAGGATCCGCCGCGTGAAGTGAGTTATTATGCCTATAAGCGTATTAATCATTTTAATGAGTGGCTTGCACAATTTCAGGCAAAGGAAACAACAGAAATTCCCCAAGAGGTATATGACGCAATTTTAGTAGAGCTCAAGAAGGAGCGAATTATGGATTTTAGAACATTAAAGGGATCTAAGGTAAAGGAAATTCTCAAGAAGTTGAAATTTAACAAATACTATGAGCACATCCCCCATATTATAAATCGTCTTAATGGACAAACTGCTCCAGTTATGAGTCGGGAAATCGAAGAAAAACTGCGATACATGTTCAAGGAAATTCAACCCTCATTTCAGGAGCACTGTCCTAAGGGGCGCAGTAATTTCCTATCTTACTCGTATGTTTTGTACAAATTTTGCGAACTTCTAGAGCTTGATGAGTATTTACCCTGTTTCCCCCTTCTCAAAAATCGTGATAAGTTATATGTGCAGGATAAAATCTGGCAGAAAATCTGCTCGGATTTATCATGGGAGTTTATTAAGTCGATTTAACGCATCGGGAATCCAACAAGATTGGCGCCAAGACCGAAGCCAGCACCACCACGCGCACTCATTCCAATGCTTGGGCTTACAACATCAAGGATGGCAAACACTGCCGCGGCAACAAGGGCAAGGCTGAGAACATCCTCAACAGGTAGCGAGCGCTTGGGGATAAAGATAGCGGCAACCGCTACAAATAGACCCTCAACAAGGTACTTGATCACACGATTGACAACTTCGGATGTAGAGTTCATTATATCTAATATATAGATTTTTTGCTGCGTAGGGCAAGTGCCAAAATTAAATACTTGCCGGTCTAAACACTCCGAGATATACACCTCAGAGTGAAATGTCTGTTGAGCCACGCGAGGATTTTCTAACGGAAGATCTCGAAATTCCTGGGCAGAAATTTTGTCTACTGAGCTTTCTGAGTCCGGAGAAGGTACTTGCCAATAAGGATGTTTTCTTTTTCTCCAAGTTTCTTGATTCATTTGAATATACGCAACGCGTAACATCATTTGAGGAGTTTCTTATGTCAACTGTTAAATCTGTTAATGACAAGCTAAATCTTGATGCAGATAAGGCAGATTCTATGGATCTAAGTGGAGTAGCCCTAAGTCTTCGCAATAGCCGGGTGCGTATGGATACGCTAATGGACGACTTACAGAAGTTTGTAAAGGAAAAGCAGTCAGAGCTAAAGGAAACAAAGCTTAACACCCTGTATGATGAGTTCATCTTTGCAAATCGCGAAAAACTCGAGGAGGCCTTTTATGTTAAGAATGAGTTCCGGACATCTGTCCGCGGTCTAAAAATTCGCGGAGTCTATGCCTCAAATGAGGAGGCAGTTGCTCGTTCAAAGAAACTCCAGCGTAATGATACACTTCATAATATCTTTGTAGGGGAAGTTGGTAAGTGGCTTCCTTGGGACCCATCCCCATCAGATGTAGCTGACCAGGAATATGCCGAGGAAAAACTCAATACCCTCATGAAGAAGTATAAGGAAAATGAGGATGCTCGCGAGGCTTTTGAACGCGAGAAGCGCTCAAACATGCAGAGTTCTAAGGCCCGTGCTGGACCTTCATCGGCACCCTCACTTGAGGGTGATTCACTTGTATCAGCGGCCTCAACAAGTGCTGCCGAGTATAATCAGATGTTTGGAAACTCTGGGCCGGCTGATCTTGCAATGGCACGTAAGATGGAAGCAAAGGCATCACCAGATCCCTAATAAAATATGATTAGTGAATGAATATCATTCTTAGATCATAATGTTTACACGTTACTTGTTCCCCCAATAGTTATTTGTAATTGCGGGCATAACAGAACGGCACGTATTCTCTTGGCAGAATTCACCCTCCTGGCACGTTACACCCTTACAGTCTGTATCACGAAATCCCTCTGGGAACATGGGGGCATAGGTATTCCGTAGCCAAGGAAGAAAGGCAACAACAACAATTAAAAATATTGCAAGTCCTAAAAGTCCAAATCCTGAACGGCTATTCATTCTGTAGTACTCGAAGAAACTTTCTTCTCAAGGAAGAACCGGAAGGGGGTTCCTTTCTACTGGTGTAGTGAGGTCGTACGACATACACATCCCATTTGCACATCTAAGATTCTCAGGACAGGGAAATAGGTCTACACCACATCTTATACCATCATTTCCAACTCGCGTTCCTGTATTTGACGCAAATCCTTCTTGTTGTAGAATACCTCTATCAAGAAGGGGTTGAATTCGTACATGTCTATCTATAGCAAGTAGTGCCACAGCAATTAATAGAAGAACACCTAGACTATATTTCATTGGTCTAATTAGAATATACTTAGAATTTACGAACATTTACAGGGGGTCCCCTTAATTTTCTAGCAGCATTAGGGTCATACGGAGAGGCATCCTCCTCCCGCTCCCTATAGGCCTGTGCTCCAGAATGTTGCCAGAATTCAGGAGCTCCAATTCTAAATTCAGGTTGAATTGTTGCCTTGTACCAAAAAATTGTATCCTCAAGTTTCGACGAAAGGCTTGTATTATCAATTACAAGAACCTCGAAATTTTGAGTACACTGATCCATAATTTGGCAGAAAAATTCAAAGGAAGGAAAGGCAGATGCATAGTTATCGTAAATACGTTTACGATTATTTAGATACGGCTCGCGTAATATAAAAACAAAATCGACGTTTGTTCTTAGTGCCGGTTGAATTCCAAGAGGATACTGCATTGTAATAAGGAAGAACGTCTTCCAGTGCCGACCGTTCATAAAAAGGTTACGAATATTCTTATCATGCGTCCAACTATCATCATACATACAGTCATCTAGAATCATAAATGAACGAGGGTCAAGCCGTGATTTTACACCGCGCGAAGCATCTTCTCCAATCTTTGCCACAATCATTCGCTGACGTTTTACGTAATTTGCAAGAATAACAGGATTGAATTCATTATGAATAAAAATCGATGGAATCATTTTTCCATAGAAGGAGTTTGACTCCTCTGTACCGCTTATTACGGTACCGAGTGGCATATCCTGGTGATGATACAGTAGGTCGCGAACAAGAGTGGATTTTCCTGTGCGCCGACGGCCGATAAAAATAACAACAGCATCCTGTGGAATACGCTTCATGTCAAACTTCTTGATATTAAAATTCACGTGTGCCGTAGATGATGCCATGCTAGTTAAGTATAATCAAAAATTTTGCGGTTTTATACATGAACACGCTTCTCAACTACTCCAAGATGAGTCAACTCCGGGGGATTCCATTACCTACCCCCAAATTCTGGACCGGTCCCTTATCAGAGGAACTATTTCGGGTAAATGGCTATAAAACTCTCCAGACTTTTTTTCCAACTTTGACAAAAGTCTTCAGACTTGCAAAATGGAATTCAAATGAGGAAATTTGGATGGACACTTGTTGGAGAATTCAATCCATAGATTGCTCCGGAACAAGTGGTCCATGTACTGTGAATGTGAAACGGAATTCAGACGTGAGTGGGGCTTACGTAGTTCAGAACGCATTTTTAAAGGTAACTCATCTTCTAGATCCTGTACAATGGATTCGTGGCCAATACAGTCTTCCAAAAGAGGCTGGACTTCCATGGCACCATAAAGGATGGCTCCGCGCCTGGCAGAAATTACAGGACCCCGGAAATCAAGCATATATTGATACGGTCTGCTCATATGCTGTTGGGCGCCTTCGCGAAGAAGGAATCAGCCCTCACTTTAATACTTTTTATGGTGCTTTTTGTGCACGTGCTAATAAATATCGGTACAATCTGACTGATGAGTTTCAGTCATATAGACATGAACGGTGGTTCTGGAAGGGCTATAAGCGACACCTTTTTGAATTCAAGATAGTGAATCGTCTAAATCCAGATACACCTATATCCGATGAAATGATGGCTGAAATTCTTCATGAATATAGTGATGACTCAGATAATTCATCAGGCTCTGAGTCACTAGAGGAAATCCCACTTGCAACAACTGATATTGGCTCAATTCATTCAGATTCAATGGATGATATTTCTTTAGAGGAAGAGAGTGCTTCTAATGCTTCAGATGATTCTAGCTCGGAGCCAGATCACACAATTTACGCTGAGATGTGTGATTATCCTGTAATGCTAATCATAACTGAAAAGAATGAAGATACTATGGATTCGCTTTTTGAGAATTTTAGTGAGGTAGGTGCCAGTCCTGGAAGCGCGGCCTGGCTGAAGCGTTGGACAGCGTGGATATTTCAAGTTGTTGCTGCCCTATCGGTAGCCCAACGTATTATTGGATTTACACATAATGACCTCCACAGTAATAATATTGTGTGGAGCAGAACGCAAGAAGAATTTTTCAATTATAAGACGGAATCTGGAATGCTATTCAAGGTTCCAACATATGGTAAGGTATTTCGCATTATTGATTATGGGCGGGCTATTTTTCGCATTAATGGACAGCAATTTGTAAGCGATGATTTTAAGAAGGGTAATGATGCAGATGGTCAGTATGCTTTTCCTGCTGTTTCACAGAAATATACAAAAGAAGTTCCGCCAAATCCGTCCTTTGATTTAGCGCGCCTAACAGTTAGCATGATTGATGGAATTTTTCCAAAGAAACCCGCGGTAAAACCGGCGGCAGATATCTTAAGCAAGGAGCCTGGATTAACTGTTTTAGAAACAGTATCTGACCTTTATAATTTGTGTTGGTCCTGGATGATTGACGATGAAGGAAAGAATATATTTATTAATGCCGATGGTACCGAGCGGTTTCCTGATTTTGACCTGTATAAACACATAGCAGAATTTATACATGGCGCCGTACCGGCGAAACAATTTTTTACGCCGGCATTTCAGGCGTTTCGTATTGAGGAAACAGTAGGAAAAGTGTATCCGCTTTTCTCTTAATGGCAAATGCCAAAGTTATTAAGCTTTAGGAATTGACATGTATAATAAAGCACCACCAACTACAACAACTGTTATACCACCTAGTATTAATATTGTATTGGAGCCTTCATCTTTTGGAGGTAATAATAACTGAAATCCTTCGGGTTTATTAAAAGCAATATATCCAAGCATCTTAAAAGCAACATACGTAATTATAGCAACCGTTACAAAAACTACAATTTGCATTAACAATCCACCCTTCTTAAATAACTTGCCCATTCTAATTATAAGACAAGTGGAATTTCTAGAATCTAGGAACTCCAACACGTACTTCTTCCGATGAGTCTGGTACAAATGAAAGAGCTTTTACAGATGTTGCCTCTAGCATATTTGTAACACCAGTTACATCAGGTACACTTGATACACTTGCCATAGTACTTGCTGTTTTATTCGCAATTAGAGAAGATACTGATATTATTCCAGCAATTGCCTTTGTAACTGATTCAGGAAGAAACTGCATAATACATAAAACAAGAATAGCTCCTAGAATGAAATCTCTAGCAATTATCTTTGTAGCCGGAATCTTTCGCTCAACATAATATGTTCCTCCCACAGACATAAGCGATAATGCTACACCACCGAAAATAGGTCCAACCCATATTGGAACAGAGCTCACTTCGGACATCTGGTGGCATTAAAGGAATTCACATATCTTTTTTTACGCAAGCGTTTCAAAATCAAACTCCAGATTTTCAGATTCCTCTTTTTTTGGAGGTTCATTTTCTTCTACATCTTCAAAGTCAATATCATCAGTATCTACTTCAGTTGATTCAGGCTTTGCATCTGCAGTTGCATCAAACTGTGTTACAGTTTCTGCAAATTGAACAGTGGGTTTTTCAAAATCTAAATTCAAAACAGGAGGTTCAGAAGCCGGAATACTTATAGGCTCATTCTTAGGTGTATCATGAGGTGTTGTATTATGTAAAGGCATGGGTGGAGGCATTATATTAGGTAAAGAGGTTGGTGGGGGCTCTACTGCATTGGAATCTTCAGCAACCTCCAACTCTTTAACAGCAGTAACAATATTCTTCTTTGGTTTTTCAACATGTACTTCTTTTTCTTCTTCCTTTTCTTCTTTTTCTTCCTTTTCTTCCTCTGATTCTTCCTCTGATTCTTCCTCAGTTTCAGACTCATACTCAGACTCCGTATCTTCAGTAGCGAGGTATTCCCGTAAAATACTCTTTACAGGTAGCATTGAACGCACACCTTGAAGTACACCCTCTGAAACAAGTCCTTCGACCTGCCTCATATTTCTTTGACGCTCTAAAGGTGAATATGACTCTGAAAATAAAAAGGTATTTGTCCATAAAAGTCTAGCACATTCCTTTAATGTTCTATGTAAAAAATGCTCTAACTTAGGAATTGTGATTTGAAGTTTTTTCTGTTTATTTGTAAGGCGAATTGCTGATAGAACTTTAGTGTGGGCAATAAATACTGCCGTTAAAAGCTCTTCAATATAATCGCACTGTGTACTTATTAAGATGCGTTGCGTTTCACGCTGAACCTTATCAATATTCCACTCAGGAATTCCCTCCATTAATGTTTGAAATTGTAATAGTTGCTTATTAATATCTGCCTCCTGCCCTTTTGCTAATGTAAGCATTTCAAGAAAATATGAGTGAATAGCAGGTACAATATACTGACATAGTTGACGAGTATATTCACCCTTTGCCTCTGCATATACACTTGCTCCTTCACCTGAAACCTCCATACTAGTTTAACTTTACAGCTTATCAGCTTCTTTCTAACCGCATTAGATACACCGTAAGTTGAATCCAAGGTGATGATCCAGAGCCAATTGCGCGTATTGCTTCAATTGCATGTTTCTCTAAGGGGTCCGTCCGTTTCAAAAGGTGGTCAATATATTGATAGGGATTTACAGCAAGCTTACGTAGCGCCGGAATATCTCTCCAGGATATATTATCAAGTGTAGGTTGTGGAGATACGTCATTAAATAATCCAAGACTATGTGCAAGCGTGCTTTTCTGTTGTGAGCGAAACGAAATATCACTATTCATTTGAATAATAGTACAGCGCGATAATACAGGTGGGGACATTTTCCATAATTCGCGCACTTCTAGTGCACATACCACATTTGTCGATGCAGTTTCCAGAATTCTTCGTAGAAATGCCTGTGCCTCTTGGGTTAAATCATCGGCCCCTTCAATCCAAACAAAGAGTGGCTCGCATGAGCGCACTTGTTGGTGAAGAATTTCCCGCCCTTCACGCAATGAACGGTCAACCCGTGTATTCCAGCGGAAGATTTTTGCCCGTGATGCAGACGCTTCCTCTCGAATCCAACGTGATTTTCCTGTTCCAGGCTCTCCACATACAAGAAGAGCCCCTTTCCAATGTAATCTAGGCATTATAAAACCATATTTGCTGAATCTTAGGTGGCTTTTTTAGCCGGCACATTAATTCTTATAGGGCTCTCAGGCTCTTTCCCATTTCCAATAGTATTTTCATCTTTTGAAGTGGTTGGCGATAGATTGCGGTCAGGGCTTGAGGACGAGGAACCTTGTTTTGGAAAGAAGTTAGTAGATAGAGATAATTTATTAGAAAAACGAGGTGTTCCATTTACTCGTGGCGACACAACGCAACTTAATGCTCTATTTTTTATATCGGTATTAATCTTTACAGGATCTAAATCTCCAGTAATTTCTGGCTTTTCAATATCTCTATCGGCAAATTGAATGGAAAATTTCCGTATAATGAAAGGAAGTATTGTGGGGGCGGTATTTTCTAGACGATCAATTTCAACGCGAACTATTTTTAAAAAATCAAGGCCATTTGACCGCTGATCCCGGCGCAGTGCAAGTTCATTCATGATGACCCTATAGAGTTTACCATATGAAAGACCAGCTGCACGATGCGCCTCCATCATTTGCTGTGATTTTACATACTGATTCATTGTAATGAGTACAGCCGAGAAGATACTAATCAATCCGATTAGTGTGGTTGCGCTTTTTTGAGATGCCGGCTCCGGAAAAAGTGACGTAAGACTCATTGTGAAACTTCCATTTAAAGTCGAAATAATCACATTTGGTATTGTAAAATAGAAGTTTAAATTCTCAAAATATTGATTTGATTCACTATGTAACCAGCGCATACAATTCGAGCGTTCAGCAATACCCTTTAATAAAGATTCTTGATTTACATTCCATGATGCTACAATTTCTGTTGATGTTTCACTATATGATTTAGATTCATCTTTATCAATATCCATCTTCCTATAATAATATTGAGATTATATAGAATGTCCGAAGAAAGAAGACCTTATAGCCCTGGAGCTAAGCCACCTGGTGAGGGGTGGTTTTTAGAGAACAAAGAAACGCATAGACCTGTAACACGTGCTCAAAAGGCGCGGGCAAATAGTGATGGGGTTTTTAAACAAGATGGCATGGATATAGATGCTTCTGTTGCTTTAGAGTGGAGAAAGGGGCGTGTTGTTGGTGAAACTAGAAAGGCAAAGCAAACACGCGAAGAAAAGGAGGAAAAGGCAATGGAAGCAGAGCGTAAGGCGCTCCAGAAACATGCTGCTAAAAAAGCCGAAACCCGTATTGCGGCACGTCGTGCTTCCTTACTAGCAAGAGTTCATAAACGTAGTCAGAATTATACGCGCAACCTACAAGAGCAGCGCCGTCGTGCTGCTGCTCGTGTGAATCCTATAAGAAATTCACTTTTAGGATTACCTCGTCGTAAAACCAAAAAAGCCGCGCGCCTAGCAAGATTAGAGCAAGCAGAGCGTGAGATGGCAATGGCTGCTGAACTTCGCAGACAGGCTGATGAATTAATGAGTCGTGCAAGAAATATAAGAACAGCGTCGCGCCTTTTAGAAGAGGCTAAATATAATGCAGCTAATACAAATGAAATCAATGAGCCAAAAATGCCGTTACCCGCAATTTCCGAAGAAAACTATACAGATGATTTAACAGCAGCAGAAGAAAATGCATTAAATAGGTTAGCTCATAGAATGAGAGCTTTATAAAAAAATATCTAATAACATAGTAATGAAGGCAGTCTATAATATCATATATTTATGTGTATTATGTATATTAGTTTTATTATTTTTATATATAAATAAGCCAGATAATAATAATAGATGGTGTATTCTATTAACAACATGTGTCAATAGAAAATCACAAACACAAGAAGAGAGAGAAAAACTTTTAAGTATTTATCGACGCTCAATATCCGATTGGCTTACAAAAACTACTTTACCTATATGTGTAGTCGATAGTAGTAGTTATGATTATAGTGAATTTATAGGAACGCGACTCATAATTGTAAGCTTTAAATGTGATGAGATAGAAAGCTCTACAATATCTGAATCTATATCTATTCTATATGCACTAAATAATTGTAAACAAATAACAAAATACGAAAATATTGTAAAGATTACAGGGCGATATTATATTCCAGATATTACATGGGCTTTACATTCTATTATTTCAAATTATGATTTATACTTACAACGCACTACTTCACCTAACTTTCAGAATTCAGAAGTATTTGGATTTAAACGAACTTTAGGCAAAGATATTTTTACTCCACTTGCTATTAAAACGGATACATCATTAATGGAAACACGCATATGGAAAATAAATCATACAAATAAATATACATCGTATGTGTTACCATACTTACGAAATATATACAAAGTTCCTAGAGGTGGAGATAAACAGATCATAGACCCCTTATAATGCCTGTAACATATCCTGATAAATAGCATCATCATTCTCTGCATTACGTGCCAGATTCTGGCTCGCCATGAGAGGATTATCATAGACTGACGATAATGTTTCCCGACCATTGCGTGCAGCACTAACGTCAAGTTTAAGGGGAACACGATACTTTACAGCTCCAATATCACCAACCCCTGTGGGAATACTCGATACACGATTAATCGCATTTGACCGGTCATTTACAGAATCGGCATTAATACGCTTTGTGGTCTGCTTTATATTTCCATCGAATACAGCAAGAGATCCGCCGTTTCCATGAAGTGGGTTGCGACCAACAGCAATCTGCTCTTTATTCGGATTCGTACGCATATTATAAGCAGAATCGTGGCTTGTGAAATCCTTCATGGTAGCATTTGGTGATCCGAAATAGTCAGACTTCGCCGACAGCTGTGACTTCTGTGTGGGCTTGGCAATATCATCAGGATCATACACCTTGAGTTTGTTTGGTGCAGATGCCGATGAAGCAATGCCCATGTGGTCAAAAAAGATTGTGCCTTCCTTCACCGTTGTGCGCGCAACATCATTCGGGTCCCACACTGTAATAGCTGGTGCACCGCCAGCATATCCAACAGGTGTGCCAGTTTGACGAATGGTTCCCTCAGACTCGGCACGACGTGTTGGGCGGGCAGGGTCATCATAATGAACAGTAACATTGCCCGTATCGGCTGGTACTAAGTTTAGACCCATTACACGCTCGCCTGTTACATTACGCTCATTGGGGCGAATTTCAATACCAGAGCGTCCATAGTCATTCTCGGCAGCATCAGTGTTTGCCGATGTATATGATGTCATATCAGCATTACGATATCCCGCTCCACCATACTGTTGTGCACTGGGAAGACGATACGAACCAACTACATATGATTCACCAAATTCCTGTGATGTTGCTGGTCCGACTGCATCTGTATTTGTTTCAGGGCGAGCGGTGTGTTTAAGAACTTGTACAGGGCGCGATGTTTCCTTTGTAAATTCACTCTGTCCAGCGGCACCAAAGCGCTCGCCAGATTCATCAACATAAAAGGTGTCAGGGCGATACTTACGAACCTCACCAGAATCTTGTGCTGCCCCGCCAATAAAGTGCTTTCCTGGAACTGTCGGCTGATTGTATGTGAGCTTCGGATTATCTGCCGTGCGTAGCTCATCAGTCCGCTTGATATTATCAATCATGTATTGATTGACTTCAAACTGTTGAAACCCACCCTTACCTGAGGCGGCAAACCCCTCATTTACACCAGGAGCCACACGTACAGGCTCAAAGGGGCGTTCACCACTGCGATTGCGTGGGTCATTTATACGACTCTTAATAAAGTCGGCGCTTGACTCTAAGCCATATGGATTACCATAGGGGGCACGGGCAGTATCAAACATTGTTTCAACTTCCCGTTTCTTAATTTGGTTAATACCAGAGCCAGTAAAGGAGTCAAGAATCCCAGTATTTGTAGCCGGTGCCACATTTTGCTTAACACGGCCGCCGAAGAAGGGGGTCATGTTATTGTGAGTAAAATCCTTTGTCTTCATTTGTGAGCCTGTAAGTTCACTTACTAGATAATCACCTTGAACATAGTTAGGCTTCATTTCAATCCCTGCAGGATTCATTGATACATCGGCACTAGAGCTCTCAAGTGGCTCAGGGTTGGGAACCCGTGGTCCAGCAAGAAGAACTGGTGGCATGTAGCTAGCTCCAGTCATGAGCCCTTGCTGGTTACTAGTAACTGGCTCTGAGCTTGGTATGTTAGTATTCATAAGTGTATTATATTGCTGGTCAATTAGTTGAGGATCTCCCCTTACTGAGCCACCTTGTGGCGAGGTTGCAAGAGGATTTGTATCAGGTCCCCGCTGTGCCTGTGTTTGAAAACCCTCTTTGTTTCCTGTAAGCTGTGTTATAACATATCCTAATCCTGCTACGGCAAACAGTGCCACTGCCTCCATATTCTATTGAGCAACATGAAAAGAATATTTAGCATACCGCCAAGTACTTAATTTAAGTACTTGGCTCTGATGGCTAGAACGAAATACATGAATGTAATAAACCATGTATTTTGTAATAATTATTATTAATGTGTTCTCATCCGCTCCTTATCAATATCCTTAGCAGGAATGAAAAAATCAAATGGTGTTTCAAATGTGCGCTGGGGTTGATGAGGAACAGAATCAAATCGATTCCATCCTGTTGCACGTAGCGTACACGGAGGATTACTTAGACGATTAAATATCATCGGAAATGATTCATCAGGGGCGGCCGTGTACGGGGTTTCATTCATTACATTAGTATCAGGATTGTAAAGTACATTACATTTAATACGATTTCCAAAGCGATTGATTCCTTTCAGGTCAGATTCAACATCTGTCTTCCATTTACCGGATACCCATGAATTACCACTTTGTTGCATACGAACAGTTGCATCGACTGGAAAGGTTGTAGGACAGTTTGCACCCGGGGGATTCACATAATAGCGTAAGGCTGCGCTTGTAATTCTCATATCATCAATTTGGTGAAAATCATCGAATTTGGGTCTTGTTAATGCCTGTTGTTTTACAGGTATAGACATTCTTCTTATAATAGGTTAATATTTGTGAGGGGACCCACATGTTTCCTTAGCTAATGGCTCTGGAGCAATAACAGATGGATAAGCCCACATTTGAGCAGGTTTGAGTGGAACTGTTTTTGTATCTATACGTACAGTTTCCTTTGGGTTATTTCTTAAAATTGTTTGATTTGTATTCGGAAGATGATGACGTCCTGTACAGTCTGAGTTAGGTCGTGTTATACCCTGTAAATCTGACTCAACATCAATTCTATTAACTTTTGAAAAACCAACTTCATTTCCCCCAACAAGTCCTAGTATGTGGCGGGCGGGGCTTGGGTGTACTCCCTCCGTTACTAATCGATGAAAGGTCTGAGGATTTTCATAAGGGTCTTGTCTATGGGCAGTTGAATTTACAGATTCATATGCCTCTGACAGTGATGCCATACTTCTAAAGTGTTGTGCCAAAATTAACAGTTTACATCGCGGATGTAGGCACGGCTGGGAAGTCCGCCACGAACCCAGCCAGGGCTGGCATCCTCTGTTATAAGATTTGTAGGCTTCTGAATATTCTCCTTTAGATTTGGAATCATAGGAGTGTAGATGCCCTCAAATTGTGTTTCCGTAACTGTGCCAGATTCCTTACCCTGGCGAACCTGCTCACTGTGCTGTAGTAGTGTTTCAACATCAGCGTTTCCACGACCACCTCCCATGTATGGAACACCTAGAAAGGGTCTAGCCTGGTTACGAATTATGCACTTATTATTCTTAAATTCAGCCTGGTTACGGAGTACAGAGTCGGAGTCAATAAAAGCGTTATTTAGCCCGAAGCCCTCACGAGGATAAAGCATGTACTCTTGAACTGCTAGTGGATTTACGTTAGCTGCACTTGGTACAAGATTTGTTACTGCATACGCGCCGGGTCCAACAGATTGCTTAAAGTATTGGTCAATTCCGCAGGCATCATCCTTTGGGTGCGTTAGGCGGTTAATCTCCATCCCTCTCTGTCATAGAGAAAGGTTTCAAATTTCTTAGTATAATTGAGATGAAGGAATCACAAGCTAAGAAGTTTTGTAGTTGCGTTAAACAAGTTGCCAAAACAGTTCGCTTACGTCGTGGCTCAGGACGTGGTAAAACAGCTAAAGAAAGTGCTGCAATAGCAATATGTGTTTCAAAAATGCTTCAGTCCCGGGGTAAGACTCTGAAGAGATTTTCTTGCAAAAAAAAGGGTGGTCCTAGCCTTCAAACACAGAAAATGAACTAAGAATCACGATTTAACCAAGGAAGAGCCCCGCCATCCGTTCCGGGAAGGCATGTACCGCCCTCCTTACACGTCTTACCAGGTATTCTGTATAGCCAATTCTGATAAGAATCAACATCATTCGGAATGCTTGTAGAAGGCATTGTTATAAACTCGCGTTGGCTTTGAGAGCGTCCAAATACATCCGTTGGATCTCTATTAAATTCAGTCTTGAAAAAATCATCTAAGGAAACTGATACAGCCGGGTCTAGCACGGAGGCAGCACTAGGGCGCGTAGGATTATATCTTACTTGATCGGGCATGATATTCATAAAAGGATTTTTTGCTGTAGGATAGGTTGCTAAGGCAGGATATGTTCTATTTTTTACAGGGGGTGAAGATGCTACTGGACTTGCATCCTTGAATTCTTCAATTCGATTTTTAATATAGAGAATACGATAAATTGCCGTAATAGATGGCATAGCAAAAAATAAAGCTAATGCTAGAAACACATATAGGGGCATTACATCGCGTGTAAAATATTTTGTTAAATATCCTATGCTAATACCAAGTATACCAACTAACACAACATGATTTACATGCTCACTCAGACATACTGTATTTGTACTAAATACGGGACTTGTTTGAAAAAGTATAAATGGAGCTTCCCAAACATATGGATCACATAATATAGACCCTGGCATACCTCTACCGTTAAGTACTTAAAATAAGTACTTAACCCTAATGGCTAGAACGAAAAGCTAAAGTAACTCCAATGACATAAGGCCACTATGTGGCCTTATCCATGGGAAGTTCTTAACTTTAGTACTAGACGTTATCGTGTTGTATCAAATTTAACTACTCTTTAAAGAAGCTTAGTTAAATTTGTTATTTATTACTAATACTAACGACCCCCCTTTTTCTTTGTTGAAGGTACTAAAATAGAAGCATATTCATCCGATACCTCAGGAGCTGTTTGTACCTTCACTGCAGGAGCTGCAGCTACTACCGGCGGATTTGCCTTTTTAGCCTCAGCCTTTTTACGAAGGCGATTCTGTACTACAGCAAGACGACCCTCATGCTCACGCCCTTGAGCCTTTGCCTGTTTCATATCACCTGCTCCAAAAGCATTACGAAATGTTTCCATGAGCTCAACAAATGCCGGATGCGATTCAAATTCCTTCATAAGCTCCTCGGCCTCCGCTGCAAGCTCCTGTGGCTTTAGCTGACCAAGATTTACCTTCTCCTGAAGCTTCTTAGCAACACGCATCATGGCACGCTGAATAGTTTGCGGGTTACCCATTGACGCTTTCATGAGAATTTCAAAGGCACGCTGAGGATTTGATTCACATGCAGCCATTTCCTCAGCACTAAGTCCAAAGTCCTCGGGGCTGAATTCACGAACAAGGTCTTCAGCAAGCTTTGCGAGCTTTCCTTTAAGAAACCGCTCAGGTAGCGGGGGCATGCCACTGCCACCATTTCCACCCTTTCCAAACGCCTTAAAGAAGGTATGAGAAATCGAATCAAAATCGAGCTTGCTCATAGACTCCTGGGCGTCCTTCATCATCTTGTCAATCCACTCCTTGCTAAATGAGCCAGCTACACCATCTTGAAAGGCGACACATAGACTTAGAATCGATATGTATTCGTGAACTGCCTTCTTTGTCTTATCACCAACGGAATCCCATAGCTCCTGTGTGATTTCTACACCGGGGAGAACAACACCAGGCGCCTTTGTATCTGTTGCTACAGGAACACCCTTACGAATTGTAAGAACCTTAGCAGCGTAGACTGTGGGGCGGTCCCCCTTTTCTACAGCGCGTGCATCTGCAACAGATGTGGCAAGCTCGGGAAAAGTTTCTAGTAAATCTGTTGCGAACTCTTCATACTTAGCATGAAAGGTATCCAGCAGGTTGGACATTAGTACGCCTCTTCTTTCTGAGAACGATTTCTTTATGTGGATATTTCCGCTTTCTTACCGTGTTGTACTAAAGTTAAGTACCCCCTAAAAGGGGGTACTTAATATTGCCTACAACCCTAATATGGCAAGTATGCTACATTTAAGCACTCCTCTAGGAGTGCTTAAATTCGGCACTTGCCGTTAAAATGGTAGCTTTGCCGCCTTCGCCTTTTCACAAAGCTTACATAGTACTTTGAGGTAATTCCAAATGGCCTTCTGATTTGCATCGGTCATATTGCCCCAGTGCTTATCAAAAATGAGTAGAGCAGCAGACATTTCATTAAACTGTCCAGAAATCTTTGCCTTTGCATAACCCACAACACGCTCTGAATCTTCATTATTAATGTGTTCATTTAGATCCTTATAGACGTGTAGGTAAAACAGGTCAAGAATTAGCTTAGGATTGATTTTCTTGGCAGCATTGAGTGCCTCAAGAGCAAGTTTAATATCACGCTCCTCAGGATATGTTTCTGTCAGCTCTTCAAAAAAACGTAGAAGCTGAGTATTAAAGGCACCAAGGACTGACATATCTTATATGAGAATGTAGAAAAATCTTTAGACCTATTCTGTGTTGTTCGATGGCGGAGTTTTTTTAGATAATCTTAATCTTTTTGTCCATGAATTTTCTCGTGGGGCTAAAGATACACCTAATTTTTGTGCCTTAGCATTAAGTAATGCAAGTTGGTTTTCATAGCTACGTTTATTGAACCCAGATACAAGATATCCAATTTCAGAATTCATATTTTCAGGTAAACCCTTAATTTTGCTAATCTCTTTTATTAAAGGCATCGACTTATACGCATTTGCAAGATTTTAAGCTGATTCGGCATAGTTTCATCTTCATAAAAATTAAACTCATTTTCAAGAATTTTTTTTGCCTCACTCTTTGTTAAAAAATCACCGGCTGTCTTTAAACAAAAGCGATCAAATACAAGAAACAGATTTAAAAATTCCTCATAACTATAGGATTCATTCCAGGCTTTACCAGCTCTATGAACAAAATCATAATCATCATTTTCCATAATATTTTTTATTAATCTCTTTACAGATTCTGCATTTCTAAATGTACGATATTTATACTCCCGTGAAGATAAATAGGTGTATATATATGCTACAACATAATATATATCTATAGAGCGCCCACCAACTTGTTTCTTTGAACGCCGTGTATGTCTACTACCCATTTATATTATATAGAGAAAAATAAAAGTTTTTAAATTAATCATATATACAAAAGCAACTGAGGAGCTTACGTCTTGATGATGCAACGGCAGATGGTCTAGAAGCATTTGATGCCCCTGTAAATCCATAACGTAGGTGTGCCGGTGCTGAATCCCACTCCTCACGCATTTTTTCTTTGAATACTACAAAGTCCATATCAGAATCGGGAGTATATTGCTGAATACTGCCATTTTCATCAATGTAATCAAAATAATCATAGTGGGTTAAGTTAGCACTGTCATACATATAGCACTGAATGGTTATACACGTTTGGCTATTTGTTACAGGATTCTGAAGTTGGTGGGTCTGGTTTAGGGTTTCACTAATCCAAGTAATATCATCCTTTTGAATTGTAGAAGTAGCAAAAGGGGGAATCCCATCTTTTTGCCCGCATAAGAAGGGATATAGACTTACATCTATTTGACCGTGAAGAACGCGAATAACTGCCTCTGAGCCTCCGTGATTATGAATCGGGCTATAATGCCCCACTGGCCAGATTTCCATAACATATGGGATGCCAGGGGATTCACCGTTATTTTCACTGAGTGTAATACGCAAATATGTTTCTGCAACATTTGGGTGTCCTGGCGTGAACTCTTCGCTCTTTTCCTTAATACGAGTATTACACCATAACCCTGGCGTCTTAAGACTGTATTCGATGGCTTTGGAAAAGTCTGGAAAATCGTCTGTGTCAAGAACAAAGTTTTTGCCCGCAATACATTTGTAGAGTTTCTCTGATGAAGCGGTTAGATTCGCACGCGGCATATATCTTTGCTTAGCAATGTCCAGCATAGTTAGTTCATCTGTGTTTCTGACTAAAAGTGGAACATTACGTGTAATGGGGTCACGAAGTATGCGCATTGGTACAAGGTTGCTTGTTTCCACATGGGCGAGCGACTCTAGGAAAAGTTTGTTATTTGTCCATTCAGGGTCATTTGCTGACTTCTGACGGGGGAAAAGAAAACTGTAGGTTTGTGTTTCTATACGTGCTTCCCCTATACCGGCGGAGAGTTTCTGGTTTTGGGAATCCAGACTGAACCAGTAATAGGCGCCGTTAATTGTTGATAGTCCCTTATTATTTTTGGGGTCCTGAAGTGCTTCATTATTTGGAACACGTGAAACATTAACAGCATCTTGGCTAAAGACTACTTTTATTCCATTTTGCTGTGTCTTGTCGTAAAAACTAAAGACACATGGGTCAGTATTTTGTGTATTTTCAAAAATAAATACGCCTTGTCCGTTGACAATTAGGGGCAGATTTGCCTCAGTGGAAGGATTGTCCTTCTTTGATATTTTTAGTATCTTTGGGTATCTTGCCATTTATAAATTATATATGGAAAAATATGTTTAGCAATACACGGTAGACTTGCCGTTACATGCGCGCCGGTCCACGTTGAATACCTGCCTCACGCTCACGCTGGTATGCCTCCATCTGCTTATCAAATAGGTCTTCCTTTTTTGACCGCCCACGCCCTGAAGGTGCAGCATCAACACTGCCAGGAAATCCACCCTGTGCCCTATCACCAGGTGCCGCCCCCCCATTTAAAAATGAGAATGCACCAGGAATCGACGAACCTCCATTTCCCTGTGTAGATGTATCAATATCAAGACCGCTGTAGCCAAATCCCTTCGAAAAGCTCATCTGTTCACTGGTACTCCATGCTTCAGGCTCTCCTCCCATAGATGGAGAAGGTCCTGATGACTGTTTCTTAGGTATTTCTGACATCTTCTTTTCATATAGCCAGTTCATTACATCGGCATCCGTGATTGGGTCGGGTCTTCCAGAAATAATAAGAGTCGGAACCTTCTTTAACCATCCTGGAAGGGGTGGGCGATTCGGAGATGGGTCGGCACAAATAAAACGAAAGAGTCCTTTCCAAGGTGTTTGGGCAAGTTCAGTTAAAAATGCCTTTGACCACTGGCATCGGTTGCTATAATAACAAATATGTATCGGTTCTTGGCTCCCGGACATATCCCTATTGAAGTAAAACAGGTCTTAGGGGAAATTACAAACGCGCAACAGATAAAAATTGAGCCGATTAGGAATTCAAGCTAATCTATAGAAGATGTCTGCCTCCACCAAATTCCAGTTTCGTCGTAAGGCCGTCCCCACAACTGATAGTGTTAATGTATTCAAGTCAGTTGCTCATCCATCAAAACTTGTAATCAATTTCACCCTTTCTCCTACTGATGTTACGTATGCAAATACTCTACGTCGTGTTATTGAAGCCGAGGTTGAAACTGTAGGATTCCGTGCCGAGATTCTAGAGGATGGCTCTACCTCTGACATCAAGATTCACAAGAACAGTACTCCCATGAGCAATGAGATGCTTTCCCACCGTGTAGGACTTCTTCCAATCTTTGTATCAAATCCTCTAGAATGGAATCCATCCGAATACAGTTTCAAGCTTGATGTAACAAATACAAATCCCGACCCCCTAGATGTAAAGGCAGCAGACATTCAAGTCTTTAAGAATCGCGGGTCAGACGAGGAGCCACTTCAAATTCCGAGCACCGAGTTCTTTCATCTTGACCCTATTACCCAGGATACACCCCTTCTTGCCGTTCTAAAAGGTGCCGTTATCAATCAGGAAAATGAACGAATCCACTTTGATGCAAAGGCGACAGTAGGAATTGGGCGTGAAAATGCTCGCTTCAAGCCTAGCGCCCAGTGCTCTTACCGTTACACGCTTGATGATGATGAGCGCCGTCGTAAGGAATTCTTTGATACGTGGCTAAATTCACACAAAAAGATTAGCCCTGAATCACTTGAGGGAAACTCAGTACGCAAGGCTGAGCTTGAGCGTGAGTTTGCTACAATGGAGATTGAGCGGTGTTTCCTTGTAAATGAAATGGGAGAGCCCTATAGTTTCGATTTTACTCTAGAAAGTGTTGGTCCTCTTGATCCGAGTTATATTGTTTCACGGGCACTACAGGTAATTCAGGCAAAGCTTACAAAGTATGCCTCACTTGATACTGGTGACCTTCCTGATAATGTATCTATTCGTCCCGCTGATGCTAAGATGAAGGGGTATGATATTTACTTTAAGGGTGAAGGGCATACACTAGGCAATATGCTACAGACGTGGATGGATGCCAATCTTCTAGATGCAGGTGAAATTACCTTTGCCGGCTATGATATTCGTCATCCCCTACAGGATGAGATGCTAATCCGTATTGGTGTTGATGATGGTAAGGAAACTTCTGCACGGGCGGCAGTTGTAAAGGCAGTGCGGGCCCTTTCCCAGATGTTTGCAGGTTGGGCAAATGCTTGGGCATCTCAGGGTACAAGTGTTCCTGTGAGTGGCACGGCGCGCGCGGCCTTCCAGAAGCGGGCTACGTAAATACCGTGTTGTGCCTAAATTAAGTACCCCCTTTTAGGGGGTACTTAATATTGCTTACAACACGCTAATCTATTACACATTTGATGGGTCATTAGTAGCAATATCTAGTTCCCTCTTCATTTTATCTAACTTTTCTTTAACATCAAGTTGAATCTTTTCTAAATCATTGAATACACTTTCATTTCTATCTTGTAAATCAATAAGATCGTATTTCTCATAAAATTTTTTTGATCCATCTTCAAAAACGTCTACTAATATCTTGAGTGCTTCTGTGATTGACTTTAGTTCTTTCTCTAAATATCGAACAAGTCCGCGTTTTTTCTCTTCACTTGGAGGAGTTCCCCCATGCATTACGCGGGTAGAGCGATTTTTACGCCGGGTATTAGGCATCTTATATTATATGTATATATTTAATCAACCTCCTCAGGCTTTACCTTGTGGTAAGAAGGCTGGGGCATGCCCTCAGGCATCTTGCCATCAACACCCTCTGGAAATTCGGGTACATTAGCACCAGGTGGCACACCAGAAGAATCAGTAGCCCCATACATCTTCATTAGCATTGGGCGAATATCATTCTCCGCCATCTTCTGACGCTCAACATAAGCATCCTTTTTAGCATCACTATTTGCATCAAGCCACTCAATATGCCCCTTAATAATCTCTTCAGCCTTGGCAATTTCATCAGCATCCATCTTCTCCTTTACCTTATCCTCGCGGAATGAGTTACGCGCATTGTACAGATACGACTCTAGACCGTTCTTTGCCTCGATCTTCTCCATTGCCACCTTATCATCTTCGGCCGCCGCCTCGGCCTCCTTTACCATGCGCTCAATATCATCCTTGCTTAGCGAACCCTTCTCGTTCTTAATCGTAATCTTCTGCGACTTACCCGTTGACTTCTCGGCAGCCGAAACATTGAGAATGCCGTTAGCATCAACATCATATGTTACCTCAATCTGAGGCGTGCCGCGTGGCATTGGAGGAATGCCCTCAAGGCGGAACTTGCCTAGTAGGCGATTGTCCTTCGTAAACTGGCGCTCACCCTCAAATACGCAGATATCTACAGCTACCTGGTTGTCCGAAAACGTAGAAAAGGTCTGCGACTTCTTTGTAGGAATCGTCGTATTACGCTTAATAAGCGTTGTCATAACATTACCAGATGTTTCAATGCCAAGGCTGAGTGGCGTAACATCAAGAAGTAGTAGGTCAGCCGTTGCATCACCCGCGTTGTTTCCACTTAGAATGTGCGCCTGGACGGCAGCGCCATAAGCAATTGCCTCATCAGGGTGGATGCTCTGGCAGAGCTCCTTGCCGTTGAAATACTCCTTGAGTAGCGCCTGTACACGAGGAATACGTGATGAACCACCTACAATAACAACATCGCTGATATCGGACTTCGCCATCTTGGAATCACGTAGTACCTGCTCTACAGGCCCCATACACTTCTTAAAAAGGTCCTCACAGAGGCTCTCGAACTTAGCGCGTGTTAGCGTAGCCTGGAAGTCAACGCCCTCAGCAAGACTATCAACCTCCATTGCCGTCTGATTAGAAGTAGAAAGCGTCTTCTTTGCACGCTCGGCAGCTAGACGAAGACGAGCGAGTGCCTTAGGATTTGAGCGCACATCAATCTTCGACTTCTTCTTGAAGTCATCAATGGCCCACTCAACAATGCGATTGTCAAAGTCCTGGCCACCAAGGTGCGTATCACCACTTGTGGCACAGACCTCAAAGATGCCATCCTCAACCTTTAGAAGCGATACGTCAAACGTACCGCCACCAAGGTCGAAAATTACTACACGACGCTCACCCTTTGTTGACTCATTCATGCCATAGGCAATACATGCCGATGTTGGCTCAGCTAGAAGACGCATTACATTAAGACCAGCAATGCGCCCCGCGTCCTTTGTAGCCTGGCGCTGGGCATCATTGAAATAGGCTGGGACCGTGATTACAGCATCCTTCACCTCCTGTCCAAGGTAGGCCTCTGCCATTGCCTTTAGCTTAGAAAGGACCATGGCAGCAACCTCCTCGGCATACATCTTCTTCTCCTCACCCTTCCACTCTACAACAATCTGAGGGCGGTTATTACCGTCATCAACTACCTTGAAGGGCCAGGTCTGCATATCGCGCTGAACAATAGGATCGTTAAAGTTACGACCAATTAGGCGCTTGGCATCATAGATAGTGTTTGTGGGGTTGCTGGCACTCATCGACTTTGCCGCCTCGCCTACAAGACGCTCATCGCCGAAAGAAATAACGGAAGGAACTGTGCGGTTACCGGTATCAGAGGCAATAATTTCAACACCACCATTCTTCCATACTGCTACCATCGACATACACGTCGCTAAGTCACATCCGATTACGTAGTTCGTAGACGCGGGAGTAGTGGATGCAGGAGCAGTGGACATCTTCTACAAACTTATGTTGGGAAATGTTTAGACCTTTTTTTGGCAACCTGCCAAAAAAAGATGGAATAATCACTTTGGATTATCCGGCCTTTTTTTGCGTTCCGCAAAAAAACACGGGATAATCTAAAATTATTTACATCCACCCTTTCCTAGCAGTTGCTGTTAGACATCAGGCATTGCTGCACTAGCTAGCTCACCAAGAGGCGGTGCCTCAATAAGCCGACGCTGTTCAAATGTTTTCATAGAATTTACAATTGAAATTACATTTGCAAGTCGAACGGGTACCTTCTCCAAGCGCAGGGTATTCAGATACAATGCATGAAGCATGTGAACACCCGGCTTATATGCCGCTGGAAGCTGGGCAAAGGAAACCGAATGAATCTTAGCAAATGCCTCATAAGCCTGTAGAATATCATTTGTTCGCGCACGCAGTGTAGTTTCAAGTTGCCAGAAACTGTCGCGCTCCTCAGAATAATGCTTCAAATAATCAATAACTTTACCTGCCTTTCGTAGGCGAAGAAAGCGCTCAACCGGTGTAGCCTCCGCCCCACGAAGAGTACGAAGCATCATGTAAGATGTTGAGCGCTGACGCCAGCGATTACCCTTCCCATCCTTAAATACTAGGCCCTGCCAGCAAAACCCATTCTGAACAGCCGTCCGGCGCATTAGTGCTGTACAATCCTCATCAGAGGCAAAACTCTCAACGGGATACCGAGGAATCTGTAGGCGTTTTAGCTGTGGATCCCAGCTCTGACTATCCTCCTGTAGATTTACAGTACCATCGTTATGAGTCCAGCCGAAATGAACCATACTCAAGTCAGGGGTCTTATACTTATAGACAACACGATGCTCTGGGTGCTGGATTACGAAACTTGCAAATACAGAGCTTGCTCCATAATTACTAAGCTGAGCACTCATGATATTCTTAAGAGCCTCCTTAGTACGAATAGGAGTCATTGCCAGACATTCCTCAAACAGCTGAGCAAAGGTCTTCTTGCTATAGAAAGCATTCATTGCTCCAATTTGAGTGCGAGTGGCAAGATGAATAGTGTTAGGGTCATTTGCCGTCATGAAGACCTGTAGCATACAACCATCGATAAAGTCCTCTACCTGAGTAAATGTTGTATTTACGGGAGGAGCCCCTTCAATAGCCTTCTGTGGAGCAAATGATACCACGGTATTTGTTGTAGTATCAAAGATTACAGACCGAAATAGGGGATTCACAATATTATTGGAAGACTCCTTTGCATAACGAGCTACTACAAATGGCACCTCCGACGAAGCAATTAGTCGCAGACCATTGGAAACCAAGGTATCCTTTAGTGCATCCCACGTAGCATTTGTATCCTTAAGCTCCTTAAAATACGCAATAGGGATATTCATTTACGCTGTTTCTACACTAAGAGAAACCGAAGAGGGCATCAATTTTTTTAAATTGCCAGTGGCGCTACCGCTAAGTACTTAATTTAAGTATTTAGCTCTGATGGCTAGAACGAAAAGTTATAGTGACTCCAATGATATAAGGCCACGCAGTGGCCTTATCTATGGGGAGTTCTTAACTTTAGTACTAGACGTTACCGGCACTTGCCATGTTAGTGCTGTAGGCAGTATTAAGAATCCCCCAAAAGGGGATTCTTAAATTTGGCACAGCACGCCACTAGTCACCTTGCTATTTTCATAACAGCCGATAGGGAGAACACATGGCTACTCCTATTCAAGAGGAAGAATTATCCTTTGAGTTGGGTGACCGTATTCTTATAATAGGTGGACGATATGATGGACTTAGAGGACGTATATATTATATTGATGACAAAACACTAATTCGTGTATTACCTGATGGTGTTTCAGATCGCCTTGTAGAGCTACCTATTGTTGATGAAGATTTTGACCCGTCTTTAGAAATTAGCGAGGCATTTGTTCTATCAAAGCGTACAAATCCAGCCTTTGTTGCTCAGATTGATGCACATGTAGGTTCAAAAGCATACACATTCGGCATGAATGGTGAGCCAGATACTGTATACACAGTAAAATCTGTTTCAGAAAAAACGGATTCACTTTTACTAGAGGATGAAACAGGAGCGGAGCTCTTACTCGAGTGTAACTTTACTGGAATTCCTCTTGATGAAGCATTTGCTGTCATTCGTATAAGAGCTCCAGAAGACAAAAGTCTTAATGCTGATGGAGAGATTAGCGAGGAAGCTCAACCTGAAGAGGAGGAAGGCGATGATTTTATGGACGTAATGGAGGATGCCCTGGAATCTGAATTACAATTTGAAATTCAAGAAATTCCAAAGGCTCAGCGGTTTTATCCAGACCTTGTACAACGGAATGACATGTTACAGGATTTAGTTGCCGCCCTAAATTCAGTAGCTCAAAAAAGTGCAGAAGAGCATAAGGCAATTCGTATATTTGTAGAGCAATGTATATTACTACGTAATTCTCTTGTAATTTACTCAAAAACAGGCGAGCCTGTTGGAACACGTCCAACCTCTTACTCAACACTCTCAGAGCTTATTGAAAATGCTACATCTATTCCACTTTCACGGTATGTACTTAATGCCAGTAAAACACTCTATACAGATCGCACTCAAGATGAAATTCGCAATGATGTTACTGAGCCAACTTCTGAGGGAGGTGTATCAGTAAATGCTAAATTCTTAGATACTGTCATTAATAATACAGTTGATTATATGAATACACAACTAGGAGGTATTCAATCAGCACAATCATCTCAAGAAGCCTTGCCAAATTGGTTCATTTCATGGGAAACTCTTAACAAACAATTTCAATCGTCGTGGACATCTCCAGAAGATGTTGATACAATACAATTTAAGGCTGATAAGGAATTTTTCCGTGCTATTCCAAATATTGAAACACCCTCTATTGACGGATTCCCCGTATTAGAAGCAGATAGAGATGTACTTGTTACAAGCGATCTAGTATCAAAAGTATCGATTGGCATGATGCGCGGATTAGGACCACGCACAACCCGTTTAAGACAAAAAGACGATGCCCCAAAGCGAATTGAGTCTGGAGAAGAAGGTGAGCTCACAGGAACACTTCTATTTCCTCTTTCAGAAAAGCGGGACCTTGGAGCAATACGCTCAGGCTCCATTGCCCAAGACATATCAATGAGTCAAACCGAATCTAGTACGATGCATACAATTCTTGATCGCCTTGATGGAATTCCAGATGAGGCCACCGCGGGTGGAATTCTTTCAGTAGGCCTAGAAGGAAATACGCAGGGAAATATTCCTCTAGAAGACTGGCTCCGTGTACTTCCCATCTATCCTCTTGGGCTTGGAGATATACCCCTTGCACTAGCAAATTACGGGCTTTCCCAAAAGGAATTTAATCTTGACCAACAGGATGTATTAGTCGAAAAAATTCAGATGATGCGTGCCCTTATAAAACAGTATATTACTGAAATTCGCGAAGCATCAAATAAAGCCCTTTCAGAGCAGACGGTTACACAAAACCCATTTTTATCAGAGGCAGCCTTTGGAGAAATACGGGAAGTTCTTGAGAAAGAGCCATTAATTGCTACTGCTATAGCCGAGCTTGGAAAAATAACACCTACATATAGTGAATCCGACGTAGGAATTATATCATACCTTCTTTTTACTTCACAGGACCTCTTTATAAAAAGTCTAGCACAGATTCCTGGACCCCTTGCTGTTGAGCGCACCCGTCGAGTTAGACAGCAATTTCTTGATGCCTTAAATAATGCTCTAGCAAAGGCATTGAAGCGGGAAAATTCAGGAGAAACGCCTGTGCCTAATACCTGCCCCCATGTAGCAAGTATTAATGCCATCTACAGAGTAAAAGAGGTTGGGCTACGCATGCCACTCTTTGCCAAATTTCTCACAAAATTTCAGGGTGGACGGAAGGATAATTGGGTGGAGTGTGCCTTTGGATGTGGTCGCCCCATATGCTGTTACCATGAAGTTCTACTTTTACAGGAGTATCTACACCCACGTGAAAAAGATGCCCTACACAAGGAGCTTCTTCTCAAATTCAGCGGAGGACAATTTAATGGGCGGTACATGTGTAAAAACTGTGGTCAGTCAATTTCCGAGCTTGAATTCGATACAAATCTCGAATTTAGTGATGATGGAGTCCCTATGATGGGACGAGCTGTAATGGCAGCCCTAGATGATGATGAACTTGACAGTGCCCTTACAGGTACCGACGTTGAGCAACTTCGTTTTAAAACAGAAATGCAGAATGTCATTTATTCCGCTGCCAGAAAACTATTTGATATGCTTGGTATAAATGCCGTTTCAGATTCCTATACAGTAATTGTACAGCGCGTTGAGTCCGATATTCTAAAACAGCCGTCGCGGAAAGAATATCCTAAAATGATTGATGGCAAGCGCACACTAGACTATGATATTCATATAAATCGTATAATTGTGGGGTCAGTAGCCGTGAATTGCCTTCTTGAAGTACAAACTAATATTCCTGGTTATGTAATGCGCTATAGAATACCTGGATGCCGTGCTGGATTTAGTGGGTTTCCCTTAGGAAACGAAAAGGAGCGTACAGGAATGGAATATGTTGCCTGTGCTGTTGCTGCTATACAGGACCCAGTAGCTCCCTGGAATCTTACAGGATTTCAACGTGAGGCTGAGAAGAAACGTCAGGATTCTGTACTTGCACTTATGGATAAACGCATGACATCTCTTCTAACAAACTCATCTGCACAACAGCAAATCTCGGTGAAGCGGGCACATCTAAAGGAATTATTTGGAAGTGCAGTATTTTCTGAGCAACTTCCTGAGCAAATTCCGGAGCGATTTGCCCCCGTTCCGTATAATATAAACAATGAAGAGGTTGCCAAATCGGCCATTGTTTCTGCAGCGGCCTCACCAAGCCAACAAGTTCGGGCGTGGGTATTACAGGCACATCGTTTTGCACGCGATAACGGTGTCTATAAAAAGGAGAGTGTAATTGCGGAGGCAACATGTTGCTCGGCAGCAATTCAAGAGCCAAACGAATTCTGGAAAAATAAGAAGGGCTCCATGGAATCTCTTCCAGTTAAATTACCTCCTCGCGGTCCAATAAATTCTCATCTTGGTCTTCCCTTCACCCCAAGACGCCAGGAAAATCTGGAGGGGAAAATTCCCCCGGAAATTATGTACAAAATTTTCCTTAATGTTTGTTACACTGGTGAACGTATTGGTCTTCCTCACGTTCCAGGATACACAAACGAATGTACCTATTGTGGATTTGTCTATGCCGAGAGCCCCTATGCCTTGAGCCCCTTCCCCCCTATGTCATCCGACTCTAAACTCCAAAAAGAGCTAATGAAAACCTACAATGAAGAAATAGCTGCCATCATTACAAAGGGTAAGGTATCTCTTGATACCCAGAAAGTTAAAGTAAATGAAAGTACATTCGAAACTGTATTAGATGCTTCTCATAAAGCATTTCATGTAGAGCCTATAATTGTAAAACCACCTCTTGCTGGCATGAAACTATTTGAGCGCTTACGCTCGCTTACCCCAGAGCCTTTTGTAGGATGGAAGGAAGCCATTTCAGGAACAATCGAACGCCTTTTAGCACTAGGAGAAAATGATGATGTTTTAGAGGCATATGGAACAATCTCCAACATATCATCAGATATATTAGAAGAGCTAAAAAGTCGACTAGGAGAAGTAAATGCACGGGCGTTTCAGTTAGTTCTTGAAGGAAATCCAGTACAATGTATTGAAGCTATTCGTACATATTTCCTAGTGCCTTTTCAACGTCTTGTTACAGGATTTCACACAAAATCCTTACGCATTCCAAAATCTTATAAACTGGGCGAGGGAACTGAAGAGGATATGAATCGCATTCTTGATAGTCATCTTGAATACATGGCAACTTTAGCAAAACGATCAACAGGATTTACACTTCATAAAATGAAGTGGGCACACGCACGTCTTGTAGATGCTTTAGCATTATTAAAGTCATCCATACGTGCATCATATATTCCTGGAGGTGGTGCGGGTCTTCCTTTTATTGTGACTGCCCTTATAGGAGGAATTTTAATCGAATTTATTAATCCTAATGTTGTTCCTCCAGATATGGATGAAGCGGCAGCGTCTTCACTTGATACTGGAGCACGCGCACCAATCCAGATTCTAGATGTCTGCATTCAGAAATTACGCCTTGAAGGGATGAATTTCACAGAAGAGCAGATTAAGGATATGATATCGCGTCGTGATAATATAGAGAAGGCGTCATTTATTAAACGGTTTGATGATTTAACACCGGAAGCGAAGGCGGTCGAGAAGATGAAGAAGAAGCTTGGGCTTGGTGACTGGGCGGTTGGAGGAACAAATGTGATATATGCCTATAATCCCGAGCAGTATGAACGTGAGCGGGAGCAGAGGTTAACTATGGGATTTGAAGATTTCTCACAGGGACAGGTGGTTTTAGAAGAAGGTGCTGAGGGTGCTGAAGGCGGATATGATAATCAGCAAATGGGGGAGGATGATTATTAAGGTGTTCCGCTAAACATACTTTGACCCGAGCATATAACATCCATCGGCACGTGGTATAAGCCCCATGGATTTTAAAGAGCTACGCGCTGTAAACCCAATCGGTTTAGAGCGCTTTGCTTTTGAAAGAGCTGCCTTTGCTTTCATAGTTGTTTTAAAGGGACTCTTTTTAACACGACGTGTTTGCATAGGAAAGGGTGTTCGGCGGCACTGCATTCTAGTAATTGCCGCTAATAAAAGGTGCATCTAAAACTCCACTACAAAACAGAGATGAGAACATTGATTCTCAGTGCTGTTCTATATTTGTTAGGAATTGCTGTAATACTTTTACTCAGACCTCCCCTTATGTTTCATAAAGATGGAAGTTGGAAGGAGTTTGGAACAAGCTCAGATGAACACACTATTTTTCCTTTTTGGCTTACCTGTATTGTATGGGCAATTGTATCATATTTAGTAACTCTTCTTATTGTTGGAGAGTATAGAGATACTGTTGTATCTGCAACTGCCCTTAGTACAATTCCTCTTACCTCTTTATCTCCAAAGTCCCCGGAAGATTTGGTAAATCCACTTCCGATAAAAACAAAAGGTAAGCAGAAAAACATAATTAACACATCCCTTGTTGGGTATCATATGCTAAATAAGGATGCTACAGAAGAAACTGGTATTCCCCAATACATTTATGTTGGAGAAAAGCCTTTAAAAAAGCCTGGTTATTACATGGTTAATAATTCCAAGGAGGTCGCTGATGGTAATGTAAAACCAAAGTATACTTACGTAGGCAATGACTTAAGCTCTTCTGATGAAGAGGCTTCTTGAGAGGGAGGCATTGTTTCTCCAGAATACACTTGTAAAAGCCATGCCACAATTCCATTCATAAAGATGGAAGTCGCCATAAGAGCAGAAAAGGGTCCAAATCCTCCTGCTCTCATAAATTTAAGAGGTAATATAAATAAATTTACTATGAAAATTCCGAGTGGAGGAATCCATGCTGACCGCAAAATGGAGGCAATATGTATGTATCCATTACATACATATTGAATACATCCCGTACAAATCATCGTGAGTATAATTGAAATTACAGGAAGAATAGTACATCCAAGAAGTGAAAATGACCAATCCATTAAAGATGGAAATACAAATATAAGTCCGAATGTTATTAATGTTAGTATAACGGCATGGACAATTCCAAATGTATGTTGCATAGCGTAACGAAGTGGATCAAAATCACTTCCAATCATTGTAGAGTATATCTTTAGAGAGATGGCAGACTTTGATGAAGGGCTTATAACCGCAAACCGTAATGCATTAAATAGTTTAAACGTAACAACAACATATGACTCATCTAATGCTAACGTCCGTTCAAACAATGTAAATACGGCTCGCAACGCCCCTTCAAACAATGTAAATACGGCTCGCAATTCCCCTTCAAACAATGTAAATAATTCGGATATACCATTAACATCGACGTCGATAAACCCTGTACTAATTCCTGAATCACCGAGTCTAAGTGAATATATTACAACAACCCCTCCCTATTCTGAAGATATGGTAAAACGTATAAAACTATTCTATAAGAATCGTGATAAAAGGCCAAACTCATACAAGTATACAAGCAGTGGCGATCTTGTAAGCTTCTCAAAGTCCGGTTCAGAAGAAGCTATAATCAATCTTAAATCATATGTGAATCATAGCAGTGAAACACTTAATACACGGGACCAAACACGCCTAGACGCAATTGGAGAAGCCGAAACACAATATGACACCGCCTTTAAAAAGGTTCGTGAAACTTATGAAGCATACAAAAATACAGGTGTAAAACAACCCTTTCTTGCTGCTCAAAAGGTAATGGCAGATGCCGATGCTCTTCTCAGTAAGGTACGCTATGGCTCGCGCGCTATTCAGTCTATTGCAAATCCTGAGGTACGCGACGTACTTTTTGACCAACCATATGAGGAGCGTAAACTTATTTCGGATGCAAAAGACCCATTCAAAAAAGAGCTTGCCCGCCTTATTGTATTAGAATATCCCTATATGGACTTTTACGGAACATATGTAGATGCTACAAATTCATCTCCAACGGGTGATGCAGATGCCGTTTTTGAGGATACTGGAATTTCTGAGGCGCTTGTGCGCCAAACAATGAAAAATGGACAGTTTGCCCGTATTTTCTTTGAGTCCGAGGAAGGTCCAAATGGATTTCTCAGTCCTTTCTGGCCTGTGGAATACACTCTTGATGATGTAAAATATTTCACAGGTCTTCAGGCCTACGAGGTCTTACGGGCGGAAGAAGCGGGAAATCTTGAGCTGAAAAAGTCCCTTCTAGGAACTCGCTCAACACGTACAATGCGCTTCTTAACGAAAAAACTTGTAAATCAACCCAAGACACCAAAGGATGTATGGCTCCGGATTTTTACGGCAATTTACCAGCAAAATCCCATACTAAAAGACAAACTACTGGCAACTGGAACAGACCGTCTAATCTTTGCCGATGTACGAAAGGGGCCTTCTGGAACAGGTCTTGCTGAGCGGGATGCAGGAAATCTTACACAGTCAAAATGGCTATATGAAAATGCTGTTGGCACGGCACTTGAGGCATTACGCTACCAGTTCCGCGAAGGGTCGGCTGCTGAGTCGGCAATTAGTGCCTCGCCTACAAATGCAGTAATTTCAACAGATGAACAGTCAGCTGCAAAGGTGGCGGCAATTATCAATTCTAAAAAGAAATTTCAGTTTAAGAAGTAGATATGCCTATAGAAATATTAATGATTCCAATAATATTTATATTAGTAACAATATATTCTTTTTTTAAATATAAAATAATATTTTGGATTAATATTATTTTTATAATTATAGCTATTATAGCACATCTAACATTTACTGCTATAATGGAAAAAGAAGAGGCTGGGAGCGGTGTTCATTTTTTCGGTCCTCCATCCTTTTTATTAACTCTTGCGGGACTTGTATTTTTACCACTCATTGAGGTTTTCATAATACAGTTTAATTTTGCTGGGCCACAAAAACAAACAGGCAATTTAAATGTTAATCGGTCTAGAAATAATATGCGCTAAAACACATTTTCAAACACCTAAACTACTTAAGCATTTCCCCTATAGAAATGTTGCGTATTACTCTTCTAATCCTCAATACGCTATTTGGTGTAACACAAGGAAGTATTAGTGATTGTGCAAAAGGAACATCCCTATTCAAAATCAATAATCTACAGTTTTTCCCAGACCCCTCAACCCGTAATGAAAATACGACTGTTATTCTCGACTACACGGTTCCGGATGGAACAATTGTTTCGGCTGGAACTGCAACATATGAACCGACTTTTAATTATATTAAATATCCTTCAACAGTCGATGATCTGTGTGTTAAGATGGGGTGTCCTATACTACCTGGCTCGTACAGTCCAAGTTCATCAACAGTTATGCCAAATATTGCTGGAACTCTTAGTATTAAAACAACATGGCGGGATGATTTAAATAATATCCTGTTATGTTATACAATTACTACTAAACTTTCACTGTAAAGGGTACTCCTTCAATGTTTCTTCATTTTTATCACAATCTACTTCGGATGAAGTGTAAGAATAACATACACCATCTTTATCTTTGTATACGCGGTCTTTTACAGTATCGGGGTGCGGGTATCTATATACAACTGATGGCGGTGCCTTATAAAAAAAGAAAATAAAGGCGCCAATACATGCTCCGATAATAAATGGTACTAATCTAAAATTCTTTAACATCTACAAGTAGTTTAGAAAGGAATGTTTGAATTTCTTAAAACAGAAACATTTAAGATAGTGGGGAGTGGTATTTTAGGATTAGGAATTGTTGCTGCAATAAAGCCAATGTGCAAGGGAAATGACTGTGTAATACAAAAAGCTCCATCAGTCAGTGAAGTAGTATCATCTACGTATCATATTGGTTCAAAATGTTATAAATTTAATACTACACAGTTAAAGTGCCCTGATCGTGGAGTAATAGAGCCATTTAGAGTCGCTGCATAATGGTCTACTAGATAGAGATGTCTATCTAGTACCATCAGAGCTAAGTATCGCCAATTACTTAAATTACCGTGTTGTGCTAAAGTTAAGTACCCCCCTGAAAGGGGGTACTTAATATTGCCTACAACCCTATGATGGCAAGTATGCTACAGTAAACGTTAAGCCTTCGGCTTAACGCAACTTTGGCACTTGCCGTTAAGTAACTGGCGGTACTTAGCGGTAAAGAAACAGAAAACCTTTCAGATCTGGAATTCAGAACATGAGTACTCTTCTTTCAGATCTTGATAGCTCTCCACCTTCGGGACGCGACGGGGACCTTGTGGATCAAATTCTGAATGAAATGAATGGCGGAGGTAATACATTACCGCCACCAATGCCTTCCGGCTTTCCATCAAATTCTGGAACAATTTCTGCTCCATCTCAAAACACAGTTGTGAATTCCCATGTTATGGATTCAGGTCCAGCCCGTTCTCATATGATAGGGAATTCACAGCCAACCCCCGCCGATTTTGCTACAGCGATGCAAGGAGGTGGTGGCTATGCTCCAGTAAATGATTCTCAACTACCGAAGCCATCCTTTCCCGCCGCCTACAAACAGCGGAAAAGCCTTGTTCAACGCATGACAGATGAGTTTAAGGTCCCTATTCTTGTAGCAATTATTGTGTTCGCCTTTTCCCTCCCGGTTGTGAATTTCCTTTTTGCTCATTATTTCCCTTCAATGATGCTTCCTACAGGGCAACTCACAACAGTTGGACTTGTAATAAAATCACTCGGAGCGGGTGTATTTTTCTGGGTATTACAGCGTGTAATTGTGCCCCTTTTTAGCCTTTAACTTTGGCACTTGCCGTTATACTTTACAACACAGTAAAATTAACACTTAACGATAGAAGAATGAGAAGAGTTGGAATAGAAACTCCTGTACTTGCTGTAGCCCTAATATTTGCCTTATACACGTTTCCTACTAAATACATGATAGCTACAACGGCTCTTGCTATAGTTATATTTCTACTAACAAAATCATTCACAGCCATTCTTGGAGTAGTTGTAGGAGCAATTTTACTAAGACTTTTTATTGACTATTCTGACCCTGATATAAGAGCTATTGCTGATGCTGCCACAAAGCCATCGATGTACACGGCAGATAATGAAGGCTTTCAACCTAAGGATCCTATTTCAATCCATCAACGGATAGCCTCAAATAAGGGTGAAGCCCCTTTAAAGCCTAAGGCAGAGATAACGGGGGTACTTGAATCTCCTAATATTCTAGATGCTCTTCAGCTCTCAGATGTGCTACCCTCAGAGCGTGGGTCATCAAAAATGACATTACCTGCCTCAGTAAAGGCTCCTGAGATTATACCTACGCCAGCTGAGTTAACACCACAGATGTCTGAAAGTCAAGTTCCTATGATTGCGAATCCAATGCTTCAAAATGGACCAGATGCTGATAGTATCTCGACCGCTCTTGTATCAAAGGGCACGGCTCTAATTCTAGGAAATCCCTCTAGCCAAATGGAGAGTTTAAGTATGGGCCCATCAAATTATTAACAAGTTGTCGTTAACTAGATTAGAATGGCTCGTAATACAAAAGGTTTTTATATATCTTATACTACACTACTTTTAGGGTGTATTATACTCTTTATATTGGGAGTAGTATATGTAAACAATTTAAATCCCATGCCCCCAATGCAAGCTCCAAGAGCCCCAGATGTAAATGTTCAAGTTATTTCACCGTCATCGGGCGATGACAGATTTACTCGTGCTCCTAAGCCAGAGCGTGATTGGATTGGAGCACCTGATTTAACTTCGCTGGTTTCTTCTACACGAAATTTACCAAGTATCTCAACCCGAGGAATTCCTGAGCAATACCAACAAATGGGAATTCTTCAAATGGATACTGGGGCAACTCTTCCACTGTATGGCAGACAAACATTATCCCGGTCCGACAGATTTCAATACTATTCTCGCACGGACACCTATAATCCTGTACAAGTACCAGTCCGTTATAAAAATCGTGACTGCGTTGATGATATTGGTTGCGAGCAACTATTTGACGGTGATAAAGTTACTATGGCATCGACTGGACAACAAGGTTCAGTAACATTGTATAGATATTCGGGTCCAACATACATTCCTCTAGTTAACTGATGTTAGCTCTAACGGTAACGGTAAGTACTAGACATTACGTTTTCCAAACACCACGTTAGAGATATGTCAGAGTGCCCCCCATATTCATTAGGTAAATTCCCTGTTGGAATGTTACTAACACCTACGATTGATATGTATACATCTGTATTAGATCCTCTTAAATTTCAGTTTCAATGGGGTGTACGAACAACAGCACCTCATTTTATCACTGGAGAAAATGGAATTATTGATGAATTAGCTACAACAACTCTTCGGTATGATGGTAAAACCTATGTGTTAGAATCAGTTCAAATAACTGACCCTACCCACAAATCATGGGTTGTTCCAGCTATAACACGACAAAATAATTTGGAGGATATTATTCTTAGATTTGCATACACTCCAAATATAAACCAGCAAAGGGAGTTTATTGTAATTGTTATACCAATTCTTCGCTCTACAACTCCTGTAAAAGACCCTTCATATTTAACGGCATTTGGAACAACTAACTCCTCACAAATAAGTTTACAAAGTGTTGTTCCATCAGGAGCTTCCTCCCTGTTTAGCTACTATAGAAGTTGTTCACCAGCTACTGGATTGCTACCTTCACAAACTGTATTTAATATTATTGCTGTTACAGGCCTTAATGTAAACAGTTTAACTATGGCAAATATCAAAACTGTATTTACAAATATGCGTATAAATACAACATATGGTCCATATATTAATCCCGTATCAATAGTATACACACAACAGAATAACATATCAATATCAAGTGATACTCAATTTAGAACACTTGTTGGCTCTACGTTTAACATTCTCAGTCCAGCAAATGCCGGTATAAATCCAAATGCTCCTCCTATAGAAGAAACATCAGACGCGTATAAGTGTGTCCCATTCGACCCAGATACTCAAATGTTAAATGGAAAAATACGGATTGATCCTAGCAGTGGAACAGTATTATCGCAAATTCAAAGTGATAGAACTGCCTTAGTAGAAAATGCAAACATATCAACTGTTAAAACACTTTTAACATCGGATATTTATATAAAATATATGTCAACAGCACTTGCCTTTTTATTTACGGGAATTATTGGCGTAATTATTGTATATTTTTTAGTTGGAGCATCTGTTGGACCAAGCGCAATTGGACATGGAGCTGGGCATTTTAGTAGAGCATTTAAACAGGCAACGAATTTTCCCCTTTATTTAACAGTTGGAATTTTATGTACATTTATAGGATTTATTATAGGGATGCTAATAAAATACCGCTAAGTACTTAATTTAAGTACTTAGCTCTGATGACTAGAACGAAAGTTATAGTGACTCCAATGACATAAGGCCACGGCGTGGCCTTATCCATGGGGAGTTCTTAACTTTAGTACTAGACGTTACCGCTAACGGCATTATCTAAAACAAATAAGGGGCTAATAAAAATTGACACTAAAGTATCACATATACTATCAGCAAATATGGACTATTCAAAAAAAACTCGTGAGGAACTCATTGCTTTTTGTAAACAAAATAAAATCAAAGGATATAGCAACAAGAATAAGGATGAAATTCTTCAACTACTAAGTCATAAACCTGATGTTTCACCTTCACATGATACCATATTGGAACAAATACGAGAAGGGGGAAATATAGAAACTATTCAGTTGTATGAGCACTTGTTGAATGTTCAAAAGATTGACCATTCAAGTGGTGTCTACTATACTGACCAGCACTTCTTTCTGAAGCTTCTAAAGAAACTTGATATGTCTGATCTTAAAAATAATACAAAAACACTCGACTTTTGTTGTGGAACAGGCAATCTATTTCTTAGCTATCTCAACTTTCTAAAAACAAAATATAGTGATACACATATCAAGGATATTATTTTAAACGCAGTCTTCCTAGATATTGATGAATCAGCAATTAAAATCTTCAAGATTAAACTATACTGTTGGATCAAGAACAATTTAACATGTAATCTGAATATCAACGCGGTCTTTTCCAACTTCTACATCAATGACGGCTTACTTGATATAAACGTATTAAAAACAAATTATGATATTATCCTTTCAAATCCACCCTTCATTAATCTGAAATGTAAGAATGAATACAAGAAAAAGATTAACGAATTAAACTATTATAAGTATTCTGTAAACGGAATGATGGACACCTATCTTGTATCAATTGAAAGAATCCTCAATGTACTAGAGAAGGATGGACGTGTAATTATTATTTGTCCCTCTCAAATCCTCACAAATATATCTTGTTTCAATCTGAGAAAGTATATGCTTGATTCATTCTCTTTGCTAAATGTCTATAAGTTCTCTGAGAAAAATACTATCTTTCCAGACATCACACAGAGCCTCTGTATCTTGGATCTGAAAAACAATACAAAAAGTACGACTGTTACATATAATAAATGTGACTATAATGGAGAAATCATTATAAATGAAACAAACACTATTAATACATCTGTCTATAAAAATAATGACTACAATATTATTTCGATCACAAATGAAGATGCCGACTTTCTAAGCAAACTCATTACTCTTAAAAGGGTCAAAAATTATAAATCTGATATGAAGTGTGTACGAGGAAATATTGATGTCACACTTGATAAAGAAGCAATTCTTGATGAAAAGACACCATACCCCCTTGTTAGAGGAAGAAATATTAAATCCCTTGATACAATTCTTGAATACATTTCTAGCAAAACAATCAAGGATAAGAATATCAATATAACAAATAAAAAGCTTGTTTGTCAACAAATCTCTAATATGAATTCAGAGAACAGACTGGCTTTTACACTATTAGATAGTAACTTTGTGATTAGTAATAGTTGTAACTATCTAACTGTAAAGGATGAAAAGTATATTTCAAGCTTGAAACATATTCTGAATAGCAATGTCTTGAAAAGATATTTCGAAATCTTCTCTGGCAATAATCATGTGAGTATTAGCGAAATTCAAAACTTGCCCCTACCAAATATCTTCGAGGACCATATTGATTTAGACAATATGACATCCGAAGAAAAGGAGCTGAAGATCTATGAGTTATATGGTCTAGATAAGAGTTTTGTTCGTAACTATTTTGGAATATCTGATAAAACTATTCCTATTACCAACCATATTTCTCAAAGGCTGAGTAGTCTAGAGTGTACAATGGCTGCTCATATTAAGCCTGGTGGAAACTGGAAAGATATTCCTACAACTCTAACAAGTTCAGAACGATTAAATAATATTAGAAAAAGTGGAGGAAGAACTACTCTATATGGAAGGCTACAATATAGCAAACCAGGATTTACTATTACAGCACAGTTCTCAAGACTGCCTAATAGCTCAAATCTTCATCCTACAAAAAACAGAATGATTACGATTCGTGAAGCAGGACTTCTTCAGAGCTTTCCCATGGATTTCAAGTTTAACGAGATTAAAGCAGTGGCAGTCAAGCAAATCGGCAATGCTGTTCCACCCCTTCTTGCTCGCTTTTTGGCAAATCTTATTAAGAATGATATTGTCAATAAAAATACACTTGATCTGTTCTCAGGTGTTGGTGGGATGTCGATTGGGTTTAGTCAAGAGGGATTCAATATTGTATTATCCAATGAACTTGATGAAAAGTTAGCCAATGAAAAAGAGAACGCAAAGTATCACGGTAATACTATATTTGTTTGTGATGATATTTGCAACAGTAAAACTAAAGACAAAATCAAGGAGAAACTAAAAGATATCTCTATTGGTGTAATCATAGGTGGACCGCCTTGTCAGGGGTTTTCCCTTGCAGGAAAAAGAGATAGTGATGATAAGAGAAACAATCTTTATGTAGATTACTTCAATATGATTGAAACTTACAATCCAGAATGCTTTGTCATGGAAAATGTAAAAGGGATTCTATCAATGAAAAATGAGAAAAAGCAGTTGGTCATTGATGAGATCAAAGGAATTGCATCAAAGCTGGGATACATGGTATCCGTATTCAAACTAAATGCATGTGATTTTGCTGTTCCTCAAAAACGAGAGCGTGTCTTTATCATTGGCCATAAAAGTAAAGTGTATTCTCAGCCTCAGGCGCTAATTAAAAAGGAAAAATATGTGTGTGTAAAAGATGCCATTCAATTCCTAGAATCCTATGAGGAGGCTGCTAAGCTTGAAGTTCCACTAACAAGCATGAATAATCCTTACACCCAATATCTATGCAACATTATAGACCTCCAAGAACTTTACAGATCTTATTCTTGAAGTTGTCAAGCGTAATATCAGATAAATAGGTTGTTTCCTTTTCCGATAGAACAGTCTTAATTTTCCGATTGGTTTTATCATTTATTTCTAGCAGAATCTCCTTTGTTCTTATTTTCTGTGTATCCTTCGTCTTCTTTCCAGTAACGGCAGACGTGCTGATAAACTTTATATCCCCTGAGGAATTAATCTCTACATCATTTATAGTGTAGGAATTCGTATGGTTCATATAGAATTCACTAATAAAACTATCAAGAATATCAAGTTTGTTAGTTTTCAGCCATAGAACTACTGAGAGGAATTTCTTTGTGTTTTTGTTCAAGTTATTTTTCAAAGTGGTTATACTTTTATCTTTATTATTCTCCCAAGCATCTTTTGCCCACCAAGATAGAAGGCATTCGTTTTTTTCCTCTATCTTCTTGATTTTTGCAATATCTTCCTTTGTGATACGGTTATTCTTAGTACTGTTACACTGCTTACAGCATGCTTGAAAGTTTAGAGGATCGTGGATAAATCCAAGTGAGATAGGACCAATATGGTCTGCTGTCATCAAGTTTGATTTGCCACAGATGAAACATGTGGATGTTAGTGTATTAAGTTTTCCCATCAATGCATTTGCAACCAAACAATTACCGTCAGATAATAATTCATATGCCCTGCGATCACGAGTATAGGATTTCATATTTTCGGGACTGCGGCCTTTATCTTCTCGTGCACGACATCCACATACACTGGCTTGGGTGTGAAATCCATCTAGCCGATCAGGAGCATTGCTCATAACACCCGGTGATAGTTTACTACCAGAATATTTATCACTCTTACACTGAGTTTCTAGGTCTGCCATATTTATACCAAAATATTTTTCAAGTTTCTCCTTCTTCGTGGATTCTGTCAGCTTTTCATAAATCTCAAAGATTGTGAGATGCTTTGTATCTTCATTTTTCTCATAGGCAAATGTCTTCTTTAACCACTTCCATGTGTTGGCATGTGGATATTCATAATAGATTGAGCATGTAAATCCACATGTTCCACACACATGTTTCTTTGTGGGATGGATAAACCTTGCAGTATTCACAGGAGTAGATTTAGTTGGAATATGACCCAAATCAATCAGCTCCTTTTGCTTTGTGTCCCAATAGGGCTTTCGAGAGTTTTTACCATTCTTAGATGCACAGACCCAATTCTTTTTTTCTTCCTTTGGAAGGAATTCATAGTTTGGATGATTTGTAATAAAAGCTTCATAGATTTTCCGAGAAGGGTTCTCTTCCTTCTTAGCCATACGCTTAGAGATAGCAGATTTCATTATGGATACAAGCGCAATTTTATGCATACTTATCGATTTGTTTTGCTGACTTCAATTTTAGCAGTAGACGGTAGTACTTGGCGGTAAATTTGAACCCACGTTAACTTTACAATTTATACACTAAATAGAATGGCAACACGTAAGCGTGGATGGTTTAGTTTCTTTCCTAGTTTCACACGTAAAACAAATCGTAAAGTACATCCTATACATACAACTACTGTAGCTGAAGCCTATAAGGCTGCTGGCACAGTATTTACTGATGGCAAATTAATACTTGGTGGTTATCAACCTCATAAAAAGTTTCCAATGATTAGTGGTATTGGTGGAAGCAAAACAATCGGCGAAACATCATCATATACAGCTGTAAGAGAGATGCTAGAAGAACTCTTTGATTTTAAAAAGGTACCTATGAGTCTAATTGATGATATTTTAGAATTTGTTCCTGCCTCACACTCAGAAAAACACGGGTCATATATATATTTTGTATACAGTTTTAAAGACTTAGAAAGTATCCTTCGCCTTGTAAAAAAATCGCATTTAAAATCTCCTCTTTATGAACAAATTCCAGATAGCGTATGGAAACTTGTCTATAATCGTCGTTTAGATCCTTCAGTGGAAATTACTCATCTATGTATATTACCTCTTGTTTCTGAACGTCTGAAGTTCGACTCAAATTTCTTAGATGATATGCCTAGTATTATTAAACAACTCCCTCCCGCGTAAGATGCTCAGCTAAAGCACTATTTGAACTTCCTGATGCTGTTTCAAGGGGTGCCTTCATATCTATACTTTCACCTACTGGGCTAAAATTGTCATTAGCGTCTTCTGAAGGCTCGAATTTATATGAATCTGTTTCAGGTACTTCCTGCTCGGGATGTACCTCCCCGTCAATTACATCATCTGAGCCGGCAACAATTGCTTCTACAGGCGCCCCGTCAGGAACTTTAACTAGGTGTCCAATATTTTTTGGACGTAAGGTCATAAGAACACGCTTACGATTCTCTAAGAAAAGTGAACCAACGGCAAGAAGCGCCGCAATTGAGAGGACAAGGTCATACTTTCCTGCAAAAACAACAGCTAGGAGAAGAATTGCTACACCTGCATAGTTACCCACAGTTAATTTTAAGACACTATTCGGAATATAGCGGCTAAATACAAATAATAAAAAGACTAGCCCCAGTACAATAGCACGAGTACCTTTCATATCTATCGATAAGTGTCGATTTTAAATGCGGGTATAAGCGTATATTGCTCTTAGCTAGATTAAAATTGATGTATCGATTTTTTACATACCATGTACGTAATCGATGGAATCACTAATAAATCTTGGTAAAATCTTGACTCACAAAGGCTATTCCATCCGTAAGGATGCACTTACGCCAAAACAAACTTCCATCCTTCAATCTGACCTACATGTATGCCCAATCATGAATACAAAATTTGCCAGTCCTCAAATGAAACTTGAATCGAGTTTCAAGCTTTACCGTGAATCAGCAACTCGGTGGTATCTTCCACGGCATTATGGTGTTGAGAAGTTTGGAAAAGAAGATTCTTCAGTACTATCGGATGGTCTAGCACTTCCTTCAAGTCTTTCCTTTGTCGGGAAACCATATTCGTATCAAACCGAAATTGTGGATAATTTCATTAAGGCTGGAGCAAATGGCTTAATTTGTGTTCCGTGTGGGCGTGGTAAGACCTTTATGGCAGTGTGTATTGCTGCCAAACTTGGGCTACGCTTTCTTGTCATTGTAGACAAGGAATTTCTAATGAATCAGTGGAAGGGAGAGCTCGAATCACTAATGCCAGGAATCCGAATTGGAATCCTTCAAGGTCCAAAACAAGAAATCGATCCTGAAAAATACGATTGTACTATCTGTATGATTCAAACACTATGTGGACGTGAAATCTCTGAATCGACTTTTCAGACCTATGGCTTTGCCATCTTTGATGAATGTCATCATCTTGGAGCCCAACATTTCTCAAAGACCCTACAGAAGGTCCAAATGAAATATATGCTTGGACTATCGGCAACTCCAAAGCGAGAGGATGGGCTCACAAAGGTCTTCTTCTGGTTCTTAGGGCAACCTGTTTACTGGGAAAAGACACGTGAGCCTGACCCTACTGTTATTGTAAAATCAGTATTAATCAAGACTGATGACCCAACCTATTTATCAATCCCTACAGATTGGCGGGGTGAAGTTGTTACTGCTCGCCTTTTAACACATGTTCTTGGGTGTGCTGAGCGCACAACCGAGATTGTACGATGGATTCGCCTATTAGCTGAAGATGAAGACCGACGAATTCTTGTGCTGTCGGAACGAATCGGACATTTGGAAAACATTGAGCGCCTTCTTGTAGGGTCTGATTTATCTATTGCCTATTATGTTGGAGGTATGAAAACAGCTGTGCGTGAAGCAGGGGCCTCAAGCGCTCGGATTCTTCTGGCTTCCTATGCAATGGCATCAGAAGCAATGAATATTAAAACACTCAATACAGTTGTATTAGCAAGTCCGCGAAAACATGTTGAGCAGAGCACAGGACGGATTCTACGCGTGCGTCCATCAGAGCGCACAGTTGTTCCTCTTATTGTAGATATTGTAGATTCACACAATATGTATCGGTCGCAGTGGAAGAAACGTCTTACTTACTATAAGCAATGTACCTATGGTATGGAAACGTGGAGTATGGGTGCTTTAAAGGCAGAGCCTATTATTGGAAAAAAATCAAAGGTTGTAGAGTTAGATGCTAGCGAGTGTTTACTTGATTAAGATTCACTTGGTACCCCTGGATTATATGAAATTATACATCCAGCTGCATCGAGTACTTTATATGTTGTATTACGTATAGATATTTTTGTATTGTACTCATCATATAAGATAACTTTCATACCTATTGCATCTGTATTATTTGATTTAATTACAATTGATGCAATATTTTGTCGAGTGATTATTTTATACCAAGATGGATTTGCTGAATTAAGTGTATATTGAGCAATAAATGGATTTGTAGGAGTTGCAACTGTTCCAACTGCTGGATATAGTTGTACAGGTGTTGTACTTGTACTAGTATTATATATTTGTATAGAATAAAAATCAACCGATTTTCCAAACACTGTTGATTCTATTTTTATTGCACATACATTTTGTATTGAATACAAACTTGAACTAAGAGGAATCATTAATACAGAATGAAGATTTTCCTGAGTAAACAGAAGCTGTCCCTGTGTACTTATTGATAGAAGTTTGGGACTAGATAACAATAGTAATGGGTTTGTAATTAATACTGAATCATACATGTATGGAGAAGTTGCCTGTACACCTGTTCCACATACTATGTTTGGCGTTGAAGATGCTGTAAAAGAACTCAAAGAGTAACTAATAATTTTGTGCTGTGTTTTACAAGAAATATAAAGATTTTCAGAATAAATAGCGATTCCATAGGGTTTGTTTGTGCCGATATTAATAGTTGATGTGGGATTTCCTCCAGATGAATTATAAATTACAATATTGTTGCTAAAGGTATCAGCAACATATAAATTTAAATTTGAATCAAACGCAATACCTACTCCTTCAATAATTGATGATGTATTAAATGTAATAGGATTGCCACCAGATGTGGGTATTGCTATTATTGATGTTTGTGGTGTAGTTGACCCAACTACACTCGATATAAGAATTATGTATTGTGATTGTTGTATTGTAATTAATCGTATACTTCTAGGAACTCCCGTTATTGAAGATGATATTACTATATTTTTAGATGTACTTGATGTACTTATATATATATTAGTAGGTGTTAATGAGTATAAAATGCCTTGAGAATCTACCTGTGTATCAATAATATGCTCTGTATTTATAGATGTTGTAGATGTTGTAGGAAATAACGTTCTTATAATTCCAGTTGACATATCAATTCTACGTGTAGCTTTATTAGTGTAATCAGCAATATATATATTTCCATTTATATCGAAGCAACATCCATTTGGACTATTTAAAAAACATATAGAAGCAATTTGTCCATCACCAATATAACCAGGTGTAGAAGCAACTCCAGCTATTGTGTATAAAGTATTTTGGATAAATACTTCTCGTCTATCAATTTTAAGAAATCGTAAATAATCAGATATAATAATATTTCCATCATATGTAGTGCCAATAGATTTTGTATCACTTAATTTATAGCATAATGGATGACTTGGTAGATTATTTGTACCTGCTGTAGTTGTTGTTGTTCCAGCTTTACCAAGAATTTGTGTTTTAGCTGTTGTTTCTACAAAGTTTGTGGGTAAACTATATATATAATTATTTTGCCCAAAATAAATAAAATCTTTATAACATGAAATACATCTTATATTTGCAGTAGATGGTGGACTTGTATATCTAACCAGTCTTGAAGATGCCGTAACAACCACATTTACTGTAAATGATCGTATTGCAGTCCCTACACAATAATACATGACATTTGAATTTCCTGCTAATTTAGATACAGGTGTTACTAATCTATTAAGAATTGAGCAATAACCTGTACTTGTAATTGCAAAAATTACTCCATTCGAATCAAGTGCATAGACGTTATTATTAACTATTGTAAGTTGTAGAAAATTTCCAGAAGATGGTGTTGCTATAAGTGTTGGAACTGTATAGTCATTCGATAATACATATAGTTTATTAGTTGTTGTATAGTATACTTTACCAACTGAGTTAACCACAATATTAGAGGCTATATGTTGTAAATTAACAGTAGTTGGTTGATTTTGGTTAAGTATGTATGTTGTAAGCATACCTGTTGTTGATGTTGAACTAATTACATATATAGTATTATTTAATGAAGGAGGATTTGCATTATTTAATACAAAAACACCAGTAATATTCGATAAAGTTAAGTTCGGTAAAAAAGTACCTGCCTCATTTGATATAACTACACGAAACACACCACTTATCGGTCCTGACTGACTAGAGCTAGTACTGCTTACTGGCATTATTGCTCCAGTAACATAAACATAATTTAAAGAACAGCATATAGAAACATTTGTTGAGAAGTTTTGAAGTATACTAAAATTTAGATCAGAGTTAACTAAATGCTGAGCATAAAATCGTGTAGTGTCACAATAATACATAAATGCCCCATCTGTTGCAAATCCATATGTAGGATTTGTAGTTATCATTTCTAGGTTAAGTAGAGTAGGCTGCGGTGTATATGTAAATGTTAATGCATATTTATCTATGTATATACCTGAGGCAATGTATAAGTTATTTAATATATCTAAACACATTGGTCCGAAATTAGAAAGTGGTCCAATTTCAATTAAACTAGGGGAATTTGCTTTCAAATAAATATATCTTAATTTACCTTCATATTGTATTAATATACATCCATTTTCATGTATACAAATGTTGATATATCCTGCCGTGGTTACAGGTAGTTGTATAATTTGTGTTGAAAGTGTATTTGTAATTATATTATAATTAGCAATATGATATGATGTAATACCAGCAGTAGATGTTGTAGAATTGACAAAATATATATGTGTTTGATTGTATATACATATATTACTTTTAGGGGCAAGTGAATTTATTAGAGAAACTGACGAATTTTTCGCTGTTATTTTATAGAGAGTAGTAGTATCAACATAATAGATAGATTTATCTTGGTGTACAATAAATGATTGAGATTCTGTATAGGAACCATAGTCTGTTAAATATCCATATGGCATAATACCATTATTGCCTTTATATAAAACCTCCTCAGTAGACTTATTAAATTGTCGAACAGCATTATAAAGTGAATCAATAAAAATGAATGAATTTGAATATGGTGAATAACATATACTTGTTGGATTATTTAGATTTGCATATTTCGCAATAGTTACACCTGAATTATAGGGCTGTAAGTTATTTGTATCTATACCAAACCCAGCAATTACTTCTACAATTGGTTCAATTCCTTCTAAGTTTTTTATTCTATAAATTTGCGAGCCCAACGATGTACAAATTAAATTCATATTAGAATCAAATGTTAAATCAAAGGGGGATTTTATATTTATTGTATATCCATTAAAATCTATATCCTGTGAAATCCTATCAACTAATGGAATATTTTGTGGATTTGGATAGTTAGCTACTGTAAAATATGTATTATTACGTAGGGGGCCTGTAATTGGATATAGTGTATTAAAATTGTAACTATGTACAAATTTGTAAATAGTATTTGTTGCCGAGTCTGTAAAGTATAAATTTCCTATAGAATCAACTACAAGTCCATGTGGATTTACTAGTGAAATTGATGTAGGTGTTAATAATGATGGCCTTACATTATTTGATATGTATCTAAAATTATAGTAGGGAAACACAATAGAGCCTCCACCAATTATAGTAGTAATTGCTCCTCCAGCTATGTGTGGACACCAGCAAATTTTTGTGTCACTTGTAAAATATAGTATAGCTTTATAATAACATACCGAATACAGTTTTCCTGTTGTAACATAAACAGAAGTGGAAATAGAGCCAATAAATGGAAGTGGTGTACCAAATATATTTCCAGTTATTGATATTTGATAAATTGTATTCTTTTTAGCAGATACAATATATATATTATTATTATCAGATGTAATTGATGTAATAGTTCCCAAATCTGTTTTATTAAAATCTGGAAATATTTTAGTAACAGTACCATTTGTATTAACAGTATAGCCAGTAAGAATATCTTCCATACATATATATAGTATACCACTTTTAGAAATATGACATACTTCTGCAGAATTACCAAATAGTTGAGATATAGTTGGAACCCTACTTATAAACTTTATTGTATCTGTTGTATCTGTAAGAAATACGAAATTTGTTGGTACTTTCTCTGAAACAGGAAGACTTGTTATAGGGGTAAGAATATTAGATGTTGTAGTTGAGTTATTTATAGATGTTTCAGGTGTTACAGGCTCTGCATTTGTTCCTAAAATGGTTGTTGTTTGAAATAGATTTGGCGAAGACGTTGTTGTTTCAAATATTAATGATGAAGATGCATTTAAATTAATCATACGAATTATATTATTTCCAGATTCAGATACAAAAAGTCCTCCAAGATTTGAATTATATACTAAAAAGTATGGGCCATTCATAGTTGCATTAAAAGCTGGCATATTATTACCAGTGTAATCTGCAATACCTGTGCCAGCAAGTATAGTATATTTTCCATTTGGCATAATAGCATAAATTGTATTACCGCGCCCCCCTCCTGTAGTAACTCCTACATCGGAAACAAATCTAATATTATTTACACTATCGTTTGCTATGCCTGATAAGTTTAATTTACCAGGTATATTACAAAAAGCATTTGAATTTGCAATATATGTTGAAGCGGTTACTGTGCCTGTTATATTTGTAAGTTGTATTGCCTCTGAACCAACACATATAACTAAACTATTACTTGATATTACAGAAATTGATTGCATGTTATCACGAGTATAGATAGGAGCAGAAAGTGTGTTTGAAACAAATGAATATCTATACATTTTTCCGCCTATTCTATTTTCTGAAATGTATAAATTACCATTATTATCGGTATCAAGAGAATATGGATTTATAAGTGTGTTTCCTATAAGAGTTGCACTATTAGTAATATTAATAATTCTGTTTCCAACAGCACAATATGTATTTAAACCTACTGTACACATCCCCTTTGCTACACCAGTAACACTCAGTGCTATGCCACCATCATACGTAGTTGATGAACCACTTGTAATAGCAGAATGTTTCTTTATTTGGGAATTACTTCCAACATATATATCAGTACCATTAAACGCAAACCCAGATGGATTGCTATGAGTACTCAAAGCTGTTAAAATTATTGGCGAAACTTTAGATTGAAGTGGCAGTAATGGTTGGGTTATACTTATAGTAGTATAATCTCTAAAATCAATCATACCACCTGAAGAGTTTACTTCATCTAATACAATACGATTTTGATTTAATAATTGAATGCGAGTTCCAATATTTCTTGATTTATTTGAAAGTGGTGGTACATAATTTACTGCTATAATATTATGCACAGATCCTAAATCGATTTCCCAATAATCATATCTATTATTTTCTGAAATAAAACAGTATGGTTCATCTCTACCACCATGAAAAAATCCACCATAGCCATCGGTGGCATATTTAGGATACCGCCCAGGAAGATTCGATGTTGCCATTACATTTTGATTTTTGTATGCAACATTTATTCCATTTGCATTGTATACCATTATTTGTGAAATTTGTATATAATTATTTACATTATACACGCGAACATATCGTGTTGGAACACCACCATCTACATAATTAAATGGAGTTATAGTAATGCTTCGAGAAGCAGTACATAAGTCAAAATCAACTACTACTGGTGGAGGAATAATATTCATTGTTGAAAATGTTGAGGTATAGGAAGTGACAATTGCTCCTGAATTATATTTGTATGACATAAGCTGATCGGCCGCCTGAACTCCTATGTTACCGAAATATAACATATCCTTACTGCTAAGTGTTAAATTATTAATATTAGTAGAGCCAGTAATTAAATTAAATGTACCTACATATGGACCTGATAAAAATCCATTTAAGGAACCAATTAAATCGTGATTTGAATTATATATTTTTAATGTAAGACTATTATATGGACTTGAAGTTGTATCAGTTCTGTATATATCAGTTACACATATTTGGTGAACAGAGTATTCTTGTCCTAAATTAATTTCAATGTATGCATTATTAATATTATCTGAACAATATCCAGTAATACAATCTTTTTGCGAGGCATTTCCGTCAACAATTCTATACGAATTTTCTTGTTTTGAGTTTGCATAAGTTGGTTTATAATGAGCATAATTATATCCACTAATATCAAGTACCAATACTTGCGATAATTGTATACCACCTGGTTGCGTTTGTTCAATACGTACATATTGAACATGAACACCACATGGATCGGCAGTAAATGGGCGTTGAGCAACCTCTATATAGTTCGGTTCAGTATTTGGGCGGATTGTTGGATCATGTCTAAAATCGAGTATATCAACTCCAAAAGCTTTTGCAAGATATGAAACCATTTGTGTAGCAACTACGTTAAATTGTGAATCAATAAGTTGAATTATAACTCCTTCGCCCTCTTTACCACGCCCTTCTGGGCAAACATAAATAATAGAGTTTATTGCACATGAAACCTTTAAATCAATTGCGTAATAGTCTGATGATGTTTCAAATGAATCACCTAGTGATTTTCTCTTGTATTTTTGAAAGAATAATAATAAAAATTCATCAGTATCTATTTGGGCTTCATAAAATCCATCTACTGTATTTATACGTTTGGGAGGAAAACTGCTTACCCCACCAGTAACACAGACAGATTCTTTAGCATATGCACAATTTCTCCCATTTTCATCTATAGCAAGAATTTGTGAAATGTATAATGGTGTTACAGCATCACGACGAAATATTTTAATGTATCTTGCAATAATACCTTGTCCACCTGAACCATATTGTTTGTACAAAAGTGGTCTAATAGGAGCATATCGATTTATGTATCCAGTTTGTTTTCTAAAATCTGCATAATATTTTATACTAGCTGTACCAACTATAAATGACTTAATTGTTAGTTTGTTTGATCCCACTATACCATAACAATCATATAATTCTACTTGTATCTTTTCTAATGAAGTTATAACAGAATTAATTTCATACATTCTATTATTAAATGTAAACAAGTAATACCCTCCAGACGATTCACTACTAGATATACACACACTAGGTATATTTATATTTGTACCAGTAGAATCAATAATTTGGGTTGTTAAGTCCCCTCCATATACACGAATACTTTGTGCAAATGTTCCGCTTAATCCATACCGTGTAAGACTTCTTTTAACTGTAGTTGGATATGAAGAATTTACAGGTTCATAGCGTGTATCAAATGAATTTATTGTTCCAGTAGTTGTTATAATACTTGTGTATGATACAAGTGGACTATCATATGGTTGAGTATCATGTAAAGATATAATAATTCCATTTGATAAGTTTGGTGAATTACTACATCCATACAAACGTATACAACACACTTCATAAAGCCTTCTAAAATCAACAATATAGGATTGATTATCTAATGCTCCAGATGCATATCCTACTGATTTTGGCCGCGTTCCATGATAGTCTGCTACTCCATTTAATATACTTGAATTTGATGGATTTGAAGGAACAATTGTAACCGCTCCAAATTGTGCAACATCAAGGCCTGTCTTGTCAATAATTTCTATTTTAGAAAAAGCAAGTTCTCCGCTTGTTTTAAATAATTTTACATATCTGCATATAATTCCAGCAACTCCGTAATATGGAGGCCAATATAATGTAATTGGACAACTAACTGCAGATTCACTATTATGAAAATCTAGGATTTCTTTTAAAGTTACTAAATGATATAGTGTTGTAGTTTGACTAGCTGCCTCTAAATAATCTTCTGTCAAAATACTTACAACTGCAGAGTCAGTAGGACCAGCATATGTATTAGAGTCAGATAATGAATAATATATATTTACAGCATTTATTTCATATTCAGAACCTAAATCAATAAGAATATAATCACTTGAATCAGCTGAAGTTGCAGTAAAACTTTTTGAAACTGGAAGACAATTATAAATTCCATTTAAAATTAATTTAACCTCGTCTGATCGGTCTACACCTCCTATAAATGCAGATATTTTTTTATTTAATGCTAAATTAGTGCCATTTGATGATACAACAGTAATTTGAGAAATACTATACCTATAAGTATTTATAGATGGAGCCATGCGAATATATCTTCCATATAATCCACATACTCCATAGCGTACTGGATTTACAGTTACAGGAATATTTATGTTTGTTTTATCTAAACGTAGATCAAAGGTTGTATATTGATTATCTACAGCAACACTAAAATTTGCAAGTTCTGTACTTGTTTCATCTAGAATTGATATTGTAAGTCCTATTGGATTATATTGAATAGAATATTTTAGATAAGTTATTGCTGTTAGATCATAGGTTGCTCCAAGATCAATAGTAATTGATGTTGCATCTAATACGTGAAACGGACCAGGCTTATTCACTGGGGTTATCCACCATGCCCCACCACCTACTTGTGGAGCTGTATATGATTCAGCTAAATTAAATTCTTCAATCCCAACATATGTATCAGATGATATAGATGGAGTTACTATAGCAACTTCTGTTTGTTTAAATATGGGTAAATTATATAAGTCATCTGAGGTATATCTACCGTTTGTTATGTATTCTGGTATTCCATCTAATAGAATTGGTTCTGTTGGATCAACGGTGACATTTGCATTAAAAGCAACATTTTTTCCAGTATGATCTATGGCAATAATCTGTAATATTTCAAAATTACCGTCGCTTTTTGTTAACTTTATGTATCTAGCTTTGATTCCATATACAGTGCTTGTTACCGTTGTTGTTGGTATTTCAATTGTAGTAGTCGTGAGAGGAGAAGTATCTATTGTTAATGTGCCAGCATCACAATTTGGAACTGTAGTAGTTGGAATATCAACTCCAGAAGTAAATACATTTACTCGCAATGGAGCAGAATTAAACACCATGGATGATACATTTTTTCCAAAGTATACAACATTATTTACTTTTTTTATATATGGTCCTCTAGTGTTATTCATAGTTGGCTCTAGGATATTAGGTACTACAGTAACATTACCAAATCCATTAAATATAGGAAATATAGTATTATATAAACTATTTAGAAGGATAGGTGTATTTGTTTTTCTGTAAGAAATTGCAGTATTTATTTGAGCTACATATAAATCATAATTATATTTCAACCTATTATAATCCCCTCGTGATATTAAGTTTGCACGATTTACACCAGATGCAATATTTGCATTTTCATGTTCATAAATCATTTTATTGTAAACATAATATGTTTTAAACTCATATTCTGATTTTAAATAATTCATATATGTATTTATACTTGTTGTAAACGCATTTACCATTGATACATTTGTAGGATTAATAGTTAATCTATTTTCATAAGCATGTATTTGTTGTTGAAATAAACCAACTTTAACATATGAAGAAATAACTTTAAGTACATTGCTATAATATGAATTTTCTGAAGTATATTGATTGAGTAATATGGCGTTTAGTGTGTTTACTGATGTTTTATATGCTATAATTGTTGATGCATTTTCTGCATAAAGTGCTTGAATTCCTCCTGCTCCTGTAATACTATCTATGTTATATCTTCCAAGCGTTGTTGATAATATTGAACTAATGTTATATTCATTTGTTAATGTAGTAGACACTGAATTTAATGAAGTTTCTATTAGTTGTTTTTGATTTACATACGTTCGGTATAACATTGATGTTTTTATGTTTGCTGCTAAGGTACTTTGATAAGCAACTATTGAATTAATAAGGTCTTGTTGACGTGTAGAGTTTGATGCTAAATAGAGGTTTATAGCATCATGATACGCATTCATATCAATTGCGTATTGAGTAGATATAGCTGATTTAGAAAATGAAGATATAGGAATTTGTATTAAAGGAGGTATTTGTGATTGTCCTCCAGATTGTATTGTCATTACTTGTATGTTATTTCTAGTAGGATCAATATAATACACATTTGGCAGTGATACCATAAATGAAGTTATATTGTAACTTGGTAAAATACATCTTTGAACTGGTGTTAAGTTTGTTTCTGTAAAACTGTAAACAGTATCACTATTATCTCCTCCTATTGCATATATAGTATTAGATGAATCAATGGCTAAGTGTGTAGCATATGGTATTTGTCTGGGTAGTAGGCTTGCTCTTCCATTAATAAGTTTTCCTATATCAAATTCACCGTATGTTGAAGAAAAAAAAGCAGTGCGTCTTACACTTGTTACAACAACATTTAGTGGATTATTTATATAAAATGTAGTAAAACTGTCAAAAGGAATTGCTGAATCTATCGGTGGTACTGCATTATATGGCAATGAGCCAAATTGAGCTTTAGGTATTCTACATATACGATCTCTACCAATATCAATAACATACAGATAAATTGAATCTACCGTAATATATCTTGCATCGCTAAAAAAGTTTGATAGATATGAATAATCAGCAGTTTGTACGTATAAATATCTTATATATCTCAGATTTGCATCATACACATTTATACAAAATGAGCCATTATATGATGGATTATTTTCCTTAACCATTACGTACATAACATTATTAGAATCAATAGCAATACCATGTGGTGTTCCATTCGATACTACTATTACTCTCTCTTTATTAACAGCTGTAAAAGAATTTTGTCTATATATTCCATTATCATGTTTAGATGTTACAAATACATTACCATGTGTATCTTTAGCCATTGCAAATGGACTTATTATTGTATCTGTTACGAATATTGTTGTTGTTGCTGGTATTGTTGTTGGTACTATTGCTGTAGCTCCCACTGTTGTTGTTAAAAATGTACCAGCTGGTGTTGTACCAGTTGATCCAGGCAATGCTAATGTTACTGTAGGGGCGCGTGTTGTTGTTGGGCTTCTTGTTGTTGTTGATGTTGTTGTTGTTGTAGTTGTTGCTATAACATTTTCAGACATATAAAATATTCCACCCGATCTTAAAAGCATGTTTATTTCCTCACCAGTAAAAATACTTGTTGATACTAAAAGGTGTGATTTATTATATTTGTTGTTTAAAGTAGTTTGTTCCTCTTCATATTCTGAAATTAAAGATGTAAGTCTAGATACTTCAGTTAAAGCATTTGATAACTGATTATCTAACCCTGATAGCAGATTAATGAGAAGTGTACTTACATATTGAGGTGTATATCCATCCCAATACTCTCTTATTTTCATTGTAGACGTATATTCATTATAATATGTTGGTAAAGCAGTACTTAATGTAAAGTATGGCTTTATATATTTGCTTAAAAATGTACTCATCTTGTTACAGTTTGTATTTGATGTTACACATTGCAGTGTTGATATAATAACACTAGGATTATATATTCCACCACCAGATTGAATACCTATTGAACTTATTAAACTAGTCGGAATTGATAATCCATCTAATGTCATAGAATAAAGAGTTTCTATTTTTTTCATCATAGTCACTGTTGAATTATATATTTTATAGGCATTACCTTCATTATTTACTGCAGTACTATATGAAACCAAATATGTATTTGCACTGATTAAGTTTGATGCTATAATATATTGGGCGTATGAATTATTTATTATAGTTGTTTCATTTTCGATAAGCTCTGAAAGAAATTTTATGGAAGATAATGTCGAATTATATTTATATGTCATTTGTCCACTTGATGTATCATTTGTAGATCTAGTATATGCTCTTCTGTAAATAGCTTCAGCAGTACTTAAATCTAACCTTGCTTTTGGAACCCGTATAGTTGAATAATAGTTATACGTTGATATTATAAGTGTATTATGTGATTTATTTGCTTCTAGGTGTCGTACTGCATCATCAAAGGCAGCTTGATTTGTGTATGTAGAAATTGCTCCTCCCTCTTGAATTAATATGCCAGGATATGTACTCTTAAATGTAGATATATGCTCTGCTAGTGTAATATTAATAGGGTTTGAATAAGTATTATTAAATGTACTTATATAATCTGATATAATACTATTTCTAGAATATGAATAATCTGGAGATATAAAACCATATGTATTATATCTTTCTTGAATATCAAGTATTGCCGATGAAATTTCATGACTTAATGTGCTATATGCAAGCCACATTGAAGAATATATTCCTGATGATACGGCATACATAGTACTATATTTTTTATATTGTTCCAGTGCTATAATATAATTTGTAGAGGCGGCAGCTTTAGCAGTTGTTGATGATATATTAGCATCTTCAGCTCTTTTATAGGCAATTAGGGCAGATATAGAAAGAGTTGACAATGTAGATAATGTGGAATCATACTTTTCTCTTGCTTCACGAACATTTAAAGGAAACCCCATTATATTTTCATATTTATTTGAAGGTAGTTGACTTATACTTGAATAAAATATAGGATTTATAGTCATGTAGTTTTCCAAAAATTTTGTATAAATATCAGCTTGAACTGTTTCAGCATTAATATTTGTACTTATATTAATTATATCCGTATAGTCGCCACCAACTTGGGCGCGTCTAATTGGTCGAAACATACCTATTCATATGTATATTTTATATAAGTACATTTACCGCCAAGTACTTAATTTAAGTACTAACGGCAAGTGCCGAATTTAAGCACTCCTAGAGGAGTGCTTAAATGTAGCATACTTGCTATCATAGGGTTGTAGGCAGTATTAAGTACCCCCTTTTAGGGGGTACTTAAATTAGGCACAACACGGTAGGATATTTTATTAGCCGCCCTTGCCATTAAAGTATAAACCCAGGATTAAAATTAATCGGTGGTATAAATGCATAAATTGAGTTTGAGGTAGGTTCTTTTAGTTCAAATGGCATAGCTATACCACCTAGAGCGTTTGGTAGTGCTGGTGGTGTAGGTATAGGAGGTGTATCATCTAGTACCTTTGTTAATACATCGGGGAGCTGATCTTCTGAAATATTTAATTCTTGAGTAAAATATCTATTAATATTTGCTTTTAATGGAGATATTATTTGATTAATAGTACCCAATCTTGTTATACGACTACTTATTTCTGCATTAATATTATTAATATTAATATCATTAAGAGTAGTAAATGCACCTTCATAGGCTGTTCTAATATTTTCAAGCTGTACTTGCGTGCTAAATAGTAATGCTGGTATTTCGTATGTTGTTAAAATATTTTGACGTGCATCAATAAAACCACCCTTTAATCTTTTTTCAGTTTCAATATTTGTAATTATATATTGAAAATTTAAATCCAACATGTTTAGACTATTAATTATACCAATTATTGTACGCGTATCGGTATTATTTCTTATTTGGTTATCGCGATCCGCTGATTTTGTAGTTTCAGGAATATTTGGATCTAAACTTCTAATATTAATAGCATCATTTCTTGAAGCAATATTATTAACTATTATACCTAGTGATGCTGTAATATATCCAAGCTGACTATTATACTGCTCTATACCATATCTATATTCATCACATTCTGCCTCTAAGGCTAACTTTAAATATCTATAGTAATTACTCTGTTGAGTTCTAATTTCGTTAGTTTGTTCTACTAATAAACCATAATCTCTAACTTGTAGACTACTCAAATAACGTATATCTGAAATAAGTGAAGATACTTTACTATTGTAATAATCAATAGTACTTCGTGTTTTTAGTTCGAGCCCTGAATAATACTGTATTGTACTATAATAACTATCAGAGCTCAAAAAATCAAATGATGAAATTTTCAGCGTGCTATACAAATAACGATATAGTGTTGATATACTTGATTTAAATGCTAAATCAGAAATAATGTAGTTGTTCACACTTGTTGATACTTCAATATAAGTAAATAAATTAGTTATGTACGTAGTCGAAAGTTGTGGATATATATTAATATTTGTTGGATTATTTAGAGCCATTAAATCAGAATAGACTATAGTTGATATTGTAGATAGCGATGATGACCCTTTTATATAGAGTACATTATTTGCACTTATATTAGATAAAAGTCCACGATATTGCTCTTCATACATTTGAACAGTCGATGAATTTCGTTGAAGAGAACTAAGAATAGCATCATATTCCTCCTTATAGCCTTTTAGTTGTTGTGCATATGTTGTTGATTGATTACGAAGTATTATAAGACCTGATACATCATTTATATATTGTGTCATCTGGGCGCTAGCGTCCCTTGATTTTTGCTCATAATCAAGAAGAGCAGTACTATATACTCTACTTATTGATCTATATTGTTCATAAAGGCCGTATGGCCCATCTATTCTTGTCATTGTACAAGTTCTTTCAGTTTCTAATTCTCTAATAGAAGCATAATCTACTGCAATTTGTTTATCGATCATAACAACAAGAGAACTTAGTTGTTCTGTAGTAATTGATGAGAGTGCATCTACAGTTGTAAGATTAGCAGATGACATAATATATTTAACACTTGATAGTGATGCAATACTCATTGTAGATACAGATCTTTGTAATGCAGCCAAATCAATGTAAGTAGCAGTTTGTCCACCTGTTTGAATTTCATTTGTTTTAATCCCTCGCGGCGTGTACATCTCTTCTCAGCTACACTATTTTCTTTAGCCCATAATTTTCATTATACCTTGTACTCCAATATTTAGCTGAGTACGTAATACAGTTAAATCCTTCTTAAATATTTCTAATGAATTTATTTGCTTTATATTTGGAGATTCTAATTTTACTTGCTTATAGAGTGAATTAAATACAACTTCTTTATTTGCAATCATACCTTCAATTTGTGATATAATTACTTGTGTTTGTCTTTGTTGGTCGGAAGATGTACTTTGTACACGTGATTGAATATATGTATCAACACCCATTTTAGTATCTTGTATATCAGACCAGGATGTGTGAATTTCTTCAAAATGCGCTTTAACTTGAGATGCTAAATTATTAGAAACTTGCTTGCTTTTATAACGCTGTATTAATCGTGGAAGCTCTTCATTTACTGTTTCACTAATATCATCGGACAAAGATACTAATTTTGTAATCATAGGCTGAGCATTTACATACCAGGGGTGGACTTCACTAACAAGACTGGGAGGTGATAAAACATAATTCATACATAATATAAGAGTTGTGTTAAAAGATGATTGTGCATCTATAGAGCTTATTAATAATTCTTCAATATCAGGAGCAGATGTTGTACCTCTTTCTTTTACATTAATCTGTAGTTCAGCCTGTATTTTAAGAATTTCAGAATTTATTTTATCTTTTCCAGTTGTATTCCAATATGCTATTTCGCGCTTAACTGATTTGATTTCACCTATAGCTTTTAGATACACATCTATAATACTGTGAGCTTGTTTGTATGACAGAAAAAATGTGTTTAAAGATACATCAACAGTAGTTGGTGTTAAATTAGCTAATGATTGTCCAAATGCTTTCTTAGCATCATCTAATGCATTTATTGCCTCTGAGCCAAATGTCTTAATTTCCGATTCTTTTGATACAAGACTTGCTATTTCATATTCCATGTATTTCTTTGCCGACTCATATCTAAGATTATTACGACTTATACTTTCTATTTCTGTCTTTGCTTTTAGTACACGAGCTGTATTAATATATTCATATGCTCCAATGCTTGTGTTAGGTGGCAATGGGATTGAATTTACCATACTAATTTCACGCGATACATTCCCATCTGAATATGTAAGTGGGCTACTGCTAGTAATGGGAGGAACTTCTATACAGATGCCGTCAGGACTTACAATAGGATTAAATGTATTTGTAACAAATATATTATGACTTCCACTATTTGATACAAATCGCGTACGAAATAGTGACTCGAATTGAAGAAAATCTTCTATTTCATAAGGCTGTTGTACTGTCATTCCAGTTGTTTCTATAGATAAATCATTATAAGCACCATGTATCTTATTTGTTTCACCTATACGCTGGATAGGAATATGTATGTATTTACAGTATCCATATTCATTCATACATACAAGTCCATTTTTATTTAATAATACAGCAAACCCTGTTAATGCATCTTTAGATATACTAAACGTATTTGGTAGTATTTGAACCATTTTCTTCTTCTGAGGATTGAAAGTAAGAGATACACGTTTATCAGGAGAAACAGCATATATACTATAAGGAAATGCTCTGTATACATCATCAATATCGTAGACCATTCCATCATCTGCCTTTACCACTTCTACTAAATATCCCTCAGGTGAATAGACAGGTTCATAAGTATCTTCATCTACCTTTCTTATGTATACATGTGTTCCAATTTCATCAATAAACATTGAAAGCGATGCTCTAGGACAGTTCAAAAGGGTATCATAAGGAAGTTGATTAGCTGTTATAGCCCGCCGACCATAATAATTTGTTTCTCCTTCAGTGTAGATATAGAGAAATCCTTGATTTGAACCGATAATATCAATCGAATCACGTGTACCGGTTACTCCAGGATTTCGAATAGCAATGGGATTTACTCCAATATTATAAAACAGACACCAGTCCCCTTTTGAAAGTGCAAGGGAAGGCAAGACAATTGGCGGAGAGTTATGTATAGTTTCAACACAGTGTATACTATTCATTTGATTTCTTTGTGGTTCAACTAATGAATTTATAGTGTATGTATACAGTGGGATGCGTTGCTCCACTGTTAATCCACTATAGACCGAATCAGTAAAGGAATCTAAAATTTTGAAAGTTTGTTTAATATTTCCATAAGGTGTTGTCTTTGTATATATTCCATTTATAAAGACGTATCCTAGAAGTTTAGGAAAAAATGGTATAATATGTGAGCCAACAATAGCGCCAGATGAATCAGTTTCCACATATTCAAGACCAAAAAGTAAGGAATCAAGTGGATTCACTTTACGAATGTATACATCTTGAATCTTTGACTCATATATAGAATCTTTATCTATTTTATCTTCAAATGTCGATACCTGACCGGTTTCCTTCGAAGTAGTAATAAACATGTTTATATTATTTAGATAAACATGTAATGAAGCATCTAGTTTCTTAAATTCAGCATAGTAGCTTTTAGATTTTTCTACAACTTTAGATAAATAATCGGTATACAGATTCTTGAAAAGCGGGTTAAGGGGTTTTAATGAAATAGTAGAGGTTATTTTATATAGTTCATTAAGTTCAGATACGATGTATGCATAATCGCCGTTAGTCAGCTGTCCAGAAACGTCTGTATAATATGATTGTATTAAATTTAGTGCTGGATTTGTGTATCCATTTATATCAGTAGAAGTATCAATATTTGGAAGATACGATAACCATAATTTTGAAAGAATAGTTTTTTCTATAGCTTTAAACTCTGAGTTTAAGGTAGAAACCTTTGTTTGTACATCGGTATAGTGATGTCTAACAATATCAATAAAGTTAGTCAATGAATCTTTTACTATATTTTGTAAATTATTGTAGGCAGCATCTCCATCAGCCGAAATTTGTGCTGATATTACCTTTAGTTTTTGATGTAAGTTTTTAAATTGTGTTGCTTGTTCAGTAAATAATAGGTGATCCGAAATTTGGGTTGTAATTGTATTTGCTCCACCAGTCTGTTTTACAAAAGGTTCTGTATAATTACTAAGCAACGTCTGAATATAGGAATTAACACTTGTATTTACTTCAGTACACTCATTAAGAACTGCTTCAATTGTTGATTCATTAAATGGTTGTTGCTCAACAGATGAATAAATTGTAGCCAGTGTTAGATTTTTTATACGACGTGCATATAAATATGCTTTTGAAAGCATTTGAACAAGTTGCATAAGTTTTACACTACACGTTTTTATGCGCTCTTGATAGTTTACAACAGTTGTTGTATGTGAAGTATTCTTTTTTTCTTTTAGATAATCTGTGTGAACAACGGTAAGTTGTGCAGAATATTTCATAAGAAGATCTTCAGCAGTCTTAAACTTGCTTGCTATTGATGAGAATATAGGCTCATTTATAAGATTAGGTAGATATGGGTGTGTTAACGGAAGAGTATACTGAGTATTCTGTTTATAAGCAATGTACCCTTCCATTTTTGAAGTTTCATCCAAAGTAAGAGCCCGTGAAAAAACTACTAATTCTGAGAATTCAGCACTGGGATTTTCTGTAGGAAAATCGACAAGTTTTGTTGAAATTACAATCTGATTTGTTATTGTGTTCTGTGAAAATGTTACACCGTATGAAATAGAAAAACTACTTGTAGGAGTTTCAACTGGAGCGCTAGTTACTAGTTTTAGAGTGTGGACCTTTGTTGACCCTCTAAAATTACTCATATTAATGGCATCTAGCTCATTAGGTACACTTCGTAGGCTTGGAAATGTAGTTGGAATTGCCGTATCAAGTACAAGTGGAATAAGTGAGTTTGGTGTTGCAGGAGTATCACTTACAATTTCAGTTATAACCATTTCAGATGTATCGCCAAATTGTGTAAGTAATGCCTCTTTAATAAAATATGACTGTTTATTAATATATGACTTGATTGTTTCATGTTTTACAAATTTATCATTCGCTTTAATCCATAGAACAAGATCTGGAATCAGACTTGGAAGAAAGGTTTCTATATTATTTACCGGAATACCTGGCTGATATCCTATACCACCTCCATCTTGGTGTATCATCCTCTATAAAGCCCTTGTTTTTTTGGCTCTAAGCGCTTATTTACCGTGTATTGCTAAAGTTAAGTACCCCCTTTTAAGGGGTACTTAATATTGTCTACAACCCTATGATGGCAAGTATGCTACAGTAAACGTTAAGCCTTTGGCTTAACGCAACTTCGGCACTTGCCGTTACCGTTTTAAAAATTCTAAAAGAATATTTAAAATGGTATCTGTATTGCTAAAGTTACTTTCTACCTTTCCGCTTTGACTTCTTATTTTTTCTACGTCTACCACCTCCCGCTGTCTTTAGACAGGCAGGATTGAGGGCCCGCGCCTCATACGGTGTCTGTAGAAGGGAAGGCGTTCCTGTTGATGAAACCCATGTGGACGCCGTATTTCCATAGCCTGCCGTAGGAGCATAGTAGACGGGGCTAGCTACACCACCCACACCACCCTTTTGAAATACAGCTGGATTTGGGGCGGCGCCGGGTGGAGCCGTATTTACAAGTCCACCCTCAGGTTGAATACGTACTACAGGAACAATAGGATTTGGTCCACCTGTTGTGGCCCCAACATCAACTGTATAGCGCCCACCACGTTGCTTCTTCCCCTTTCCAAAGAAGAATTTACGCGTTGAGTTTATAAAGCCCTGTAGGAAGAATTTACCTGAGCGCTTTCCACGCTTATTACCTTTTATACGTCTGCTACCACCAGCAAATCCGGGAAGCCCTCCAGTTCCAGCTGAATAACCTACAAGCGTTCCTGGACGCACGGCAGCAACACATGCCTCTTTTGCTACTACTTCAGATGCATATGGGGCTCCAGCTGAAACTGCTGGGCCAAATCCGTATGAAGCTGAATCACCTCCACGTTGTGACTTTCTTTTAGTATTTCTTTTTCCTCTTGGCATTTCTGTATATACATGAGAAAAACTTCCACCTGTTGGATTTGATAACTTTTGTCTATATTGTAAATGTCGTTCTAATGCCTTTATTGGATGATACAGTTTATTAATACTATCTGGTACTATTTCACCTATTGAAATATTTGATAATTCATCTATAATTTTATAGGATAATTTGTTCGATATGCACTCTGTTGGAAATAATGCCTCTAGAAAATAAAGTGTTTTATGTTTACCTGCATAAGTACTAATAGCATTTAATAATTTACTAGAAACGCGTATAGCACATACCATTGATCCATACAACGATTTCTCTCTTTTTACACTTTCAAGAGCTGACCAGAATATCCATGGATCTGATTCATTTATAAGATTTCCTACTAATAAATCTTCAGCAGCATATTTTGTATTTATATTTAGCAATGTTTGCTCATTGTAAAAAAATGTATCATTTTCAATAAACCATACTGAACGTATAGGATTCTTATAAAAATAATAAACTGCCTTATCCCAGCTTGTTACTGCCTTTCTAAGATACAGTATATTCATATTTTTATAGCCATTCTGTATACATTCATTATCATCAATTTGAATAAATTGTACACTCGGATATTTCTTCTTTAGTTCAGTACAATCAAAACTATTATCATCAATCATAATATAGGTTTTAAGTGTTTTAAATGTTTTTAAAAAATCCAACCAGATTATATCTGGTTTTACTGTTAAAATACATACAACATCTGCCATACTTAATTATTAAATAGGTTTTTATAAATCTCATATCCGCTAAAATCAGTATTCCAACGCACTTGAACTATGCTTTCTGTACGCCCACGTAGAAGCTGTGAAAGAGAGAACATCTGAACAGACCCGCGTCCTACAAGATTGTCCATTTCATCATACAAGTCATAAATATCTGGCATTGAATCAACCGGAACAGCACGCGCTTTAAAGTCAGTTAGTTTACTTGGCGTAGAAATCACAGGATTAGTCTTAATGCTCGGCAATACTTGTTTTACTACTGGTTTTGAGTTACATTCAGTCCACATCCGTCGCCGACTTGCCAACTCAGGAATCAAATCAATTGTATGAATACCTGTAAATCCAGCAGTAAATGCAGCATCTACTGACTTTGGGTTAAGAATCGTTGTGTTTACACCACCCATAAGACGTGTATCAGGAACCCAGAGGCGTTCCACAAATTCAGAAAGATAGGCGCGACGGGCTGAATAAGGCGATGTATCAAAAACAGGCGCCCCTTTCCACATCCACACATCTTCAATGCGTAGACTATGTTGAATTGTATCAAACGTTGCTATAAACACGGAGCCACCACCTTCACCTAGCTCTTGACTTACACGCATCCGTAATGTACATGGCGGAAAGGCATGCTTTTTCATTTGAAGAAATACGGGAGCTCCCTTTGGTAAAAAGACCAAAAACCCTGGCTCAGCGTTTCCCTCGTTTTCCGCCACATAAAACACACCCTTCTGAAGAGGCTGTTTCATGCGTTCAATGTCTAAATGTTGACGAATTACAGTGCCTGTATGGCTTGCGCGCTCTACAAGCTGTCTTGCAGCGTCCTGCACAGCACGCGGAGCTACCTTTCGTTTTACAGGGGTTGTTTCGCGATGCGTATTACGAATCGACCCTTCCTGGCTCATTCTATATATAGATAGTGTAGGGTCTTTATATCGTTGCATACGAATCTGTTGAAAACATATCATGGGCTACTATTCCTGACATAAATTCACCTCCATTCTGTGCAAATTCTGGAGAAAAGTTACTCACTCCTCCCGCTACTGTGTTACTAGCGACACCCGACTCTGATGATAGCCGAGTTCCATTATTTTCTACACCAGGCCCAAAGGAATTTTCAGGATGACGCATAGTATCACGAATAGGGGTAGCTGAATTTACTTCTGCAAGAGGATCATTTGCTAGTGCTGTTTCCGGAGGGTTAGCTAATGATGGTCCCATAGAATTAGGTGGATTTGGACCAGCTGGAGCTACAATGGTTGGAGGTGGTACTGGGGGCGTATACATTACAGGAGCAGGAACCGGTATATTAGGTTGCTTTGCTACGGCTTGAAATCCCTCCCAGGGTACTACAGAGTTTGTGTATGAACGTAGTGCAAGGTGGGCAACATATAGAATTGCTAAAATTCCTAAAATGATTAAGGCAGAGTTAAGCATCTGAGGACTGAAAAGAAATATTGAGCGCGAATATTTCTGCACCAGTTATTTTCGGCCTATGTGTGTAGATGGATTATCAACTAGAGCAGTTAAAGGCAACTCTTCTTTCATGTGTTTCTCAGAGCGGCGCCGGCGTTGCTGTCGGGCCCCTTTTACAACAGGTGACTGAGCTTGTAAAGGCAGCAAAGGATGCGAAAGTTTCTTCTGCTGAGGCGAAGAAGAAGGTGCTAGAGGCAATAGAGGGGGCATTAAAAGCGTTTCCGCAAGAGGCTGTAGGTGTGGCGGATAAGATACGGACGATACTTCTACCGGCTGTGAATGCTTCTTTTGGCTACCTTGATGGGCGTTTTGCCGCCTGTTTTTCGTGGGTTTGGGAACTGTTTTCCCGGAAGAAGGCAATACTTTCGTCATTTGAGTCGGTGGTGCCTCTAGGAGTTGTTTCGGCACTTCAAGCTGCTGTGGAGGAACCCAAGGTGCCGGTAGTTGCGGGCGCGGAGGCGGTCGTGGTGCCGGTTGAGAAGCTTGTATTACGGGAGGCCGAGCCTGTTTTAGCGGGGGAGGTTTTAGTTGAGGAGCCTGTAAAGGTGGCTCCTGTAAAGCAGGAGTCTGAGCCGATGGATTAGACATTTCATAAGTAATTGTCCATCCAGGTATACAGATATTTCCAGTAGAATCTTCTACCGCTTCATGTGTTTCAGTGTGAAGTACTTGAAAGGGGACATAATCTTGAGAAAGCTCACGCAGTGTTTCAATAATTTTACCGTCCTCCTTTTTGCGATCCAAAATCTCCCATGAAAGCCAAGAATCATTAAACAATTCGCCACATACTATACCGGAATCATAAAATGTAATTGTTCCGGTATAGGCTGTTTCTGTTTGTGTAGGCGTCCATGTACGTTTATACATTCTTATAGGGGTAAAGTGTTCATGGTTTAGACCACGGAATATCGTGTTATTCTAATTTGCCTAGTGTTGTATTGTCAATATTATCTAAATGTCTAAGTTGAATGGGATATAATATTTGTGCAAGTAATATGTTCCATGTAATTGGATAGTTTGATGTTATTTTAAAGTTCTCTTGTCCTAATTCCCATGCAGGCTTTTTGAATGCTACTTTTTTCCCGCGATTAAATGATTCTCGTGTATGTTTTGCCGGATTTTTCTTTAGTATAGGAAGAAATTCATCTAACTTTTTATTTAGAGTATTATACCACTCAGTTGTTATTGTAGAATATGGTCTACATATTAACCAGCCCATACAAACAAGTTTTTCACGTTTTGCCTCTAATTCATTTCGTATTTCTGAGCTATATTCTTCCATTCCTGCAAGTAAATGCCCACTGGTAGGTATAACACCCATTAATAATATTTGTGGAGATTCATTTAGTTTTTTAAAGGCAGCATCCCAATCATACTTATTTGGTTTTACATCCATGTATCCTCCACCATGATGGTGCATTAAATAACATCGCAAATAATCAGATTTATGAATTGTTGATAAATATTCATATGCAGGATGAATGGGATGATCTTTGATAACATAGTCATTTATAGTATCTTTTGTAATTAATACAGCTCCATCTGGTAATTTTTGAATAGAATTTTTACGATTTGCGTTCATTTCTTCATTACCAAGCCATAAAACAAATATACGTTTTTCTACATTGCTACCCCCTTTATATTTATATTTATTCTGTTTCTGTTTTCGGGTTTTTCTAATAGCCATATTTCTATTTAGACTACTGAATATTAATGGGAAATGGCACTTGCCGTTAAAGAAAAATTGGAGCGGGCTAAACCCCTTTTAATAGTATTAGTAAAGAATGCCGCCTAAATCAAAGAAAGCGCATTCAGCACTTGTAATCTCAGTAAATGGTGAAATCAAACATACTACTTTCCAGGCTGCTGGAGATGTTACCATTGATTCACTAAAAGGCTTCTTTAAGAAGAAGGCCGTAATTGAACAGATTGGTTCATATAATTATAAAGCACTAACCCTTTTCCTATTTGGTGTACTAAATGGTGAAGAAGGACAGGAATCTAAACATCAGCTCCCTCCTCCTCATGATTCAGTTCCGGTGTATAGCGATATTGTTGTTATTGCTTCAGAAGACGAAGAAACATTTGCTGTTCCAGTTGAGTTCAAAGAAGCAGATTATGAGCAGTTTTATTCAAAAGAGTTTGGTAATTATGAATCCGATAACGATGAAGGTGAAGCAGCAGTTGAGGGGGTTGAGGCGGAAGTTGAGGCTGAGGTTGATGCCGATGCCGATGCTGAAGTCGATGATGTTGTAGAAGAAGAAGGTGAAGATGATGAGAATGAGGGAGAAGTTGCTGAAGATGATGGTGAAGGTGTTGTTGAAGAAGTAAAGCCGAAGGCAAAACGTAAGAAGGCTGCTGCCAAGCCAGTTGTACTTAATATGATTGGCCCTGCAAATGCCTATCCTAATAAGCCGACGCTATCAGATGAAGACCAACTACAGGAAGAAACCTCTGTTCAGCCACTTACAGCAAATTATCGCAAACAAGTGTATTCCATTCTAAAGAAACTATTTACTTCAAAATTAACTGATGAACAGATTTGTACTCTAGAATCGTGTATTTATAATGGAGCAATTAATGAATCTAAGCAACGTAATATTATTCGTGTATGGACCTACCCCCTTTTCGTACATATGTACAAGATGCGCGCCCGTAAGATTATGTCAAATTTCGATGCAACTTCCTATGTTAAGAACACAGACCTCTTTGACCTCTTTCAGCAAGGTAGTATTGACTTCAAAGGCCTTGCAGCAATGAATACGTATGAACTATTTCCGTCGCGGTGGCGGGACCAGTTTGAAAAGCAACAGATTCGTGAGAAGAAACAACTTGAAGGTAATCGTGATATGGCCACTGACCAGTTTCTCTGTACTCGTTGCCATAAGCGTCAGTGTACATATTATGAGTTACAGACCCGGTCGGCAGATGAGCCAATGACAATCTTTATTACGTGTCTAAACTGCGGAAAGAAATGGCGGCAGTAATAGACTTGTATAAACAGAATGTTATCCAAAATAAGTCTACTTGGTGCTGATGGTGATGACCCATTTCCGTGTTTTTCTAGTTTAACTTCAATGTATGGAGAAAAAGGTGTACGAACCATTTTTGTATCTATTGGAAATTCTAAATCGTGTATGGCAGATTTAGAGATTGCAGAAACTCTTGGTTGTGTAATTCATACTGTCCCCTTAACTCCGACATCTACAAAAGACTGGGAAGAAGTTCGTGGTATTCTAAAGACTCATATACGTACAGTTAGTACCACAAGCGATTTTTCAAAAGGTGCCGAAAATAACTGGGTTTTACAGAAAAATGTTCATATATATTCTACGCTTCCATGGTGGGTCTGCTCTACTATGGACCTAAGCGGAATCTCCATACAGACAGAGCCTTTTTTTAGCTGGGTAGAAAAGGCATGTGCTATAAGCAAGGTTGTTGATGTTCGTATGGATATTCTAAAGATTGATGTAACTGGGGGACTAGAATGTAGTCTTCTTGGAGCAATGCTTGATGCCGGATTTCGTCCAGGATGTATTATTGTAAATTGGGCTTTTATGCCTGATACTCATACACCTACAACACTTGCTGCTGGAAATTTACAGAATTGTGGATACAAGCTTATGGCTAAAGAAGGTAAGAAGTTTTTCTATTATTTTGTTGACCAGGATATGTATATGACATGCTCATGGGAATCTACAGAGCATGCAAATCCAATGGTAAATGAGATTATTTCTCATTATAAAAATACAATAGGAATTATAGATAGCAGAAATGGACCAAACTCTACAAATAAATCATTTACTGCTAAACCCACAGACACAGATACCGCAAACACAGATAACGGGAAACCCATCTAAAAAAATATTAGCACCTAGTAATGGAGGTGACCTCCAAAGAATATTTAAATCCTTTGAAGAAATCGTCAGTATCTCTCACCGCTAAGATTCATCTGTATGAGCCTAGTAAGACTATTAAACCCGGTCAATCATTCTATCGTTATGTAAACCAAACATGGTTAGCAAAGACAAAAATACCTGACCATCTTGTAAGATATTCGGCAGGAAATGAAACTGAAGAATACATTGATACTTTTCTCTATAAAATTATATTAGATTCATTTAAAACTCAACACGAAGATACAGCAATATATAATGCAATTCGCCTAGTAACAATGTCTGCTATTCGTCCAGAGATACAAAATACTAACTATAAAGTTTTAGCGCAATTTATACGCTCTGTTGTATGTATTCGTGATACAAATGGTGTTGCAAAGATGATGGGTCATCTTATAAAGCATGGAATTCATACATGTGTATCTATGAATATAGATGCAGAGCGTGTACCAAAGCACAAAGAAAAACAATACATAATCAGTTTATTTCCAGGACGTCTGGGTCTTAGAGCACCGCAAGAATATTTATTTGAGAAACCACCTTTTCAAAAAGAAGAAACTCTTAAACATTATAAACATCTTGTAAAATATGCTAGTCATCATTTTGAATTAACACAAAATATGGAGCTTGGTATAAAAGTTGAGTGTAATTTGGCAAAGGCACTATACGCTTTAAAAGTGGATGAAACTTTTTATACATTAAATGACCTTATAAAAGATTTCCCAAATGTTCCATGGAAACTATTTTTTTCTGAAATTGGTATAACTGATTTAGATGGATTTATGTGTAATATAGAGTACTCAGGATTCTTACTATTATTACAAAAATTATTTAAAGAACTTACTATTGATGAATGGATTGGGTTATTAAGTCTTCAAATCTTTATGCATGCCTTACCACATTTACATGAGCCATACATTTCTAAGGCCCATACCCTTTTTGGTTCAAGACCTATATCTCGTCAATTGTACACTCTTTCCATTTTAAAAGCGGGTTTACATGATGAGATGTCATATTTATTTGCAAAGAATTTCTTAAAGGGTAAGGGAACAGCAACAAATTTTGTAGATGAAATTGTAAAGGCGGCGGCGGCTCGAGCAGTAGGTATAGAATGGATGGACTCTAAAACGCGAGAGCGTGTTATTGAAAAAATAGGCAATATTAAAGAAATTGTGTTTAGTTCAGAATCTGAGAAACAGCCATCATGTCCAAAAAATCTTGTAGATGATTGTATTCTTAAAAATATATATACTATTAATCTACATACCACACAAAAATCTCTAAATAAATTACATAAAAATGCTTCAAATGTGTGTATGGATACACCACCATCCTATATTATAAATGCCTATTACTATCCGAAATTAAATCAAATTATAATTCCTGCTGCTTCATTTTTCTACCCTTTTTACGATCCTAAACGGATTGGGTGGAATTATGGAGGAATTGGAGCAACAATTGGCCACGAAATTATTCATGCTTTTGATAAGGATGGACAGACGTATGATGAAAATGGTGAAGACAATGAAATTTGGTCAAAGGGTGATAAGCGAAAGTATAATGCCATACTCAAAAAGTTAATAGAGCGTTTTTCCAAGGAAAAGGTAATAGGAGCCCATATAAATGGTGAAACAACTGTATCTGAAAATCTAGCAGACCTAGGGGGTATTCAAGTAGCCTTAGCTGCCCTTACTATGCGTATAAAAGGTGTTTCACCAAAAAAAAGACTTCACGAACTTCGGGAATTCTTTCTTTCGTATGCAACATCTTGGCGTACGTTGGTGCGCCGGCATGAAGCCCTTTTACGTGTTTATGTAGATCCTCATGCACCTGCAGAGCATCGTGTAGATGTTATTGTTTCTCAGATAGATGAATGGTATGAAGCATTTGGATGTAAGGTGGGTGACCGTTTATATGTGAAGCCTGAAGACAGGATACATATATTTTAACGGCAAGTGCCAAAGTTAAGTACCCCCTTTGGGGGTACTTTTCTGTAGCATACTTGCCATATTAGGGTTGTAGGCGATATTAAGTACCCCCTTTTAGGGGGTACTTAAATTAGGCACAACACGGTAACACGATTTGCTCCACCATGCTTTTGCTCCTGCTGACTCGCGAGAAGCGCGTTTTACAATATCAGAATCAGTTGTTTCATACGTTTTTCCGCATAAAAGGAAGGAATGTACACGGGCGTAACCCCATTGTTGCTGCATAGCCCCAGGTCTGTGTCCAGTTCTCCAGGCCGCCATACCACGATTATAGGATTCTTTTATATATTTAAGAGGAACTCCTGTTGCTTTTGATTTTGCCTCTAAAGAGTGTGCATCAGGAAATTTACGCTTCCACTTTGCCGTATAGCCAGACGATTTTGTTTTCACTCCCTTGTCACTCTTAAATCCCACATATGCTGCCGCGTTTTTCCAAGACATAGCACCATATTTGCCTATTTCTTTTTTACGAAGTGTCTTTTTCTTTGCTGAAAGTCCTTGAAAATATTTAGATGGACTATATGATTTTCGGGTTTTGTTTGACATAGCTGTATAGTTATGTGATTTTTTTATAGTGTTGTGCAATATTTAATAGTCTCCTCTAAGGAGACTATTAAATCTGCCTACAACACAATTTAGGCACTTGCCGTTAGACTCGAACTCTAAAAGGATTCTGTATATAATGTTTCCATGCCCATAGTCGGCGTCTTGGAGCATATTGTAATGGACCACCTATACCTCTAAGAGCATCAAACAAACACCACTCTGATGGAATGCCCCATTTACCTAAAAATCTATTTATGTTTAATGTATGATTTCGACTTGCCGTAGATAATGCTTGATATTCTACTAAGTTCTGCTTACGTGTATTAAACTCATTTATAGCATCTTTAATAAAATCCTTTGCCATAGCAATGTGATCGCCAAATTCACGTTTTAAACCTTCTATTTTTTTCTTAGCTCCAATCATTTTGCTTTTATGTTTTTTCTGTGTATTTATTAAACTTTTTACTTCATCTTTAAATTCTGGGTGTGTTTCTAATAGAAATTTAATTAAGTTTCTATCACTATTTATATTCCGCTCAGCAACAAGTTCCTCCATCATTGCATCAGTTATAATATGTACTTGACATACATGACATCTGCCTGTTTGAAAGTTATTATTATCTAAAAGTCGTAGTGATGCCTTTAAAAAACAGTCAGTGTGAAATTCATGAGTGCACATGAGTTTTATTGTGGGTTCGTCTTCTTGTATGGCGTTGTTGCACAGACTGCACATGTTTTCTTGTAGTATGTGTAATTCGTTTAGCCCGAATATGGGCAAGAAATTTGTTCTGTTCTTCTAAAGACAAATCTAGATAATTTAAAAACATTGAATATGACTCCATTTCCCTCACTCTAATTTAGATAATCATCAAATCTGATAGGCGCCAATACTCAAATGTACGATCTGGCATAGGGCGCTTTACAATATAGGGGAGCCGGCGCTGATTCAGCTCTAGCTTCGCAATTTCAAGAACATTTGTCATATGCTCGGGAACAGTAATGTAGGGTCGAGCACCCTGTGCAAGCTGATTACTCCGGAAACTTAGAATCTTAGTTTTTTCGTAATTGCTTAGAAAGGGCTGGCTACTATGGTGTGAATCACCGCCGGCAGGAATAACTGTTTCAAGCTGAATAAGAGGTTCAATTGCCTCTGCATAATCTAAAATAGTTTCTGGGTGATGGCGATACAGAACCTCTAGCGGGTCACCTGGAGCTACTACCTCAGCAATAGCCTCCGTATCTGCCACGACAAAATCATCTTCAAAATCTCCGTCGTCTGCTTCCATTTCTACCTAAGAAGAAAGTATTTATCCCTTTAAATTTTTTTAACAGGAAGCTCTCTTTGAAAAAAGGGCTTAGAGTGGCATCTCTAATCAAAAGAAGATGAGTGATACCGATGCCCCTCCACCTGTTGTCGTGCCCGAAGAAGTTAAACAATATGATACCTTCGATTCAATGAATCTATCTGATTCACTGCTTCGTGGTATTTTTGCCTATGGTTATGAACGCCCCTCAGTTATTCAGTCAAAGGGGATTGTTCCCATCAAGGAGGGACGTGATATTATTGCACAGGCGCGCTCAGGTACGGGCAAGACAGCTACGTTCTGTATTGGAGCAATGTGCCGTGTTAACCCTGCTGATAAGCGGGTCCAGGTTCTTGTTCTTGTTCACACTCGTGAGCTAGCACAGCAGATTCGTTCTGTTGCCACAAGTCTTGGCGAGCATGCCGGCATTACTGCCTATGCTGCAACGGGCGGTCAGCCACTCCGTGATGATATTCGTGCTATTGAGAAGGGTGTTCACATTATGATTGGTACACCTGGGCGTATTTATGACCTAATGACGCGTCGTGCACTAAACCGTGATACAATCAAGGTTCTTGTTCTAGATGAGGCAGACCAGATGCTTGAGGACCGTTTTAAGGAGCAGATTCTCTGTATATTAGACCTTGGCTTTCCATCAGACACAAAGGTTGCCCTTTTCTCTGCTACAATGCCAGAGTCCGTTGTAGAGGTGGCAAATCGCCTTCTAAACAACCCTGTGCGGATTCTTGTCCCTCCTGAGGAGGTCACACTAGACGGCATTAAGCAGTTCTACGTTGCGCTTGATAAGGAGGAGTGGAAGTACGATGTACTATGTGACCTTTATAAACAGCTTACTATTAACCAGGCGATTATTTACTGCAATAAGCGCCAGAAGGCAGAGTGGCTTGCCGAGAAGATGGTTCAAGAGGGCTTTCCTCTTTCGTTTATTCATGGTGAGATGGAGCCCGATGAGCGCCAGCGCCGTATGAAGGAGTTCCGCTCAGGCAATGTGCGGATTATGATTAGCACGGACCTACTCGCGCGCGGTATTGATATTCAGCAGATTAGTCTTGTAATCAACTATGAGCTACCGAATCAGCATGAGAATTATATCCACCGTATTGGACGGTCTGGACGTTTTGGTCGCAAGGGTGTAGCAATCAATCTTGTTAGCTCAGAGGAGTCTAAGGCCCTAAAGGAGATTGAAACGCATTATTCCACTACAATCTCACAGCTTCCTGAGGACCTTGCTGCTATTACTCTTTAAAACTGAATACAATCTTTAATCACATTAAAATGTATAGTATTCACCATAAATTTTCTCTGAGTCTTATTTGAATTCTTGTAGGATTCGCAATAAAATTCAAATGCCCCTTCTTTTATACTACTATTAAAATAAAGAAGAGTACATAAAAGATTGAGTTGTAATGATTTGTGTTTTTCTTCCATATATGTTTCAGCAATAAGCTTAGCGTATTTTTTTATGTGTGGGACTGGAGATGCTTCAAAAATAGCAATAATAGCTTCTTTAGACATGTCGTCGCGCTTTTTGTTAAGTTCATATTCGGCAGGAAGGGGTGGTTCTTGAGGCTCATAGACCTTTTTGGACTGTTCGGATTTTTTAGATGTGGCATGTACATCTACAGAATTTTCTCGTATTGCTTCAAAAGCAACTTTACCACCACGGTGTGTATTTCTAGCCTTACGAGTTTTGCGTCTATAGCCACCTTTATCTGTACGACGCGTGGGTGGGCGGGGCGGAAGACCAGCAAGTCTAGCACTACGCCGAAGAGCCTCAGTAGTTGTTGTAATTTGCTCGGTTGTTGTTGACTCTACAGGTTGAGATAATTCATCTATTTTTTCTATAAGATTTAATGGATGTGCCTTACGATTGTCAACCTCATCAAGATGCTCGTATAATTCAGCTATAGTATGTAAAGTAGTCATCCATCTATTTGTAAAAATATGATGTCCCATTATATCAATATACATTTTATATATCGAGCCAGTTTTATCATATTCTTTAGCTAAATGTGAATATCCAAATATTGAATATAATAATATAGTTAAATCTTTTCCAGCATTATAACTTGTATTATAACCACTAGATTCAATTATAAGTTTATCATTTTTAATTCGTGTAAATCCAAAATCAATTATTTTTATGTTTCCATCTTTAGTAATCATAGAATTTCCACCATGAAAATCACCATGCGTAAACTTTAAATCATTCTGTAATGGTATTAAATTTTCAGCAATCTTTTTTACAAGAGGAGCCGATATTTCTAAATACATATTTCTGTCAGTTGCTCTTTCACATAAATATCCATTTAGCGTACTTCCTTCAAAAAATTCGATAAGTGTGCTAATTCTTATAAAAGGTGTCTGTTCATTTCTATTTGTTTTATCACAGACAAACTTGTATACATTTCCTATCTGTTTATTTCCGTTTACCTCACTTGGTGTTTCATACAGAATTAAATTAACAATAGCTTCAAGTAATGCATTATACATAAATTGTTGAATCCTGTTTACATCAGCAATCTTTGTACTGTACAGAGTTTTTTGACGTTTTAACGCATATATTTTATTGTCAGCAAGATTTTTTACTTTATAAACATCACCATACACTCCGCTTGCAAGATGACCGAGATTTTCATATTGAACGCCTTCTATTGTAAATATATTATTTTCATACTTATTTATGGCAGCATTTGTAATAGTTGCTTTGTCTAGATATCTAGTCATGTCTGAAAGTTTCATACCAACCTCTGTATTAATAGTTTCTCCACTTATTCCTATACGAGATAAATCATATAGTACCATCTACTACAAATACTACTATACTATAGCAATATTTGTCGGAGTTAATTTATTATGGCATTTGCCTTACCGTGTTGTGCTAAAGTTAAGTACCCCCTAAAAGGGGGTACTTAATATTGCCTACAACCCTAATATGGCAAGTATGCTACATTTAAGCACTCCTCTAGGAGTGCTTAAATTCGGCACTTGCCGTTAGACTTCAAGGCTCATCGAGTTTCCAATAACTGGAGCCCGTGACCGCCGCCCACGACGCGACCCACCTGATGTGCGCACAGACTCTGCCGTGCTTCCAATCTCATCTATACCAATGCTACGAGCATCTGATACTACTCCTGGAACAGTTTCAACGGCATCACGACGGACATCTTCAAACGTCTTTAATATATCATCAACGCCACTGGGCCCCTTCATCTCGCGTCTAGCTGTCTGTCTAGGCTCCATTGCTGCCACTGACTGTGGTACAGCAGCCATGGGTGGAGCCGTCGAGGCCGATGAACCGAAGAAGGCCCCAGCATTAGGCTGCTGGCTTGGCGCCGGCTCAGACCCTCCCATTGCCATATTCATGAAATTTCCAAAGCCTGGACCCGCCGACTTTGCTGCCGCCGCTGCAAACTGGCGAGCCATATCAGGATTCTGCTTGAGAATATCGTCCATTGACGGCATCTTTGAGCGTAGGAAGGTATTGCTTACGTGGCACATGAAACCTGAGCCAGCAAGCGACATAATAAGGCGCGCCTCTGGGGGCATCTTGCCCTTCTCCTTATACTTATCGTAGAGCTCCTCGAAGATTTCATCAAAGTCCTCAATGCTCTCATGAACTGACTCTGACCAACCATCTAGCTTGAGGTCAAAAGGGTCAAAGCGGTCATTGAGCCACTGAAATCCAGTAACAGCCCCAACCATCATTTGACGCTGAAACTTAATACTTGTTTCTAGGTTACGGGCATCCACAAGGCGAGCGTACTCTTGCTTTACTTCCTCGAGCGTATTATCCATTGTGTAGCGCCGGCTTACAGCAAATCCCTTTGCCTCAAGGCGCTGTAGCTTATTTACAAGCTCACTCTTTTCTTTCCGCTCATCTTCAGCGCTCATACGTGGAGCAGGGGCAGGTGAAAGGGTTGTAAACAGACTGCTCGATGTTTCATTATTTGAAAAGAGCGAACTTGATCCGCTGTTTGAAGACGGGCGTTCATCGGATGCCCTAGAAAACTGAATTTCTACTGGCCCACTTGACACCGGTCCCACGTTTAGGGTTACTGGCTCCATAGGCTCCATCGAACTGATTTCAATTTCAGAGAGCGGAGCAGAGTTATTAATTGTAACACGCTTTGACTCACCACGTGAAGAACCCATACTCATATTAGAAAGCATATCAAGCCCAAGTCCATTACTACCCATATCAGTAGTCATATCTATGGGACCAAGATCAATACTTGTAATCATATCCTGTGGACCCATCGACCGGGCAACATTCTCCATTTCGTGGATCGTTATACCATTCATCCTTCTTCATTTTGTCCCGGTCTTTTTAGATGGGGAGTTGGCGCAGATAACACTAAGAAAAAATGGTTAGTTTATCAATACACATGCACATTGCATCACATAAATCAGATTTCTTCTGATTGCCTTTTAGTAAAGTCTTCCATTTTTCCTTTTCATGCACATCACTCTTTTCTAAAAATAGCATAGCACGTGTTTCAGATGCCTTCTTTCGTCCCCCATAGCCTTTATCACCCTTTACTGGCGAACCACTCAGATCAGTACTAGCACCCTTTTTTCCTGCATGAACAAATCCAACATACCGTTCGCCGGGAAGTCTATCACGTAGTGTTGCAAATACAAGAATCTGAACAGACTTCATAGTTGGATTCTTAAATGCAGGTTGATTTTCCAAAAGAATATGGGTAGCCTTTTTAAAGATTTCAATATTATGATCAACAAATTTCTGTATGGAAGTATGAATTAATGCCAAATCCTCCGTTTTCGAGCGAGTAGCCTTAGGAACAAGTAGCGGAATAGAATATTTTGTTTCTAGCAATTCCAAAAGCGATTTCTTATCCTTCTTTTTGGTATGAAAGGGTTCACACAACTTTCTGAGAATATCAAGATTCGGAATTTTCTTTAGTAAATTTCCACTCAAATCTCTAAGGGGTGGAAATTCGACGGGAGAACACTTTGCACATGTATTAATGTTTTTATGAACATATGTTCCCTTCTTTTTACATCCACATAGAATATTACGAGCATCTTTTGCCGTCTGCGTTGAATCTCCAGCAAGAAGATCATAATTGTCCCATCCAAATATAGTCCAAGTACTATTTTCTTTTTTCATAAGACACCATGCAAGATTCCGAATTCCAATATCAAATGCTAAAACATGGGGTGTGGAGGATTGCATATAACAGTCTATAGTTAGTATATATATGGCTTTATATTCTTACAACTATATACAGCAGTATGGGTGATACAATGGTTTCGCCTAAGGTTCTTCAGTATTTAGATAGCATTGTTACTGAGGTGAATACAAATAACATTTCGGGCGCAATTGTTGAGTGTGGCGTGTGGAAGGGTGGTGCAGTAGCTGCCATGATGGTAGCCCAAAAGAAATATGACATGAATCGTGAATTTTATCTGTATGATACCTTTGAAGGAATGACTGCACCAACAAGCCCCAAAGATGATCCAAAAGCGCTATCAACATATAATGGAATTGTTGCAGGAACACATGCACGTGAATATGATAAGTGGCATAATATGAATAAGTGGGCATACGCTCCACTTAATCTTGTTAAAGCAAATATAGCTATGACAGGCTACACAGATGCAAAGATTCACTATGTTAAGGGGGATGTGCTAACAACACTTGATACTACAAAACCTGCGTCAATTAGTATTGCACATCTTGATACGGACTGGTATGATTCTACGGCAAAAGAGCTTTCTACACTGTATCCGCTTGTTTCCTCTGGAGGCTATATTGTTGTTGATGATTATTATGCATGGAAAGGGTCAAAGCTAGCAACAGATGAATTTCTTGCTGAAAATAAGGATGATGTTCAAAAGATTGATATAAACGTGTCTGGACCTGTATTAGCGTTCAAGAAGTTATAAGGGGCTTGCAATTACTGGTAAATATTATTTAGTATAATAGATATATCTATGCCCACAAGACATACACTTCCTTTGGTAGAGTTCAACAAATCAAAAAATTTTAAAACTGCGTACAACGAGTATTATAAACAATCAAAATATGTTTTTCCATACAATGTTTATGATTTGACAGAGGGTGTATATACTAGTCATAATCATGATGTTATACAAAATAGTTCATTTGATAGTAACTATTTTATAGAACAAAAAGAATTTATTGAATCTTTAACTGAAGTGGAAACATCAATTCTAGCATCGTACACGCTATATGGTGACCGTTTAATAAATAATATTTCAAGAAAAATATTTAATGAAACAAACCTATTTGCATATATTAAAAATATACAAGATAATAAAGACTTTAAATATATGTTTAAAAATATTTTTACTAAACCACTTACAAAAGAAAATTGTTATTCTGAAGTATTAAGATATATCAAATTATTTCAAAAAATATTTGAAAAAGTTCCACCTTTAAAAAAAGCAATACGTGTGTTTAGAGGAATTTATACTGATGATAATTTTGATCCAAGAAAACAAGGTATTGAAAGTCCGACATATGATTTTCTATCTACTACATATGACCCATATAACAGTAGTTTAAATAATTTTACTGGCAAAGAATGCTGTATTATGGAATTTATTATTCAACCTGGAGTTCGTGCACTATGGATACAGCCAATCTCATATTTTAAGCATGAAATGGAAATTATTATTCAAAATAATATAAGATTATATAATGGATGTAGAAAAATTAAAAGTTTAATGATTGATCATACGTATAATGAAAATACTAATGAAAATACTAATGATGATTTTCGTGATATAGAAGTTTTTGAATTTGAAATAAAGCCATACGTATCATTTATTCAAAGTGTAACTAATACAACTAGAAAAATCTTATCTAAAATGTGTCATGTAAGAGGCGTAACACGTAAGCGAAGTAGAAATAACAAGAACAGTAATAACAATAATAACAATAACAATTCCAGAAAAAAAGCAATAAAAACACATTAAATGCGTTTATTACTACTTAGGTATATCTATCCTATAAGAAATGTCAATTCTAGACGGTATAGTAGACGGCTCTTTTTTTATAAATTTAGATAAACGAGCCGACCGCTGTAAAGATTTTACGGAAGAAATAACTCGTATGGGTATTCAGTCTGAGCGATTTCCGGCAATAGAGCATACAACTGGAATAGTTGGCTGCGGATATTCACATTTAAGCGTTTTAAAAATGGCTAAAACAAGAGGATATAAATCAGTTCTTATTTTTGAGGACGATTTTGAATTTATAGTGGATAAACCTCAACTTATAAATATTGTTCAGAACATACAAACTGAAATACCAAATTATGATGTACTAATGATGGGGTATGCATTAATTAAAGGAACTCCACATTCAGAAAATTTTCAAAGGGTTTTAGAGGCACAGACAGCATCTGCATATCTTGTAAATTCAAAAATATATGATGAATTGATAACTTTATACGAAGAGGCAATTCCGATGCTAGAAAAAACGGGAAAACACTGGATATATGCAAATGACCAGATTTGGAAAGCCATGCAACCAAAAAGGGAGTGGTTTGCTACAAATCTACGTGTTGGAAAACAACGTCCTGGATTCAGTGATATTTCAAATGCGTTTGTAAATTATCATGGACAATAATAATGTATTATGCCATTTACCGGCAAGTGCCGAAGTTAGTGTTGTATGCAATATGAAGTACCCCCTGAAAGGGGGTACTTAACTTTAGCACAACACATTATGATTTTATCTTTATTTTAAAGATAAAATCATATTTTTTCTATTAACGTTTGTCCTATTACCGTTAAACTGGAGCAGGACCATGCCGTCCCCGTATACTGTTTCGCCCACCTTCATATGATGTTGTCCCCTCAAGATGTGTTACCATTTGTGCTTTCTTTCCTGGAAACACGTATTTATCTTCAAAGGTACCAAATAACTCTGGTAATGCCCCTTCCGTACGCTCAACGCCAATTGAGCCCGCTAGCTCGCTGAGTTTACGAGTACATACGCTTTTTGTACATGACACGTATGAGGTAGGTGGTGGAACAACCTCTAGTTCAAATGGAAATATAGATCCTGTTTTCTCTCCTGCAACCTTTCTTGACTGCTCTATAATATCAGTCCCATGTTTCTGCATCCACGCCTTTGTTGGAAATTGTTGGCCAGCCGGTATATTTTTTGAAGAGCTAGGGGTGTAATCTGTTACCAAACGACCATCTGACATCGGACCCGCCCATCCTTCGTAGCGGTTGTCGGGGGCTGGAAGGAGATCATTACGTATATCGCGTACAGAAGCTGGAGGGCTGGATTGTAGAGGTGAATAATAATTTGGTGATGTAGGAAGTCTAAATAATTTTGCGTCCATGATATGCTCTCTTTATCACTGGGAATTTTCCAGAGAAAGGTCATCAGCCTCTCCAGAAACGAGCGAAGCACCTTCAACGGTTCCTGTATTTCCACCAACGGGTCCATCCGTTCCTGTTTCAAACCCCCCAGAAGTATTCTTCTCACTCTCTCGCACCATGGCAAGTAGCTGTTGCTTTGTATGACGCTTTAGGACCCGGTGTCCCTTTTTCTCAGCAAGGCTGGCAAGCTCATCGCGCGTCATTGAATCAAAATTCACCGGTGCCTTTACACTGCTATCAGACTGCTCTACCACCGGCTCAAGCACAGGTGTAAGTGTTTCGGTCGGAATATTCTCAAGAACCGACGTGTACGATTCAACATCATCCTTTACCTCTTGCGTGAAGGATGGCTCTAGGATATCAACCTTAGGCTCATCATGTCCATGTGGATAAATTTCACGCTCCATCTCTAATGACATCTTGATATCTAGAAGAAGGTTCTCCATAAGACCAATCTTACGCTCGGAGTACATGAGGCGCGAGTATAGATAAAATGTTGTAGCACTTACAATAAGTAAAAAGAGAACACCCACAATAATAGCCTCGCTCATTTCTTCTTTAAATTCATCTTTTGAATCCGGGGTGTTAGCGCAGGGACTTATCAGAGTTCAAACCGTTTCCATATTGAATGTACACTACTCACCATGCATATTCCATCGCGTATGGCATAATCATATTCTATTGATCCATCCGCTTCAAGCGAAGCATTGCAACAAATCTTCTTTACGTGAGCAGGTGCCTTTTCCACTAAGGAAAATACATGAGTGCTTACAATACTCATTACTGATTCGCGTTTCCATAGACGTTCAAGGAACTTTTCGGCAGTTCGGATTCCATCAGGAGGATTTGTACTATGAAAAAGTTCATCGTAAAGAACAAGACCAGGTGCACCATGTTGATGTGTCTTCTTTAAGAGATTTGCAGCAAACCAAACTTCCGTTTCGAACATCGATAAATTGCCCGGAGCATCTTGAAGACGGAGTCCAGATGAAATCCATCCAAATCTACGGAGTGTAAGATTATCCGCTGTGGAAACTCCATAGGTTTGTCCAAGAAGAACTGCTTGTAAAATAGACCGGAGAAATGAGGATTTTCCACCACCGTTTGGTCCAGTAAGAGCAGCATGATTCGATGCTTTCGTAAAGGTTATTGTAGACGAAATAGCATCTTTTCCTAGAGAAATGTCATAAAGATTTGAAGCAGAAAGAAGAGGTCCTCCAGATTCAAGAATAACTGCATGCTTGAGAGATGGGCAATTCGCAATTCGCCACATAATTTCCAGTTCAGCAAGATCCTTCATACATATATGAAATCGTTGAGATTCATCCATAAGAATTCGAATAGCCCGTCTAGGATCTTCCGGAATGTCTTCAAGTGAATTACGTAAAAGTATTTTAATATTGTATTTTCTGCAGTCCTCAGCCATTTCTCTATAAAGTTTCTTCAGCTCAAGAATTCGTTGACCATTTGCATAGGCCGTTGAATCGGTCTTGTACAAATGAATTGAATTCTGTATGGGTTGAATAAGTGATTGTGCAAATGAAGCACCCATAAACAGCCACTGAACAATACTTCTAGCAGTAAACATCGACGGTTTTTCAGCTCCCGGTACTAACCCCTTTTTGAAATCAAGGGGATTTCCAGACCAGACCATCTTCATAATTTCACCGTACTGCTCCTGTGAAATTGGGAGCTTATACATGAATTTCAGAAATATATAGGGAAGTATCCATGCAAAAATAGGGGTTGAAATTGCTAGTGCAGGAACTATCCAGACTTTGAAGATGGCCATTCCAAACAGGACAAATGGAATAATATTTAAACATTTGAAATAACTGTCATTGAATGATAGTTGTCCCATAGCATCATCTTGCATATCCTTTGTATCCTTCGATGATGGTGTAAGAAACGATGCTAATTCATTTTCAAGAGTACAAATCTTTTCAAATCGCTTGTTCCATAAATTAACAACATCTGATGGCATTATACGCATTGAATTTATTGCTCCATTACGAAGCATAAAAGAAACAGTTGGAGATGAAGTAGCCTTTTCTAGATTCTTCTCTAAGATTCCCTTTGATTGTGAAAGAGTACACCCGATTATAGAGTAAAAATTATCAAGCCCAGCATCACCTATAAGACCCATTCTAGTTATAGATGTTCCATTCGGAGGCTCCTTCTTTCCGCAATCGGGTCTAAACAGGCCGACATAAAAGAAAGATAAGGAGAAGCGATGGAGTCCGAAATCTCCAAACAACTTAAGCTGATTTTAGGGGGACAGTCGCAATCCCCCAAGCCCCCGCCTGAGGTGTGTCTACGTATAAGTGGTCTTCGTGATCTATATGAAATTCATGGAATGTCAATTACAACAGACTGGCGCCGTAACTCATCGCCTAAGGATACTAGTTCCAAATATCGATTTAATCAAGATAGAGGCCATGGTACACCGCCTACTACACCCATGTCCCGTGTATCATCCCAGAATACAATTGGCTCTCCAACTGCACAGGGGAGTCCACCACCACCAATAGCAAAATATACAAGTCGTTTTAAGAATAGTCGGCAACCCGTAGAGGATAAGATTCTCAACAATATTATTCTTTCAAAGTTGAATAAGTTTAGCCCCAAGACATATGTTGAAATCCGTGATTTTCTTTATCAAATTCTTGGCTCAGGAGGACCCGAGGTTGGAGAAATTGTTCCTGACTTTATTAAGTTAGTATTCCGAAAGGCAGCAATAGAAAAAATATTCTGTCCGCTGTATGCTAAGTTACTTTCTGAAATTTCTTCCCGGTATGGAATTATTTTAACTGAAATGCAGACCCTTCAAGCAAATTATCTCAAAATTTTTGATGATATTTCTGAGCCTGAATCAAATTCGTACGATACCTTTGTAGAAACACAGAAGGATAAACAGTTTCGCCATGGATATAGTCAGTTTCTTGCTGAATTAACGGCACTTGAGCTTCTAAACATGGATGTATTGAATTTAACATTTCAGCGTATTTTAACAAATATGGTACACTTTGGAAAGCTACCTGATAATAAGGCACTTCTTGAAGAATATTCAGATTGCCTTGCCTGTATGGCACGTGTTCTAAAGCGAAAACCAGGTGCCTTTTTTTCAAAGGCACGCTCTACACTACTCAATTCAAATATGGCAAATCTTACTGACATGATTCAAAATCATGCTTCATACGAAAGTGAAACAACAAAGACACGGTTCATTTTAATGGATGTATCTGACATCTTAAAGGGATTATAATTTGTTTCTGTTTTACCGTGTTGTGCCGAAGTTAAGAACCCCCTTTAGGGGGTTCTTAATACTGCCTACAACCCTATGATGGCAAGTATGCTTGATTTAAACAGCCTAAAAGGCTGTTTAAATTCGGCACTTGCCGTTAATGGCACTTGCCAGTAAAATTGAGAACGTTATAACTCTATATCCTAGTTAGGACATCATATGAAACAAAGTACACTCAGCCCACGCACTTCAAACAAGACAAAAAATGACACTAGCGATCCGGCAGGAATCCCGGGTCGCAAGAAGCCAAGTCAAGTAAAGAAAGAAGGAAGCGGGCGACCACCACAAGACGATGATGATGATAGTGTAGACAGCAAGGGAAATATCCGTAATCTTATTGCCTATAGCGAGGATGAAGATGAAAGTATGTCTTCATCTTCCTCGGCCTCTGCCTTTGTAGGCCGGCGTCTACGCAAGTCAGCAGTAAAGGCTCGTAAACAAATCAAGAAGGCTCTCAAAACCGAGAAGAAGTCTGCCCGTCCTTCAGTAAAGAAGGCAGTTATTGAAAGTGATACTGAAGATGAGATGGATGTTGAAGAAGACGATGATGAAGAGGAATATGAGGATGAAGATGAAGATGATGAGGATTCAGAGGAAGAATATGAAGATTCTGAAACGGAAGATTCTCCAAAAAAGCGTAAGGGTCCTGCAGAAATCAGTATTAGTTTTGGAACACTTGAAGCCGATAATTCAGAGCGTAATATTCCAAAGCGTCACAACATGAAGAAGGAAACATCTCTTGTCAATAAGTTTGTAAAACTTGTAACAGAGCCACGGGAAGACGGGGGCATTGATGACCAGATTGACCAGTTTAAGGCTCTTACTGCAGATAAGCAAGAGCAACTTGTAGAAAGTCTTGGGAAGAAGCCGACCCAACAGGAGAACATTATGTTTAAGATTCTTACAATGAATATTAGCGATGCAACACGGAGTCTTGTACTTGCTAAGTATAATGCACTTCAATCAATGGATCCTGGCTCTGGTGAGTATTTTAAGAGCTCGGCGTGGTTGGAAAAGTTTGTAGGACTACCTCTTGGTATTTACAAAGATATGCCAGTGAATCTAGAAAGTGGTCCACTACAATGTGGCGAATTCATGCAACGGGCGCGCACGGCCCTATCGGAAGCAATCTATGGACAGGAGGAGTCGAAACTTCAAATCCTACAGTTTATTGCTACGCGCATTGCTAATCCTACAGCGCGCGGGGCGAGTCTACTACTGATTGGACCCCCTGGTATTGGTAAGACCTGCCTTATTAAGAATGGAATTGCAAAGGCTCTTGGCTGGCCTTTCCAGTTTATTTCACTTGGCGGTGATTCGGATGCAACAACTTATACGGGGCACCAGCTTGTCTACGAGGGGTCACACGCGGGCAAGATTGCAAACTCGCTTATTGCTGCCAAAAGCATGTCACTCATTCTAATGTTTGACGAGCTTGATAAGATTTCTGCCACTCCAAAGGGTGAAGAGGTTCAAAACCTAATGATTCACATGACCGATACGGTTCAGAACGCCGATTTTGAGGATAAGTACCTTTCGGGGGTACCTCTTGACCTTAGCCGGTCAATGTTTGTCTTCTCTGGAAATGATATTACAAAGATTGACAAAGTATTACTAGACCGTATGATTGTTATTCAGTTAAAGGGGTATGATAAGAAGGAGAAACTTGCTATTGCCGAGCAGTTTATTGTTCCATCGGCGCTAAAGGATGTAAATCTTTCGGAAAAGGTGAGCATATCGAAGGAGGTGTTAGAGCATCTTATTACAACATATTCAGGCGAGGAGCCTGGTGTGCGTGAGTTGAAGCGTTGCGTTGAGCAGATTACACAGAAGATTAACATGCTGCGAATCTTCAATACAAAGGAACTTCCCTTTCACATTCCAGACTTTACACTACCCTTTATTGTAAAGAAGGCGCATATTGACCTCTTCTTAACAAAGAAGGTTGTAGAAGTTGACCCATCGCTACGGGGTATGTACACTTAACTTCGGCACTTGCCGTTAATGGCGACGGCGTTTTGTCCCAGATTTTCTCCGCGTTTTTCGTTTTCTTGCGCCACCTTTTGATTCACCGGGACATTTACTTAGTACATCAAAATCATCTAAATTTTCTAGTTTACGTGTTGTAGATTCCCATTTTCTTCCACTAACACTCCATCGTCTATAACTATTGTCCTCCTCTTTTTTGTATATGCTGTAAACATAATGTCCATGTGCATCCTCGCTACCCACTTTTATACATTTACCTACTTCAACACTATTGCTCATTCTATGTATAGTAAATATTTTTATTAATCCTATGCACTTGTGGGTAGAACAATAGTATGATTTTTATTATTATAAACATAATACATTCTCATAGCAAGTGCAATTGCATCTAGAGAAACGAGTGGTCCGTAATTAATCATTAAAGATTTGTCATCATTTATACACGCATATACAAATGCAAGTGTTGTTCCGCAAAGTATAAGTACTTTTTCCGGAAGATTATATATATTTGCATTTTTATTATGATAGTTTGCGTAAAGCTCAGGAATATAACAAATAAAGAAAAGTACAGTTGCTGTATTCATTATGTATTCATAACTCATTTGTTTAGTGATGGTTTATTAAGATTTGGTGCTTCAGCGCAACCATGGAAACGCTGATCAAAGGCATTTCTTTCCGCCATCATTTTCTTGAGTTTTTCATTCATCTCTTTAGCTTGCATAGTATCTGGGCGCGGTGCATCATTTGTAGAAGCACTCCATGAGCGTATTGGGCAGGCAGGCATTTATATTAAGCCTAGATAAAATTGAAGTGAGGATCCTACAAAAATACAGGACCGAAACAATATGCTACATCAGGGTGATTTCTACATGGCATCATCCTTTAGCGATAAACTGAGTATGATTGACATGTTTATTGACAGTGAAGACTGGTTTACACTTCTTATTATTGTAGATATGAACGCTATTCAAGATACAATTCAGAGTATTAAAAGTTTCTCGGAGGTAAACTCAGTGCCCTGCCGAATTATTATAAATGAACAAATTGTTCATGATGATGAAAACTTTAAAGATTCTGATAAGACGATTTACATCCACCAAGCCCTTGATGCATATGCAAAAAGTATTATTCGGAGCTATTGGGCTCAGATTGTGTTCTTTGACTAACGGCAGTAAGGTCTAAAGCATAATAAAGATCATAATCTAGAAATGCTCATAACAAAAGAAGCATTATCAACTATTTCATTAAAAACTCTTACACAGCTTTCTATAAAAGACTACAAAGTTGATAATAATGAATTTTTTGGTGAGCCTGGAAAACAGCATTACACCCTTTTAGCATATCTATCGTCATTACATCCAAACTCAACAATTATAGATATTGGTACACACTGCGGTTCGTCAGCACTAGCCTTAAGTACGTCGCCAAATACGAAAATTATTTCTTTTGATATTAATCGTAAAGTTTTTCTTCGTGATACATCAAATGTAAGCTATGAGTTAGCGGATCTTTGGGACGAAACAGTCTTTGCACATTGGGAAGAAACTATTATGAACTCAGCAGTAATTCTTCTAGATGTTGACCCACACAATGGAACTATGGAATATGATTTATACATGCGTTTAAAAGAAAAAGGATATAAGGGGCTTATTGTATGCGATGATATCTGGTATTTCAAGGAAATGCGCGACAAATTTTGGCTAAAGATTCCCAGTGAAGAAAAGGTTGATATTACATCACTAGGTCATTGGTCTGGTACAGGTGTTATATCATTTGTTCCTAGACCTGATATTGTTTGGGAAACATATGCAGGGCTAAGAAGTATTGGACAGACACTAGTAAATCCTTATACAGTTGTAACAGCATATTTTGACCTTACGCGTATGCCAGATGCCTCCGCCTCTATTAAGGCGCGCTCCAAGAGCTATTACTTGACACATGCAAAAGCAACCTTTGGTTTAGATGCAAATCTTGTTGTTTTTTGTGAAAGTGATAGTTTAGAAGAGCTTAAGGCATTAAGACCTTCACATCTTCTTGCCAAGACACGGTTCTGCACAGTAGATTTTGAGGCATTACCCATGACAAAATACAGAGATACCATTAAGAAAAATCGGATTTCTCACCCTTATAAGGGTGATGATAGAAATACACCATCTTACTATCTATTCTGTATGGCGCGCTATGCCATACTAAAATCAGCAATGGACATGAACCCCTTTAATTCAACACATTTTGCCTGGTTAAATATTTGTATTGAACGTATGGGCTATACTAATCTTGTACATCTAGATACCGTATTTTCAACACTAAGGGATAAGGTATCAACTTGTTATATTGATTACATATCACAAGATAAACTTGTGCCTGCCCAGAAATATTATCAGGTTGGGCGATGCTCACTCTGTAGCGGATTTTTTACAGGCTCTAAATCCTATTTATATGATTTTTGTAATCGGATTGAGGAGAAGTTCCTTTATTATTTAGGACTCGGATATGGACATGCTGATGAGCAACTATTTAGCTCTGTCTACTTTGATGCCCCAGAGCTATTTGATAATTATTATGGAGATTATACATCAATGATTACAAATTATGCAACTAGTTGGGAAACAAAAATGCCGCTACAGTATGTAATACCTAAGTCGGCGGCGGCGAAAGATTGGGCTACTTGCCTACTTGCATGTAAATTCGTATGGGCATCTTTAAAAAAGGGTGTAAAAATCACCGATGAGGAGCGTGTGAATCTTCTTAATTCTTATGCAAAGGCACAATTTCATGTAGATAAGACTGATGTAGGGTCTGATGGAGCTTTAGAGGCATTTTATGAGTTATTTCGCCCATCAAAGTAGTGTTAACGCTAAGGCAATACACTTAGAAGTCGTGTTGACGCTAAGGCAATACACTTAGAAGTCGTGTTGACGCTAAGGCAATACACTTCCAAACCATAACATATATGTTGAACTTCCCAACACAGGAGCCCCAGATGATATACTATGAGTTGACTCATCATCATACAGATACCACGTCCCTTCCGTTTTACACTGAGAAGTATAATGACCACCCTGTGCCCCTCCATGATGGTCTACAATAGATAAAAGGCTATAGTCAGTAAGACTTTCAAACTCTGGACTATCGGGTGTAAAGATGTCTTTAAAGGATACAGATGATGATGCCATACTTACAGGTGTATTAATCTTCCGCCCATCCGGTGTAAACCGTTTAAGAACAACAACTGGATAACGTGGAAGTTTCCAAATATACACACTTCGTGTAGCCGTCTGCCTAACAGGACTACACTTTTCACAATCATATCCTGAAATCTGCTCTGGTACCAGCTCAGCTTTCAGCATTTCATCAAGAGTCTGTGTCTTTGTAGGGTCAACAACCCCCTTTAGATTTGTAAAGGGCTCCCACCTATATGTTTTTCCTTTACAGCCACTACATTCTACAACAAAGTAGAAGAGGCCATATGCAAGGTCAACAAAAGGACTGTATTTCTTCTCAAATTCTTTGCGCCATACCTCAAGGGCTTGAACACAGCGTTTATCATTATCACTCACATTAGGGCGCCGAATAGACATTTCTACTTCCTGAGCCAAGGCTTCATGAAGAAGGTCAATAAGACACAGGTAGAATTCGTAGGCATCATGTGGTGCTTGTTGGGCAAGGTGCTCAAATCCAGTTCCGCGAATTGCATTTCGGAATTTTGTAAGAAAGTCGGCTGGACGAACACTCTGTCCGCGACGACAGCTTTCTAGAAGCTGAACAATCTCTGCAAATGAACGCGACATTATTACCTTTGGCGTACTGCCGTGAAGTAAGGTGTCATAGCGACCATTTTCAAAGAGCCACTTAATTTTTGGACAGTGACGTATACACTGTATAACGGCATTAGCATAGCACGTAAGTCCTAGATTTACAAGACCTCCTAAAGATTTTGAGTCTGTCATTAGTATATGGGTTCTAGACGCCCAGGTCGTACTTCAATTTTTAATGAAAGAAATGAGATCGTAGAAGGCCCTTACGGTGATTCAGTACTTCTTAATGAAATCCACAGATTGTTTCCTGCCCTTATATACGATTACAGACAGTTTCGCCATGTCTATGACGTTTTCGAGTATGTTGACTATCAAATGGATTACCATTTTAATACATATTCTAGAAATCGGCGGGAATATTTAAGACATCCCCAGCAGGTCTATAGGCGTCCAAATACAGCCCCGCGTCAACAGCGCCCAATCAATCCGCGCCCAATCCCGCCACGGCGCTCACAGACGGTATGGGGCGGTGTACCAGTTGTTCAACAAAGTGCATATCCCTTAGCCACAAATGATTTTATTACAAATCTACTTGCCAGCTATATGATGAATCCAATTACAATTCCTGGATTTGCCGACCCGGTTCTTGTACGTCCAACAGAGGCTCAAATAGATAATGGTACTGTATTAAATACACTTACTCTTCAACTGGAAACATCTTGCGCCGTGTGTCAAGACACTATGAATGCTGGCCAACAAACGCGTACTATTAATGCATGCCGGCATACGTTTCATGTTACATGTATTGATACATGGTTTCAACGCAATGTACATTGTCCAATTTGTCGGCACGATATAAGAATCACACATTAATTTTCGCAACATAGTTTAGGGATGGCAGCACGAGATAAAATAAAAGCATTATTGCGCACTGGTGCTTGCACCGATGCAAAACACGATTTTAAAGAAATGAAAGGGGGCTTTTTTGATATTCTTTTAGCAGGATTACCAGACGGTACTGCTCCTGATCTTTCTAGCCTAAATGAACCGGCACTCTTAAAAAATCTTCATAAATATTTTGAAGGAGATAGAACACCTATACAAAATTTAATGAAGAATCTTGGTGCCACTCATACAGGCTCTATGAAAATTAGAGGTTACAAAGAAGAAAATGAGTATGCTATATCTATACTGAAACATAAGGGAAATATAAATGTTCAGGATATGATTGATTTAAAGGGTGGAAATTTAACAATAAAAGAATTTAAAGATTTTTTTGATACAAAAGATACAGTTAATTTTATAATTGATGCAATGTCATTTAAGCTTATGGAACTTATTTCTACAATAAAAGGTGATAAGGGTGAAAAAGTAAATATTAATTTGATTATAAATCGCGAAAGTTTGAATGATCCAGCAACAAAAATAACTGAGTTTATTAAGCCCAGTAGTGGAGTTACTGGAAAAATTCTGTATGATAGAAGTTCAAATCCCATAGTGTATCCACATATAGCGACTAAAACTGGATACGAAAACTTTTTCTATTCAAAATTCGATTTTATCTTAGGTCCCTTACTACTCGAGCAAAGTGGCCCAAAAGGTATTATAAAGTCTTCATTAAGAAATGTTGAGATAAGAAATCCTGTAAATAAACAGCTTGTTACAACTATTGAAAATCCTAAAGAGTTTAATACAATAAATACAGTATGGAAATATATTGAATCTATTTTTCAAGATGATTCTTTAAAGTTAAAAGCGTCTGCTGCATTTCAAGCAAAGCGGTCTGGAGATTGGCTACAGACATTATCTTCTATGGATACATCTCGTATTTATGCTTCTCCAAGTGATGGCAAAATACATAAGTTGGATGGTGAAATTATTCTTGTAACACACGACCGTGTACTTCTATGGTACTCACTTATTATGGGTATTAATGTTGTATTTACAACAAAAGAGCATGAAGTTGCAAAGGATGAAACGCGCTCTAAAAAATATATGATATATTTTAAGAATAAAAGAGAGCGTGAATATAATGTTGCTTCTATTAAGGGAAATAAATACATAGGGTCAGTTCTTCATTTAAATGTTGTTTGGGAGGGATATGAAGATTTAGGGGATTGGTGGCAGGAAGCAAAAACTCTTTCACACATTGAACTTGTTAAAGAATACATGAAGACTATTCCGCCGGCAACAGCCAGTGTAAATTCAAGCAATATGAACCAAAATTCTGATTCTAAAAATTCAGACATAACGCGGATCGAAAAGTATCTCGAATCTACTAAATATAATGAGGTTAAAACATATATGGAAAATTATATAGTTTGGCAGAAGGCTGAATTTGACAAAGTTATTCTTGGTATAGATGATAAGGACTATGTAAAAGCAATGAAGTCATTTGTGTATTTATATTCCCAAAGTATATATAATTTAACAAATACACTTGCTGAATTTCAAGAGGCAGTTACTAAATTCAACAATAATAAAAGTTCGGAAACAGCAAAAAATATAGACAGTTTAAAAGTACATATAGAAGGATTTATGGAGGAATATCCTACACAAGAGTCAGTGGCATATCGTGCTGATGTTGATGTTGTAGACCCGAATCTATTGTTAAGTGAACTAACTGTTGCTCAAAAAGGGCAAATTCTTGCCTTTGTCAATACAGTCAAAGGTGGAATACGTGAGGAGTTTGTTGGAACCTTTCAACAGTTTATAGAGAATTTACATAAAGTACTAGGAGATACCAAAGCAATTCATGTATATATGTCGGCTTTACATGTTGTAGATGAACAGAGCAGTGTAGTTAATATACTTGAATCGGCAATTACTGAGCCAGTTCCAGGACCATTTAGTATAGTCCAGATGTTAAAAGATGCTTCTTACCTTTTATTTTTTGCAAATACAGTACAAAATGGTGGGCATAAAAGACCTAGAAATAATAATAATAATTCAAATAACATGAATAATGTAAATAATACAAATAATATAAATACACGAAAGTCTAAAAAATCTCGCTTCGATTCATTAAAACAAAATACAAAGTTATTTATATTGGCGAATTATTTGAGAGAATTACAGTCGTTATTTTTAGAGATTGATTTTGCATCTGACCCAGATACCGAATATTATGAAACATTTATATCACATTTATATGGGTTATTTACAAAGTATAAAACTATAGATGAACAACTATACATAGTGTATGAATATATGCCAGAGCGTTCATACTTAGGTAGATTATTGGCTTTACATAGCTTAAATATTGACTCTGCAGATGAAGATATTTTTGTTGGATACTTTCCACCTTTTATTCCCAGTGATTACTTACCTCGGCCGATTATAGGAAAAGTTAATATTTTAGCTTGGTGTAAGGGTAGTATTAAAATGGTAATAAATAAAGTACGTGGTATAAAGGCACCATTAACACCAACACGGGGAACACCTCCAAAAACGCGTAAACGAGTAAATTATCCGGTGTCTTTTAAAAGGGACATGAGTAAACGTCATGGAAATACTAGAAGGCTTCATCCAACTATTAGAAGATAATGTGTTGTGCTAAAGTTAAGTAGAGCCAAGTACTTAATTTAAGTACTTGGCGGTACTTAATATTGCCTACAATACTACTTTGGCACTTGCCGGTAAAATATAGCTACCCTGTAGATATGCACCCATTCATCACAATTACTATAGTAGTACTTCTAATGGATGCTGTGTGGCTAACACTAAACTTTAAAGCTCATAGTGCACTATTTGCTTCTGTTCAGAAATCACCACTAACTGTTCGCTTAATTCCGGCGTTACTTGTTTATATACTTATACCGGCGGCACTTGTATACTTTGCTGTAAATACTTCTAAAAGCGTGAAAGAATCAGCAACAAAAGGGGCGCTTCTTGGTGCATCCATGTATGGTCTGTATGATTTGACAAACCTTGCCACACTAAAAGGATGGACATATGAAATGACAATTAAGGATACGCTTTGGGGTGTAATAGTATGTGCAAGTGGCGCGGCGGCGGGATATAATTTCCGTTAATGGCAAGTGCCAAAGTTAAGTACCCCCTTTGGGGGTACTTTGCTGTAGCATACTTGCCATATTAGCGTTGTAGGCAATATTAAGTACCCCCTTTTAGGGGGTACTTAACTTAGGCACAACACGGTAGCGGCACTTGCCGTTTATAAAATTGATGAAGACCTAGAGATTCATCTAGTATATAGTTTACATGGATGCACGTAGTCTTCGTGTTTTAAATCGCGAAAATCGTCGCAATGAGCTATTCCAGCGAAAGACTTATGAATTTCCCTATGTTCATAGGAATTCACTAGAAAGTATTTATCCCAATCCTATTCCGTACAATCCAGAGAACAATTCAAATGTAAAAAATAGCACGGCAAATGTATTTAATCTACATGATCCATGTAATACTATTCCAAATTATGAATTTGTGAAGCCCACGGCAGTATATCTTAGATATACTAATGTTATTCCTCTTGACCTATCTGGTTCATCTATTCCAATTCCACCATCTCCTGCAGATCCTACAGAAGTAAATGATGTGCCTGAGCCTACTCTACCACCAGTTGAACCTGCACTGTGCATAGATGTGCCCGTGGCACCTGTTAGTGTTGTACCTGTTAAGACTCCTTCAGTCAAAGTTCCCATGCAGTGTTGCACAATTTCCTAGACTACTATAGAAAGACACCATGCGTGTATTTAATATAAAATCAGTATCGCCGTATTTTTTGGTGGCTGCTGTTTTTTTACTAGGTGTTATGCTTGGTTCAATGAGTAGAAACTATGAAGGATTTGCTAGTACAGCACCTGCAATGTGCGGGTCGTGTGGCTCTGATTCTTGTCCTGCTGTCCCCGATCTTTCTAAATACGTTCTAAAATCATCTATACCGCCATCGCCTGTCTGCCCTGAAATGAGTCAATACATGCTCAAGACAGAGTGCCCTCCTGTTCCTGACCTTTCTCAGTATGTTCTCAAATCATCGGTACCAACACCCGAGCCAATTATTGTTGATACGTCTTCGTGTAAAAATAAACACTGTGGCGATTGTCCTGCATGCCCGCGCCCAAGATGCCCTGAGGTTAAGTGCCCGCCACCTACAGTGTGTCCGGCGTGCCCACCTTGCCCCAGACAAACATGCCCACAAACAACAGTTAAATGCAAGGCCGAAGAGTCGCCTTCACAGCCTGTCCGTCCCTTTCTTGCCCCCTTACATATGGGTGGATTTGGGCTATAATAGGGTACCGTGTTGTGCCTAAGTTAAGTACCCCCTAAAAGGGGGTACTTAATATTGCCTACAACCCTAATATGGCAAGTATGCTACAGCAAAGTACCCCCAAAGGGGGTACTTAACTTTGGCACTTGCCGTTAACTAGTATAAAAAATATTATAACGATATATTTCAATATATTGTTATACTAAATTATACTGTTGTGCTAAAGTTAAGTACCCCCTAAAGGGGTACCGTGTTGTGCCTAATTTAAGTACCCCCAAAGGGGGTACTTAATATTGCCTACAACCCTATGATGGCAAGTATGCTACAGAAAAGTACCCCCAAAGGGGGTACTTAACTTTGGCACTTGCCGTTACTTAATACTGCCTACAACACTATTTGGGAAGTAGGCTTAAATTAAGTGCCCCATAAGGGGCACTTAATTTTCGCACTTACCGATAAGGAAATCATGGATACAAAATATTGGGGACCAGGTGGCTGGATTCTTCTTCATTCTATTTCCTTCGCCCCTAATCAAGACCGCAAACATCTTATAGCATTTTTTTCAACGCTACCCTACGTTCTTCCATGTAAATACTGTCGGGCAAGTCTGAGTGAATATATGAAACGCTACCCTTTAGAGAATGTTGATAATGAGCCACACGCCTTTGGAAAATGGCTTTGGAAAATTCATAATTGCGTAAATGCAAAGCTTCGCGGTCAACGCCTCCGTGTTGAACCCGATCCATCGTTTTCAGAAGTGAAAGCCCTATATTTAGAAAAGGCAAAGGCAACTTGTACAAAAACAACCTTTCACGGTTGGGAATTTCTTTTTTCGATTATAGAAAATCATCCCTATTCTAAACAATCCCGTGTTGGTAAACCTATTCAAGGGGCTCCAGAAGATATTGAAGGGCTTGACCCATTAGAAAAGAATCGATGGAATATGCTAAGTTGCGACGAGCGTCTTCCATATGTCTTAGAATTTTGGAAGAGTCTGCCAAGTGTACTTCCTTTTCCAGAATGGAAAAAGATTTGGAACTCATGTGAAACCGACTGGAGCACTCGTGTAAGTGCTCTTAAAACACTCTGGTCTATAAGATGTCGTTTTGAGCAAGAATTAGAGCTTCTAAATTACACAACGTTTCATTCTTTATGTAAAGAGTTACGAGCACATAGAAGTGGATGTGGTGCTTCAAAGCGTGCTAAAACGTGTAGGAAGAAACGTCTAGTTAAATAATCGCCACCTTTTGAGCAATAACGGCAACACTCATATGTTTCATAATAGTTGACTTATGTTCATTTTTGTAGTCAAAACTACACATATGATCATAATTACCTCGATGCAATGCACAATAAAAGTTATTACATTTACAGGGAAAAGCTGACATTGGGAGAGCCTTCTTACACATAGTATGCTGGCAGTATTTGGGCATTCTAGCTCTAAGAAGAACTAGATAAAAGTTTAGCGCAATTTTATGTGGCGGGTTACCGTGTTGTTGTATCAGGTGTCCGTGGAACAATTACTGTTCCATCTGGATTTACGGCAACTAACGGGCGCTGCACATCAGACTCATATATGATTTTGAGTCCATCCCTATATGTTGTTTCACACCCGCTGTAATATTTCATAAGTACATTCCGAGCCTCACCCGCAATTCGATTCACCTCAGGCATTCCACCCGCCATTACTGTAGGATTAAAAGCAAATACCTTTCGCTGTGTAATAGATTGCATATCAAACAACATCTCTATAATACGCATTCCTGCTGAAATATGAGATGCTTGTTTTTGTTGTAGTGCTTTTACAACATCACGCAGCCGTCTTGCTAAATTCACTGGAATTTGTAGTTTTGACCCTTCCCGCCCACCACATAGCTGAGGTGGCTTTTCTGCAATAGAGCTCAACTTTTCAGGCTGAGGAGTTTTATCGAAGTTTTCATACCCCTCTAAATTCATCTTCATGAATTTTAAGAAATCTTTATACTTTGCCTCATCCTGAATCTTTGGCATTTGCTTTTCAAAATCGGTCCAAAATAGTGTCGCCAATGTGTGCATTCCATAGACCTCTGAGAGTTTCTTGCCAGGCTCAGGAAGAGAGCCATCTTTTTGATATGCAAAATTTACAGAGCAAGCCGATGAAAATGCCTGCTTTGACATATTTCCGCGAATGGCATCGACGGATAAAAGTTGTACTGCACGAGCAATACAATGACTCTTAATTGGCGGGTCTTTTGCTAACGCCTTCCATAATTCTTTAATGCGTAAATCGGGGGGTATGCTGTCTGAATCATATGGTTTGGGAAGTCCTTCGCGAGTAAATCCAATCCCTCCTTCAACCTCCTTATCGGGTTTTGTAAGTCCCTGGAAAATTCCCTCAAGATAGGCAGGAATTGTAAGGTCACTAGTTTCCGATTTTGGTACCCCAGTTTTAGAATATGCTACGAATTTTGTACTTTTATACGACTTTAAGTTAATGTACTCCTGTGCTTCAGATGGTTGAATAACAGCATTTGAAAAATCAATATAAACTCGGTACGAATAACTACCGTCTGTTATATCGGCAACTGGATCTTCTACTTGTAAGCTAACCCCACTAATACGAAGGGATACTGTTTTAGAATCTGTCCCGAGATTAACAGAATTACGATATATAATTCGCGGTTTCTCAGCATTCTCTTGGGACCCTAAAATAGTTATATGAGTACCAGTTAGCGTAGCCTCGGAATCACTAGGCCCACTGATGTAATTCATACGTCGCAGAAATTTCACTGTAGAAAATGGAAGAGCTCCTAGCATTTTTGTTGCTGCTTCATCGAACATTGAATTAAGTACCGAAGGAAGTGACTTTCCCTTTGTCGATGGATAGCCCTGTCCTAAAGATACAGGTTTATCTCCAGCAAATGCCTTTAGTAATTCAGAACTTGTGGAAACAGTTGAAGTTGCTCCATCTTTTGTATAATTTTTAAGACGTACTGTTAACTCATCAAGCCCCTGGATATCAAGAATCGCTGTAAGTGTGTATACTACTGAATCACGGCTATATGCATATTTAATTAAAGGAGCTGGATTTGACTTGAGTGTACGCCCAGTAACTTGTCCTCCAGATTCTGTAATATCATAGAAGCTGGATTGGTCCATATACATTTCATAGCCCTCCAATTTCATTGGGCCAACTGTTTGCGAGCCTCCCTCAGGTTTATAAAGATGGTAATTTAGAATTTTATAGGAGCCGTCGGGAATATAGAATGACTTATCATTTGGTGAAAGTGCTCCACCAAGTCCAAACCATGATTTTATTTTTGGTGGTGCTGGAACCCCTCCAAAATCTTTTTGACTTAAGAAGACAGATTGTTTGTTACGACTCTTATCTGTTGCAATAGGGGGCACAGGGTCGGCAAGAGGAATAGAATTATCAAACATACTTAGGGCAACTGCTCCAAAAATTTGGAAGATGCGGATAAAAAAAAAGGATAGTTCAATACAATTCTCCCGTTGTTTATCTTTTATGTTTTTTGGCATTGCCTTTGCCAATCCATCAAGGCTCTGGAAGTAAATTATACCGTCCTTTCCTTTTGTTGGATAAATTCGGAGTTTTACAAATAATTTTTCAAGGGCGCCACTACCGGCTACTACATAGCGACTGCAACGTGCCGAATCGGCAAGTGAGTAAATATCTACAAGATCTGAGCGCCTGAACATTTCGGTTAATATGAAATTTAAAACAGTGGGTGTATCCAGATTAACCGGAGTTGAAAAGGTACCACCCATTCCCTATTGTGTGTTGCCAAATATAAATAGTTTGTATAAGACACACTAACGTCTAGTACTTAAATTAAGTAGTTGGCGGTAATAGCTTCTTAAATTATATAAGTAGTAGCAGTGGAAACCGAACTATTATTTCCATTTCTATTATTATTTCCATTATTTCCATTAGTATTATTCTCATTATTTTTACGTGTCTTATTCAACATATTTTGATTTTTTTGCTTTTTTAATTCCCACTTAGTATAGGGTGTTTCTTTACGACACATCTTACAACACTCTAAATATCCAGACCAATCAATACGCCCTCCCCTTGATAAAGACCGTTTTTTATATGCTATTTGACATCTGCCTAAACATCCATCTCTTCTTGCTAAAGCTCTGCGTGTAGCATTATTCATAGTATTATTTGAATTATATTCAGCAGCTATTCTACTAACATAACTTTCAGGAGCCACCTTTCTTGATCTTCCAAATAGTCCTCCACCACTTTTCTTATTATTTTTCTTAGTACGTGTATTATTATCATTAAAAGGCGCTACATGTGCACTTTGAGTTCGTCGGCGTGGAGAAAGAAGGGTTTCAAATATCCTAGCGGCATTTTTAAAAACACCATGATTACGTGGAGCACGAGCAGGAGTAGGCATTCTATTAGAGAATTTTTATTAATTTTTATCAAAGACCCTTAAATTCTGGAATAGTAATCTGCTTCATCTTTACAGCCATTTCTAGTTTCTTTAAACACTTTGTCAAGGTTCCCTCGCTCACCTCACATACTTTTGCAATTGCCTCATTGGAAATATCTAAGACTTTTGCTGCATGAAGAACTAAGGCTAGAACCCCAGCAGCAAGAGAAGGTGGCATATTTTCCGGACAAAGGTCAAGTGTTTCTACAGTGTCTGCTAGCTCAACGGCAATTTCTCGAATCACTGTGAACACCTTTCGACTAATAGGGAGATGGCTGAGCGGATTGGAAATATAGTTCGATGCACGGGTACTTGGTTGGGCGGCGGGAGCTGCCGCGGCCGAAATAAGTCCCCGCTGATTTGCCATACAAAGAATCTCCTGGAAATATTTTAGTGACTTTGTAAATTGCTTCACACTCAGATGAAACATATCGGCAACTACCTTTGGCTTTCGTGGCTGGTTTACATACTTTAGTGCCGAATATAGGCAACTTGCCACTACCGACGTGCGTGACATTCCGCGCCTGTCACAATGCTCCACTAGTTTTACATAAAGGTCTTTTGCATAGTCCATAGTGCGTTGGTCAAACCCATTATTTGTAGCAGTAATGGCAATCTGTTCAAATACTTGGAGTAGGGAGCGTTCCCTGTAGGGTAGTAGATTCCATGAATGGAATCGGCGAATACGTGCCATAGCAATACGGGTGCTTGAATTGCCGCCTTGGGCATGGGGAAGAATCATTGTGCCAAGGGTTGATGTAGGAAACCGGGTATCCATTGGAGCACCAACACGACATGGGTCTACCATACCACGGTCTTCTGAACCAAAGAATCGGTATTCGGCTCCAGAGTCAATGTGCCTACCCTGAACTTCACCACACCTCATACATGTGGTAAACTCATCTGACGTCCACATTTCTTGTGTAGATTTACAGCTTGGGCACGCGGGCTCCTCCAGACTTGGAACAAGTTCCTTTTCTTTATACGCAAGCAATGTATCATCACGCTTATAGGGTTTCAAAAGCGAAGGAAATAGGGTATTCATCTAAGTACTTATAGAGTACTAACATACATACGTTCAAATTTTATGAGAGTAAAATCATTACTTAAATTCCACAGAATATATTAGTTAGCATGCCTTACATAGTGTATGGTGGCGTTAAATACATACAAATAAGACACGCTGTTAAATGTAAAAAATGTTTAGAAACGATTGTTTCAAATAGTATACATGATTTTAAATATTGTAGTTGTGGTGCTGTGGGTATAGATGGAGGAATATTTGAAGGAAATACTATTTTAGGAAATCCTTCAGATATGGAAAACAGAAGTATGTATGTGGCAAATATGGGAAATAAGAAGGTATGGCTACCGTGTATTGCTAAAGTTAAGTACCCCCTAAAAGGGGGTACTTAATATTGCCTACAACACTAATATGGCAAGTATGCTACATTTAAGCACTCCTCTAGGAGTGCTTAAATTCGGCACTTGCCGTTACCTTTAGATATATGCCGTTAATCAGATTCTTGTCCGTAACAGTCCAAACATATTCCTGATTCCCTCTCCTCACCATTTTTAACAACACAACCACACCCATGAAGTGTTTTGCAATATTCTTCCCACTCCTTCTGTTTTTGTAGTGCTTCAATTTCTCTTCTTCTTTCTAGCATATACTGATAATCCTTAGCTTTTTTCTCCTTATTTATACGTTCTTCTTCTGCTTTACGCTGTGCAGTTTGAATTTTATTTATTTTGTCGTTCCATTCTTTATCTGTCCACTCCTTAAATTCAGTAGGTTTGCGTCCTTTAAGATACACTTCTAAGTATGACATTTGTTAAACTAAGTAAAATCTAATTAATGTATCAATTTTTTACGCCGTTACCGGCAAGTGCCAAAGTTAAGTACCCCCTTTGGGGGTACTTTTCTATAGCATACTTGCCATATTAGGGTTGTAGGCAATATTAAGTACCCCCTTTTAGGGGGGTACTTAAATTAGGCACAACCCGTTAAGCGATGTCCGATAGAAACACAAAAAGGGCAGCATCTTCAGGTGTCCGAATTGCGCCCTTTAAGAAGCTGAGAACAATCTTATTAAATTCACGTGTTGATATATCAGACTTCTCAGCCCAATGGGTATGAACTGAGCCTAAGGGTACCCCACTAATTGTAACACCTGAATTATTCCCCTTTCCGAAGATTGACCAATCCTCAATAATTTTTAGATATGAACGTTTGCCCTGCCATAAACGCCACCAGCCAAAATTGTGCTCATTCGGAAATTTGTAAAGGCTCCAACCCGAATTGAAGGTTTCAAGAGCTGCCTGCTCAAAAAACCGCGATGCAGGACATGCCGCCCGCCATGCACTTACTGCCGACTGTGTTTTAAACCAAAGAAATCCGCCATTGTACTTACCAAATTTAGCTTCATCCGAATCTTTAATATTATGAGGACTGAGTGCTACATTAGCATCTTCAGGAACATATGGAAGGGGTGCTAAAAAACAGATATCGGCATCAAAATAAAATACACCTTCATGCACTGCACTTGGCTCAGCCTCAAACACCCAGTCCATTAAATTCATTTTTTCCGCTTGGAATTCTAGCCACAGTGACGAATACATATCGCTCGGCATTTGCTCCATCATTTTCCGGTTATATGTTGAATATTTAGTAAGGGTATTTAACCGAATTAAGCGCCCAGGATATTCCATCTTAGGAAGGGCTTCATCAGCATATAAATACACAACAGGAAGGTCGTTATTATTAAAACGGGCCAGTGTTTTAAGAAATACCTGTAAATCTTTGACAGCTAAATGTGTAGCAAGAGTTGCTACGAATTTAGTCATTGTACGTTATATCTACAGTGTATATGCTTTACATCTTTAGAACGGCGTTGTAAAGAAAGACCGAGCTTACACCGCCAGCAAACTGGGACACAAGGTATGCAAGAAAATCATTTAATGCCATCTTATTATTTACATAAAGTGAAAGTGAAATAGCAGGATTTAGATGTCCTCCACTTATCTTTCCTGCAAAAAACATGGCAACAGCTACAGATACACCAACTACTAAGAAATTACCATTAGACACAAGAGCGCATAGTACAACAAGGACCGTTCCGAGAAACTCAGCAAGATATTTGGTCGGATTTAACATTCTACAGTAGTCTTAGAAAATAGCAGTGAACTATAGGGATGAAGCAGAGTGAAATAGAAAATTTTACTTGTATTGGAGTAATATTAATAATTAGTATTATTGCTTTATCTGTTTCGTATGAATGGGCATATCCAAATCCGACAATTAGACCGCGTCTTAACCGCATTGAGTCGTTTGTAAATAAGCAGGAAGAAGTTATTGGTAACCCCGAAATAATGAACACTGCACCTGCCGATACAACACTTGAACATCCTCGAGAGCCGTATGCCCTTCTAAAAGATGTTCTTACACCCTATAACGGGAGTATAGTATCTCCAACAAGTAAAGCCTGTTATGATGCCGATTTTCAAAATCGTCTAGAGCGTACCGGAAACTTTCGTCAAATGACAAACAACTATAAACGTGGAGTCCCCGACTCATGCTCCGCTCCAAATCACGACCTTTCCCTTTCATTCTATAAAGTTGAAGAAGTGCCATTTACGGGATATCTGTAATCTTACAAACAGTTACTATTTGCTTAATTGGTTTTACACGTGATGATGGTGCTAATACAAAGGCCCCCGATGCAGTATCAGATACACACTTCCAAAATTCGGCACGCTTTTCTGCTGTGCCTAGAAACCATGACCTATCTCGTAGAAGAATCGTATTGAAAACACGCTCAACATGCCAAGGAATAGTTTCAATAACAGCATACCCTTCTCTTTCTGCATTTGCCACCTCTTCGGCACTGTATGCATATTTTAGTACACATGATTCCACATCCTGAATAATCCATACACTGCCTTTAGCAATTGGTTCAGCTGTGGGTGCCAAATAGGACTCATTTTTATAAGGTGATACAATCTTCATTTCAACATATTCACATTCATCAATATCTGTGACCTCCATCTGAATCTGCATTTGACACCAATATTCAAAGGGAATTGTATCATTAATTACGCGCTTTACAGGGCATTTGATTTCCAAAAGCCGACCAATCCGGTCGGCATCAGTAGCTGTAAGTATAAGTCCATCTGGACTAGCAGCAAGACTCGGGTCAGATGGATGAATAATACGTCCGATATCAAGAATTGTAGCCCCCCAAATACTTTCTAAAACCTGTTTTACAACTGGCTCAAACCGGACGCCCCAATCCATCGGACCCATTTCAGCTGTCGAAATTGCTGAACTATTTCCATGCTCCCGTGGAGGCTGAGTCTTCTGAAAGGCAAGTGAACCTACTGCTCGTGGTGTTCCAAGAATAGAGGAAAATTCACTTGCCGTTAGTACAGTGCGTGATTGGTCATACCACGCCTGTGAGCGCTGAGCTACATTTGGTTTATTAAGTAGACTTTGAATATGTTGCACACGCTCGTCTACTGGCTTTAGCCTCCAAAGGGGTGATGCTGATTCAATAAACAGAGTAAGAATATTGCCTACACTAGTTATGTAGGACTCTAACTTTTCGTAATCGTCTTCCGATGCTTCAATTTCATCAATGCTAGGAAGATCTTCAGACCATGTATTAAATGCACCACGATATGATGGACATGGTTGAGTACTATCTAAATACTCAACCATATCTATGGCTCCAGTAAAAAGAGTAGCATCCATCTACTCTATAGTGTTAGTGTGTTTCGGGTTTAGCCCTTTCCGTAAACGCCTTGAGCCTATAACATTACCGTGTTGTGCTAAAGTTAAGTACCCCCTAAAAGGGGGTACTTAATATTGCCTACAACCCTATGATGGCAAGTATGCTACAGCAAAGTACCCCCATGGGGGGTACTTAACTTTGGCACTTGCCGTTACGTTGCTACGGGCTCAGGGCGCTTACGAAATGTTACTGCCTTTCTAGGCTCAATAATTTGAAATAGACACTCACCCTCTGAATTCTGATGCATTACAAGAGGCTTAATTTCGGTTATTTCCTCTTTTTCATGGTCATAAATTATTGCTGTCTTAGAGTTGAGTAGTTTTTTATCAAGAGCCTTTGTAAGTAGCTGTAGAAGTGCTGTAGATTCCGCCGGTTTTAGTCCACGCGTAGATGCTAATGAATCGGCAAACGCTCTAAGACGATTTAGACGTAGTCCGCGCTCTAAACGATGCCATGGCTTCTTATAAGCCATCCCTGCCTCCACACTTAACATTTCGGCTAATGGATCGTTCTGGGAATAATCTGTTCCACTTATATCGTGTGAGTCCGATTTACGGAGTGTCTTATTACGGTTTGAACTCATCTATTTATACTACGCGTGAAGTCTTAAAATAGGTAAAAAGTAAATGTCCTGCCAAATACGGCTCACATTGAATTAAATCTAAATGCAGATTTGTTCCCCATGTATCTGTAGCAACATGATTCCAGACAAAATGCCTCCACACCTCACGTGTTGGAAGGGTTGCTGGAAGAACCTCAGACATTGTGTAAAATGCAGATAGGTCTGTTTTTACAGGGTCAACTGAGGCAAAAATAAGGTCACCCACAACAATAGGATTACTCAGTAGAAATATATCATTGTGTGCAAGATATAATTTGGCTGCCTCTAAGGATACTACTGAAATGCAAGCCAATCCGTTACGCTCTAGAAATATAGAGCACTTTATTAAATTATATTTTTCATCATTTTTTATAGGGGATTCCACGATTGGAATAAGATACATCCTCTACTATGTATTTTCGTGATTCTTTAGATTACCGTGTTGTGCTAAAGTTAAGTACCCCCTAAAAGGGGGTACTTAATATTGCCTACAACTCTATGATGGCGCACCCGATAGACTCATCTATCGGGTAAGCCTGGCATACGAGCATAGCTCGTATGCTCGGCAAGTATGCTACAGCAAACGTTAAGCCTTTGGCTTAACGCAACTTTGGCACTTGCCGTTAGCATATTATAGCACTTGGTCTAAAGTATCTTTTAGATACTTTAAATTAGTACTTACCATGATGCAGTGGTCAGATTTTTTACTTCCAAATGACCCCTACAAAGATAGTACATCTACCCAAGAAATACAGTCATTTCAATATGCAGGAGCACTCCGGATTCCTCCACCCCTTTTTCAGCCCCGCTCAAGAAAGGAGGTAGGAGCTAGCGACACAATTAATAGTCGATTTATGGAATCAACGGCATCTTCTTTAAAATATAAACAAAGTGACTTTTACCGTCCAGAAGCGGATCCAATGGTAAAGAGCCCAGATACTATTGCTAGACTCCTTGCCACAACAAATCCTATTGAGCAGGAGGCAGGGCAAAAAGCGTATAATGAAACATACACCGCATTTATTAATAAAAATAAAAGTAATAATCCTACAACAATAGCCTTTGTACGCGATGAAGCAAAGGCGGCGGCAGTATTAGCTCAAGCAAACGCAATAGATGATTCAAGACAGACCCCAAGTGCTAGTAGCGGTGTACCTGACACAGCAAAAGGTGTATTTTTTGATATGGCACCGCTAAGTAGTCGCACAGATACACGCGATTTTCGCCAGTCGAAGCCATATGATACAAGTGGACCGAGTCTAGCAATGAATCCATTCTTCGACCGCTATGACCCAACGCGTGACCCACGTAATATGATTCGCGAAGTGCGAAGTGTAGTCTATGAATTAAAGGAAGCTGATAGAGGTATTCAAGAGTCAGAGCGTATTCGTGAGCGTACTTTTACAAATCGGACGAATCCAGAGGGCTCTACGCGTATAGGATTAACCGAGTGGCAGGACCTTCTCCGTCCAAAAATTGACAACATCGAGGTCGTCTACCGACAACAAGGAGGTCTTTGGTCTTTAGGAAGTAAAAATGAACCCTAAGATTGTTATTGTTGATTCGAACAGCGTTGACAGCATTACGCACCTTATTCGTGAGCACCTTAGCCAGTATAGCACAATCGACATTGTCCTGTCAACATTCATTATTACCTGCTTTGTTACATCAGTGTTCCCCCGTGTTGGGCACACGGTTAGCGGTGGATATTTGATTCTATTGGCAGTTGCTGCAATCCATCATGTGATTAGCGGCATGTACTTTAATCAAACGTAACCTCAACACTTAACTCATGCTTCTCAATAGCATGTGTAGCCCCCCCTGCTAATGCTAAACGATTCCGGCGACGTGTACTTGACTTTGTAGACTGTGTGCCATTTGATGATGCCGAAACATCAACCATCTTACGTACTTTCTGCATTTCACGGCTATTGAGATTCATTTCTTTTTCAACTTTTGCAAGATTTAGTTGAATATATTCAATTACTCCTTTTTCAATTGCCCAACGAAAGAAATTCAGTTTACCAACTGTTGTTAAAAAAGGCTCTTGCCCAGGTACCTGGAACATAATCCGCTCTCTACGACAGAAAGGGTCAAATAACTTTTTTGAATATGCTTTCAGCTGTGACTTATAGTTCATATATACAAGAAACTCCTGGCTGTTTAGAATATATGAAATTGTGTGTTGCCGTGCATAATTTGTGACAAACCAGTCAATAAGCCGTAGCGAAATTGCCGATGTTCCTTGGAGAAGCTGCATAACTTCTCCCATATCATTCCGGTTAGTATAGAATTTCTGAAGGCTATTAATGATTAATTCCTGTTTACAATGAATCTTTCGACGGCGTGTTTGGACATCTGGGTCAGACTGTACTACAGGGTGGTCAGCCATATATTTACAAGCCTGTCTAAGTCTTAAGGCAGTTTTTTCAAGAGAAGATCAGATGAGTGCCCCTCCTAACCATAATTCAGAAGTTAGTTTATTTAAAGGGGGTAGTGAAGTGCCAATTATGCCAATGGAAGGGGGTGGAGAAGTGCAGACGGGTGGACAATTACCAAGCATTTCAGATATTCTCTCAGGTACGCAAGTAGCATCTCAGGTGCTTTCTTCCTTGCCTATAGAAGCTCGTCCATCTGTTATTTCAGCAGGTACATCAGCTGCTCAAGCAGTATTAAATCAAACAGGAGATGCTAAAGTTGCCACCGCGGCGGGACTGTATGCATCATTTACACAGGCAAGTTCACAACAAAACCAAATTGTTATCCCAGAGCTTATGAATAAATTGCCCGATAGTGATAAAAAAATATTACTTTCTGTTCGCGAGGGAAAAGAGAAAGATGATGCCTCTAAGGCGGCAAATGATGCTTTTACAAGCTCGCAGACAAAAGGAGATACTTATGAAGTATCGAGTCAACTAGCACTTGATGCTTCACTTGATTCGATTAAAGCATACAGAAAAGACCATCCATTTACAGATGAAACAATTTCATTAGATATTGGAAATGAAGAGGCAACGGCAATACTAAATACATCTGATCCAACCGAGCAAGACATTGGTAAAAAAGCGTATAAAATGGAATACGATAGTGCAATAGCAAAAGGTGCTACCTCTGAAGATGCCAATAAACAGGCAATTATTGCACAAGTAAAAGCAATTAAAGAATCAAGAGTGGGTCCAGTTGTATTCACAACTAGAGAAATAACGCCCAGAGAAGCTAGACGGGCACGAAATAGAAAAAAGCCAGCCTTGAACACAAAGCTAGAATCAGCAATTAAAGATGTAGAGCAAATGCCACTTTACATTGAATACAATGCTGTAGAAAATACTTTAAACGACGTGTATCGCGGAATTTTAATAAAGTCCATGGCTGAAGCCACAGTCGGAAAAACATTTGATACATCTTTAAAGGTAAAAATAAACAATTATCAGGCTGCTCAATTACAATTATGGGGACCTACACCAACACTACCACGTTACCAAAGTATAACAAGTTTGAAAGCAAATGAGGTATTAACTTCATACACACGTATGGCATATGTATTACCAGTTGACACTATTAATTGTATTGTGTTACCGCCTATGCGTGGCAATCTGACCCAATTTATTTGCGCGCTACAGACACTTGATGATATGGGTCTACTTACATTAGAATCAGATGGGTCGATGACTATTAAATCAGGAACAGTTGTTGTATGCTCAGCGCCATTTTATAGCTCTAAACCTACAGAACAACAAATAAAGGCAAATTTTGTTCTTCTATCATTATTTCTTGATTTAAAACGAGTAAATTCAAAGAAATTTTTTGTTCTAAGTGAGTCAACATCTGAAGAATATTCAGTAGGTGCAGTATTTCATTCTGTACGAAATACTGGCATTAAAGAACCTCATATTAATATGCTAGAGCCCTCATATATTTTGTATCCATATCGTAGGGGCATATTAGAAGGTCTTTTAGTTTCGAGCTCAACCCCTATAGAGCCTGCAAATTTGCCCACTGATTCAAAGGGGAACAGTCCACTTACTCAAATTTACAAAAATAATTTATATGGAACAGCTACTACCCAAATTTATAAACCAAATCTTCAGCTTGAAGGAGCCAGTAAATATTTTGTTGTTCGCAGCACTTCAGAGCCAATGAAAATACCAAATATAAAAATAAGTCAATGTGGACTTGCTAATTATTCACTACCTGAAATGATTGATTCATTACATCCATCTAAGAAGATTGAAATCTCCTATATTGAAGTAGGAAAGTATGGTCAAAAGCTTAATGTAATTGTTTCATTTCGGCTACAAGCCAGTTCAAATCTGTACGAACCTTTATGTTATGCAGAAAAAACAACTGTTAAAGAATTAGGAAATACATTTATAGGTTCACCAGATGCCGTTATAAGTCCAACTAAGGTTAAAATACTCCCGTATGAAATGGGAGGAACGCTGTACCAAATTCGATATTCTAATACTCGAGATGTAGTATTTTCAGATTGGAAGCGAGGAATTTACACGGATAATGAGGCAAATTTACTCAACCGCCTTCAACTTAAACCATCAATTATGGACAAAATTTTCCCTCAAGACTTTGATGAATTTGGAGTTCCTATTGGAATACCGTGGAAGGATTGGGTTGCCCTATTTTTGAGTAATATAACTCTTAATAAATCACTAATGACACACCGTGAAATGATGATTAGTAGAAATTTCCTTGAGCGTGTGTACAGCTATTTTTCAAAGCGTGCTCTTCAAAAAGAAATCGATGAAAGTGATTCATCTGATGATGAAACTATTCAGAAACAGCATGGACTTGTAGAGCCTGATGATGTGTCCCTTCTTGAGAAAGAAACATTTCCTGATATTAAACGCAAGTGGGGCAGTCTTGATGTTTATGAAGATACAGAAAATTCTCAATGGATAGCAAGTATAATCTTAGTTCATAAAGAAAATTTTAGAAAGTTATATCGTACTGTTAATGTACCTACTCAACAATATACATTTGAGCAGGCAGGTCCAGAATTAATGAAAAAGGTTGATTTGCTTAAACGGAAATTTTCTCAGTGGATTTTTATATATTAAATGTATACATACGTTAGAAATGTCAGTAATATCACAATTTATGTGTCAATCATCTCTAATATTATTGACACATCCGGATTTTGAAAAGCAAGCAGGATTTACAATTACTACTATTGGTGATCCGAACAGACAGGTTGTATGGAGTAAAGGTGACCCAGCTAATCAAGATATAACATTTAGTCAATATATATGTGTGTTTCAGCCACAAATGGAAACTTCTAAACTGATTAATTTAATACAAAGTCGTCTTCCAGCAAGTATTTTAACCCCTAAGCCTGTTACTAATGAACAGGGAATACAGCAAACTTTTGCTGTGCCTATACCTAAATTTCCAAGCAAACCTGAAAAGGGGGTTGTGTATCGTGCACCAGAAAAGCTTTTTACTGAAATTCCGCAAAAGAAGGGAATAAAAGCGCGTGATATTAAATATGGAAGTTTTAGTTTAACAGGATATACAAATCAAAATGGTGTAGCTGTTGTTGTATTAGAATAATCTAAAGCTTAACTAAGAATGGGGGCATCAGCGTCCAACTCAAGTGGAATGCCACCTGAGCTTATAGATGCGTATAAAAAAGGATGGTCACCTGTATTTATTGTACCTGGTCAATCTGGAGAAAATGCAAAGTATGTAACATTTAAGGGAAGTACACCTGTACAAGCTCCATCAGAAAAGGAACTTTTGAAGGCATATAAGCAAGCAAAAGGTACTCGTCGTGTTCCCCTTCCCGGTAGACAAACTACGCGAACACAAAATACACAGCGTTCTCAAGCACCTTTAGCTCCGATTAATAGTGCACGTAATTTGGATGAGTATCGTTCCAAACGCGGTCCGTATAATCCCCAAGTAATGGCTGCTGCAAAAGCATTGTACGAAGCACAGCAAGAAGTTCCACATAATGATAGTAAGCTTGATGGAGCAGAATTAGCATTAGATAACCTAAAAAAACGTTACCATATTGATAAACGCGATCGGCGGGCAGAAGAACTTGTAGCGCGCAGAATAGCAGAGGGTGATTCTACTCTTGGGCCAAAAATTACAAGTGTAAATAATAATGATTCTCAAAATGAAGTACCAGCCATAAAGGTCAATATAAGAAGAAATGCTTCAAATCGCTATATGGGAAGAGGCCCGTATAATCCACAAGTAATGGCTGCTGCAAAGGCTTACTATAATGCAAAACATTCACCACGATTTAACTCTGGATTAATAGGGCAAGCGAAAAAGGAACTCGATACCATAAAAAAGGTACATGGGGTCCCTCCGAGTAACACACGAGCAGAAGATAGAGTTGAAAGAGAGGCTGTTCGTTCACGTACTAAGGCGGCATTAAGTAGCACTGGTAAAAGGGTAGGTTCAGCTCTGGGTAGTGCAGCAAAAGGTGTAGGCTCAGTCTTAGGTAGTACAGCAAGAGGAGTAGGTTCAGCAGTTGGTAGCGCTACTGGGTATATACGAAAATCAGGGTTTCCATTTTCCTTTTCTAGTACAAGACGTAATGCGCGTACACCGCGTAGTGGTAGCGTTGCAGAAACAGCAGAGGCTGAGCGAGCTGCAGAAGAAACTGCCGCTTCCGAACGTGCAGCGGCAAATAATAGGGCACGTGCTCGAGCCGCAATTGGCAGAGCTAGACAACAAGAATGGTACGGTAGTCGCACTACAAGCCTATAAATACTTCCAAGCAATTTAACGGCAAGTGCCGAATTTAAACAGCCTAAAAGGCTGTTTAAATCAAGCATACTTGCCGAGCATACGAGCGTAGCTCGTATGCCAGGCTTACCCGATAGACGAGTCTATCGGGTGCGCCATATTAGGGTTGTAGGCAATATTAAGTACCCCCTTTTAGGGGGTACTTAACTTTGGCAATACACGGTAACGTCTAGTACTAAAGTTAAGAACTCCCCATGGATAAGGCCACCCCGTGGCCTTATATCATTGGAGTGACTTTAACTTTTAGTTCTAGCCATCAGAGCCAAGTACTTAAATTAAGTACTTGGCGGTAAGTATTTAATTTTAACAATTGCTATATATAGAAATAAAATGAGTAGGAATAATAATGAAAATGAAAATGAAAATGTATCAAGATATTTTAATGCTAATAATTTTAAACCAACAAATGAAGAAGTTAAAGAAGAAATGTCTATGCCTCCTAATGCTACCCGAAAACGTAATTTTAAAGTACCAAACACTATAGAAAATTTAAATACCTATGTTAAAAGTACGCGTAGAAATAATGGAAAAATATGGAAAAATGTTTATAATATGAATGGAGAACATATCGCAAATATTAAAAAAATGGAATCGCTATCTTTTACAAAAGAGTTTGCTAAATTAATATTAAATGCAAAACTCAGAGAGTATAATTTAAGTTTAGCTAAACAGCGTGGTCGGCCTAATCTAGCTACACTCAAGTATCAAGTTACAGAACGTTTTAGACAAGCGCATGCCGAGGGAGTTAGAGTATTTAATATGCTTGGAAAAAAACGCCTGACTTTAGCAAGTAATAATAAAAAACTACAGCCACTAAATACTCTACTAAGCTCAATAAAAAAGAATCTTTCATATATAAAAGCGCATATAGAATCTATTGATAAGAAATATTAATCTTTCTATTAAGTAGAAAGTATGTATAAAAAGGGGGGAGGGCTATTTGATTTTTTGGGGCGTCCTAGTTCAGAAGTAAAAAGACTGAATGATCGTATTAATAAATTACTTATCAATATAGATTATTCTGAAGGTAAATATACTAGTAATAAAAGTCTAGAGAATTTAATAAAGTGGCTTACTAATTTACATGAATTAGATACTATTATAAATAACCCCAATATTAATAAAAACTCGGCAGGAACTAAGGTAATTCTTGATAAAATCAAAGTGCGGAATAATAAAATGGGTGAAATACTTATAAATGCAGCAAAATCTAATAATGAGGAGCATATGGGATTAATTCTTGCAGAATTACCTATGCTAGTTAATTACACTGGAAGAAACAAGGTTACTGCCCTACACATTGTAGCCCGGCTTGGAAACAGTAAGTTTATAAATGTCTTATTGGATAGTGGAGCTGATATAAATGCTAAAATGGTGGGAAACTTAACACCACTACATCAAGCTGTTATTAGTGGTGATAAGAAATCAATAAAGGCTCTTATTGATGCTGGGGCAAATAATTCTGTAGTAAATGAAAGAGGTCATACAGCGCGTAATCTTGCTCAACATGGAACTGTCTATAATAGTGTTCCAAGTAACTTTAAGAAAATTCGGCCACTAAATACTCGAAGATTACCTAGAGCTGGAATTAATGAAAATCTTAATAATAGAAATCCAGCTGTAAATTCACGTACAGGATCATCCAAACGGCCTAGAGCATATAGTGGTGTATTTAACTCTAAAAGAGCGCGGGTAAACAATGGTCAAACAGGATTAAGAAGTGGACAAAATAGAGTAAATAATTTTACACGTAGAACTTTAGAGGCTCTTGGAATTCAGCAAGGGACCACAACGATTTTATCAAATGAAGAACTTGATGCTGAATTAGCAAGAATGGCAGAATCAGCAGAATCAAATACAAGGACATCTAGAGGTCTAAGTAATGAAGAACAAAGGTGGGTAAATGCTGAAAGTGCTAATCTCGAAAGGTATGGAAAAATAGCAAATGAAAAAAAGAAAGCACAGGCGCGCGCAATGTCTACACCACGACGTATACTTCCACCGAACTTAAATAATCTTTAAATATTTTTCATTAGTTTATTTTTAAATAGCCTAAAAGGATATTTAAAAATGCTACCGTGTTGTGCCTAAGTTAAGTACCCCCTTTTAGGGGGTACTTAATATTGCCTACAACCCTAATATGGCAAGTATGCTACAGCAAAGTACCCCCAAAGGGGGTACTTAACTTTGGCACTTGCCGTTAATATTACTAATTAACGTGTAACTCTTAATGCTATATCAAAGCTTACAAGCAAAAAAATACCAGTTCCAATAAACATCAAAAGTTCATTTTGAGTATTTCGCGTTGGCTGTTTTTGCTCCAACTCACGTAAACGCTGTGTAAGCTCGTCTATCTGACGTAGAAGAGGAGCGCGCATATCATTATTAATAGAACTCTCCCTGTTAACAGGCTCTACCGGCTTTACTACGGGCTCTTTTACTTCTACAGTATTATCAATTTCAGCAGCAGCTGTTCCATCAAAATAGGCAGTTTTTACTTTTGATGCTGTTGTTGGTTTCCAATCTAATGCTACAGGTATAGCCGGAAGAGCACTTCCCGCCTTTTCAACACCTTTTGAATCAAATCCTGGAATTGCGGTTGGAACTAGCTGATAGCTTGGATTATCCCCATCGATTCCACTATAGTTTGCAAACCCCTCTTCGTCATCCTCACCTTTACCAAAATAGGCGGGCAGATTCTCTGTATTTGTTAAACATGAAGCACTTGTCAACTTTGGAATTGAAAATCCTTCATAATTTCCACTAATATCTGGAAATGCATCGGCGTAAGATACAAAGGCAGGAATTTCACCTAATCGCTTTACGGCAGGCCGGTCAGGATCCGGTGTTAATGACTCCGTGGCTTCTACATACTCTAGGGCGGGTCCTTTACAGCGCCGTGCCTTCTTTTTTGCTGCCCGTCGCTCTTCACGTGAAGCTTTAGAAATGTTCTGTTCTGACATAAGTCCCTTCCGCTCAGAAGTATCTGTTTGGCTAATTTTTGGAAAAGCATCTTCTATAGAGCACAGCTCCATCTCCCCTATTTCATTATAAGAATTCTTGGTGTTAACACGGTCCCCTTCAGAATCTCCCAACCCTGAAAAGAATGAACCAGCCCCCTCTTGTTATGAAAGGAGGCTCAAAGGCTCATGTTATCGATTTACTAAAAAAATATTCAAGTCCCATTAATCTATATATTCTATCAGGCTTAGCAATTGCTATTGTGTTTGTTAAAGAAATTCCTGTTGAAATTCGTGGATATGCAGGTAGTGTCTTTGGACGGGCTCTATTATTTTTTATATCAATTGTTTTAGCGGATCAATATTCTTGGATAAGTGGGTTATTTATGGCAATTCTTTCCCTTCTTTTACTTTCACTTGGACCCCGGACTGTAGCTGAGGGGTTTCAATCACCCTACGATAAAAATAGGAAGTTAGTTAATGATGATAAAAAATGGTGGGTTGAAACTGTATTTAAAGAGAATCCTTTAGCAATAGAGGAAGAGCCTGTAAATACAAAGGCAATACAAGATGGTTCAAATGGTTCATCATCGACGACTGGCCAGGGTGGTTCACACAGTTAACAGGACTCATGACAAGTGGCAAGTACTTATTTTATGCATAAGACAATAGGATGAAGAGCCCCTTCTCTTTAAAATTTTTAGACAAAAATTTGCAGGGTATTACTGTTGCTGTGTTTTTTCTTTGGAATGTAGTTGAAGGTGCTGTATTTGAGAATGTATACCCAATTGCCCTTGTGAAATTATACAAATACCCCATTTGGAGATTAAGTATATTACTTCTTATCTTTTTAGCATCAGAATGGTGTCCTTGTCTTGCTTTAATGATTGCGTTTACCTTGTTCTTTTATATAATGGATATTGAGGTAACACGCGAAAAATGGTCAGTGTCCGAACTAAAGCGCAAAAAGTAGTTGGCCGTTAGTAGATATGGCAATGCCTGCACCGCCGGCTCCACAGCTAAATATAACAAATCCTTTAGAATCTTTCATTGCGAGTTTTAATACAAACTCGTACTTTATTGGTATTATGATGCTTATACTTAATTTAGGAGGTCGTCATCTTGCAACAGGACTTACAATTGAGCAAGATAAAGTATTTCAAAATATATGGTTTCGTAGATTTCTCCTTTTTGTTGTAGTGTTTATAGCAACTCGTAATATATTTGCTGCGATTTGGTTAAGTATTGCTATAGTTGTAATTCTTGGCTACCTTACTAATGAGCATAGCAATTTTTACGTATTTGGGGACCCGGTTCCTCAAGCAGCACCCCCGCCCCCCGCTCCAGTTGGACTTTCTTCAGAAGAAGCAGAAATATATAAACGCTTAGATGATAGAGTAAAAAAGGCAAAATCCAACTTAAATCCAACTGAGAATACAAATACTACTGATAACTTCTTAGTATCTTATTTAAATACAATGAAGGCTATTCAGGGTTAACAAATAAGACAAAAATAAAATTGATACTTTTTTATTTTATAATAAAGTATCAATACATGGAGTTAACATCCGTTTCAATCCATCGGGCACAGGCATCAGAGCTTTTCATACGATTTCAAAATCGGCGTGAAGCTTACATATGGGCCATTAACTTTATGAAAGCATGGTCAAATGATAAAAATGAGCTAGAGTTTCACCCCTTTGAATTTAAAGACTCATGTTCATGGGGTTCTCCAGTATCTAGTGATTCATATTTCGAAGTGTTTATCTTTAAAGGGGATGGCTTTTACCAGCGAAATGATGAATGGTATGAAACTCATCCATGTGAATACTATGAAGTTTCTAAAGAAGATGCTATGAATTTGGGACTTTATAGGGAGCCATCTCAAATCTAGCTTCTCCATCCTGCCCATGTGGGTGGAGGACATCCGCATAGCTCTGGAATACCAGGATCGTAGTTTGTAGCTAGGCGCGCGCATATCATCTTTGCATATCCTCTAAATGAAAAGTTACTACTTACCGAATCAGTATTTTTCATACATCCAAAGTCTGATGATTTTAATCCGCGTCTATCAATCATATCGCAAATTTGCTGTGACCGTTTCTTCCAATCAAGTTTAATTGGGCCACCCATGTTTGCTTGATGAATCGGTCCTGAAGAGCCTGTAGAGCCTGTAGCTCCTTTATGAGTTGATTGATTCATTTTGTTTTTAATAACTGAATCAAACATACCTCTGTATGCTGTTGGTGGAGCTTCTGCATAGGGTCCCATTGAATTAGTATTATCTACACTACCTCCTGATAATCCCCTTGCTATTTCTTCAGCAATTCTAAGCTCTGCCTCACTTTTATGCGATAGATTTAAACTCCATGATAAGTTCTTCATAAGTCCTCCTGCATATTTGTCAAAAAGAGATTTTGCTAGTGAAGCACCCGATATATCTCCACCCATGTAAAGAGGAAATAGACTATTTAATGTTGAACTAATGCCAGCGTTTGAAATCAGATTTGGAAGAGGCGTATTCATATTTGACATAACAGGGAGAAATGCAGAATAGTCTGATTTTAGGATGGGTATATCACTTTCTTTTATTTGTCCAGTTTCGACATAACGTATAATATCAATAACTGCAGCTTCTACGCCATTAAGAACTTTTATGCGCTGTGTTACTATTGGGTCGCTTGTTCCACTTGCTTGTAAACGTATAACTTCTGCACTTATACGAACAACAAGGTCGCGTAATTCGTATAAACTTGCATTACCAGAAGCAGTTGTACCAGTTGGACCGGTCGAACCGGTTACACCAGGTTGTCCACCAGTAGCAGGGGTTACATACACAGTTCCTGATGGCCCTGTAGATATTGGTGACATTGCTACTGTTGTTACAATAGGTGTTGCTGAAGAATTAATTGTAGATGTTACTGTGCCGGCAAATAAAAGACTTCCAGGAGAATTTAGTGAATTTATAAATGCTGTGGCAAGAACTTCTGATGTTGGGGTCCCTGGAAGGATTGAAAAGGCAACAATAACAGAGCCCGAAGTAACAGATTCAATTTGAAGGCGACTTAATGGAATATAGATTGATTTAGACACATCACTTAAAAATGTTGAAACAAAATTCGTATAAGTTTGTGTACCTATTGCTCCAACTGTTGAGTAATCCATATTAAGTTTTACTCCACTAATCATCGTTTTCATTAAACCAGTTGAATCATTCGGGCCAGTTGGGCCAGTTGAGCCAGTTGAGCCAGTTGAGCCAGTTGCGCCAGTTGCTGCAGTTGCAGCAAATATAGAATCGTAGAAACTTGGACCACTTGAGCCTGTTGCACCAGTTGAACCCGTTGAGCCAGTTGGTTGAGTTGCTATTCTTCCAAAATATGAGGCAGACCCTTGAAATCCTTCAACATTACCACTCATGCTATTTGCAGATAAACGCCATTTCTTTTGTAAATAGCGTAAGTTTGAATCTATTTGGTTAATATCATCTTCTGTAAGTGTACTTTCTATACCTGGATTTTTAGTAAGTACATTGCGCTCATCATCAATAGTACGGAGGTCAGCCTTTAGTGATTCGAGTGGGAGTTTTACTGCCGGATCTCCTATACCTGAAAGGGCATCTGCCTCATTTTTAAGAAATCCATTGAGTTGAGCATGTACTTCCTTTAGTCGCTTTAGTTTAACCTTTTGTTGGGCAGGATCCTTTGCTGGATATGAGTTTACTGATGCAGTTTGCCCGGGAGGAGGGGATAAAAGCGCCGTCGAGTTTGGTGTAAAAGGCTGTGGATCACCAGCTACCAGTTGTTTGGGTGGTAATACCTGTGGAACATTTACTGTCGGTGCTGTGGACGTAAAATTTTCAATTGACTGCTGTGAATGTAAAATCAATAAAACTAAAAGTATACCTAATAGTATAAAGAAGAACTCCTTCATCACTCTACCGTTAAGTACTTAAATTAAGTACTTAACTTTAATGTCTACCGTGTTGCGCCAAAGTTAATGTTTTCCCGTTAACTTAAAATAACCATACAGAATTACAGCTAACAGCACAAATACTATAGCAATAATTGAAATGGTTTTAACTGATACTATAGCTAGTAGTGATATTGATGTACCAGTATTATCTGTAAACGATATAAATACGTTATCACGTTGAAGAATATATTCAAATCGCTGCTCTACTTGTTTTTCGTAAAGTATTTCTTCATCTGGTGAAACTATCATTGGTTCACGCAAAAGAAGAATGTATTCACTTATATCGGAGTAGTTATTTGTTAAACGTATCTGCGTAGTGTCTGACCAAATTACGTTTTTTTTGCCATCAAGAATTGCCACTAAATTAATTTTTTTACTTGGAATAATTTTATTGTAAATTTCTTCTAGTGAAACGCGTAGCCGTACTCCATAAATTTGGAGGGGATACTCTAAATTAAAATTTGCAGGGTTTATTAAATATATTATAACAAATATAGTTGCTACCCCTATGAGAATTGTTGGAACAAAACTCATCTTCTTATTTAACGTAGTATAAAAATGTAAAAAAGAAGCATAACTACTGCAGATACTATAAGTGTAATTGTAAGTCCAGTTTTTGTATCAAACCAGCTAGGTGTATTAGCAGCTATTTCAGCGTTTACTGAAGATACTACTGATGAAGGAAGAGTAGCATTTCCAGCAGCTAATGCTTCTTTTACAATATTTTCACTTGTATTACCATTTTTAATAGAAGATATAAATGCATTTTTATAAGCGGTGGTAGCCGTAGTAACTTGTGCCGGTGTCGCTCCATTTTTTATAATAAAATCATTATATAGATTCGCATAGTAATTTGCGATTGAAGTAAGCACAGCTGGATTTACTAGAGCAAAAACTGCTTTAGCAACATCAGCTCCTTCATTATTGGCAATATTAACTGCACATATATAGCATTCTGTAGATGTATCACTTGAGTTTATTGTATTATTATAATTAATAAGATATGCCCATATCTTAGATACAATACCAACAGCAGTTTGGGTTGGATCAGAAAGTATAGTTGGAATTAAAGTTGCTACTACAGATGGTCCTCCCACTTTAGAATAAGCTGCAAATGATGATGATAATGAATTTGTTGAAACTACAAACATATTACTAAATGCATTAATTGCGATAGTTTTTGCACTATCAGTTCTACCTGATGATATGAAAGTATTTGCTATACTAATAGCAGTAGGTGCTTTACTCATTTCACCAAATCCCTCCCTTTGATTTTTATGCCTGCATAAGAAGAAAGATACAATTAAAAGTAATGGTATATAGAATATGTATTTATTCTTCTTCATCCTATTTTAGTTAACTATTTCCTGTAGTAGCGCCAACAATTGACTGTTGAACTACGCCATGTACAAAATATTTATAAATTAAATATAAAAGTGGAGTTACTATTACAAGTGATATGAACATCGACATAATAAACCAATCAGTTTGCCAAAATGCTTTACTTTCAAAGCCTTCTACGTTATTTCTTGAAAGTACAAATAGTATAACAAAAATTGCTATAGCACTATAAATGTATGCCCGTTTCATCTATTTACCGCTAAGTACTTAATTTAAGTACTTAACGCTAAATATATTTGTTTTTATCAGCGTTCCTAGATATTAGCGCAATTTAGTTGCGCGCCTTGCGCGAGCCCTTGCGCCCCTTACGTCCCTTGCGTCCAGCCTTACGAGAATAGCGAGCCATTGTATACCTTATAGTTAGAAAATAAGAGTGTAACTAGAATTTTGTGCTAAGACTTAGTTGCCGGAAGTAAATTAACGCCGAGCCCGTTTTGACCGCGACTTACGACCCTTCTTATTTGATTTTACGCGCCGGGTACGAGCACCGCCAATTAAAGCCTTCATAGTCGGGCCATTATTTCTTGAAACTCTTTGCTCTGAATTCATTGATACATTTGTAGAGGGTAGAGGCTTTGTGTTTTCTGATACATTCATACGTGGCAGAGGCTTTGTATTTCTAGAATTTGCCATTGCATTTGCTGATGATTCCACTGCATTCATAGATGGTCCCACATTTCTAGAATTTGCCATTGCATTTGTACGCGAACCCATGTTTCTAGAATTTTCCGATGAACTATTTAAACCTATTGTTGATGTAGTTGGTGTACCAAATAATCCATCAAAAAATCCCATCTATTATGTACGCCTATTCTTTCTCCGCGCCGTCTTTTTTCGTCTACCTCCTGTTTTTGGAAAAATACTGGTTAAATCGGGGATACTTAGAGTCGGAGGAATAATACTTGGTGGTATTAATGGAGCAGTATTTATCTGAGTAGTAGTAGTTTGTGGATTTGAAATATTGTTTAATTTATTCATCTTCTCTTCAAGAATACGAATTCTCATAGTAAGATTATCTATAGTGGCCGATGTAACATTTGAACTTCCAAAAGGTGTTGCTGAAATTTGTTGGGTCTGCATATCTATTTAGTAGCAGCGGTAAAACACCACTTTTCCATAATGAGTAAATCTTCAGCATACCGCTGAGGAGCTTTCTTTAAAGAAGTAAAATGCCCCCCATCATCTAATGAAAGAAGTTTTCCATCAACGCCTTTTCTGTTTCCACGTAATGTTAGTATCCACTTTAGAGATTCATATGGATATATTTCTGTATCATTTTTAGACGCTCTACAAAGAACATAGAGCCCAGGCGCTCCTTCGCTACTTATAGAATGTACCGGTGACAATTGTAGGGCTGTGTAGAATTCTAAAGGACCACGTCTAGGATCCCCAATTTCATTATACTCAATCGGTGTTGAAGGTAACTGAGGATTTGCTGCGCTCTTTAACATATCAACATAGGGTACTTCTGCATACACCACTTTGAAACGCTCGCCTTTTGGATACATGCTTGCCAGTCCTCCTAGAATTAGACCACCTGCAGAACGCCCGTAAATACATGTCTGTTGTGGACCACACATTGTAATTCCCTGGAGTGCCTTTATAGCTTCATCAACTTCTATAATTGTTTTTAATCTTCCTTCACGACGCCCAGCTTCTGCATTTAGTTCATTACCATCTCCCCCACCTTGAACAAATACTAAAGCTACGGCCCAACCACATTCAATCCAGGGTCGCCAACGTGATGTATTCATAGAAAGAGGATAATCATAGGCAGCATAACTAATTATAAGAAGGGCTCTAGGCTTTTCTCCTGGATGTGTCATAAGTGCCCATTTAGAACCACTTACATTAGCATACCGTGTATGCGGTTCACTAATAACACCTTTAAGACTCATAACAGCTCCAGTAGCACCACAATCATTCCAGAGTATACATTTTGGTAATTGATATTTATGGCAGGAAAGAAGTAATGGTATTACAGGAGCTCCAAATCGACAGAATACTTTTAAGGGTGGTGCCTTTGATGAAAGAATCCATCCAGTGCGTTTCCCCCCAGACTTTGTAATTAAGAACGGGGGATACAATGAGCAGAATTCAATTCCCTCAGACCGTATTTCAGAATTTAAATTCCAGGTAGCTCCAACAAGAGCCCAGCCACTTCCAAAAGAGTGCCGGCGAACAAAATAGATTGGCACCATTGACTCCGTTATAGCTACAGGGAAAAATGATACACCCTCAGGCTCTAAACGATGGGCTCCTCCCTGAATAAAAAAAAGACTTTGTACACCCGACCGGTATCCTTTCATGAAAAGTCCTCCTGAAACACGTACTAGCGTTAAGTTTGTTTCTTCATTGCGCTCTACATAATGAAGACGCCGTGAGCCTCCTGTAGCAATATCTAGACTTACAAGAGTTTTGTAGCGTAAAGGTCCGTCTGCCTCAATAGTGTAGATACGTCCGCCATATATTCCAAACTCGGGAGAAACTGACACCGGATATGACCAGCCAGCATGTTTATGAAGGCGAAAATCCTGTGCACCGTGTCTAACATCACGTGTTGTTATAACAGTGCCATTAGTAAGACAGTCAATACTTATACACTCTACATATTGCCCATTAGGTTTTGCTTTCCAAATGTAACCATTTGTATGTAGAATGGGATGTATGCTTATAGAGCCCACTTTTATTTCATCATGTATGCCTTCTGTATGTGTTTTAAATGCCTTAGAGAAGTCAGCACGACAAGCATTTAGACTTTCTTTAGAAATCCCTCGGACGACTGTTTCGAACCTATGCATTTCTTTTATAAATGCAGGGGCTGCTTGCTTAGTATCTTCGGTCCATGCCAAAGTATCTTTCCATATTAAAAATCCCATGTCCCCCATGTTTCACCTAAACACCCATCCTATTTTTCAATTAGATGCCGCTCCGAATAACGATTCTTGCAAATAAGTCTAACCCTTATGGAATTGCTAAAGATGTAGAAGGTCTACTAAAAGTCTTTTCAAATTACACGCTTCAGGTCTGCGACCCATTAGAGCCACCCGTATACAGTGATATAACCTTTCATCTAGAAGTGCCAGTCTATGTATGGATGCCTTGGTCGGCAAAGAATATTTTTGTTGTGAATCCTGAATGGTATGTAAAGGCATGGGATTCATACATTCCGAAATTTGACCACGTAATTATTAAGGATTTAACGGCAGCGTCTGTGCTTCCAGAGTGTAAAACAACACACGTTGCATGGGTGCATCCACCATCATCCAATTATCCAAATCCGAGTCTTAATGAATTTGTCTGGGTCTTAGGAGCATCAGTAAATAAACGGGCGTATGTAGAAACCCTTTTATCTGTATGGAAGCCATCTTATCCGGGTCTGACAATTACTACAACAACCCCACTTGATGTAACCTTGCCAGAGAATGTTAAAGTTGTTGTGCGTGAATTTAATAATCCTGATGAGCGTCGTGAATTTTTCGGGAAATTCAAGGGACAGGTGTGTTGCTCAAGGGCTGAAGGATTTGGCTACACGGCAGCGGAAGCAGAGCTTTTTGGAGCGTTCACAATTCTAAATTCACTCCCTCCCTATGTAGAATCCTATAAGAATGATTACAGAGTTGCTTTTCTCCCTTCAAAGTTTGATGGTCTTTATGATATTGGGGCAACTAATGGGGCTTTAGAGGAGGCACTTGATGTTGCAATGGACTCTTTTAGCACATATACGCTAAAGGATGCCATTTCACGACGCTCTAAGCACCCGTATCGCTGGGCAAATTTCACACAGTCACTACAGGACCTAATTCTTCAAACAGAGCCGGCCAATTTACAAACACTTCCTCCTGTTCTTCTTCATGCAGACTGTCCCCCTATCTCGATTGTAACTCTTATGTACAATCGCCGGAAATTCTTTGACCTTGCCCTACACTCAGTAATGATAAGCGATTATCCGAAAGATAAGATTGAGTGGATTATTGTTGATGATTCTGATGACCCTAATGAGATGGCCTCAGATCGTATAAATGATGTTCTAGAGCATTCAGAGCCTTTAAAGATGGTCTATGTACCTCTTGTCAAAAAAGTTCCCGTATCTGAAAAGCGAAATATTGGTATTCGACGGGCAACATCGGAAATTATTTTACTCATGGACGACGATGACCACTACCCTGAAACAAGTTTTCGGCGACGGGTAGCATGGTTGTTAAAACATCCTTGGAAGCCAATGGCTGTTTCAGCAACTACAATTGCGTGCTATGATTTAATGAAAGGTGTTAGTGCTGTGAATGTACCACCGATGGATATTCCATTAAGTCAGCGTATTTCGGAGGCGACACTCACGTTTTACAAGTCGTGGTGGGTGGCACGCGGGTTTTCGCAAAATATTGTTGTGGGAGAGGGAGAGGAATTTATTAAGGGGCGTGAGGCAGACGTTCTTGAAATTCCTCCTCAGCAAATTATTGTTGCGTTCAGTCATGGAAAAAATGTAAGTAGTCGGCGGATTCCTTCAGGTGAAGGAGTGACACAGGGTTGTTTTTGGAAATTTCCCCAAGAATTTCTGGAATTTATCCACGGAATTGCTGGAGTTAAAGTAATTACTTAACCCTACCGCCAAGTACTAGACGCTACTTAAAGCCTGACCAGGAAATCCAAGCTAATATACATGTTGTTATGGCAAGCGATATAAATGCTACTGTCATTGCACTAGTTTGAGGACCACCCATAAAATTCGTAAAAAGAATTCCTGCTCCTGCCCCTCCAAACGCTGCAGCAGCAACCTGTAGATTTACCCATTCTGGTTTATCAAATTGGGGCGCAAATCCCTCTTCCTTTGTTGATTTATACTGTTTTATTCCATACAGTATTGCTGTAAATATTACAGCGTGTACTAATACTGACTGGATAGATGTCTGGCCAGACATTAGGACTTTCTTTCCAACCGGAGGAATTGTTAGTAAAAAGCCGGGTGATAAGATTATGAAGAGCAGTGGTAAGAATAACATCTAATTATCATAAATTATTTAACGGCACCTACCGCCAAGTACTTAATTTAAGTACTTGGCTCTGATGGTTAGAACAAAAAGCAACTTTAGTACTAGACGTTATTTGAATGTAGTTAAATTTGAAACGCCTTCAAGTACAAGTGCAGTGAGTAAAAGTATTCCCATAAGGGTTGTTGAGAAATCTGGTAGAAAGTTAGTAATGATTGCTCCTGCTGAAGCACCACCAAAAACAGCAGCAGCAATTACACCATTTCTCCAACTAGAATTTGTCCAGGGTCCGTTAATAATTTGAAACCCCTCAGATTCTGTATCTGATTTATACACATACTGTTGAATGGCATATACGCATGCTGTAAACACTACAGCGTGAAAAAGCACTGCTGATGGTGATGTTTGACATGACATAAATAAATTCTTTCCAACCGGAGGTATTGTTACAAGAATACCGGGTGATAATAGTATAAATAATATAGCTAATACAGGTATCATCTATATTATCTATATAATTTTGGCACTCGCCCTTAGACTATATAAGGACCTTGGGGGCGCGAGGTAAACCTTATGTATAACTTATAAATACCATATATTCCTAGTAATCCCACTGCTCCAATAACTACACCACCCCCAAAAGAAGACCATACTGCATCTTCTTTATAACATGTTTCTGTTGTTTGAAATGGTTCAACATTGCTTAGATAATATAGTGCAACCGCAAACACTACTGCATGAACTAAGATAGCAACAAATGATGTTTTAAAAGAGAAAAAAAGGGTTTTACTTACCGGAGGAATTGTTAAAAGAAATCCTGGTGATAAAAGTATAAATAACAGTACTTCCTTAAACATACTATCTATTTAAGTACTAGACGTTATGATGAGCAAAACAGACAGCCCTCGCCAGTTTCAGCCGCCGTCTTTGCCCTTGCAACCTCCTCATCATATTCGCGCCCAAGACGCTCAAGCTTCTCTTGGCGCGTTTCTTGGCGCGTTTCTACACGCACCGGAACTTCCTCATCACTTGAATCATCTACCTCACTATCTGATTCAGGTGCCTCATTCTGTAGTTGCGTAGTACCCTGTACAGCGGCAAGAAGGCGCGGGTCTACAGTAAATTTCTGAGCAGATACCGGTGCCTTTGTACGCAGATAATAACACCCCGTCTTCAGCCCCTTCTTCCACGCGTAAAAGTGCATGGAAGTAAGCTTACTGTATGTTGGGTCAGAGATGAAAAGGTTTAGACTCTGGCTCTGACATAGAAAGGCGCCCCGCGCCGCCGCCATATCAATTAGAATCTTCTGGGGAATTTCCCAGGCAGTCTTATACCGTGCCTGAATCTCATCCGGAATCTCTTTAATTCCCTGAACGCTTCCATTCATAGCAATAATTCGCTGCTTCATACTATCATTCCATAGACCTAAGGCAATAAGTTCATTCATAAGATGCTTGTTTACAACAATGTATTCGCCAGCAAGTGTGCGCCGAGTGTAGAGATTACTCGTAAATGGCTCGAAGCACTCATTATAGCCGAGGATTTGTGAAGTAGATGCTGTAGGCATTGGAGCAACAAGAAGAGAATTGCGAATACCACCCTTTACCTTTTCACGAAGCGCCGCCCAATCAAGTGTCCCATTCTTCTCAGACAATGGAGTCACGCCCCACATATCGGGCTGAAGAATGCCTTTTGATACTGGGCTGCCTGCAAAGGTAGAATACGGACCCTCCACCTTAGCAATCTCTGCCGACTCATCTAGAGCCGCGTAATACAGATGCTCAAAGATAAGCTGATTGACATTTGCTGCCTCCTCAGACTCCCAGTTTAGACGAAGAATTGCCATAACATCGGCAAGACCCTGAACACCAAGTCCAACAGGGCGATGCCTCATATTTGAGCGCTCCGTTTCAGGTGTTGGATAGAAGTTAATATCAATAACACGGTTAAGATTGCGTACACAAGTACGAGCAACCTTTTGCAGTGCTTCGTAGTCAAAGGTGGACCCTAGACTTGCTCCCACAAAGGCAGGAAGAGCAATCGATGCTAGATTACATACTGCCGTTTCCTCAGGTGACGAAAACTCAATAATTTCCGTACAAAGATTCGATGACTTGATTGTACCTAGATTCTGCTGATTTGACTTTCGATTTGCAGCATCCTTATAAAGAAGATAAGGAGTACCGGTTTCCATCTGAGAATCTAATGTCTGAAACCAGAGCTTTCGGGCAGATACCTTTCGCTTGTACCGACCCTCATCCTCATAGCGTTTATATAGGGCATTAAACTCATCACCCCATACATCAGCTAGACCAGGAGCCTCATCAGGACAAAAGAGCGACCAGTCAGCATCGGCCTCCACACGCTCCATGAAAAGGTCAGGAATCCATAGGGCATAGAACAGGTCACGGGCGCGCTCCTCCTCGGCTCCAGTATTAAGTTTCATACGCAGAAAGTCTTCTACATCGGCATGCCAAGGCTCTAGATACATGGCAAAGCTACCATTGCGTTTGCCACCTCCTTGGTCAACATAGCGCGCCGTATTATTAAATACACGTAGCATAGGAATAATACCATTGCTTGACCCGTTTGTTCCGCGAATAAGTGAGCCACGCGCGCGCACATTATGCAGGTGTAGACCAATCCCTCCTGCATACTTTGAAATAGCTGCACAATCACCCAGCGTCTTATAAATACCCTTTACACTATCATCAGCCATGGCAAGAAGATAGCATGACGAAAGCTGGGGTCTAGGCGTGCCAGCATTAAAGAGTGTTGGTGTGGCGTGCGTCATAAACTTAAATGATAGTAGGTCATAAGTCTTGAATGCTTGGTCAAGGTCTGAGCCCCATAGACCAAGTGATACACGCATCCACATGTGCTGGGGGCGCTCAATAATCTTTCCTGACGTGTCTTTTAGGAGATACGACTTCTCTAGAGTCTTGAAGCCAAAATAGTCAAACACATAATCGCGTTCATGTTTCAGATAGGAATCAATCTTTAGGGTATTTGCTTCTACAACATCAATAAGGCTTTGCGAAATGTACGATAATGGTGAACCGCTTTTGTGAACCTGATTCGATAGAATACGAACCACAGCCGAGAAGTCAGCCTGTGTGTTTTTCTGGTGATTTGATACAGCAATTCGAGATGCAAGGGTACCCCAATCGGGGTGTGTGGTACAAAGACTGGCAGCCGAAGCGGCGGCAAGTGTGTCTAGTTCGCTAGTGTGAATCTTATTCACAATGCGAGATAGAACCTGTTGGGCTAATGCATCGGGGTTCACAACAAGACCCTTTGCTGCCTTGCGTAGACGCTGCAGGACCTTGTCAAATGACACTGCCTCAAACTCCCCGTTGCGCTTTTGAACTTGCATGCTATACATCTTGGATGAAATACTTTGCTATAAAAACCGATATGGAGAAAAACCTATCAATTTTTAGAAGGGGCTAACACTCTAATATCTTATTTTGGTGTCATTGCTAAGTATCTAGCTTTATTAGAAGGGTCCATAATAAGGGCAAGCGCAATATAAATTGCTTGCTTATCTTCATCAGTTGCAGCAGCACTTATTGACTCTTTAACTGAATTATTAATAGATGGATAGTCTGTCTGATGATTTATTGGTGTATCAAGACCAATCGCCTTCTCGGCTGTTCTCCATGCCTTTATAAATTCGGCATCTGATTTTTTTGGTAATATACTAAGCGGAGTTATAGGTGGAGTTTGAGATTTTGCTCCAACACCACACGATTCTTGTGCCTTTTTTAAACATTTTGCTTGTTCAACATCAGCATTAATAATTACACTTATTGGTATTATATTACCTCCTTTACCAATTTGTTTTGTTAGTAATTCTTCACGTTTAGTATTACACGCAATTGTTTTTGTTGACATACATTGTTCAGCACCAGGATTTGCTATTATAGAATCACCTGAGCCTGAGCCTCCTCCAAATGCTCCTGCTAAACCTGCTAAACCTGCCATTAATGCTGCCGCGGCAGCAAGAGCTGCTTGTATTGCTTTAGCAGCATTCGACAATGCTGACATCATTGGCCCAACAATAGCAGGCAATCCCATTTTTCTTTTCCCAGATTTAGCATCAAGAGCCTTTTTGCGTTCTTTTCGTAAACTCGTTTCTCTTTTTGTCTTATCTATCTGATCTTTTAACTCTTTTGATTTCTGTTTAGCTAAATCCTCAGCATCTTTTTGTTTTTTCTTAAGTTCTGCAGCTTTTTCCATAAGTTTTATTTGTGCTTCAGAGCCTTTTTTTTCTTTCGCTGCTGCTGCTTTTACAGCTTGTTTCTCTGCTCGGCGAGCGCGAGCGTCTTTAGATGCATTACGTATTTCTTTACTTTTTTGAGTTTGTATTTTACGACCACTCGCGCTAATATTAAGACTTTCAGCTTTTTTAGTATAATATGAATGACGCTCAGATCCTACAGCATGTTTTGTTGCTTTTACTCTAGCACGATCCGCCCGTGCAGAATCAATCTTTCCTCTTTTTTCATGGTGAGATGCCGACTTACCTGTAACTCTACGTTTAATTGCACTTGCAGCTTTACGTGTAACCCGAGAAACGCCCCGTGCCGCTCTACCTATAGCTCCACGAAAGGCACTGCCACTCTGCATAAAAAATAACCCATGCTTTTTTTTACGCGTACCTGACATCTTAATTTAAGAGTAGATTTTATCTAGCGTTAACTTACAGTCTTAGCACTAGCATTATGCTTTTGAATACCATGTAGAAGCTTCTGCTGGGTAATAATCCGGCTTGAAATCGACATAGTTTCAAGCTCCTGTAGTAGCAGTTTGTAAGCGTATGGAATCTCAATTGCCGAAAACTTTGTTGAGTTTCCACAGCCATTACACTGCCAAATACCCTCTCGGGGATTCACAATGGCAATCAGACCACAATCCTGACAGCTCCAGCAACGGAATAAGTCTGAGCACTCCATCAGTCGCTCTTTAGTGAATTCTGCAATGCCATGCGCGGCTACTGCATCGCGCTCCATCTCACCAAAGCGTAGACCGCCCTCACGCGCTCGACCCTCTGCCGGCTGGCGTGTAAGCATAACAAGTGGACCCGATGAGCGTGAATGCATCTTATCTGCCGAGCAGTGGCGAAGACGCTGATAATAGCACGGACCCATAAAGATACTTGTTTCCATCTGCTTTCCATTAAATCCATTGTAAAGAATCTCATTTCCCTGCGGCTCCATACCGAGCTGATCGCGCATAATCTTTGTAATGCCCTCAAGTGTTACATCATTGAAAGGGGTGCCATCACCCAGACATCCTAACTCACACCCCATCTTTCCTAGCAGGGTTTCCATAAGCTGAGCGATTGTCATACGGCTGGGAATACAATGCGGGTTAATAATAATATCGGGAATAATGCCCGAAGCGGTCTGTGGCATGTCCTCCGACTTTAGAATCATTCCTACAGTGCCTTTCTGTCCGTGACGCGACGAGAACTTATCACCAATCTCAGGAATACGGTCCTGCCGCATACGAACCTTAGCAAAGCTGTATCCCTCGCCATTACGATTCTTGAAGATACGATCTACCCAGCCAATCTCATTATTTCGCATTGTACGTGACACATCGCGATACTTCTTAGCTCCTACCGGAACAACCATGCCTGTAGGAACACGAAGGGGAACAATCTTACCAATCAAGATGTCCTCCGTGTTTACAAAGGTCTGCTCTGGAATAAAGCCGGTTTCATCAAGCTTATCATAGTTTGCGTTCTTCATTTGCTTTGTAAAATCAGAGTCTGGGCGCTGAAACCGCTCCTCCTCGCCCGAGGACTGATTCTTCCGCTCCTCATCCTTATAGGTGCGATAGAAGATGCTACGAAACAGCCCACGGTCAAGAGAACCCTGGTTAATCATAACTGAATCCTCCTGATTATAGCCTGTGTAAGTCATAATCGCTACTACAATATTCTGACCACAGGGCATTGTTTGGGCACCGTAGAATTTGCTCATAAATGGTGATACAAACGGCACCTGCGGATAACATAGTAGGTGTGCCATTGCATCAAACCGCTCACGGAAGTTTAGGGCAAACATTCCCATTGCCTGCTTACCCATTGCCGCCTGATACGAATTACGCGGTGACTGATTGTGGTCAGGGAAAGGGATATTTGATGCAAGAGTACCAAGAATAGTACTTGGGTGAATCTCTGCATGCGTATAGTTAGGCGCGCCAGGCACTACTGCATCTTCGGCCTTCATGGCAATGTATGAGCACTCCGTTTCACCAGGGTCAATGTACTCAATAATCTGCTCGCCGGCAGGACTCTCCCATAGAAGAAGGTCCTCCCAGCGCTTTGCATCGTGAATCTTCTTAAGAAGCGCTCGTGACTTATCGGCGTAAATATTTTTTAGTCCTTCTACAACAAACAGGGGGCGAAGCATGCGCCCTGCCTCCGTTGTGAGCCACAGTTCACACAGTGTTGCCTTCCAGATAATACCTGTCTGAATGTGAATACGCCCACGACGCTTTGCCCGCTTGAGTGTATCAAGCGTCGTAAGTGTATCACTGAGGGCAAGCGTGCCAATCCATGCACCATTCAGAAACACACGGGTTGAGATATGCTTTTCCTGGATACTAGAATGTTCAAGTGATTTTAGCGTGCCAAGTGTATCAAGAAACTCCTTAACCGTCTTTGGGTTACTATAGATACTTACAATTGCCGATGATGACATATTCTTTACAACACCTACTGAATGACCCTCTGGAGTTTCGGATGGGCAGATATAGCCAAACTGGGTATTATGAAGTTTGCGTGGAGCTACTAGTTTTCCCGTCTTTTCAATAGGCGTGGAGATTCGGCGCAAATGCGATACGCCACTGATGTAATTCAGACGATTTAGTACCTGAGATACACCAATCTTCGATGGACCGCCAATCTTTGCCGAGCCGAAATTACCTGTGGCAAGAGAGGTCTTCAGCCCCACTTCCATGATTACAGACTTAATGACCTTATTGATATTACTCACATTAAGAATGTCCTCGAAACTCTGCGAGGCACGCCAGCCGCCATTATGAATCTCCTTGGCAAGCGATGAACGAATATCCTTAATCATCTTTGTAGTGAAGTATGTACGAAACAGGTTTGCCATAAGAAAGCCTGGAAGGTCAACGCGCTTATTTGGGTAGCCGTCGCGGTCATCATTAATAATCCGATTAGAAGACACCCAAAGGAGTTTCCGCGTCATATGAGCAAGATAGCAGGCCTTTGCATAAGCAAAGGACGTGTCGAGTCCTACATGAGGAAAGAGCTCAGTATTAAGAATATCTTCAATCTTCATTTGGCGAGTGGTTCGAGATGACCAGCTGTTCACATGACTACTTAGCCAGGCAAATGCCTGCTCCTGAGTCTGAATATCTTGTGCCTCCTGAATAGACTCGTCAATAATACCATCAAATGTAGAATCACCATTTGGGCCAAGAATGAGGTCAAGAATAGTCTTGTCAGCAATAACACCTAGTGCCCGAAAGAGAATCCAGATAGGAATATCCGTCTTAATACGAGGCATTGTTGCACGTAGTAGGTGAATCTGAGGATTCTTCGGATGGTACATAATCTTTACTGCATTTGACTTTGGCACCTGGTCGTTATCGGGGCCAATCGACTTGACCTCAATGACCTCAATCTCCTTTGTGGAATTCCGGTTATTGCGAAAGACTACAGGGCGATTCTCTGACATTCGCTCCTGTGAAATAATCACGCGCTCACCGCCACTAACAATAAAGTAGCCACCAAAGTCCTCCTCACACTCGCCTAATACACTGGGGTGAATGTGCTTCTGGTCGTGGAGAAGACAGTATTTAGAGCCTACCATTACAGGAATCTTGCCCATATGCACATTCGGGAAAAGGCGCTCGCGGACCGTTCGCTCGCCCCCCTTTGTATTATCAATGTGCGTAGTGCGCACCTGAATGTCTACGAAAAGGGGTGAGGCATAGGTAAGATTACGCATACGAGCGTCATTCGGCATCATAGGAAGAATGGCACCATTATTCTCAAAGATTGTGGGCTTTCGCAGCGTAACATTCTGAAAGGAAATAGCAACTTCGTATTCGTGCTTTGCCTGAGTACCCGTAGCTAATGGCTGTGAATCGGCAGCACGCCCCATAAGTGCATTTGCTGCCGAGGTAGAAAGACCCGTTGCAGAGGCTAGCGCGGAGCGAGGACCCGATAGGGGAGTTTCAGGACTTCCCTTCACAATAAGAGGATTCACCATCTGAATGATTTCGGGAATGTCAATGTCCATGAAGTGATTGAAGGATTCAATCTGATGACTAATGATTTGCCGACCCTCTGCCTGCTGAAAGTACAGCTCAAGAATGTGACGGTAGGATGGAAGGGCGTCAACAACGGACTGATCGGTGGTAGACATTAGAAACTCTTGTACATCTGGGTAGGGGGGAACTATTTAAATTTTTGTTTAGGGAGTAGTCTTTAGACGCTTTAATAGAACGCTCTCAGGATTGAAATATTTACACTCTATAGGGGATGGACGACACCACAATTAAAAAAATAACTATTACAGGGGCCGCTGCCGATTCAATGGCGCCATCATCATATAGTGGTGGCGATGCCCCAAGAAAAAAGACACAAAAACGTAAAAAGTTAACATTAGAAAACCCGATTGTTAAAAAAATAGAGGAACCACATTCCGAAATAAAAAAGGGAGCAGGAATGAGTCCTGGAACACTAGACCAGCTCGCTTCAACAAGTGTTTCCGGTCCAATTAACAGACCTCCGCAATTATTAATTCAGCAACCGGTGCGAATTGGAGGCGCCCCTGAGCAACGTGTTGTTCTTGCTAAATCCGAAAAAGCAGCAAAGGTAATACTTGGTGCCCCTCCAGCAAAAAAACACGTAGAGATGAGCTCTAAGAAGAAAACTGCTAAACGTGTAAAAGTTTCTGTAGGAGGTATTACTGTTCGTTTAAAACGGGCGAAGACAATCAAAAATAAATCAAAAGCACACACACTTGATGAAATCAAAGCGGAGCTTGTAAAGGCATCCCTTATTAAACCGGATTCAAAGGCTCCCGAGGATGTTCTTCGTCACATGTACACCGATTTTATGGTGCTTAAAAAACGGGCACTTTAACCCCTAACGTTTAGTATACATAAGGACATCCATACAGACTTATAATGTATACTAATTATTTTGAAGCATATGCTCATCATAGCAGTACCTATGGTGAGCATACAGCAATTTTCTATCTTGTAGGGAAATTCTACGAAATGTATGACTGGATTCATAAGGACACACGAGCCCCAGGCACTTCTATGTCAAAGGTTGTAGATATTCTTGGAATTCAAATGACTATTAAGAAAGGCGATAGTCCAGAAGACACGGATGGGTTTTTTGCAGGAGTGCCTGAGCAGAGTCTTCACAAATACGCCGCGGTTCTTACGCGGGCGGGGTGGACCGTAGTGATTTATGACCAGGTGAAGGATTCTAAGGGAGCAGTAAAATCACGTGATGTGTCCCGTATTCTTACGCCAGGAACACATGTAGAAGCAGTATCTCAAGATGCTCCCTATGTAGCTGGTATTTGGCTGGAAGATGCCCCCTGGGGTTCAAAAGACCCTCCAAGTTTTGCTCTTGTGTCAATTGACCTTAGCACGGGGCGTATTACAACATACGAAGGTGTAGCCCGTGGTAAGACGGGTGTATGGACTGCAGATGATGCCGTACATTTTTTTCAGGTGTACAGTCCTCGGGAGTGTACAGTATGGTGGCGCGGCGATGGAATTGCCTGTCCTTCTAAGGATTTTTTACGAAGACAATTTGCCCTTGCCTGTCAAATTCAAATTTACCAGGGAACTAAGGAGGCTAGTGGTGGATTTGAAACGCCATTTATTCGGGAAGAATTTCTACGGCGGGCAATTCAAAGTGATTCACTTCTTCCATTGCGAGAGTTTCTTGGAATTACAAATTTCGAAAAGTCTGAGCGGGCTATTTGTGCTACCCTTCAGCGAATTGAAGAATTGTTTCCAAGTGGAATTCAGAAATTCTATCCACCAACCCGATGGTCCCCAAATAGTTCCCTTTTCTTAGGAAACCACGCTCTGTATCAACTCAATATGATTACATCCGGTAATGAAGACAGCATACTAGGACTTTTCCAAAAGACACAGACATCTTTTGGCCTTCGGGCAATTCGGAATCGCCTTTTACATCCACATTCGTGCCCAGCAATTTTAAAACGCCAATATTCAGAAATTGCCATTTTTGAATCAACCGCAATTTCAACAAAAGTTGAGCATATTCTTAAGGGCATGGGGGACCTTCCTCGCCTTCACAGACGGCTTATTGGAGGTTCAATCACTCCTGAGCATATTATGGCAATTGACCAGACATACGTATGTGCTAAAAATGTGGCCGAGCTTCTTAAAGATACACCATTGGCCTATAAATCAGCATTGTCGTTAGAAAAGATTCACACAAGTTTTCAAGAAGTATTTTCGGTTGAGCGGGCATTAAAGGCATCGGACACATCCTTTTGTTTTCAACGCGGCAAGGCAGTAAGTGTCGATGCACTAGAAGATGAACTAACGGCTTTATTTGCTGGGCTTAATTCGGTTGTTACAAAAGTTACCGCTTGGGCATCTATTCCTCATAACGGGCTTCGTATTGAATATAAAGAAACAATGAGTCCAGTTCTTATTGGGCCAAAAGCATCAATGACTGCAGTACAGAAAGCAATTGCTAGTAGTCAAGCTCCTTTTCATAAACTCGAGCTTGTTTCAAAGAAGTGTACACCTCATATAGAAATTCCGGAGCTTGGTGAGGGTTGGGCACATATAATGAAAAAGAAGTGGCAACTACAGGAAGCAGTAAAAGCAGCACTAATTCCCCTTTGCGATGAATTGGCTTCGAAAAATCTGAATGAATGGGATGGTTTAGAGGATTGGCTATCACTTGTTGATGTTACATATACAATTTGGAAACGGTCAAAGGAGCTTGGATTTGTAATGCCTATAATTTTAGACGGCAATGAATCACGTATTTGTGTTACCGGTCTTCGTCATCCGCTTATTGAGCGCACTGTGACGCGCACAGAATATGTTACTCACAATGTGGAATTAGGGAGTGAAAACGGATGTAATGGATGGCTTGTCTATGGAATGAATGCAAGTGGCAAGTCGAGTCTTATGAAGGCCGTGGGAATTGCGGTTCTTTTAGCACAAGCAGGATGTTATGTACCGGCAACAGATTTTGCCTTTGTCCCTTTCAAGTCACTTTTTACCCGAATTCTAAATACGGATAATTTGTGGGCGGGGCTTTCCTCGTTTGCTGTGGAAATGACAGAGCTTCGAGAGATTCTTTTACGGGCAGATAAAAATAGTCTTGTACTTGGGGATGAACTCTGCTCCGGTACAGAGTCAATTAGTGCAACGGCGCTTGTTGGGGCCGGACTAAAGCACTTACATAAGCATTCTGTGAAATTTATTTTTGCTACTCACTTTCATGGGCTTATGATGATTCCAGCTATTACTGAGCTTCATAGATTAAAAGTATGGCATCTTAAGGTTCGGTATGATGCATTATCCGATATTTTAGTCTATGAGCGGACCCTAACACCTGGTCATGGAAGTAGTTTATACGGATTGGAAGTTGCTCGTGCAATGTCTATACCTCGAGAAGTTCTTGATGATGCAATGAATATTCGTAAAACCCTTTTAGGAACAGCATCAAACTCAGATGCCCCACTATCAGCCTGGAATCCTGCAGTGCAGCGTAAGGCATGTGAGCTTTGCTCTAAATCTATTGTAAATGATTTAGAAGTACATCACATTCAGCAACGGGCAAATGCTGTAAATGGTCGTAATAGTGACGGAACACATATAAATGATTTACGAAATCTAATTGTTGTGTGTTCAAAGTGTCATGATTCTATTCATTCAGATTCGATACAAGTGGGTTCGGTTGTTCAGACAAGCGTTGGTCCTAGGCGAACAACTACAAAACGCTCAGTAATTATAAAGCCTTTGGCGGGAGGCTACTCAGAAGAGCAGCGTGAAACTATTGAAAACTATTTACGAAATAATCCGTCGGCAACACCCAAGCGGGCAGTATTTGATTTAGAGCAAAAAGGGATTACTATATCTTTTGCTAGTTTGAAGGGGTTTCGGAAAAATGTTTAAGCCGTTGGTGGCATAACAACAGAGGCGCCGGCAGGAATGGCAGATGCAGGAGCCATGATGTAGGAAAGCGGACCCGGGGGTCCAATAGGTCCAACAGGTCCAGGTGGACCAGCTACGCCCGCCGGTCCAGCTACACCATCAGTACCAGATGGTCCAGGCGGCCCAGTTGGCCCAGGCGGGCCCGCTACGCCAGCTACACTTGGACCACCACCAGCCATAAGAGTCCGGACAGCTGCCTGAAGAGCATTGATATCATTGCGAAGCGTTATAATTTCACGGCGAAGAGGATTGCCTCCCTGAAAGTTTAGCCCACCACCATTAAGTACAGATGACATTCTGTATTCACTATTGGATTCTAGAATGGAGATAATCCGCAGCACTTGCCTACAACCCTATGATGGCAAGTATGCTACAGCAAAGTACCCCCAAAGGGGGTACTTAACTTTGGCACTTGCCTTAACAAAAATTGCGACCTAAGCTTCGTTTGACCGTATACTATAGAAATGATTATCCCAATTCGCTGTATGAACTGTGGCAAACTTATTGGGGATAAGTGGCGGTATTATCAAAGCCAGCTAAAGCTCCTAAAGGGTAATGATGCCGAAACTCGGGTCTACTTTGATGGAACCACTATTCCTGTAACGGCAGAAAAGAAGGTTCTAGACAGTATGAAGGTAACCCGGTCCTGTTGCCGTAAGCACTTTCTCACTCAGGTAGATTTAATTGATAAGATTTAACAGGAGTATGGAGGTATATGTATCACCAATATATGTAATTTGTGCTGGATTGTTTATAGTTGGAGTCATATTTGTATTGCGCATACATACATCTATTATTACAGTTGCTGTTCTAGTCTTAATTATTTACACGATTTATCTACATAGTTCAATGTACAGCAATGAATATAGAAGTATGTCAATGGCTTCATGGATACAGAATCTAGCTCCAACACTTCTTACGGCCACAGTTGTACTTGTATCAATCGGCTACATTATACTTTTTTTGAAGAAACCGAAAAGCTCTTATGTCCCAAGCAATCAAAAACAATCAACTTCATTTTTTGATTCATTTATACAAAAAGTTACAAATGTAAAACCATCAACACAAACAGTAGGTAGTTCAAACTTTTCAGAATCTAAGCGCAGTGAATATATTTCGGCTCTAGATAGACTCATTTAATTGCTTTTGAACATGTAGAAGATGTCGAGTCGTAAAGGTAAATCAACACGTCGTTCAAAGGTTTTAACAGGAAAAATAATGAATATCCCGGAGCTAAAAGAGGCATTTGAGCTGCTTAATGCTAAGACGCATTCACTTCTTAAAAAGACGGATAGTTCAATGGATGAAACTGTCCGTGAATTCCAGGGACTCTGGAAATCGATTTTTCACAGACCGGTAACTAAGGAAGCGGCCCTTGCCTTTTTAGAAGTGAAACGCTCATCGAATGGAAAGGCTAAGCGTGGAAAGAGTCGCAAGCAGAAGGGTGGTTCAGCTGCCCCCCCATTAGCTGGTGCACCCCTAGACTATATGACTCGCCCCGGCATTGATTTAAGCTCGGGTAGTACATATGTAAGTGTTCCTGCCTATCAGGCACAAGGTTTAGATTCCTACAACAAATTTAACACTGTTGGAATTGACCAGGATACACGTGACCTAACTCCGCTTGTTCCCAAATCTATAGGGACAAATGAGGTCTGAGATATCTCTATTATAAAAATCACACATATTTTCCAGGAAATTGTGTGTGATTTTCATACACGAAACCTAAATAGGCAATAGGGTTCTTATTTAGAATGGAAGAGTCTCTTCGTGGAAGTGAGGCTCGCCAACTAGCTGAAACAATTATACGGACCTATTTTCAAACCCAGGACTACCCATTTACACGTCACCATCTTGAAGGGTTTGACGCATTTCTCTCGCAAGACTTGCCAGCAATAATTAAGGCTGAAAATCCTTTTGTTCTTCTACAGGAGCCTATTGGAACTACTGGTGTATACGCCTATAAGGCTGAAATATACATAGGTGGTCTGAATGGGGACAAAATCTACATTGGAACGCCCTCAGTGAGCCTAAAGGAAACTGCCGAAATTCGCGCCCTGTTTCCGAACGAAGCGCGCCTTCGCAATTTAACATATGCCTCCACAGTTGAAGCGGATGTTGTAATTCGGATAACGTTCAGTAAACCAAACCCTTCTGGTGGTAAACCAGTTTCGGAAATTGTGGAATTAAATCCGGCGCGGGGAGAGCAATTTTCCTACCTGGCTAAATTTCCCCTGTTCAAGATTCCAATTATGCTTCACAGCAGATATTGCCTTCTTCATGGGAAGCCCCAACTTTTCCTAAAAGAGGTTGGTGAATGTATCTACGACAGTGGTGGCTATTTTATAGTGGATGGATCTGAGAAGATTCTTATAACAAGTCAAGAGCAGGCATTTAACACCCTTAACATTGTGAAACAGGATCGTGACCCCCAAATTGGACTGTATGCCGCAATTTCCTGCCTAAATTCAACAACTCGGCAAATTAAGCGCGTTTCCTTTAATTGGATGAAACGCTCATCAAGTCTACAGGTAACGCTTCCCTTTGTTCGTAAACCAATCCCTGTGTTTGTGTTATTCCGTGCAATGGGTCTACAGTCGGATGAAGATATTGTTCGGGCAATTATACCTGATGCCTCATCGGCAGAGGCATCCATACTAGAGCCTCTTCTACACGAGAGCATATTAGAAGCCTTCCCAATTTTGGACACCTTTTCGGCAATTCAATACATCAAAATCCTTACAAAGGGTTTCTCCGAAGCACATGTACTCAATATCCTTTACAACCAGACCTTTATTCACGTAGAAAATCGGAGCGGTGCTCGCATTGCCTTTCTTGCCGATTGTGTGCGGCGAATCCTTCGCGTTATAGCAAATGTAGATAAGTCGACAGACCGCGATGATATTCGGAACCAGCGGTGCTTAACAAGTGGAGTTCTTGTTCGCACTCTTTTCCAAGCCTCCTATCTTTCCTGGAAAAAGTCGAGCCTTCTTACAATTGACAAGGAATACCAATACAACAAGAGCGTCTACGCGGATATGAACTTCCAGAATCTGTTTGTAACTGGCTCACTTTCAAAGATGCTTGGCGCTGGCAAATTAACGGAAAATGTTATGCGAGGATTTAAAGGAAAGTGGGGAGTGCCTGGTGGAGCCGAAAAGACCGGTGTAATTCAGCCCCTTTCACGCCTTTCATACCTTGATTTCATGTCACATTGTAGACGCGTTGTCTTAGACTTCGACACAGGGATGAAAATGGCGGGCCCGCGCCGTCTTCACACAAGCCAATTCGGTTATTTTTGTACAAGTGAAACACCTGGTGGAGCAAGTATTGGTATTACAAAGAATCTTAGTATGCTTGCCTCGGTATCTATATCGACAGACCCTGCGCCCCTTATTAAATGGCTATTAGAGCGCGGAGAAGTGCTTGGATGTGACCAAGTAAGTGCTGAGCTGAGCAATAATGTTGTTCCAGTCTATGTAAACTCGGGAATTGTTGGGTATACATTGAAGCCTCAGCTTCTTCGTGATGTATTAAAGGCTATGAAGTGGACGGGATGCCTACCCGCCTCGGCCTCGATTAGTTTTACAATTTCAGAGCGCCGTGTAAATATCTTTCTTGATGAGGGACGGCCGATTCGGCCACTTATCCATCTTGGTGCAAACGGTGCAGTTCCATTAAAAGCTTTAAAAGAAACAAAGTGGCGTGACCTTGTGCTAGGCACCTACCCTTTTACTGCATCGCGTGGAATGTATCAAGCCGGCTTTGTTGACCCGCTTGTTGCTAGTAAATCTGTTTCTATGGCTGAATATCTAAAAGTGTTGATGCCATATGCAAGCGCAATTGAATACGTTGACCCGTATGAGGCAAATGAAGCTTATATTGCTATGTATCCAGAGTATATCAAGGCTGAAACAAGTCACTTAGAAATTCACCCGAGTACAATTGTCGGTTTACTAACCTCTATTATCCCCTTCCCAAATCATAATCAGTCCCCACGTAATCAGCTGAGTTGCTCGCAGTCGAAGCAGGGACTCTCAGTATATGCTACAAACTATACAAATCGGTTTGATAACATGGTACACGTTTTATCATATGGCGAGGCTCCTCTTGTTAGAACCCTCTATTATGACTATCTTGCCGATGGTCAAATGCCATACGGACAGAATCTTATGGTGGCAATTGGCTGTTTCACAGGCTATAATCAGGAGGACGGTATTGTGTTTAATGCCGATTCATTCCAGCGTGGTATGTTCCGTAATATGACCTTTCGTAGCTACGAAACCTTTGAGGAGGACGATGAGATGCTAAAAATAAAGACTCGTATTGCAAATCCTGCCAGCCTTCCTGGCTGGACTTCACTAAAACCCGGTATAGACTATTCTAAATTAGATACGCGTGGTATTATTCGCGTTGGCGAATATGTAGATGAAAACACAGTTCTTGTTGGAAAGTATATGCAGACGGCAAATGGTGAGATGCGCGATGCTTCCATGACAGCGCAGGTGTGGACTACGGGGCGTGTGGAAAAGATTGCCGTTATGACAAGTAATACTGGACGGGCACTTGTTAAAATCCGTGTTATACAAGATCGTATTCCAGAGTTGGGTGACAAATTCAGTACTCGCCACGGACAGAAAGGAACTATAGGAATGCTTGTACGGGAAAATGATATGCCACGTACAAAGGATGGGCGGGTTCCTGATATGATTGTAAATCCGCATTGTATGCCATCGCGCATGACAATGGCTCAGCTTCTAGAGTCCCTTCTTGGAAAAGCGGCGGCGGGGCTAGGAGCCATTGGAAATGCCACGGCCTTCATGAACGAGGGAAATCCATCAGAACAAATAGGAAAAGTCCTACAGGACCAGCTTGGCTTAAACTCACTCGGCGACGATATACTCTATGATGGTATGTCAGGTCAACAGATTCCTTCATCGATTTTTATGGGAAATATTTACATTATGCGTTTAAAACACATGCCTGAGGACAAGTGGAATGCACGTGGGGAAGGTCGGCGGGAACAGCGAACCCACCAGCCAACGGGTGGGCGCGGAAATCAGGGTGGTCTTCGTATTGGTGAAATGGAGCGCGATGCTATTGTTGGACATGGAATTATGGATTTTGTGCGTGAGTCGTATACGAAGCGGGCGGATGGTTATGCTACATATATATGTAATGGATGTGGTACTATACCAATATATAATGAGTCAAAGCGTCTATACATTTGCTCGATGTGTGATGGACCGGTTGAATTTATAGGTGGAAGTGCAACAACCTTGGACATATTACCACCAAATGTTCGGAGTTTGGCTACGTTTTCTAAGGTTGAGATTCCATATTCTATGAAATTATTGGACCAGGAGCTTTCATTCTATATGAATATTGGAATGCGTATGTTAACTGCCAAAAATGTAACACATTTACGGGGTGCTCCACTTGTTGAGCTTACTGCCGACCAGCAGCGAAATGCACTAGAAACAGTTCTACCTGAACGTACACTACTCGATACAATTGTACCTGAACGGATAGAGCAGAAAGAGGTACTTGAAGCAACAGTGGATGATTTATCAGCACTTGGAGCAACTCCTCAACAGGAGCAAGAAGCGCCGTTAGCAGCAAATGTTCTAAATGCTGCCATGACGGCAGCAGTAAATGCAACTCTTTCATCAAATTCAAAGAGCCCTTCGAAGCTACAGAGTATGGCCATAAATGCTGCCGTTAATGCTGCAGTATCTGCTGCTAATTCTGTAAATTCAGGGGTAAACTCTCTAAATTCAGAGGGGAATGCTGTAGCTAACTCTGCCAATTTACCAACAAATACAATTATAAATTCAGCTATAAATTCTGGACTCAACTCCCTACAATTTACGTCAGCTCAGCCAGTACAGCAACCTAATGTGAACTTTTCTGAAGAAGAGCCATTTGGTGTTGATGATTATGAGAGCCTTGACCAAACAGCTAGACCACAGAATACCAATGTAGCAAACAATGCAAATAATAATGCTATTAATGTACAGACAAATACACAGCCTGTACTAGTTGTTCCATTAAATATGTCACAAGGCGCTACAGCTACTCAGTATGTACCTTCTGCTGCTCCAGGAGCCCCTCCAACACTTGCAATTGATACAAGTGAGTCAGCAATGAGAAATATTGGCACAGTGCCTCAAGCACTTCCACGCTCACCTTCGCGAGTAAATACACGGGTAGCTGCACCAAGTGGAGCATCATCTACAAATGCAAACTCGGCGGCAAATGTTAAAGTGAATGTTGTAAAGAGCGAGTAAAAATTTCTCAGTAGTAAATTTGAACCCTATTTCAAACCCCCTTCTAGGTAGAATGGACTTTGAAACAGTAGATATCCTCTTTCGCTCACGGCAAACTCTTCTCCAGATTCTGGAGGCAAAGGGATACAATGTTACCCCATACCTACGGTTTGGTCCCTTTGAGATTGAAACAATGGCATCAGGGACCAAAGAAGTATCTCTACGAATGGATTTAGAGCGCTCTATAGAGAAAGAGGGAGCTCCAAGCAAGTGCCGTGTTGAGTATGCTATTCCTCGTGTAAAGAATCGCCTTAGTGGATTTCTGAACAAGTTGCTTGAAACTGATAGCGGTGAGCCTGCTATTGACCCATTAACAACGGAAGTTATTGTTATTACGCTTGAGGCCATTGGTGACAGTTTCACAGCAGCCGCCCTAAATCTGTGGAACAAGCAGAAGCTTCGTATTAGCTTCTTTGATGCAAATACCATTGTAAGTAATCCATTAAACCATGTGTTAGTACCGAAGCACGAATTCTTCCCAGAGTCGAAACATGCAGAATTCTTGAAGGCTAACTACATTAAGTCAAAATACACTCTACCCGTTATTAAATTCCACGATGACATGATTGGACGTATTCTAGGTCTTGTTCCCGGTGATATTGTAAAGATTACACGACCCAGTCCTCAAGCTGGTGAATACATATTATACCGTATTTGTAACGTCTAGTACTAAAATTAAGTACTTGGCGGTATTTAAATCGGAACATATCGGTAGAGAGGTATGTCGTGTACAAACCTAATAAATTCTCATTTTACAGATCAGTCCTCATTAGATTCTTGGAAAAATGCTACACTCGCCATATTAAATCAATACACTACAAAGTCTAGCTATACCGCTGATGATTTAAATTTTGTAGTAAATAATATTGCTGTAGATGTTGTTAATCACCATCAGTGTATTAAATCAATGGGATTACAAAATTCGATGGTAGGTACGAATGTTAATTCACTTCAAGGTAAACTTGCAAATTTAACTGAAACAATTGAACAGCGTGAAAAGGATGTAGTTATTTCGCACGATCGCGCACTAATTGCTAGAAATCCTGAACAGTCGCGTGGTTATTATGATGGGTGGTTTCCTATAAGTCGTCCATTAAAACATTATACAATTCCTATTCTTATATCAATATCAATATTTTTATTTACGCTCGCTTTACTGTATTTTCTGAGTCTACTTGGACTAGATATCCGATTTATTGTACAAATTCCTGTAATGCGTCAAGCAGGAACTACGTTTTCATACGGTGCACCTCATATTTTAAAGTCAAAGCCATTTTTAATCATGAGTGGTATTGCCTTTATTCTACTCATTCTAACCATTTATGGATTTACTAAGAAATGATTTCACACGTCCTAATAAATGGAGCCTGTACTTCAAATGTGTGATCCTGTACTTACGCAAGAAGATGCCGAGCGCCGTGTAATTTCAGCACTTATTCCTACACCTGGATTACGCCGTGATAATCTAGGAAATCTAACAGATGATTCAATACAAACTGTTATGGAAGGACTAAAGAGCCTAGGTATTACAATTGATTCTGATTCCACAAAGACAGCAATGCTTCAAGAAGCAAAATCATCTCTCTGTAAACTAAATGCTCAGTATCAGTTTCTTCTTGATGGACTACTTAGTGCTATTGCCCGGTCTGATAAGAGCGGAGTAACAAAAAAAGTAGTTCAAACTATGCAAGAAAAAAATCAGAGCATGCAGGATATTTTATCTATATCCCGGTATGTAATTGATATGCCAATGGATACAGTTAAAGAATCATTTATAGGAACACAGGTTGATACATTCAAATCATACCGCGAAGCATTCCAAACAATGGAGCAAACAATTCATGCAAATACAAAAGCGCTTGCCACAAATGAATTTACACGGGCCGAAGAGCGCTCGCTAAAAATCAGCGAAGACAAGAACGTGTATGCAGAGCGTTTAACAAATCTATATGGGGTTCTCAATATTGTTTCAATCGGACTTCTTTTCTATATTATGTATAACTAAATAGATATGGAAGAAACCGATTCAAAACGACGCCAAACACAAATTAATGAATGGAACTATCACGATAAAATGGAAACACTTTTTGTATTTCAACTAACCTTTCTTGCTTTTGCCGTAACAATTATTCTTCTAAGCCTCTGGAAATATGGAATACTTTCTAGACTATATGCTATATATACGGGTGTCACCGCGTTAATAATTATACTAATAATTGGAGTGGTACGCAGACTCTACACAAAAAATGTACGGACTAGAGAAAATTGGAACGGGCGCACCTTTGAAGGTGATTATTCTCTTTCGTCACTTGTTCCACCAGCAGTACTTGCAGCAACTTCAACAGCAAATAAACAGGTATGTGATGCAGTAAAAGCTAATTCAGGTGCATCTACAAAACCTGTAACAATTTCGTGCCCTTAAATAGAAATATGAATTCTTGCGGAATGCATCTTGATTCTATAGAAGAAATTTTAGATTCTGCCCGCGATAAAATGAATGCGCTTAAAAGTGATATACGTGAAATAAAACCGGTTACTGAGCGTGTGGATCGTATATTCCGTTCATACAATGCTACGCTTGAGAATGTTATTGTGAAAACAAAGGAGCACGTATCAAAGATGGACCGTCTTTTAAAGAATCAAAATGGAGGAAAGCGTCGAACACTGCGCCGGCGCAAACACTAAGTTGCAGACCTTAAGTGGGCGCTTTTTGAGTAAAAATTGACTGCATCATTTTTTACTTTATCCTTATAGGATGCCAAATTGCGAACGTTGTGGACAAGAGTTCTCAAGAGCAAATGGGCTTGAAAAGCATTTGCTACGTAAAAAGCCTTGTAAGAAGCCAGTTGCTCTTATTCAGCGGGAGCTAGAAACGGCAGGAGTTATTACAGAATCGTTGGAAGAATTTCGGGATTCATCTAAGAAATTTAACAGCTCACTTTCAAAAAAGCTACGCTCTGATATGGGAATTTACTTTACGCCTAAAAAGGTACGTAGTCTTCTTTTCGAGAAACTCGATGAGCTTGGTGTAGTTCCATCCACAATTTTGGAGCCATCTTTTGGGTCCGGTGAATTTATTCTTGACGCTCGGCACAAGTATGCTGACGCTCACATACATGGCGTTGAGATGAATGAAGCCCTTTTCAAATCTGTATCATGTCCAAATGCCACACTTGTTAATGCAAACTTTCTAGATTGGTCTGGTACTGCCGATTTGATTATTGGAAATCCCCCATACTTTGTAATGAAAGATACTAATAAACATCGGCTATACGGGGAGTGTATGACTGGACGAGCAAATATCTATATATTGTTTCTGTATAAATGCCTGAAGGAGCATTTGAAAGACAATGGCTTTCTTGCCTTTGTTATTCCTACTTCACTCTATAACTGCTCCTATTATCAACCGATCCGTGATTACATCTATAGACATATGACAATTCGTTATGTAGAAACTCTTAATCGTCCTGGATTTTACCAGACTGGACAGGAAACGATTCTTATTATTCTACAAAAAGGGAAGTATGATGATGCCTATATTTATAAGGCTAAAACAGGAACAGTCTATATTTCACCCTTTTATAAGGAGCTTTATCTACTGAGTGAATCAACCACAAGTCTTGCCGAGCTAGGAATCGGTGTAAAGACTGGAAATGTTGTGTGGAATCAGGTGAAAGATAAATTATCAGATACAGGAACACTACTTATTTATTCAAGTAATATCCGTGGTTCAAAACTCACTCTTGGAAACTTGAAAGGGACAAAAAAACAGTATGTGAAAGATTTGAAGAAACCGAAACTAAAAGGGCCGGTGATTCTTGTTGAAAGAGGCTATGGTAATTCGTTCAGTTTTGATTCAACACTTGTTAACATGGATGAGTTCTATGCCGAGAATCATTTAAATGTACTCTATTTGAAATCAGGGACACTTGCAGATTTAGAGCGTGTAGTAAAAAGCTTTCAAGATAAACGAAGTGTACAATTCATTCGGTGGTTTTTAGGAAATGGCTCGATTTCATCGAAAGATTTAGAGGGGGTTGTGCCTATATATTAAGGATAAGGTCTAAACACAAAGTTTTAGTTAATTATAATGAAATTAAAGCATTGTCTACTAGCTTGTAATGAAAATACAAAGTATCTTCATTACTGGCCCTTTGTTAAGCGTGCATGGAAACAGATTGTAGGGATAGATGTTACAATGATTTACATTGGAGAAAGTCTACATGAAGAGCTAGAAAACGACCCATGTGTTACCCTTTTTAAGCCTGTGAGTAATATACCCACAGCAACACAGGCACAAATGATTCGCCTTTTATATCCCGCGCTAATAAAAACAGATGGCGCTGTTGTTATTAGCGACATGGATTGTATTCCACTTAATGCTGATTTTTTTCACCGGGGATTTTCTGATGCAACTGCCAATCAGTTTGTATCATTAAAGGCACCGATGGAAGATTCTAAACAGGTTGTTATGTGTTATGTGGGAGCAATGCCCGCCGTGTGGGGCGATATGTTTCGCATTAAAGATTTAGATGATGTAAGGGCAAAAATGGAAATGTGGAGCGGGCTCTACACTGCCGATGAAAATCACGGGGGTGTAGGCTGGTGCTCAGACCAGCTTGAGCTTTACTCACGGGTAAAGGATTGGGAAGAAAGTTGCCCCGAGCGTTTAAATATTAGCAAGTGGGCATGGGATTTTCCGCGGCTTGACAGGGGTATGCCACATGAATGGATTGAAATGAACCCGCATTTGGAGAGTCGTATTAGATATCGGCATTATGTTGATTTTCATATGCCGCCTATTGAAGAATTTAGAGAGCAAATTATAGATGTACTACGAGTTGCAACTGTGAGCCAATACTAATTCAACAATTTCTTCAATCATACAATTATTTACATGTAATTCATATAGGCGTGTCCATAAATCGGCATCACGAATTGTAGAATTTATATAATCCTCAAATAATTGTGTTATTCTTATAATATCCTCTTTTGCTGTTGGCAAGTGATTTCTATTATCCCTATAATTTTTCAAAAAACTAAAAATGTGTTTCATTATCATTTTGTATGCAACAGGCGTTAGACTCTTTAGAGTCTGCTCTAACTTATTTAGAGTCATTGTGTTTTTTACTTGATGTTTAATCCTTAAATTTGTCATTGCATATATACGTGATGTATTATAATCTGACATAGATGATTACATGTAAGAATTGTTTAGACCGTATTTTTGTTAATGATGTGCTGGCGGAAGACGTGCCTGAATATCTTTCAACACATCCATAATCTCTGAAAGCGTTGGCTCACGACGTAGATACTTCATACGATATGACCATGTGCGAATAGCTTGTAGAACTTGATCAGTACTTAACCCTGTAAAACTCCTGATTTCATCTACCCGTCGGTTATCGTAGTAATAATATTGGGCGGCCAGTTCGTAAAGCTTTGAACAAATCTCCCCGTAGTTACGCTGATGTTTAGTGGCAATATCATACATTGATTTGCCGCGCTGAATCTTTGTTAGTAGTGATAGTGTTTCTTCATCGGTCCACGTGACACCCATGCGCTCATTGGTAAGAGGCTTAACTACTTTTACGTTTTGTGACATTTCTACATCGATTTGAAAAAACTCGCCAGTTCAATTTTTTACCGTGTCTTGCCGTTACTCAATTGTCTTCTGTAAAGGAACAGTAATCTCAGGATACTTTGGCGGTTCAACATAAACAGGCTCACGCCGTGTTGATCCAATAACTGTAAACAGAAGATAACGTTCCATACAATCTATACACAGGTCATTAGTATCCCCTTTAAAGGTTTCAATAAGTGATGTCATATAGAGGTCAACATAATCATTGAATGCCTGTTGATACATCCCTTCAAAATGAACACGGTAAAACATCATATAGTAATCGATAAACCCCTTTCCGAAGCCTGCCTGACTGAGTGCCTTATCGTGTGCCCAGCCGTGAACAAGTTTTACTGCTGCATCGTGGGCAAATCGTTTAGCATTCTTAAATGCTTCAGCGTTACACGCGTGGCAGGTCATTATTAACTAACTCGGAATGTTTAACTACATCAATTTTTTTAGTTAAGGGATTATATTTAACAATGCGTACTAAAGGCTGTAAAGGAACATATGGAAGCTGTGTAGTCCGGTAAACACCAATATGTTTCCAACGGTTTGGATTCATCTATTAATTCTAGTAAAAATGGGTTTAGATAACACTTGCGGTTACCAGGTGCCCGGCGAGGTGAGCTCGATGATTGCATTAACCACATCGCCCTTAGCTGACGTTAATGCCATTGATGCAATCCTATGCGAAACGTTTGCTTGGGCTACTACAATATTAAGATCCTCTTCACTAAAGACGGATACATCAATGTGCTCATCACTGTTAAAGAGCGCCTGTAGGCCTATACTAAAGCTTCCATCCATGATATCGGGCTCAGGTTCTGGGGCGACATTATAGATGACGTCCGGATTAAAATTTCTGAAGTGCATCAGCTCTTCTAGACTCGAATGTTCACTAGATGCATCATATGAATCGGCCTCTTTCATTTCATATTCGCACGGCTTTGCTCGGCACAGCGGGCACGCTTTAGTATTATGTAGCCAATCACTAATACATTTCAAGTGGTAGGGGTGTCCACACGACATAACTACTTGACCGGTTTGTGCATTAATCGCGTCGAGGCAAATAGAGCACTCCATGTTTGGTAGAATCTTTACTAAACGTGGAGCGGTTCAATTTTTATTTTTTTTAAAAGTACTTAAATTAAATAGTTTCATATAAAGTATGTATACAATAGATGAAGAAGTAGAAAAAATATATGCTGTGTTTAAAAGCATGGAAATCAATTGTTATAAGTCAGAAACGGAATACTGTCAGGTAAAACGATTAACATTAGATCCATTTATATTTGACTCGTTAAAAAATTTGTATTCCTCATATTTTAAAAAACATTGGAATACAAATATAATACCAACAAAATCTAATAAGGCAATAGTAATTGTTGAAAGAAGATGTCATCCTAACTTAGAATTTATCTTACATAATGTATCATATTTTGCAAAAGGATATGCTATTCATATATTTTGTAGTAAAGCAAATCTAGAGTTTATAAAAACAATACTTGGTTCACAAGTAGAAAATGTTACTATTTATGTAACATTTGAAGATGTAGGTAGACCAGAAGAAGGTAAAACAGAATATAATAATTTACTAAAAAATAAAACATTTTGGAATGTTTTTGAAGAAGAACATATATTAATAATAGAAACAGACTCTTATTTATTACAACATATTCCAGAAACTATGTATGAGTATGATTATGTAGGATCTAAATGGTCTTGGGATGAATCTGCTGGTGGTGGTGGAGGCATATCATATAGAAAGTGTTCTGTTATGAAAAAAATATGTGAATTAGATAATCCTTTAGTAAAAGATTGTCTTATGCAAGATAGTTTTGCCTCTAATGGAATAAAACTATTAGATCTAAAATACTCGCATGAGTTTTTTACAGAATCTTCGCTATTGAAGAACCCTATTGGGACACATCAGTGGTGGACATTTTTTAATACAAGCTTACATAATGATATAATAAAAAATGTTATTCGGAAATATTTAACACTCATTATTTAACTCGCCAAGCGCACATAAACCTTTGTATGCTCAACATGTCCACATATGTCTGGTATGTCAAATTCAGGCACAGTATTGAACTTTTCAAAACAGGCACTCTTTATTGTTTCAGGAATCATTGTGTTTCCATCAGTAGATACACGATTAATGTCCTGCCGTATATATTTTAAAAATGTTCCACAATCTTTTCTAGACTCTGGAGGAATTGACAACTCTTCCTCAATCTTTCGTCGCACAGCTCCCCACTGTACTGCATAATGGCTATGACTTGTCGCCTTTGTTAAATAGGCTAACTTCTCTTGGAGCATATTTGTAATAGTAATTGCTATAGAAATTGTGCCAAATGCCCATGCAAGTTTAAACACACCCACTTGCTCCCCTCCAGCAATAACATTACTTAATCCACTTACAGCCGTAAGTACATTCGATACTATTGCCATTTTTCTAGCCCGTTTATCGTAGCGTGTAAAAGCCTCGGTGTGCATCCATTCAAAACATTTTGCCTGGTCGCACCATTTGGCAAGCATAATATCAATGGATGGAATCCATTGAACTGGAGTCTTAGGATTTATTTCGGCTTCATCAGACATTTCTATTTATGAATACCATATTCCAATTGTTATTATGTAGTAATTCATAGCCTACAGATATTAACTGCTCAATAAGAGCTCTAGTTATACCATTAGTATCAGCACCCTTCAAATAATAATCGAATTCTACACAGAGAATACGTGGTAAAATCGAATCCTCTAGCATAGTTTCTAAGACTTGAATTTCAGCTCCTTCAATATCAAGCTTCAAAACATCAACCTTTTCAATGCCTTTCCGCTTTAGAAATGCCGAAAGACGCTCTACAGGCACAACTGTATACAGTCCACCATAAAGGTTTGGAATAAGTGTTTGAGAAACATAATTCGGATTATCCTGGTGGTAGAATTTTAAATTTCCTGCGTGTTCCCATAATCCTACAGGGTTCATAACTATTTTGGAAAAATCAGGAGTAATTGGGTCAATCCAGGTTTTATAATCGGGTTGAATACTACATGAAAAGGGGCTTGTTTTCCCAGATGCATAATACGTCTGTATTTCATCAAAGTGTTTTAAAGCTCGCACTGTTGGGTCAAGAATTTCAACGCGGCATCCATATTTACTTTGGACTACAAGGTCAAAGGAAATATCTTCTCCTGCCCCAGCCGATACTACAATACTTGAGGCATCAAGACCACAATTATCGGGCAGCCACCACCCCCCGTAACGTGTTCCGTGGTTAACGCCGGCTGACATTAGAAATAATTATAGATTTCCCTTTAACACGGTAAGCCAACTTTAGCACTTGCTTTAATCCTCAAACACAGCATTTGCTAATCCATTTTCGAAGCGCATCCAATTAAGAGCAACACAGTACACCTTAACCTCCCACTCGACTCCTAATGGAGCTCCAACTTCTAAGCTAAGACGGAATGAAGATGCTCGCGATACATTAATAGAGCCTGTAGGTTCGTGAATACCTGGGCGCTCAGCAAAGGTATAGCCATAAATATAATGCGAATATGCTGAATAGCCCCCCTTATGCTTACGTGCTATATGTTGTCTAAAAAACTGTTCATCAGAATCAACAAGTGTAATTCCATTTACTTGTAGGGCGGCACTAACAAGAAGGGGCTTTGTTAGAAATGTTCTATCAGTTGACCAATTTGACTCAAGCGTATCGGAATAATTTGTCCAGTCATTATTTATATAAACATCTTTTCGGCGTACAATCCAAATTATTTCCTCTATAGGATGATTGGCCTCTAACGGCAGTTGTACATGAACACTATCACCAGAGCCCTTTGCTAACATATATTTCAGTGGCTCACTAAAGGTAAAGGTCTGTAATTCACGGTGAAGCATTTCAAAGGGATTTCGTAGAAGTGCTTGGCGAAATTCACCATCAATAATTGCTCCATGGGTAAGAAGACTAATTCGTTGTAAAAGAGGAATTGAATTCGCTGTAAGTACTGGGACAGTAGTTAGACCGTCTTGGAAAAGAATTGTCTGGGCTAATGGAACTGAATTACACGAATCTCTGTAGCCCCGTACTTGCCGGACGACTTCTGAAAAGGGTCTTAGCGTGATATGAATACGGGTCGAGCCCTCTTTAATTGATATGAGTGGCAGTGCTTCTTGGCGTGGAACACGTCCAAAAAAGAAGGGAAGGGGGCAGTGAAGCGTACCATCCTCTGTAGGGTAAAGACGTGGGGACGGTATCGGCCCATTAGCCCCTATGCCCTTTAGAATCGCCCTGCTAACACGTCCAAGGTGGTCGTAGCTTACACCGTACTGAGTATTGTAGTCAGAAAATAAAAGGCTAAATATATTAATAAAGTCGCCATCAATTGTTTCTACCGTCTTTCCATCAATTTCTAGCTCGGCCGAAAGTATAATGGATGAACCAAGAGAGTTTGCATATTCCCATGCAGCTTGAACATCTGTATATGTGTATATACCACCATCAAGCCGATTTTGAACACCTGCATCTAGCCAGTGCCCTAGATGAATTTCTAGGGCTGCCCCGAATAGAAGGTCACCAACAACTGTTGAGCCAATGTCAAAGGTAAAGCGTTGTCCAAGCTCGGCAGGACCGCGAAAAGGTACATATTGGACTTGGGGAGAAAATGAAACGGTTCGCCGAGATTTATCACGTGTAAACCATGTAACTTCTGTTTTTAAAGGGAAAAGGTCATTTTCCTGATCGTCGCGATCTGTAAGATCTAAAAGGGTTACTATTGAGCCGAGGGGTTGCTTGCTCATCTAGTTTAGTTAGATCTAAACACTTTAGTCCCAAATAATTACCGTGTATTGCTAAAGTTAAGTACCCCCTAAAAGGGAGTACTTAATATTGCCTACAACACGGTATTATTCCGTACAGTTTTTCTCATCAACTGAGAATATATGTTTCCATACTCTTTCTGAATAGTGTACAACTTCTGCATTTATGTGTGAATGCTCCTCAAGAAGTTTTTTGTAAAATTCAATAGGTTTTTTACGAATATCTTCACGTGATACTAATAAAATACCGGTGTACGATAAGGAAGTCAACTTTTCATTAGGAAAGTGTTTATTAAACCATTTACCCAGTGGTCTTTCACTACTTGGAATTAAGGATGAATCAGAATTCTTTTTACTATTTGCTTCATTTGATATGGGGTACGAATCAATACTAAATTTATATGCTTCATTTACATCATTAATATTTTTATTAACAATCATATACGATTCTTTATTATCTTTACCATTTTTTAAATACTCTATAATTCGTAAGACCTTTTGTTTCTTATCATCTCTATACCAGGCAGAGCCAGGAACAAAAAATGTTAATTTTGCTAAGTTATGATAATTTTGTATAACATGATGTAAATATGTATGCGATTCTCGCCCAAGATTAGGCAACTTTATTAGCTCACTTTTATCTATAATAAAATCAGTATTATCTCCTTTATTATATATAAATACTCTATCATATAACTCATATGGAATGTTTTGTATCCAAGAAATATCTTCTTGATATCTGGCAACAACTATGTCAAGAGATGGGGCTTGGGTAAAAAACGTTTCACATGATTTGTATGATAGAATTAATATAATACATAATATAAGTAGTAGTATCATAGATATTTTTAAATATAGTGGCAAGCCCATGCCTTTCTATTAGCAGTAAATACTTAATTAGAATATCGTAAGAACCCCCTGTCATCCTCAATAGTATAGAGGCACCAACTCTCCACTACAAGAGTCATTTCAACAACCTTTGTCGTAAAGCTCTGATCAGCATTAGGAAGCCTGAGATAAATAAGAATAACAGGTTTATCTGCAGTGGAAAAGTTAATAGAGCCTTCGGGAACATACTCATGGTTTGTTTCGCGCCCACTAACATCCCCAAGGTCCCAATTCATTTCTCCCAATGCAAATCCTGGGTCACGTGTTTCCTTTGAAAAGGGAACTAATGTATTCCATATAAGGGGTGTTTGTAGTGATTCACGGTCACGGGCGGCAATTAAAAGAGATAATTGCGAATAATACGGATTATTATAACCGGATGTTGCCCAACGCCGCCCGCGATCTAAGTCATCTCGCGTCCGTAAAAACCAGAACATTCGTGATGCTGTATGTGAAGCATCAATATCACGGGTGAAACTCGGATTTATGCCGGTAGCAGATTTATAGTCGAGCCCTCCAAAGGTAAAGGCATTTTCATAGAAAATAGAATATGAGATTTCATGATCGGTGTCTTCTAGTGCTTCGCGTGATTCAGGGTCAAAATACACATGACGAGTTTCTAAGGTAAGTGTCGGGCGAGCTATTGATTCCCTTGGTAAAGGGGCTACCGTGTACGGTGTTCCATTTGATGGAGGATACACAGTAAATGAAGGCTCTTTCCATGGGGCAGGATACACTACAGAGTAATCGGAGCATTCAATACATTCTTCTAAGGGACGCATAACAACTTTAAGGCGGAAATTCTGTTTGCGCATTGCAATTGAAGGGATGCCACGTAAACCACCAAGCATGGGGAGGGTAAGACGAAGGCGTCCGGGAGTTGCATTTCTATACAAGGTTACTCCAGATACGTCGCTCATTCCTGTAAGGGCTTGGTCAAGGTAGGCTGAATTTAGGGAGCCTCGGGAAAGTCGCGAAGCCCAGAGTGCATCTCCGCTGAACTCTTGAAGAAGAATTTTGTCCTGGAATAATTGAATTGATGAAAAGAGAAAGTAGCCGGCGCCCTGAGTATAGCCATAGTCCCGCCCAGAAGTTGCTGAAACCCGGTATCCACTTTTCATGTTTAGAGCGGCCTCTACGGGTGGTAACCAGGATGGGAGGTCAATAAGAAGAGTGGTATCTAGAAAAACATCTCCAGCAACTTCAAATTCAAATTCACAGGTACGTCCAAAATCTGGGGCATTTAGAGGAACTGTCTGGCGAATTTCACTTACAAAGGCTGGCCGGCGACTATAACGAGTTTCAAAAGGATTTACAGCATTGGCTAGTTTTTTGCTCAAGAAATAAGTATCTTTATTTCCACGGGCAATTGATTCATATAGGGCTCCTTCGGAAAGAAGACCGGCTCGAGCCATCTATCGGTGATTGCTTAAAATAAGTAGAGTGGAATTAATCCATATCTTCAACGCTAGCTGGCGGTAACACTTTTAAAGAAAGTGTTGCTGTTCCTTCATCAGAAGGTAAAGAAAGCTCTGCAATGCGTCCTTGACGATACATTGGAATTCGAAGTGTACACGGAGCACCCGTCTTAGTCCATTCTGAAATTGCTGAACGAATTTGAATGTATGCATTATCTGAATGATTCATTCCCATTTCAGGTGGAAGATCCGCGATTTTTTTGAGAAGTGTTATAGATTCTTTTAGACGGTCGCTCTTTTCCTTTAATGCCATATTCTTTTTATGAAACTAAGAAATTCTTTAGATACTCCTTACAGTGACAGTACGTTTTTTTCTATAAGTACTAGTACGTTTTTTTGAAGAAACTTTACGTGAACGTCCACCTGAGATAGGAGTTGTTGTTGCACTTAATTTTGATAAAAGCATTGTATAAGTCTGTTTTATTTCTTCTATTGTATTCTGAACACCAATAATCCAAGAATTTTCAGGTACTATTTGAAGTGCATTATTAATTGCTGTAGTAACAGGAGGTATAGTATCTAGTACGCTTTGAATATACGATTGATTTGCAAGTATATTATCAGATTTAGCTACCCAATATTGTTGATTAATTATATACCTCATAAATGTAATAGTTGCTATCATTACAGTAATGTTTTGTTTGTACGTGATAAGTTTAGTATTATTAGAATCATTTTCAAGAGCCCTATTAATAAGTACTTCAGTTACCATAGCATTATTTTTAAGATTTTCATGCTGATTGCTTAAAATAGATGTAGCATTAGTATTAGCAGGTGAATTTATTCGTATTTTTAGATCATTTACAAATTGACTGTATAACTCAAATGTAACTTGTATAGCTTGTTCATCTTCTGCTAAAGGAGTCTGAGTTGTTATTTCAGGAGTCTGAGTTGTTGTTTCAGGAGTCTGAGTTGTTGTTTCAGGAGTCTGAGTTGTTATTTCAGGAGTCTGAGTTGTTGTTTCAGGAGTCTGAGTTGTTATTTCAGGAGTCTGAGTTGTTGTTTCAGGAGTCTGTGTTGTTATTTCAGGAGTCTGAGTTGTTGTTGCACTTATTTGTGATAAAAGCATTGTATAAGTCTGTTTTATTTCTTCTAACATATCTTGAAGCGTAACAATCCAAATATATTTAGGTATTAGTTGAAGAGCGTTATCAAATAGTTTAGTAATAGTGGGTATATTATCTAGTATTTTAGTAATAGACGCTTGAAGACAAATTGTAGGTCTTAATGAACCAGAGATATCCATTTCATTTCTCAAATTAAGGATATCAATCATTAGTTTCATGAATGCTAATATTATAGCATTATGGTGCTCCTGAAATTGAATTTCGTTAGCAATTGAAGAATCTATAGAATTTTGTAGCTTACGCTTATTTATTTCTTTTTTAGCAATAACAGCAAGTCCCGTAACATTATAGGCCTCTGCAGTTAAGCGATTAATATCATCAGTACTAGAAAGCGATTTTGAGTTTACTTTTATATCCTCTACAAATTTATTGAATGAGTCATATGCAATTATTACAGGGTCTACATTTTTAACATTTGATGAATCAGATGTTGTTGTTTGCAATTGAGGGAGAACTGTTAATGTAGGAGCCGAGCCTTCTATAGGGACACTGGGTATAGGCTGCAGAGTCGGGGGAAGAGTTGGTGTAGGTAGCTTTATTACAGGAGGAAGCTTTATTGGTGTAGGTAGCTTTATTACAGGTAGAGGTTTTATTTGTACAGGAGCCTTTATTGGTGTAGAAGGGTTTGGTTTTACAGGAACCCTTATTGTTATTCTTCCCCCTTTTTGATTTTGTATCATTATCTATTATATTACAATATAATAAATAATGATTTTATCGTTATAATACGATAACGTGTAACGGCAAGTGCCGAAGTTAAGTACCCCTTTTGGGGTACTTAACTGTAGCATACTTGCCATATTAGGGTTGTAGGCAAAGTTAAGTACCCCCTTTTAGGGGGTACTTAACTTTGGCACAACACGGTATTGCTAAACACAGGCATTCCCATTATTACAGGCTAAAGCAACTGTACGCCCTTCAGCAATAGAATAACGCTGTGCAAATGTTACATATTTTGTTGTACATGTTGATGCAAGAGTAGCTCCGCATCCAGTATTACATGTAGGTTGATTAGCAAGTGTTATTGTTGAATAATAGACCCATTGAGTTTGACCCTGAAGTTTGCGGATTCTATCACTTCCATCCATTCTACTATAAAGTATTACTTAATTTAAATGGATCTAAAATATGCTAGACCCCCCGCGGAGTAAAATTGACGGCGCGACGGCCCCTAGACGTTCTTGCCTCCAATATGGTGTAACGGTTAGCATAAAGGGTTTTCACCCCTTAGACCCGGGTTCAACTCCCGGTATTGGAATATAGAGTTTGTAGGCACTCTTCAAAAACCTACAAAACCGGTTTAGCTCACTCTGTAAAGAGTTTGCTAAATCGGTGTAAACACCGGTTTAGCTCAGTTGGTAGAGCACCAGGCTTTTAACCTGGTAGTCGCGGGTTCGACCCCCGCAATCGGTATTTTTCTTATGTATCCATTTCATGGATACATAACAACAAATATTCCATCGTTATCCTCCTTTTAGGAGGATAACTAGGTATTTTTTCATACCATTCTTTGAATGATATGAAAAACCATGCCCTTGCTATTCCTCTTAAGAGGAATAGCTCGGTATTTTTTCTTAGTTCCCCTTTAAATTACTCATTAATACAATGTAGGAGTTGATTTACACTTCTTACCAGCTGGTGAATTACAATTTAGTAGAGAACTTTTTGGTGAAAATCCCTTTATTTTTAAAGAGTCTATTAATTTATTTTTATTAGTGATCCCTTTTATTTTTAAAGGTTTAAATCCATTTCCATAAACAACATAACACCTTTCTTCAAATACCATTATGTTTAGTATCTGTATATCTTTTAGAATATAAACTCGATATTTTTCATGGGCTTATAGACAACTCTCAATATAAAAAGAGATGTGTGGAATATTTGTGGGACTCGGCTCAGTCATACACGATGACTGTGCTCACTGTATAAACACTCTTCGCGCGCGGGGACCAGAAGGCTCGTGTGTAAAAGAGTTTGAAGGAGGGCTCATTGGATTTACGCGTCTAGCAATTAACGGGCTTACAAAGGAAGGGATGCAGCCAATGGAGTTTGGCGGAACACTATCGGCAACAAATGGTGAAATTTACAATTGGGCAGCTCTTGAAGAGAAACACAAGCTTCACTGTAATTCAGGAAGTGACTGTGAGGTTATTGGAGCTCTTTATCAGCACTTTGCTGGAAAACCCTTTGAAACACTTGCCAATCTTTTTAATTCCCTTGACGGTGTATTTGCTACAGCAATCATTGACTATAGCCACGGATACGCCATTATAGCAAGAGATCCTTATGGTGTACGTCCCCTGTATAAGGGTACGCGTACGGTCTACAATGCCACGCGCGTAAAGGAAGAGCAGGTATTTTTTGCCAGTGAAATCAAAGCATTGACGCCTCTTTGCAGTACAGTTACTCCATTTACGCCTGGGACCTTTGAAGTTTACGATATATCTACGCGCACCCTTATACACTCAGCAACGTACCATTCAATCGTAGTGAATCCCCTTCCTGCCTTTACATCAGTGGAAGCATCCTCACTAGCCATTAAGGAAGCTCTTATTAGTGCCGTCAAAAAGCGGATGCTAACGGAGCGCCCTATAGCAGCCCTTTTATCGGGTGGCCTAGACAGTAGCCTAATAGCATCCCTATTGGCAGAAGAGCTACGTAAGGCAAAAGCCCCGCCTCTTAAAACATTTTCTATTGGAATGGCGGGGTCATCAGACCTCTTACACGCTAAGAAAGTGGCAGAATGGATTCACTCAGACCATACTGAAATTGTATTAACGGCCGAAGACTTTTTCAAGGCCATTCCAGATGTCATTAAGGATGTTGAATCCTATGATACAACAACGGTGCGTGCCTCGGTTGGAAATTGGCTTGTAGCAAAAGCGGTGGCTAGCAATTCCGATTGTAAGGTACTTTTCAATGGGGATGGAGCTGACGAGCTTTTTGGCTCGTATCTCTATATGTTTGGAGCGCCATCATATAGGGCATACGCCGATGAGGTTTTACGACTTCTCAAAGATATTCACATGTTTGATGTTCAACGGAGTGACCGGTCGATTTCCTCGCACGGCTTGGAGCCACGTACACCCTTTTTAGATAAGACCTTTGTCCAGACTGTATTACAAGTCCCATTAGAGTATCGGCAGCCAACAGCGGCTATTCCAGAAAAGTGGATTCTACGTCGGGCGTTTGACGATGGTGTCACACTTCCACGGGAGGTCCTTTGGCGTCGGAAGGAGGCCTTTAGTGACGGTGTAAGTGGGGATAAGCCGTGGTATTTACTTGCCCAGGAAATGGCTACACGGGCAGTGGATTTAGAGAAGGTACTGGTGAAGTATGTGCATAATCCTCCAGTAACTCCTGAGATGTGTTATTATAGGGGTATTTTTGAGGGGTTTTATCCAGGTATGGCAACAGTAATACCGTATATGTGGATGCCGTTATGGTCTGATACAACTGACCCGTCGGCGCGGACGCTTAAGAATTATTAATTGATTACTAGCCAGTTAACAGTCCCGTTATCTGAACTAGCAGCAGTTCCAGCAACAACAAAACTATTGATAACAAATGAGGTTCCTGCTGTTATAGTACCAACAACAAGAATTGCTCCTGTATTTGCTACTGTTCCAGCAAGTGTTCTGCGCGTTAGGAAAATTCTGGAAGTTGCTGTTACAGCAGTTGTATTTATAGTAACAGTACCGCTAGCGAGTGTGGCTAATCCTACAGTTGCAGCACCAGCAAGTGACGGATTTGCCGTATCCGTATAGTTTGTAAGATTTAGAGCAGCCGCCGTAACACTTCCAACCGCCGTAACAGTGCCAGACGTATACACAGACGGACCTCTGTTTACAAGCGAATTGGCTGCATCCGTTCCATCAACAACCTCAACTGGCTTGTCCGTGCTGAACACGGCAAATAACGATGAGTTCGGGTTAATGTAGCCACTTACAAAGGTATTAGCAGGGCCAGACTGGTCCGTGAAAAACACGCCAACCATGAGCGTTGTTACACCAGGGTAGGCGCCGCCAGGGTAAAGCTTGCGACCGTTCTCACGTAGTATACGCCCCACCGTACAGTTTCCAACCGTGGCCCCAGATGTGCCGGCGGCGCCAGCATTTAGCGTGTACACCGGGTTTAAAGCCGTTCCCGTCTTATCATACGAGTAGAAACCCGTGCTAAAGGCCGCCGTAGCAATGTACGAACGCTTTGTGCGCTCCTTCTCAAAAGGTAGGTGAAAGGCAGACATTATACTTAGAGGTAAGAAAATTGAGATGTCTGTGTGGTACAAAATTAAGTACCAAAAACTATGCAGTGCATCGGACGTATTCCAGCAAAAGATGAAGTATATTTTACAACCGGTCCGCGACTTCACCGGAATAAGCCACTTCTGTATCTTTTGCCAAAACGTTGCTCTGAAGTCACGGAAAAAACACTTTGCGGACTTTGTACTCATAAGCGCGACGCTACACTAGCATCAATTGAAAAGCGTGGAGCAAAGTATATTCCTAATCAAGGCTCTCTTCTTCATGGAACTATTCTAGAGCCGATTCCAAATTGGAGTCGACTCTATAAGGGTGTTTGGTATCTAGAGCAGATTACAAAGGGGTATGAATTATCTCCAGATGTATTTGAACGGTCTGAAAATGCCTATAACGCTACACATAAAGACGGAGAATGTCCATCTGTAGAGATGCCTAAGAAAAAGGATTTAGATGTAGCACCTGTAAAGGCTAAGCGTGCAACAAAAGCCTCTGTGGCAACTGTTAAGGTTGTTGAGCCTGTAAAGCCATTAGAGCCATTAAAGCCATTAGAGCCATTAGAGCCCGTAAAGCCATTAGAGCCTATTAAACCTGTAGCAAAGCGAATGGCAAAAAAGACAGTGTCAAAGGTAGAAACAGTTTCAAATGTAGACACAGTGACAAAAGTAGAAACAACTCCTAAATCAACACCTAAGCCATTTCTTAAATCAGTAAAATCATCAGTAACCCATGTAGGAAAAATTTCAGATATCACACCTATTATTCCATCAAATGTTGTTACAGTTAATGTAAAAAAGACTACGCTCGATGGAAGAACTGTTTACATTAACTATAAAAATGATAAGGTCTATGATATGAAATTCAACTACATCGGGCGTTCGAAAGATAATGCCATTGATAGTAGTTTTCCAGATTCAGATGCAGAAATTTAATTTCTAATAAGCACCTCATTTGTAGTAGCCCCAGGTCTTAGCGAATTAATCGCCCGCCGAACAGGAATCCGCTCGACAATATATGGTGCGGGAAATGTTGTATGAAGTAGAACTACATCTGAATTACTTAGAAGAAAGCGGCATGAAAGCGCCTTACAAATATCAAACAGTTTTTTATGACTTTCGGCAGGAAAGCCATCGGCATTATATCCTACAAAGGATGTAGCCGTTTCAGGAACATACGGAGGGTCCATGTACACAAAGTCATCTTGAGAAATACGTGCTAATGATGCTTCAAAGGGTTGATGTTGAAAACTAACGCCTTGGATAAGGGCTGATACGTTTCTTAACGCTGCTTCATCATAAAACTCATGTATTTTATAATGCCCGTATGGCGTATTAAAGGCACCGTGACTATTTTCGCGATATACTCCACGGAAACAGGTCTTATTCAAGAATAGGAACAGTGCCGATATACGAATAGTATCATAACCTTCACTACATAGCCGATTATATTCAAACCGCGACATGTAGTAATATGATTCCGTAGAAGTCATTCCCACTTCACGGGTTTTAGCATTACGTACACCATTTTGAATGGGACACTGCTTGTATTCATCTAAAATGCTTTTACATTCACCAAGAAACTCATCAAGATTTGATTGTATATCTTTATAAAGTTGAATAAGACGTTTATTGGCATCACTGGCATATATAGAGCCGGTGGGCCTTTTACGCGATAAGACAGCAAGAAGAACTGAGCCACCTCCCAGAAAGGGCTCATGATAATTCACAAGTGTTTCGGGAATACGCTCTAGAACTGAATTAATAATCTGTGTCTTTCCACCTACCCATTTTAGAAAGGGTTTAGTATGCATGTAATGTGTATATATAATATATATAGTACAGTCATACTCAATTTTACCGCGACCCGGGCGGCTTCGTGCCGTGGCTAAAAATTGACGGACGCGGACTCCCCTTAGAGTGTATAGAAGAGATGAAGTATCCGTTTGTTGAGATTCGCTTCATTCTAAATGATAACGCGACGCCCGCGATGGACCACACGCTTGACCTAAAGCGGGTGAATAACGTGTATGTCTGGAACTATCATGACCCCGCGCTAAAGAAGCACCATGTCATGTATATTGATACCATGCGCGAGGTGTATGATGCATTCACGCGTATGGTGAATCTTCTAGCCTGGGATACACTACCATTCAAGTGTATGCAGGTTACTGCTCCAGCAATGCCTCCTATTATGGTTGACATCAAGGATGTCCCAACGGCACTAGATGATATCTATGCACTTCTGAGTGTTGTGCTGACAAACCCACCTGTAACTCTTGCGCCTGCCGAGGTAATCGCCTTTATGGCGAATGATGATACGAAGGTTGATGAGGAGGATGACGACGATGAGGAGGATGAGGATGAGGACGATGAGGACGATGAGGATGAGGAGGATGAGGATGAGGACGATGAATGCGAGGACTGTGATTGCGCTGAGGATGACTTTGCTGACCTTCCTCCACTAATTCCTATTTCACAGGCTGACCGCCCACCAGCATTCTGTACGCGGTCTAAGTCTGCTGTAAGCGCGCAGCCTTGCTATAGCTACTTCTCGTAATCTAGAATTAATAAGTACCGTGTTGTGCTAAAGTTAAGTACCCCCTAAAAGGGGGTACTTAATATTGCCTACAACCCTATGATGGCAAGTATGCTACATTTAAGCACTCCTCTAGGAGTGCTTAAATGTAGCATACTTGCCGTTAACTGTTCTTAAAATTCTATAAAAATAGGCGCTTTTTACCTTTAGTTCTTTTTTTCACAGTCTTTTGTTTTTTTCTAAATCCTCCAGCAATTGTTCCTGTACTTGTTGATTCTGCTAATGAAACCATATATGCTACATCAAAATCAGTGAAATTCTTTGGAGGATTTGATAAATCAGCATAAATTACATTACGAACAGATGCACCATTACTATAATCATATCTATAACTAACTATAGTTGTACCTGTAGGCAAAGCCGTCGAACTTATTTTAGCACCGAGTAATAATTTACCATTAGGGTCCACCGTATTTTTTTGCCCTTCAATAAAAATGGGATTAAAAACTAATTGGTTTGGAGGATAGAAGTTTTTAAAAATTTTACCAATAGATAATTTTTTTGAGGTGTTCCAATCATCTATAGAAGTGGCTAATGAACCAGCTTGTATTGTTATTGGAGCAACTGTTGTTACCATTGCTAACTCTTCTTGAGAAATAGTCTTAAATGCAAAATCCTGGGGTATCATTTTTATATCATCTGGAGTTAAATCCCAGTTTATTCCATCATAAGAATACGAAATTCTTTTCCACAATAATAATCCAACTGTTCGTGATTGACCAGCAATCCACATTGAACCATTATATATGACTTTCCAAGATGTAATCGCAATTCCAAGAGCTCGGGTGGTAGTTGTTGTTAAGAGTTGAGTTGTTGACACTTGAGTTGTTGTTGATAATTGAATTACTGGAATTCTAATATTTATATTATTCCAATTAATTCCATCAGTTGAATAGCATAATCCCTCATTCCTACCTCCAACAGTTGTACCTCCAAGAACCCACATCGAGCCATTTGATGTAAGTGAATAAATTGCTTTCATATTAGTAGGATTTGTTAGACAAGTATTCCAATTAATTCCATCATATGAATATGCTATTTGATAAATGTTTGAAATAGGATAAGCTACAAGAAATAAAGAGCCATTCCATGCAACTGGACCAAATAAAAAACTTAAAAATGGTGGTGTAAAATTGCACGGGCTCCAATTAATTCCATCATTTGAATAGAGTATATTTGTTCCTACAGCAACCCATAGAGATCCACTCCATACTACATCTCCATATGAACCTGTAGTAATATTAGACTGCGTCCAGTTTATTCCATCATATGAATAAGCTATCTTATATCCTACACCAACCCATAAAGTACCATTCCATACTGGATTTAGAAATTCCTCAGTATAAAATCCTCCTGATGGATTTTGAAGTTGTCTACTAAAAATGCTAACTGCTGATGAAGAAATATTCCAGTTAATTCCATCATATGAATACAGGGTATTTGCAACCCACACTGTTCCATTCCATATAATTTTTCTGGGTGCTTCACCGTATGTGTATGTTGATGGTATTATACACTTATTCCAATTAATTCCATCTAATGAATATGCTAGTCTAGTTGTTCCACGACCGCCCGCAATCCACATAGAGTTATCATACACTACAGAGAAGCCATGAACAAATACATTTACTGAAGGAGATTTAGTCCAATTAATTCCATCATACGAGTACATAAGTATAGAAGAACCCCCAGTCATACCAATAGCAACCGTAAAAGCAGCGGAATTATTTGTTGTAGTAGATCCATTTATTATTTGACTAGTAGTCGGAGCAATTGTTGTTGGTACTTGGGTTGTAGTCGGAGCGACAGTTGTAGTTGGAGCCAGTGTTGTAGTAGGAGCAACTGTTGTAGTCGGAGCAAGTGTTGTAGTCGGAGCTAGTGTTGTAGTTGGAGCCATTGTTGTAGTTGGAGCCAGTGTTGTAGTTGGAGCGACTGTTGTAGTCGGAGCGACTGTTGTAGTCGGAGCGACAGTTGTAGTTGGAGCCAGTGTTGTAGTCGGAGCCAATGTTGTAGTCGGAGCCATAGTCGTTGTTAGTAGTCGTGTTGTTGTTGGCCGCGTTGTTGTAGGTCGTGTTGTTGTTCGCTGTGTTGTTGTTGAAGCTCTTATTATAAAGCGAGGTCGAGTTGTTGTAGGAATTTGAGTTGTTGTAGCGCGTCGAGTTGTTGTAGCTCCTCCCTTTAACCTTCTCCTCATTATTAAATTACAAGAAATAAAATAATGGAACTAGCGTGTTACACTAAAAAGTCTAGGCTTAATTGCCGGTTCAAACCCGTAGGGAATGATAAATTCAAGCGGTTTCACACGAAACTGTGTTTCCATTCCTGTTGGAACAAACATACGCACGGGGTCTTTTTTTACTGAGCATCTTTTCGAAAGTGCCAAAAGCGATTTTTCTAATTCATAAAAAAGCTTGGTAGCCTCTTTACAACTAATCGGTACACATAGGGTTGTATCACCATTATGATATGAAAGAATCATTTCACCAGTATCATTTGTACAACGAATTTCACACGGCGTTGTATAAGCCGTGTCACATACAATCCACCACGACGACGGATGAAGTCGATATTTCCCTACTGTGTAGCAAGACGGGCGAAGATAGGTTAATGTATGATAAAAGGGTATAGACACTGTAAAATCTCCGTGGCATATTAATACTACGCCGTGTTTATCTATATTAATATCTACTGTCATTCTATAAATAGTATCTACAGGAGTTTAGACTGGCGTTAGCACGTTACCGTGTTGTGCTAAAGTTAAGTACCCCCTAAAAGGGGGTACTTAATATTGCCTACAACCCTATAATGGCAAGTATGCTACATTTAAGCACTCCTAGAGGAGTGCTTAAATTCGGCACTTGCCGTTATATATCCCTTTTTATATACTCTTTCCCATCATATATCCACTCTCTAGACCGTCGTGACCATTGAGGAACGCCGTCGCAAAATACATCATTAGATTGATATAATTTGTAATGAAATTTCACATCTTTAATGCTATACTTACACTTCTCTATTGCAGAATACAAAACGTCTTCATTTCCCGTGCCATTTAATAGGGAATGTTCATGTTTCCATACATTTCGCATTACCTTATATGAGCCATACCCAATATTATCTGCACAGGTTGTATTAGATTCTTTCAAACTGTAGTATATATTTTCCTCAATAGGTTTCAGCTCTAACTGTAGGACTTCCGCATCTAGACGCACACGAACAACACAATCTACATAATTTGGCACATAATTCATAACAGTGTTCATAGAATACATTAAACGATACGCATTTGGAACTTTTACTGGAAATATAAAGTCACTATTTTGAATAGGCTCTATAAATACACACTGTATGTTTTTTTCATTACAAAAACTACTAAGCTCTTTATACACTGTATTCTTATAGGTTAAAACAATGAAAATAAAGGTGTGATTTGGATAGCTTCTAGTAAAATATTCAATATTCTTTTCTATATTAGAACGAACCTGTGTAAAAGATGGTCTTGATACACCTACAAGGGTAACACATACTTTCATTATGAATTATGTATAGTAAACTTTAAGTTACGGCACAACACGCTATAGTCACTCTAAAAATTGAAGGTTTAAGTAGAGTGTAAGACGCTTACACACAGAAATGCACTTCTTTGAAATCTGCCCGCTAGATGTTATCCGCGACGTCATCTTCCCCTTTCTGAACTACGATGAGCGCAATGCTGTGAATGCTTGCATGCCTAGGCATGATTACATTCGCACACCATTAAAGAAGAAAGAAGTTCTTTCCTTCCATGTAAAGCTATCTACATCAATCATCTCACGTTCTCTACAAAAGGTAGAGAAAACATCGGGTGTGCAACATAGCCGAGCAGTATTAGCAACATACAGGGCATTACTGAATTACTATCTTCCTGCTGTGCATAACGAGAACTTTCGCAAAGTTCTTATTAGCAAAGCGAAGGGATACAGTAGTCTAGATTCACCTGAGTTCAAAACCAGTCAGGCATCAAAGTATGTAAAAAAGACTCTATGTGGAATTGCGAATGATATATTGGCTGTTCTAGAGAAGAACCCATTTAAGTATCATATTAGCATAAAAGATACAATCGAATGGACGGCAGTCAAACCCTACTATTATCTTGAACACCCAGTAAAAAAGAAGAACAGCACAACACGGTAGCACAACACGGTAAAACCGATTAAAAATTGATCGGTCACCTACCCCTGTCTTTACTACAGAAACATGCCTCCTCGTCGCTCAGCCCGTCTTGCCATGAAGCCCCGTGTGAATTTTCGTGAGCCTTCGTTGCGTATTTCTAAATATCCACGTGTAACAAAACAGCGTACTCCATATCCTAGCACGTGTAGTAAGATTTTGATTGGTCTTAACTATATTATTCTTATTGCCTTTTCATTGACCCTAACTGCCCCATTTGTTGTTACTGATAATCATGTCAGGAAGTACTTGACGGTAACTTAGCGGTAACGTCTAACGGCAAGTGCCAAAGTTAAGTACCCCCCTTGGGGGGTACTTTGCTGTAGCATACTTGCCATCATAGGGTTGTAGGCAATATTAAGTACCCCCTTTTAGGGGGTACTTAACTTTAGCACAACACGGTAGTACTAAAGTTCTAGTCATCAGAGCTAAATACTTAAAATAAGTATTTAGCGGTAATAAAACCACACAGTAGCCCCTCGTAAAAGGTCAAACAGGCTCACCTTAGAGCCCCACAGCGCCCCATCTTCAAACGTAAGCATTCGGCTATCAAGGTCCTTTTTTATTGCTTTCTGTAGAACAATCTTTACCCAATCTTCTAAGCTAAAGGGGGCTATAAGATTTTCAGACTCACACCATGTTTTTACAGCGTCATTTGCAGGATAGAAGCCGTGAATAGTACGCATATCAGTTTCTATACGCACTAGCTTTTCTTGAATTTCATCTAAAACGGGTTCAAAATTCGTAATTTCTTGCTGAAGATACGTAAGGTCTTCACTAATAGAGCATGTTTCATCTGAAGATGAATCGTCTGAAGGTGTGTATGTAATTTTCATGGTAATACGCATTTGCCCCTAATCCTTATCAATTTTAGATTCCGTATAACGGCAAGTGCCAAAGTTAAGTACCCCCCATGGGGGGTACTTTGCTGTAGCACAACACGGTACCGTGTATTGCAAAAATTGAAACTTGTGTATAATCATACAGGAATATAAAAATGTCTTCAGTGTATGTTGTTATTGAAAATGGGGATCCATATGAAAAGGTATATACATCATTCCCTTCCGCTGCAGCTGCAGTTAAGGAAAAGCACGCAGAGACGGTTGCCGAGCAAATAAGAGATTCGGACGGAGACCCCATTTGCTCAGAAATTGATGTACCAGAAGATGTGTTAACTGGTAAGACATATTTGTACGTTGAAAAAGGGATTCAGATTTACATTTATAAACTAGCTATTGTAGGGTGAAATTCACGCCATTTCAAAAAAGGTGAGCAAGATTTGAAATAGGCGAATCAAGCTCAATTACTGTTGCTGCATGAAAACTATCAATACTTTTAGGACATATACTATAGATAGTGTGACAAGGTATAATAATCATTGTACCAGCTCTTAAAATTATATCAATGAATTGTATTTCTCCTACAAGGGGCGTGTCATTCACAGTAAGGCTAGGCGGATATCTGTAGGTCCATGCACTTGGAAGAAATTGCTCCGAACGTTTATTTACCAATGACACTGTATATGTTCCTTCCGTTACAAGAATACATGTGTACAATGATGTTGGGCGCACCATTCCATAACCACCAAGAATTGTAGATATCCGTGTAGACTTGAAAATAGAAAAATAGCCAGATAATTCAGTAATAAATTCACTATATGTATGATTGACCCATGTATCCATTGCGAGCTCTTTGGCAAGTGTACGACTCAATGACGTATCTAGAATAGGTATTCCCACTGCCTGATCATCCGGAAATGTATTTCCTGTATGGTTTCTATAGGTTTCCAAGGTGGTTGAACTGCCAATGCGTAGGGGAAATTCATTTAGGCGTGGAACTTCTGATAATTTCATCCGAGTGAGAATTTTAGGAAAGGGGCATCCACGTAAAATAATTGGCTGACTTTCTTGGAGAAGTTCATGGAGGGTAAGAAGAGAATTTGAAAATTCAACCTGAAGAATTTCAATAGACTCCCTACGCTGGCTATAAAACCAGACACTTATAAAAAATAGTACGCACAGCGTTAAAAAGACCTCAACTAACATCCTTATAGGTAGGCTAGTCTTCTTTTTCATTTTCTAAAGCGCGGTCAACGCGGCACGCCATTTGAAGTACCTGTGCACAAAGGTCCCCCTTTTCGTCTGCACACGCCTTCATTTTACTATCAATATTAATGGCTTCCTCTTCCTTTAAGACGAAGTTGTAAATCTCCACGGTCTGTGTCTGGCCAATACGCACGGCGCGCCCAATCGCCTGCTCCATAAGCGCGCGAGTCCACCACGGACCCGTAAAGATGATTCGGTCAAAGTGTTGGAGGTTGAGCCCCGTCCCGCCTGACTGGAGCTGAATAAGAATAACATCAGTCATAGATGAATCGGGAAGTGGCGCATGCGTTGCCTTCAGAACTTCCTCGCGCTCAACATGGTTAAGTGCACCACTGTAGATGGAAACGTTGCGACACCAGCTTTGCTTTTCAAGCATCTTTTTGAGAAGGTCCATCTCGGGGTGAAAGTGGCAGAAGACAATCCACTTGTGAGGGTGCCCGTCTTGAGCAATCTGAGAGCCAATCGTTGAGCAAATCGCCTCGAACTTTGTGGAGTTACCAATCCAGTCGGGGCGCTCATAGTTACTGCCGAGCGCCTTTTTGCGAGCATCAATGTAGACCTGCGGGTGAAGGCTGAGCTGGCGCAGTTTCATGAAGAGCTGAATCTTGCCGAGCGCTCCTGCACCGTCGGAGTCAAGTGCCTTCCAGCGGCGCACAATAATACCAGACATGCCCTTGTAGAACTCTGCCTCCTCATCCGTGTGGAAGGGAAGCTTTACTGTCTTTACTACGTACTTTGGCGGCGCGTCAGAAATCGTTTCACGCAGCTGGTCCATTGAGCGCGCAAGAATAAGCTTCTTAGCCGTCAGAGCAAGTGTTTCAAAGTTGCCGACAACATGCTTGGGGTTCTCCACACCGAGAATCTGGAAAAGGTGCGCAAGGTCTTCGATGCCATTCACAATCGGTGTAGCACTAAGGAGCCAGCGCGCGCGTGCCACAAGAAGGTCAACAAGCTGAAAGCAACTGTTGCCCGAAGCAATGCGGTGCGCCTCGTCACAAATAAGGCGGTCCCACGGGAAAGTTGTGAGCAGCTCATGCTTTGAGCGCGCAGCCTCGTAGCCAATGATATAGAGCTTGGGAGCCTTGAAGCGATCAATACCATCTACCTCCCAGGCGACGTGCCGAGTAGTGACAGAGGGGCGCAGCACCGTAATCTTCGACTTCTTCGCCGTGTCCGCCCACTGATTAAGCACAGCAACGGGAGCAATGAGAAGCGTGTGCGTTGTCTTCTTATCAGTCTTAATGAGCCCCAGCATCTCAATCGTCTTGCCTAAGCCCATCTCATCGCAGACGATTCCGCCACAGGGGAGTTGCGTTTCGCGCTCCATCATCCATGTGATGCCAACGGCCTGGTGAGGCTTGTAAGCGAAACCGTTCCAGAGAGGAGTAATCATTTGCGTTTAGGGGGTAAAAAAGACGCGCGCGCGAAGCTAGCTTCAATTTTACGAAAACCTCAAACAACGGTAGCCCAGTCTGGGATAAGCGCCGGTCTAAGACTTTTTAAGTAAAATGCCTTTGGCTTCAAGCCCATGTTAACGGCGCGCTTATGGGCAAAGAAAGCTCCCCACCAAGCCAAGGATGAGTTCCCAATAATTGAACCCCCAGTACAGTAGGCCATTTCGTAGAGAACAGCAACACTACGCGTTTCTTTTGACCATGTAACTGTTATTTCTAAGTCTTCTGTGAGTGCTTCAATAAAGCCACGACACATATCTGGCTCATCAGAATAGACATGTAGGCGACTGCCAGCAGGAATAGCGTCAATACACTCCATATAGTAGTCAATAAGCTCTTTACAGTCCCTATAAGATACATGAAGCATCCAAGTGTTTCGCTGAAGGTCGTATGTAGTTAGATTTGCCTCCTCTAGAATGATTTGTGTATCATTCTTTAGAGCATTTTTCCAGTCAGGAAAGAGATTTATGCTAATGTGCAATTTCCATGGTCCCTTAATACAAATGTTGTATGGTGTTTCGTTAGGGTAGTTATCCTGAACAGTAAGAGTAGGGAACAGTCGAACAATCCTTTCTTCATGACCATCGCTCTTAACGATTCGTAACGGTATATTGTGGTCTTCAGAGTACTTACGTGCTTCGTAAAGATTGAAGAGGCATTTTCCGATACCACCTGAGAGTAGCGGAAAGACAATGGCTTCTTCCATTACGAGTAAAATTGAGCGGAGCCGTGTAAAAAAACTAGAGTAACGAGCTACTCAATTTTAGCTGATATGGTCTATCCAGCTTATCGATTTCCAACAGCCTTTGCTCAGTACCGCCCGCGCTCACAAAAGGTGTATGGCGTTATATGTGTTTCTAGAGAAAACCGTATTTTGCTTGTACGCGGACGGAATAGTGGTATTTGGTCACTGCCAAAGGGACACTTGAAGGGTAGTGAACTTCCACATGAATGTGCCTTGCGCGAACTCTATGAAGAAACCGGAATCCGCCTTGATCGAACGGACTATCGTGCATCTAAGAAGCTGTATGCAGGAGAATACTTCATCTATGGTATTGATGATGAAACGCCTCCAGCTATTCATGACACTCGCGAGGTGTCTGAAGCAGGCTGGTTTACATTAGAAGAACTGAAGCGATTTCACTGTAATGTAGATATTGTTAACATGGTATCACGTCTACAGAATGGGTCGCTTGTCTTTTAAGGTTAAAAAAAGACAGGCTAACGCCCTATTTCTTTTTTTCCTGAAGTGCTTCCAAAAGGCGAATGTGCTTTTGACTGAAAGCACCCTTTAGTTCAAAGGTCTTCTTCGCCTTATCACTTTTCTTGTTGCGCTTTGCTACGGGTGTTGTGTGATCCATTTGCTACTATAGAAAATGGTTGGTATCTTTCTTATATGAACCATTCCCTTCAATTTTTTTGTTTTTCAGGTTTTAACAGTCATTCTCGGCATCCTCAATCGCCTTGCGAAGCGCGTTCGCCTCGTCCTTGTTCTGGAGCCAGGTGAATACGGGAGCACCGACATCCTGAGGCTGAGCATAGAGGTAGTAGATGAACCCGTCATCTGCAGGTTCACCTATTCTCTGTGTACCCAGAGCACGCGCCTGCCAATCATCTTTATGTGCCCTGCACACCGAGAGCGCGTGATCGCCGAAGACATACCTCTCCTCCTTCATGGCGCCCGTGGAGTCAGAGCGAAAGAGCGTGATCTCATAGCTGATGCCGTCGAAGAGGACAATGGGCGAAGACATCTTGATTGCTTTGATTGCTTGATTGCTTCTCTGTTGGTATGAAAAATAGGGGTCCTGCCCCGTTCAATTTTTTTATTTTTTACCGTGTATTGCTAAAGTTAAGTACCCCCTAAAAGGGGGTACTTAATATTGCCTACAACCCTATGATGGCGCACCCGATAGACTCGTCTATCGGGTAAGCCTGGCATACGAGCATAGCTCGTATGCTCGGCAAGTATGCTACAGCAAACGTTAAGCCAAAGGCTTAACGCAACTTTGGCACTTGCCGTTAGTCGAACATGTGGGTGATGTCCTTTGTAAAGCCGCCCGTTGTAATCTCAATCTTACACGGACGCGGAAAGTAGTAGAAGGGGGTGCCATTGTCATGCTCATGCTGAAGCCAGCTCACCTGGTCCTGGTTCTTATACCAGAGCATCTCTGGCGACGAATCTTCCATGCCGCCGGCGTAGCGCGGGAACTTGAACGCGACCCTGTAGTAAAGAGCCAATTTGTGGTCTGTAACGTGGAAGTCGGCGAAAGGGAAACGCTTCGTCAGCTCCTTGAGCTTGAAAGCGTCACCTTTTGCCGTAAGCGGTGTGCTAAGTTTCTCCTCCAGCACCTTCTCGCGGTTCAGAGCCATGCGGGCGTTGCGCTCCTCCACGGAGAGCTTGTTAGCAATGGACGCAGACATCTTTTGCTTTTGGTTGCTTGGATTGTTTGGTTAATACAAAAAATAGGGGGTTAACCCGTTCAATTTTTTTACCGTGTTGTGCTAAAGTTAAGTACCCCCTAAAAGGGGGTACTTAATATTGCCTACAACACTATGATGGCGCACCCGATAGACTCGTCTATCGGGTAAGCCTGGCATACGAGCATAGCTCGTATGCTCGGCAAGTATGCTACAGCATAGTACCCCCCAAAGGGGGTACTTAACTTTGGCACTTGCCGTTAATCAGTGTCATAGTCTTCCTCGCTAATGTCACTATGATAGGGGACACTTCCCTGATAGATGCTACAATCGTCATCATCCACAAATACGGTGTCCTCCTGAATGCGTGGCAAGTAGCTGTCGAGCTCTGTGAACTTTGACACGCAGTGTTCATTCCATGCCGTTACGTAGCCAGGGATGTTTGCAATGTCCAATGAGAGAAAGACCCAGCCGTCCTCAATCATTTGCGCGCGCCGCCGCGCTGTCAACTCCTTGACAGCATCCTGCTCGGAGATGGGCACGACCTTGAAGCAATCAGTGAAAGAGAGCGATGACTTTGCTGGGCTTGTAGAGCTTGGTGAAAGAGGAGGGAAAGCCGTGCTGGGAAGAGAGCTCACAGGCTCGTCGACCTTCAACGTACGCTTGTTAGGGGGAATGTAACGGCGGTTCTGCATTTTCACTGTGAGAGTAAGGATTGTGGGCGAAGTCCTTCAATTTTGTTAGACCACTAATTAGCGCCAAATCCTTATAATAGCTCTACATAGAGGACACTGTGCTGTAGATGTATAGCCAGGTGATGATACACCTATACGAACTTTGTTAAGACAGCTAGCACATTTGCGTGTATAAAAAATAGCGGCATGCTCCATATCTAATGGCAACTGCTAAAGTTAAGTGTCATCATGGATTAAGGCCCCCACATGAATGGGATGAATGTGAAACATGAACTCCTTTCGCAGGTAAAAGGCACGGCTAATAGAGCCGTGACCTGGGCCCTTTGTCCGATTCTGGAGGAGTGTACCAGTCTTACTTGTAAGCGTGCCGTCGCGTACAAAGGTTTCACGTATGGCCTCATAGTCGGCAGTCAGTGTATCAGCAATACGCGGGTGCTCGCTCATGAAGAAGATGTAAGGCTGATAGAAGACGATAATGTCACCCTTGCGCTCATAGGGGACTAGAAGCATTGAGCTCATCTTAACACCTGGGCGGGAAGTGGCAAATGGGCTGGCTACCAAGTCTTCTTTTGAGAGCATACAGACAGCAATGGTTTCCTTTGGCACAAAGGTGTTACCCCGCCGAATGACAGGATACACCTTTAACTCGCCATCAAGGCAGTCAAGGCTGTTTGAGCTGTGTGGAATGCCTGTCAAGGTTTCCAAAAGAAGCCCTGTAGCCCCTTTGTTTGCTGTAAGCGGCGCTACAATCTCCTTATCAACGTGCATGAGCGCCTTTGTGTAGAGCTCTGCAATAGTGAACGGCATTGTGGGGGGTGCTATTTGTTAGCACCCGTGACCCCTTTAATTTTTTTACAATCTGTTACCGCCAAGTACTTAATTTAAGTACTTGGCTCTAATGGCTAGAACGAAAAGTTATAGTGACTCCAATGACATAAGGCCACTGCGTGGCCTTATCCATGGGGAGTTCTTAACTTTAGTACTAGACGTTACAAAAAAAAGAGTGTGTCTTTTTTTGTCTTTTGTTTTGTTTTATTTGTATTTAGTCGTTTAGAGGCCGGCGACAACCGCGTCCCAGTCGGCGGGCTTGGTCGCGTCGCGCTTGACCGTCTTCGTCGTGGCGTCATAGGCGCCGGCGTACTTGAGGTCGCTGTCGATGACGTCGCCGCGCGCATTCACGCCGAGCTCCTCAGCGCCAATGGTCATGGCATTGAAGTCGCGGAGCTGGTCCATCGTGTAGCTCGGCTTCTTGGCCTTGAATGCCGCCTTTGGCGCGGGCGCGGCCGCGGGCTCCGAAACCAGCTCGGTAATCTCGGAGATGACGGTGTCGACCTTCATCTCGGTGGCGGCAATCTTCTTTGCCGCCAGCGTCGCTGCGCGCTTTGCGTTGATGGCAGCCTTCTCCTCCTCGGACTTGGGCGCGGCCTTCTTGCGCTCCTTCTTGGCCGAGCTGTCCGAATCGCCGGCATCAGAGGCAGCGGCCGACGGCACGGCGGAAGACGCGGGAGTCTTCTTGGTGCGCGGCGCAATGGGCGGGCGCTCCCAGGACTCGAACGCCTCGAGCACCTCAGAGTCGGACCACGCCTCATAGGGCTTCTCCTTCTTGAGCACAGTGCAGAACTGCTTGACCATGGTGGCCGGGCCCTTGAAGTGCTCCTTGTCCGTCTCAGACGCGTCAGCGCAGGCCGTCTTGAGCAGGTTGCCGACGCGCATGGTGAACTTGATCCACACATTGGCCTCCTTCTTGGGCGCCTCAGGGTCCTTCATCTTCTTTGCCTTCTTTGCCGGCGTGGCAAAGTCCGCGCCGCCGCCGATGGACGACTTGAGCGTGATGAGCTGGGACTCGAGCGCGGCGATGGTGCTGAGGAGCGACGTGGCGTTGGCGATGGCAGACATTTCGGTTGGATGCTTGGAAAGCTGAAAGCTTAGAGCGGTAGGGTGATTAGTATTAGTAATCGTACTGCTCTCTTGGCGAAAATCGGCTTCAATTTTTCTTTTTGTCGGCGCGCCGCCCGATGGCAGAGCGACCGCCCAAAACGGGTCAAATGAGGGGGTCGCTCTGCCATATAGCGCTCAAAGCTGGCTAGGGGGACTGGGCGCCGGCACAGGTCATATTTGCTACTCTGGCTATTGTTGGCAGAGCGTTCTTAGAATTTCGGCAGAAGGAGCGTCTTTGTTCTGCCATTGTTGTGCCATTGCTCTGCCGGCTAAAGGCAGACGGTCGGCAGAAGGAGCGTCTTTGTTCTGCCATTGCTCTGCCATTGCTCTGTCGGCTAAAGGCAGGCGGTCGGCAGAAGGACTGGGTCGTTCTGCCATTGCTCTACCATTGCTCTGCCGGCTAAAGGCAGAAGGTCGGCAGAAGGACTGGCTCGCCCATCCATTGCTCTACCATTGCTCTGCCGGCTAATGGCAGACGCTCGGCAGAAGGTCGGCAGAAGGACTGGCTCGCTCTGATAATGCTCTGCCGGCTAAAGGCAGAAGATTGGCAGAAGATTGGCAGAAGACCCCCTTTGCTCTGCCGGCTAATGGCAGAAGCTCGGCAGAAGGTTGGCAGAAGACCCCCTTTGCTCTGCCGGCTAATGGCACAAGGCTGGCAGAAGGACTGGGTCGCCCATCCATTGCTCTGCCGGCTAAAAGCAGAAGACCGGCAGAAAATAGATGCTTGCTCTGCCGCCGCTCAAAGCCGGTGCCCAAAAAGAAAAATTGACGGGCCCGAATGCCCCATAGCTCGTCAACCTAAACAACGAGAACTAAGGTCTCTCTCGCTTTCAAATGACGATGCAAGTCACCTGGGAGCCTCACAGCGCGCACGACTGCTGTGGAAACTGTTTGGACCACCCGCTGATGGTGGGCGAGTACCTTGAGTGGTGTATGGCTCTCCGCGGGGGGCACACTTGGGGGTCGCTAGTGCTGCTCGAGGAGGAGCAGATGCTAGCCGTGGAAACGTTTGATGCACGCATGCAGCGGCTTGCGCGCATCGCGGCTGAGGAGGAGTCCCGCCGCATTGCCGAGGAGGTCAACCGCCGCGAAACCTACGCGCGCGACGTCAAGGAGAAGACGCGTATGGGGCTGAAGCGGACCGAGACGGTCGCCAAGCGCATGCAGCCGTGCAAGTGGGTCATTGGGCAGTTCGCGGGCGACGAATGCTGGGCGCACGAGTACACTGACCCGAAGACGAAGGCGCACGTCATCAAGCACACGTGCGACCGCCTGCACCCGGGTGAGGCGGGCTGGTGTGACATGTGGCTGACGAACCCGCGCTTCAAGCCCTCAACCGCGCCGACCGTGCGCAACTTCAACGGGCTGATGACGGGCAAGCGCTTCAGCAAGTAACAAAGCAAATAAAAGAATGGAAAAGCCAATAAACCTAAAGAGGAATACAAAGAACGGCTTTTTTCATGTAGGAGTAACCTAAGCTCCCACTAAAAAAGTGACCAGCCACCTTTTTAGCCCGTATAGGGCGTCAGCGCTGCATCTGCTCGCGCGTGCGCATATACTCGGCAAGCGAGGCGTGAATGTCGGCGCGCAGCTTCTCGGCCTCGTCATCCGACTCAATCCAGATGCGCACGTCCTCAAACTCCTCGTTGTCGGGCTGGCAGTTGATGTAGTAGAAGCAATAGCTCATGTGGATGCCGCCTGAGAGCTCGGCGGATATGCGGTTGTGCCGCTCCTCTACTGTGATTTTCTCGGGAACGCCCATCGCGCTCAGCTCCTCAACGCTAAAGACGTGGATGGGGGCGCGCGGAATGGTAACCATGTCGTAAAGGGGGAAGGTGTGCGTCTTCATCACGCCATTCACCGTAAATGTGAAGACGTGGCCCTTGTCGGTGTAGGCGTAGGAAGCCATTGTGTTTTGCTTTGAAGGCTTTGCTCTAGACTGTTGTCTAGAGATTGCAGGTTGGGGGGGGGTATCTACAGTGATGGGCTTTTGGGGCTTCAATTTTTCTTTTTCAGGCCGCGTCTTTGAGAAAAACAAAAATTGATAGACATAGCGCGCGTCTATGTAAGTACCCCCTGAACAATATGGCGACCATTCAAAACACTCGCATTCGCCACTTCTCCGACACGAGCGCGACGCTGAGCGCGCTCAAAAGCGAGCATGCCGAGTTTGAAAAGAAGGTAGTCTTTCTCAATCGCGAGGCAGCATGGTGGACGCGCGAATACGCTGCAACCCGCTCATCGGATGCCTTTGTGTCAATGAACACGGCAATCGAGAAGTTTCGCATGGCTGAAGACATTTGCACGGTAATGTGGGACACCATGTGCGAGGCAAGCGAAACGTACCGGGCATCCAAGCGCACAAAGTACGAGTAACGTCTAGTACTAAAGTTAAGAACTCCCCATGGATAAGGCCACGCAGTGGCCTTATGTCATTGGAGTCACTATAACTTTTCGTTCTAGCCATCAGAGCCAAGTACTTAAATTAAGTACTTGGCGGTAGGCGCAACAAAAAGAAGACAAAGCATGGGTCTTTTTTGATAAAATTGACACGCGACGGTTACAAAACCTGTTTAACACAGGCTACATGGAATCTAGCAACAACACCATCATGAACACGCTCAACCACATTGCCATGCTCGAAACAGCGCGCTCCGACATTATGACGGCGCTTGCCGAGAAGTGGCAGACCATCCTTGACTACCTCCAAAGCCCCGATGCAGACATCCCCCCGCCCTTTGACATGCCAATCACTTCAATCGACACGGTCCGCTCCATTCAAGCGGAGATTGACACGCTGAATGATGAGCCTATTGAGCCCCCTCCAGCAAAGCGCATTCGTCTTAGCTCCGAGCTGGCAAACGCGCCCGAGTTTGAACCGTCCATTGAAATGAATGAAGAGGACGAAGCCCGCTGCCTTGGCTCGCTGCTGAATGACTCGTAAAATTGAAGGGAGCTATCCACAATTTTTTAGTACGTTCCCACAGATTCAAAATGCTCAACTTCAAGACAATCCAGAGCTACCTTGTCATTGGCGGCAAGACCTTTCACGCAAAGGAGGTAATCAAGAGCTTGGGCGGAAAGTGGAACCCCATCATGAACGCGTGGCTAATGCCATCGGTCCATGACACTGAAGAGTTTCGCAAGACTCTCCAGTACAAGGCTTCCGTTGCTGAGAATGCAGCAAAGCTCAACATGAACATGAAGCGCGCGGCGGCGCGCGCCCATGCAAGCACTCCAGCGGGCATTGCCGAGGCGGCGGCAAAGGCAAAAGCGCTGGTGATTGAGTGCCTTGAAATGAAGAAGAAGACCGGTGCCTACAGCTGGATTTGCTGTGAGGACTGCATTGTCATTGATTGGCGCCGGCAAACTACGCGCTGTGACTCCTGTGGACATGCCTTTCGCGCGCGCGGCATGGTTTACACTGGCGACTGATAAGTTATATGCTAAGGCACAACACTGTAAAAAAATAGGGGCTTCCCTTCTTTTTTACTACACGTTACTCCCATCTTACTCGCGAAAAGAGAATTGCCTGTAGCGTCTTCCAGAAGATAGCCGGCGCGCCCATGCGGTAGTGACCTACATAGTAGGTGCCGTCGTGCGTCTTCACCGTACGATTGCCCCGCTCACGAATGGCCGTATCAGAGCTTGCAGATGTCATCAAAGCAATTGCCCCGCTCACTTTGTGAGCAAACGCTCCCTTCAGCCATGTGTGGGCATCAATCGTGCGTGTCATCACAAGAATGAGAGTCCAATCATCCATGCTCTGTGTTGTGGGGAGAAGGCGGCGCTTTGACTCTAAACTAACAGGCAAAGGTGTCCATTGAGCGTCAATGTCTGTCATGGGAAGGTTGGTGTTGACGTTCATCAACTCGTCCGCGCTCTTGTAGTATTGAAGGTTGCCTGGCAGGTCGCCAAAGTAGTACTCGTCGCGGATGGAGTTGGGCTTGAGCGTCGTCATTCTATATGCTTGATGTGTAATTCTAATACATATCCACGCCCACTTCAATTTTATAACGTCTAGTACTAAAGTTGATAACTCCCCATGAATAAGGCCACTATGTGGCCTTATGTCATTGGAGTCATTTAACTTTTCGTTCTAGCCATCAGAGCCAACTACTTGGCGGTAAATTTGAACGGATTTCACGTAGTACTCTATACTACCCCTTCAAGATGGACCCTGCAAGCATTGATTCCTTCTTTGTCAAGTGTACGCGGGACAATAACGACGCTACAAACAAGGTTCGCGAGGCCGTTCTCGGCATACTTTTGAAGCTTGATGCCAGCTACATTGAACACATTGACTACGGTGAAAAGTGGTCAATTGTTTCAAGTGCCTGGTTGCAAGCGCTAAAGGACATTGCCATCACTAGTGAGGTTCCACCATACACCTCCATCACCACGGAAACAAAGGCGGGGCGTGGCTACAACTATGACATTGAAGTAAACTACTTCAATGCTGGCGTGCCCGTGGCAGTTCGGCACGTTGAGTTCAAGTACGGCTGTAAGAAGATTGACAAGCTTCCCCAGTTTCTTTCGCTCCAGGCAAAGTTTCCCATGTTCTCAAAGACTTACGATGTGTACTTCTACGAGTCCTTTCTTGACGCGTATCTGGCATGCGACGATGAGCTAGCCAAGATGGCAAAGCCGAGCCTTGATGAGTACGTGAAGATGGTAACGGCAACATCTTCTACGCACCCCTTCTTTGCTACGCTGAAGTTGCGTGAAACAATCAATAAGGTAGCAAAGGCATCTGTTGTAAACAAGTCTATTCGCTCCTACCTCGACAGTTATGGAGCAACGCTCAACATGGCTAGTTTCCATGAAAAGGTAAAGACGTCACAGACTGGTAAGCTTTACCTTTTGTGGCAAAACGGTGTCTTTCACCATGACTCTATTGCTCTAGACGGGCTCGAGCAACTTGCTCTATCTGGCATTAAAAATGGAAATGTTCTCATGGTCAAGTCAGGGAATACAACCTATAAGCTTCTTTTGCGCTGGCGCAATCACAAGGGCATTCTCAATCCGGCTTGGCAAATCTCTTTGGACCGCTGCTAAAATTGAAGAAAGCCTAATGCTCTTCTTTTTTTACACACCATGGCGCTCACAATCAAAAACTACCGCGAGTTTCACAAGAGCATTCCCATCTTCTTCAAGAATCTGAAGTCGCTCAATGGTGAAACTCTCTATTCTTGGGAGGTGAAGCCAGCCGAGTATGAAGACGGTTACCCACCCGAGGCACTTGTCTATATTGCGTGTACAACGCGCTACAACTCCATTGAGCACGGTGTAAAGCACGTCACGCGCTTTTGCTATGCCGACGAAAATGGCTTTCGCATTGAGAATGTCTATACGCCGACAGAGTTTGCCGAGCGCATTGACATATGGCTGGAGGAGGCTCGCAAGACAATGTGGAATGCGTCAAACAATTAAAAAAATTGAAGCGGGCAGAACCCCTATTTTTCGTACCAATCAAGAAGCAATCAAGCAATCAAAGCAATCAAAGCAAAAGATGTGCACGTTCTCCAAGAAGACCTTCAACTCGGAAGAGTTGCGCGAGCTGCACCTCGAGACCCCGAATGACGTGGAGGCAAAGCTTTCCAAGCGACTCTCGCCAGAAGCAACCACGGACGCGCTCAAGCTCAAGGAGCTCATGCAGCGCTTCCCTTCCGGACTCTTTCACGTGACAGACCACGCACGGCGTCTGTACTACAAGGTCGAGGTGAATGACGTCGGTATAGACCGGGCCCCAGTCATCTACTATTTCGCGGATGACGGCAGGTCCTTCCCCTGTGGTTACTTCCCCCGTCCGTTCAAGATTGAACTCACAACCGTCACCTCTCACCGCATTACGAAGGACGTCACGCACTTCTTCAACTAAAGACAAAAATTGAAGTAGGTTTACACCTATTTTTTAGCACAAACTCAAAGGCAGAATGAGCTCTATTGACATCAACACGCAGTTAGAGGCTTTCCTTCCGTCCATGAATGATTTTGAGCGTATGTGCGACGAGTCTGATATGTATGATGACGTGTCCTATAGTGAATTCCTCAACTGGAACAAGAACAAGATTAGTCAGCTTGAGCCTAACTATCGTAACTGGCTTGTTGCACTTATGAAGATGATTAGAAGCGATCACGTTACACTCATGGACAAGGAGGGGTGTGTAATGTGGCAGGCGGATGGCTTCTTCTTTGATAACAATGGAAAGCTGTGCATTACGCACGGTCGATAAAAGTTAGAAAAATTGAAGGGTGACACCTTCCTTTTTTTAGTATCTCCCCCAAGTCTTCATACTTTAAAGATGTCTGCTATCACTGCCGAGACGATTGCCAACCTGCGCGCCGAGTTCGAGGAGCGTATTCGGATTCTTTCAATGTATGTGACTCAGCTTGAAACGGCTGCAGCTGCAAAGCCCGCTGAGCATGCTGAGCCTGTGAAGCCCGCTACTGTGCTTATTGGCTCAAAGTTCAAGTGGATCTCAGCCTCCAATCCCACAACCTACCGCGTTGCCATCATGACGGCAAAGGGTCTGCTCCAGGTCAAGTCCGTTGTTGAGGGCGCTGTTGACTGTGATACGTCGCGCACAATCGGTGGAGGAGGACCGCTCATCAAGACGATGTTTGCTGATGAGGCAACATGGCGCGCCTCATTGCCTCAGGGGGGTAACGTCACGCTTTCACTGCCTACAGACCCTAAGCCTAATCACACAATCTTTACGCCGGGCATGTCCGACGTGGAGAAGGTGGATGCCTTGCGCAAGCGCTACAAGATCTGGCATTGTGTCATGAAGCATCAATCATACCAAGAGCACCTTGATGGGGCAACTGCACGGCTCAACGCGTTTCGCGCCACCATGAACAAGTTCACCAATGATCAGTTGATTGAACAAAATATCGTGAAGATGAATCGCGGCCTCATGCGCCTTCTTAGCACGTATACTTACTACCGCAATGTTGTGGCATCAGCAGGGGATAATGCACGCATGCCGCGCATCCGCTACGGTGCCAGTGGCACGGGCTCAGTGTGTGTGAACATCAATGAGAAGCCACATTATATTACCACCTTTGAGGGTAAGATTGCTGCCATCCCTATCTCTGACCGGTGGGGCGCGGTTAGCTTCTATAAGGACTTTGCCGAGATGGGCAATCCCCCCATCTCTGTTTACTACCGCAAGCGCATCATTCATATTTAATGGGGCTTAAAGCTAAAACATAATCTAAAAAATTGAACCCCCTTTTTTACAAACCTAATTTACCCCAGACAAAGGAAGATGTCTACCGCTAGCTATGCTTACACCGAGAACGGCCACGTCTTTACATTTACGTGCAAGGGCGTGCTAAAGACGCACACATTCTCCCATGATAATACTGTTACACTTCTTTCTTCCACCATTGATGCATTTAGTGCCGAGGAACTGAATGACATGGGCATTTCTCAAAAGATTATTGACGACGACTGGCACAACAGCATTGCAGCGGCGCTCTCAGGTGACATCCACACAAGCTACACTTTCTACTTCATTGACTGCCTGACAGATATAGGTGAAACCACGCGTATCTTGATTGAATCGGCTACTGAGGGCGAACTGCTACGCAATGAATTCAAGAAGCAACATGATGACTACATCAAAGCACATGAGGAGGCTGAACGCAATAAGAGCTGTAGCTTCTGTGGGGACAAGGAAATTGATTGCGGTGGTGACCATAGTAACGTCTAGTACTAAAGTTAAGAACTCCCCATGGATAAGGCCACCTTGTGGCCTTATGTCATTGGAGTGACTTTAACTTTTTGTTCTAGCCATCAGAGCCAAGTACTTAAATTAAGTACTTGGCGGTAGTGAAATGCGAGAGATTGTTTCTAAAGCGCGTCTTTGGCATTAAAAATAAAAATTGAAGGGTTCCAAGCCCTATTTTTTTGTATCAAAGGGCAAAATGACAAGCATTTCGGCCATCTACTCGAAGATTCTCAAGGCAGAGTACGTTATGGAGAACGCCCAGATGCGCCACAAGAATGCCACGGACACCGTGACGTTAATGAAGTATCAGCTTGCTAACGCCGAGGAAGAGCTTCGCAAGGTGGTTGACGCGTGCGCTGACGCTCAGGCGACGCTCTATGAGCTGAACATCGAGCTCCAGAAGGCAGAGGCTTTGGCAACAGCGGCTGCAGTGCCTTCAACGCTTGCACGCCCAGTCGGCACAAAGTACAAGTGGACGCACAAGGACAATCCCGATACGTACCGCGTGGCGATTCAGACCAAGAATGGTGTTCTCCAGGTCAAGTCAGTCACTGACGGCGTAGCAGAGGTTCACGAAACATTCTGCACTTGCGAGCCTTGCTGGGAGTTTAGCCACAGCGCCCCTTGGCGCAAGGGAAGGCCGCTGAAGCAGCAGTTCTTTGCCGACTTGACTGCATGGGACGAAACGCTGCCCTACCGTATGGGCAAGCTAGTGATCACCTCGGCTCCCGTTAGTGACAAAGCGCTGAAGGCACTCTGCATGAAGCCGCTTGCCGCTACCACCGACGCGCTCAAGCTGAAGGAGCTGGAGGAGCGCTTTCCTGGCGGCGTGTTTGTCCTAAGCACGCCGAAGACGCAGTTCGAGATTTCCTACAAGCGTGTAAACGATGAGTTCGACCAGATTTACTACGCCAAGATTAACATGTCGTTCTTTAACTTTAGCGACTATTGCGGTAACATGAAGATTCAGCTGTTGGTTGAGTGGCGCGGGCTCTACATTGACCTGACGCACTTGTTCTAAGAAAACTAAAAATTGAAGGGGGGCGCGCCCATTTTTTTGTAACACAATGACGTATCCTCCTGGCACGAAGCTTTCCTACAATAATGGCTATGACTGCTGCACTGTTTTGACACATGATACTGTTCATGTTACAATGGTGGAAGGAAAAGCATCTCGAGAGCACATGTGGCTTGCTGATTGGCTGATTCTTGCTGATGGAAAGGAGTACATTAATCATACTGCTTCCTACAAACCAGGTACAAAGCTTGGCTATGATGATGGAAAGGAGCGATGCACTGTGCTAACAGCTGGCAATGCTCTTGTTACAATGATTTGGGGTGAGCGCGCGTGGCAACAGATGCCTCTTGCTGATTGGCTCATTCTTGCAAATGGAAAGGAAACAGTTTATAATGAGGTGGTTGAGGCTCAGGCGACTGAGGTCGTCCAACAAACATATCCTACTCATAGAATCCAAACAAAGCTTACGTGGGAATATGAAGACAGTAAGCGGATCGCTATTGTTACGAAACATGGTATTCTCCAGGTAAAGTATGCATGTCGCGACGGCGCGTTTTACACAAAAATCTTGTTTGAAAATGAGATGGCATGGCAAAACTCCTTGCCTAACTATGGTACTGTTACGTATACTACGTATCCCTTGAAACGGTCTTAAAAATGGTCTTAAAAATTGAAGGGCGCTACCGCCTGTTTTTTACTTACAAAAGACATCATGGCTACTATCTGGATTCACCGCGCCATTGCATCGGACATTCTTGTTGACTTTGACTCGCTCGATAATGCCTACGACTTTGCTGTAAATACAGCAAAAAATAGCGGTGATGAATACTACATTAAGACCTCGCGTGAGATTATTCCAGAAACTCTATTCTCAGATGAGGTGTTTGTTGCATCAACTCCATACCTGCAGTTTATGATTACACCCCTTGGAACAATTCCTTCACCAAACTGGAATTCACGGGGGTTTGTAAAGGTGTCTTCAGATACAGCGGGAACTCTAAAGAATGAGTTGGAGCCTGATGGCTTTGAGCCTTATGAGGCAGAGATGGTCTGGCAAAAGAATGTGAAGACAAAGGAAATGCTTGATACTGAGCTTGATGACTATATGAAGGATTGGCAGAATATTAGCCTTCATGCACTAAGTATTAACTAAGAAACAACGGCAAGTGTATTTGCCCCGCTTTTTTCTTATGTCTTAGTAATGGATGAAGCACAGGAAACAATAAGTTGGAATGATTCATTAGAAAAATTAATTGCGGATGAAGCCGAGCGATGTACAGGCCTTGCATGGCTACATACCGAGTGTGAGCGTTGCTTCTCATCGCGCACAACATGGATTGCTCTTCCTGTAATCATCTTTAGTACCGTTAATGGATTTCTCTCCGGAAGTTCTCAGATAATTTTCACAAGTGCCACAAGTTCATCCATTGGCATAGGGGCAGTTAGCCTTTTTACAGGCGTGCTTTCAACAATAGGGTCTTATTTTGCCTGGGCAAAGCGAACAGAGGCACACCGAATTTCCGCAATTCAATACCAGAAATTATCGCGTTTTCTTGCCATCGAATTAACGCTTCCTAAGAAGGAGCGAATTCAAGCCAAGGATATACTAAAGGTTATGAGGGACCAGATGGAGCGTCTTATCGAAATTTCACCTGCAATTCCTGAATTTATAATCGAGAAATACAAGAAGGAATTTAAAGACATTAAGGACGTTTCACACCCCGATGTAATCAAAGGACTACAAAAGGTTATTATTAATAAGGATACACTTGAAGCAATTGTAGAAGAGCATTCTAAAAATGTAGTTGTTAGAGCGGCATCAGCAATGCCAGTAAAAGTTACACTGCATTAACGGCAACGTCTAAAGACCAGTACACAAAATACATACAATGAGATTATTTAACTTAGATTTACACATTTCAGTAATTGCTGATGTTCAAGCTATATGTAAACAGCTATATGGTGATAAAGTTAAAATAACAAATTGGTCAATATCTGGACATAATTGGGTTATGAATAAAGTGGATAGACATGTAGAAGTAATTAACCAATCAACATGGACAGATATTGATAGCATGATGATAGAGCGTTTTCAAGAAGTCTATGATTCATATTTAAAAACCTTCGATGGATTTATTGTAACGCATACACCAATATTTGCTCTTCTTTATGAAAAATATGGAAAACCAATTATTCTTGTAAATTCATGTCGGTATGACCAGCCCTATTGTTTTAAAGTTGAAGATGTACATGATAAAATTAATATGCTTTCTAATTCTTTAAAGCGGATGTATGACTCTAAACAACTTATTATTGTATCAAATAATGCCGCTGATTATCGATATCTATATAGAGGCACGGGTATAGTATCAACAGTTATTCCATCTCTTTGTATCTACACAGAAGCAAAATATTTGCCATCTAAGCCCGAATTTACACTCTTTGGAAATCGCGCCAGTTTTCCTATAAGTCCGATTCTTGTAGAAAAACCTACATCTGGCTATAAATGGTCTGAATTATTCTCCTATAGAGGCATTGTACATTCTCCATACGAAATGAGCACAATGAGTATTTTTGAGCAATTTTGGGCAGGCGTTCCCCTATTTTTTCCGAGTAAGCGTTTCTATAAAGAATGTATATACGCTGGTACAATGTCATTCATTTCATGCTACGGAGATGGTAGTATTACTGAAGAGGAGCTTGATGCATGGCTTGATAGAGCTGATTTTTATATATATCCATTTATTAATTATTATGATTCATATAAGGATTGTATTGAAATGTTAGAGAATTTTGATGATATAAACTATGAAAAACGAAATACATGGCTAGAGGAAAATCGTAAATTAGCTCTAAATGAATGGTCAAAAATATTAAATCCTATTATTATTTAGATAATAGATGTCCTGGTACTCAAGTCTTACGCTATCCCCTTTAAATCCCCCGCCCTATGTTTTTGGACCAGTATGGACTGTACTGTATATAATGATTGCCTACAGCTTTTATACTTATACTCAGCACAGACCTACAACAATAGGATTAGTAGCTTTCGTAATTCATATGATAAGTAATTTTGTCTGGTCCCCCCTTTTCTTTGTTTTACGTAACCCGACTGCAGCGCTTGTTGATATTGTAGTAATGATTATTACGCTTGTATGGGTATTATATGAATTTAGAAAGCGCTCTAAACTAGCCTTTTGGCTTCTTGTTCCGTATTTTCTATGGGTGTCTTTCGCTACATACCTTAATGCATATATTGTCTTAAACAACTAATAAAAATTGAATGTTTCCGTGTGAGCACACACAACAGACAAGACAATGTATACATCTAATATCTATAATGACTCGCAAACCTGTAGTATTTTAGACGCTCCTGTAAAGGGTGATCCGTTTTATATGTATCCTCTTCTAGTAACTGCAGCCCTGCCCTATCTTGCTGCACTACCCATTCTTCTGAAGCCTTTGAATCCATTTCAAAAGATTTATCTAACTACTATGCTTGTTTCAACTACACTCGGACTTCTATGGCATTACCTATGGGAGCCAGAGGGTTATCTCATGTTTGCCAATTCTTATGCCGCCTTTTGTTGGTTTCTATTGGATGTACTGTGGTCTAAACTTCTTAATAAAAAATACATTATTATTTATAACATTGACATCTTTGCTCTTTATTGTCTTGTAAATATATTTGCTACAAAACAAACATTTAGTTATATTGTGTATCATTCTATCTGGCATGTGTTATTTGCTATGAAAGCTATGTATGTGTCATATCTTATTTGGAAGTATGATAACATCTAGTACTACCGTGTTGTGCTAAAGTTAAGTACCCCCTAAAAGGGGGTACTTAATATTGCCTACAACCCTATGATGGCAAGTATGCTACAGCAAAGTACCCCCCATGGGGGGTACTTAACTTTGGCACTTGCCGTTACAGCTTATCCGCGTTGATTAACTCTTTTTGAAATAAACTTTCCCAATAAGAATGTCATGTCCGTGCCTAATACCCCAAGCCGATTTTCCAGGAACTGCCGAATGGGGTCCACTTCTTTGGTGTCTTTTACACGGACTTGCAGAGCGTGCCGGCTCACCTACAACTCCGATGTTTCTAGAGGATGAGCGACGGGCATGGCTCAATATTTTTAAAGAAACCGGTGAAATGATTCCGTGCCCGACATGTAAATCTCATTATCAGGAGTATTTAAAAGCAAATCCTATTATTGCCTTAAAGACTCTTCCTCATACTGAACGGAAAGATTGGGTGCGTCGCTGGTTTTGGAAACTTCATAATTCAGTTAATATACGGTTAGGAAAACCGGAATTTTCTTATGATGATTTATTAACAAGTTATAAGTCCGTGAAATTTCATGAGTGGCTAACACGCCTTGATGCACCTATACGAACGGCTATTAAACTAACTGGAACCCAATTACTTAAATATACGGAATGGAAGCGACGTTTCACAATGATGTTATCTATTTTTGGAATTTAACAAATACCCGGTAACAAATACATCTAACAAATAGTATGAAGCATTATTCAAAGAAATTTACACGGCGTAAAAGAAGAAAACAAAAGGGTGGGTCAAATAGTATGGACGGAATTAAATTTACAAAAACCCTTCCCGTATATTTTCACGGTAAAGCAATTGACGGAAGCCTTCTTAAAAAGGAAGACACACGTGAACAGCCACGTATTGACTGGATTACAAATCCGTCACCCAACTCTTTTTACACTTATATCTGTTTTGACCCAGATGCCACTGTTCCAAGTTGGATACATATGATGATTGTGAATTGTACTGAGGCGTCGCTTTACTCTGGTGAAGCTACATTTGAGTGGTCGCCACCGGCTCCACTAAAAGGCACTCATAGATACATTTTTGGTGTGTTTCAGCATGAGTTCCCAATCGATACACGTGGAATGAAAGATAGAGGTTACTTCAATATGAATGATTTTATTGTGAAACACGGACTAACGCCACTTGCAGGTGCTAGTATGAAGGTTTCGGCAAGCTAGTTAATCTAAATTTGAACGTACATGAGTGTCTACGACTACTACGCAATGACAGATGTATTAATAGAAACGCCCTATAAGAGTAAAGCAGATACATTAAATCTAGAGCAACGTACTGCTCTTGAGGCGATTCTTGCCGGTGAATCTATCTTCCTAACCGGTCCAGGTGGCTCCGGAAAATCCTATTTACTTGATGTCCTTCAGCAGGAATTCAAGCAACTGGGAAAGACAATTGCCATTACAGCCCTAACAGGATGTGCCGCTCTTCTTCTTGGCCCACATGCAAAGACTGTTCACTCTTGGGCAGGTGTAGGACTAGGAAAGGGTAGTGTGAATGAAATTGTGAATTCTATTGTCATGAATGGGCGTAAAAAGAAGAATTGGAAGGTCGACTGTCTTGTTATTGACGAGGTTTCTATGCTTACACCCCAACTTCTAGAGTTGCTAGATGAAGTTGGACGCCGTGTCCGAAAAGGCAACTATACAAAGCCTTTTGGAGGTCTTCAGCTAGTATTTGTAGGCGACTTCTACCAACTTCCTCCCATTTGTAATGGTACACAGTGTTTTGCCTTTCAGTCAAAGGTCTGGTCGCAAGTTGTATCGAAAACAGTGTCACTATCAATGATTTACAGACAGTCTGATACAACTTTTCAGAAGATTCTAAATGAGGCACGAACCGGGAACCTTTCAGACGAATCTCTAAATGTTCTAAAAAGCCGGATGAATTTGCCATGGAAGAAATTGCCTGTTCGTCCTACTCTTCTCTTTACGCGAAATGCCGATGTTTCAGCAATTAACAAAAGTCACTTTGACAAATTGGAGGGCGAAACACACACATTTAATGTGAACATGCATAACGAAGCGGAGGGTGGAACTCTTGATGGCTGGGTCCAGAAAAAAGGGAAGAAAGTAGCTCCTGTTGAATCATCTTTTGCCGGTTGGTCAGAAAAGGATGCCCCCTATGAGCCTACAGTAAGTCTAAAGGTTGGGGCGCAGGTTATGTTGACTGTGAATTTAGACCAGGAAGCTGGGCGAATTAATGGAAGTCGTGGAGTAATTACTGAATTTGTAGATGGAATTCCTTGCGTTCAATTTGTTGGATGTAATTACTCTGTGAAAATTCGTAGGCACACTTGGAAAATGGAGGATGGAACAATTCGCGAACAAATTCCTCTTAAACTGGCCTATGCCTTAACAATTCACAAGGCCCAGGGAGCCTCTCTAGATTCAGCTTTTGTAGATATTGGTTCATCCACCTTTGAATACGGGCAAGCGTACGTGGCACTTTCACGGGTGCGGAGTCTGGAAGCGCTGTTTGTGTACGATGTTGACCCATCCGCTTTTAAGGTGAATCCAATTGTAAAAGAGTTTTATGAGTCATAATGGCAACACTCCTTAAATAAAAATTGCGGGGGCATATCACTTTACATTTTTTACCCCGCCCCTTTCTTTCTCCATTCAAAGTACATTCTCCGGATGGACACTCCTATTACTAATCCGGTTGTCCCTTCATCACGCTCTACGTCACAAAAGGCAAAAGTTAACGCAAATGCTGATGCACGTATCGCTGGAGGCTCGCCAACAATTACTCCGCGGTCCCGCAAAACGTCAGTTGGGAAGGTAGATGAGCTTCCTCCAGTGCTTCTTATGACGGAGGACTTGAGTGGAGCTCCAATTGTTCGCTTACCCGAGCCACTGCTAGATCCGAGTGAGGACCGTTTTGTGATTTTCCCAATCAGGTATCCAGACATTTGGGCAAAGTACAAGCAACACATGTCGGTGTTTTGGACTCCTGAGGAGATTGACCTTTCAAAGGATGTGAGCCATTGGGAGCGTCTTAATGACAACGAGCGCCATTTCATCAAGCATATCTTAGGCTTCTTTGCCGGATCTGATGGCATTGTTATGGAGAATCTTGCTGTTCGGTTTACTCGTGAGGTTCAGATTCCAGAGGCGAAATTCTTCTATGGTTGCCAGAACCTACTAGAGGCTGTCCATTCAGAAACGTATTCGCTACTGATTGATACATATATTACGGACCCGACGGAGAAGTCGGACCTGCTACGGGCGATTAAGACGATTCCGTGTGTAGAGAAGAAGGCAAAGTGGGCGCTTGAGTGGATTGATAATAAGGATGCCGATTTTGGGACGCGTCTTATTGGCTTCGCTGCAGTAGAGGGAATCTTCTTCTCAGGGGCGTTTTGTGCCATCTTTTGGCTGAAACAGCGTGGCATTATGCCTGGGCTAACACTATCGAATGAATTTATCGCGCGTGACGAGGGGATTCACACAGACTTTGCCTGTCTGCTGTATTCCAAGATTACAAACCGCCTTACGAAGCAGAAGGCGCACAAGATTATTCGCGAGGCAGTGAAGATTGAGAAGCAGTTTATCACAAAGTCACTACCATGTGAGCTCATTGGAATGAACGCTGACCTCATGAAGCAGTATATCGAGTTTGTTGCTGACCGGCTAGCGCTCCAGCTTGGCTACCCGAAGATTTACAGCGCTACGAACCCCTTTGATTTTATGGAGCGGATTTCACTAGAAAATAAGGATAACTTCTTTGAGAAGCGCGTATCGACGTATGCAAAGGGATCAGTAGGTAAGGTGCGCGCGGAAATGGCATTCGCTACGGATACGGCGTTTTAAGGCGTGGCTTTATTCGAAAGTAGCATATTTTTAGTAAAATTGAAGGGGGTGTGTTAGTTGAGGTAAGTAACATAATGGATTTTACCCCTAAGTTTAGTGTTCCAAATAAGTCCGCGAAGCTTAAGAAGGTATATCAAAATATTAAAGATACAAATAGCTACTGGCGTACTGAAAAGCGCACATGGCAGCCACTGACCGACTATCAGTACAGTAAGGATCGCCATGAAGTAGGAGATAAAGTTATGGTAATCTATCTTGACACAGGTAAGGAGTTTGAGGCTACTATTATTAATATTATTGAGTATGATACGGCTGCAAAAACTCTTGGTGACTATAATAAAAGTAATACACATATGGGTGCTCCATTAACCGTGGTTCTTGATCTTCTTAAACACTAAAACAAATCTAAATGCTGTAAAAATATCTATTTAAAATTCCTGTGAATGTATTATATATCTTCTCGGTATAATGATAACAACCCAGAATCCAATCCATATTTTTGAACCCCGTGCGCAACCGGCTGATGTAAAGGAGGAGGTTTTAAAGTATCAGCTATGCTCTATGTGTTTATGGTGTTGTTTTATGTTTTAGAAGTTAAGTCGAAAAGTGAGCATTTAAATCTGCAGATATTTTCCAAAATTTACATGGTTCATTTACCTCAATACTATTTAAAAAATTACTCCATACATTTTTGAGAGCACACACAAAAAATATTTTAGTTTTGTCTTTACTTAATCTAACTTCACAGGGCATACCACAATTGCATAGAGGTCTATCTACAATTTCTTCTTGAGGTATTTTATCGATTGGTGTACTCATCGTTATTGTTCCTGGAATTCTATTTGGTTTGCACAATTCTTTAGCATCATCCATAATTTTATCAAGTGAATCTCTGGTATATTTACCACCTCTAACTCTATACCACTCATTACCAGTTCCATATTCGTGATTAACTCGTCGCTCATAGAAAATCCTTTCTGTAAATCTATTTTCAATAAAAAGATTATCTCCCCATATTCCCCATTGATCTATAGCTGTTTGAATATTATTTAATGTTCCATTTTTTACAGCAGAGTTATAATTATAAAAAGATTGATTATCATTTAATTTATATAATCCAATCAATTTTCTTGGAATATGTGCATGTGTATTTTTTCCACCACGTCCACGAATATGTTGTGTTAATCTTTTATATAAGTTAATTGTTTCTCCAACATATATAAAATTATCATTACATTCACATATATATATCCAATGTACCATTATAATATATAGTAAAAATATACTTAAGTGTCTCTTTAAAATACATATCAGTATTAAATAAACACTACTAATCAGAATCATATGACTCACAATCTGAATCTAATGTATAGCCTTTAGAATCTGTTTTGGCATAACAATCTGACGAGTAATGACCCTGACGACCACAGCGATAGCATGCTCCCGTTTTCTTAGTTTTTCTATTCTTTTCCTTACATGATTTTTCATGAATACCACACCCAAATTCAGTTGTGAATGTTCTGTCACAATACTCACATCCCCATGTATCAGCATGAGCTTCGTATTCTATCTTGTTTCCAGAAGCATCTTTATTAGCATAACAATCTTTTACCCAATGCCCCTTTCTTCCACATTGAGTACACAAATCTTTTGCACCCCAAATTTCCATCTTTAAAGCATCCATGTGAAATTCACTCAACTCAACTTCAACATACGATCCACCACGAACCTTATCAATTCCATATTTAGACATATACATTTTTGTAATTTTATCCTCTTCAAAGGGGGATACATTTACAATTGTCTTTTCAAGTGAAATCGGTCTATATTTTTTAGTCCAAACTGAGCCGCTTCCATTTAAATGCTCTTGAAACCGTTTTATAACATTTGAACTCTTACCGACATAATATCTGCCACCTTCACAGCGAAGAACGTAGATATTTGTAGACATTGGTAGTGCTTAACACTATAATCTTAAGCATTAATATCAATTTTATAAAAATTGAAAACATTATTTATACACTAGAACTGTATAAATAATGTTTATTCTTATACTTTGCCTAGTGTATACAGTATTTGCTAAAAAAGTACTATCCCCAGTGTCAGCTAGTTCAGATGATGTCCCACATGGGTATTCTCGTACATATCTACGTGGCTTGAAAAGGGTTGAGAATGAAAGGATACAAGCTGAATTCATTAATAGGGGAATTACATACATAGAGCATTCTGTATTTACTGCAGCAAAAAAGGGGTTGCTAAGCTTTACAACACGTCCATTTCAGGATTGTGAAATAGATATTTATGATCCGAGTAAATTAGAGGCATATGGAGATGATAAGGCAGTTTGTGAAAATATTGTAAATGGAATAAAAGCATTGGTTTCTGAACGCTTTCCAGATAGTAAAATTCTGTATGACACTAATACAAGACAATATACACTAAAATGGGATTAAAGTCTCTGTTTGAATTTACACTAAGTCTAATATAAACTTATAAAAATTGATACTATACCTCGGAGATTAGCAAGTAATGTCTGATACAGCCATCTTTGTAGGTGTTCTTATAGTATTATCATGTCTTGCTGGACTATGTATATGTATTAGGATGCGCCGATTTATTGCAGAAGTTCGTGATGCATATGAAGGTGTTTAGAACAATTAGCATTAAAAATGCTAATTTGCCGCCAAGATATCCTCATTTAAACTAGTGTTTTTTTAAACTGAAATTTTTAAAAATTGAAGTAACACAAGTTAGTTGTCTAAGTTACACAAAGAATGTCTGAAGTAAAGGCAAAGAAGAAGGCAATCCCGAAGGTAATAAAGGATTTGTGCTGGAGTAAATATGTAGGAGATACTATTGGAAAGACTCCTTGTATGTGTTGTGAAACAAATGAAATTAAAATGAATAACTTTCAGTGTGGTCATGTTATTGCAGAAGCAAATGGTGGCACGACTACAGTTGATAATCTACGACCTATTTGTAAAGCGTGTAATGTATCTATGGGTACTGAAAATTTGAATGAGTTTAAGATAAGATGTGGATTTAACAGAGGTTCAGCCCCAGCTCCAGCTCAAGCTCCAGCCCCAGCTCCAGCTCCAGTTGCTCTAGATGAAGTTGTTAACTGGTCGCCTGGTATGTTTCGTGGAATTGTAAAAATGCCAAAATATATCAAGTGGCAGCCAGGTACAAACTCACTTCATATGGGGCAAGAGGTGCAACAGTATGGATATGTCTATAATAAAGCTACAAGTACATATGAACGAAAATAATATTATTTGGTGCCGGATTTGAAATGAGCATACCCTAAAATTGAACAGTTGCTCATCACTTCCTTTTATCAAGATGAATTTCCCTATGTCCAAGAAGGACCTGCAGCAACTAAAAACCACTATGGATGCCCAAAAACACAAGCATGAAATTCAGGCTATTGTTTATGACATATGTTTCCGAATTGCTGAGGCTGCTAGTAAATCTTCAAATGAAACACGGTATATTATTGATATGGATAAGGAATCGGTAACTACTACACTACATGTTTATGAAGTACTTATTGGACTCCGTGAGAAATTTCCCGATAGCTACATTGAATACTGTAGCATGGTTCCTGGGGTTCACGACGGGAAATTGTATGATATCTGCCGTATTAAGCCAGAGCACATGGATCGTGTAAATTTGGATGTAATAAAAGATATGATTGTTGTTGATTGGTCTTAAGGGCAAGTGCCAAATTTAAGTACTCCTACAGGAGTGCTTAAATGTAGCATACTTGCCTACAACATCGTAACGTGTCAAACACGTCTATAAATCCAACAACTGGATGAATTTGACCAAGACATCGGAATTACACAGGCAGTTTCTAGTGTGGCAAATTGTGTCTCAGAAAGGGCAAGTTGTCGTGAGCAAATTATAATTGCTCCAGGCTCTAACTCCTGTAGGCGTTGAGCAATTGATGCCTGTGTTTCTGGGTTAAAACATAGGTTCGAAATAAAAACCCACGATGCTTCACGTAATACTACTGATGGCTCTAAAAAACTCTGGCCCATTAAATGTATTCGGCGCTGTAACGAAGTTGAATGTAATTTGCCAACTGCATGCACAGCAAGTCGTGCCCGCTCAGGGATAATTTCAAATCCGTAGCACTCAAACTCAGGACATAAGGTAGCTATTCCTACAACCACTTTTCCGACCCCACTTCCAAGGTCATAGAATTTTCTACGATTTTGTGGGCACTTTACAACTGGTAAATATATTTTAAATTTTTCATAAAGAGCTTTTATACCGGCTAGCGATACTTCACCATAGGTTGTTCCGCTCTCGGGAACAGTAATTGTATTAAGGTCAAACCCACTTATGCTGTTATAAATACTCATTGTATCATGAAAACCCCGTACGCCGGTTACATGACGTGTTTTTGCCCTTTTATTTGATATACTTTTTCGGGTTGATTGACCCGAACCCTTCATACTTAACGTGTATAAGAGAAAGGGGTTTAGCTTAGCGCGAGTGAATTTAATAAAATTGAAACTTATAATGTTTTACTAGATTTTAACAAAATGCCTTTTACTCCAATGAAACGTAGTGAACTAAATAATTTGAAAGCAAGTACGGAAGAAAAGAACCGTCGTAATCGTGTTGAGGGATTTATTGGTGAGATTTACACTCGGGCAGTAGCATTGGCAAAAATAGGAGCAGTAACATCATATAACCATCCTATTCCTGTTACAAAGTATCCCCTGGCTTCTGGCAGAACTCAAATCATTTATGATGACTTCTATCGGCTCAACATGGCTGAGATTCTAAAGGGACTTCAAGAGCTCTTTCCTGATTCAAAGGTTAAACATGCAGTTCTTTCACAGGGTGCTGATGGAAAGTTACATGATATCTCATGTCTAACTGACACTATGCTACCAGCAATGATTCAGGCTCTTGACCAGTCATATATTGTTGTTGATTGGACTTAAGACTGTAATAAAATTGAACTACGTGGATTTTTTCTATAAAGTATAGAAAATGCCTTCTAAGAACGGAATGCAGCGTGCAATGTACAAGGGTATTCCTGTTTGGATGAACGATGCAGGCGAGATGTTTCTTTATGATACAAGTGAGCCCTTTCTCAAGATTGGTAATAATAAGGGACTTATTCACAATTGGCGTGAAATCCTTAATGCACACATGCTTGGATACCGCGCCGCCGCCGAGCCTCGTCTACGCGCTCAGAAAAAGTGAAGGGGTCGGCACTGTACAACTAGTTACAAGAATTATGGAGCCACCGTCTGTCACTCCTGAGCAGATTCTCGCGTACGGTACTAAGAAAACACGTCCTCTTCTACTAGACAAGAACGTGGTTGCATATTTTGGAAATGTATTTAGATTACAAAGAACAAATAAGAATCCGCCGCCGTCTTCAAGCGTTCCCCGTAGAAGTCCGTCCGTAAAGCCCTAACTTGTACTGCATGCGCTCATAATCACTCTTAAATGTCTTCACGCGGTTAGAAGCGATGTTTGCTGGTAAGGTATCATATACCTGTTTTGCTACATAAACAGTATTTGCTGCTGTTTGAAATGCCGGCGAGTTAAAAATAAATTCAGGTGGTCCTAAGTTTACCTGGCATGCTCTTGTGTTCTCTCCACTCATACTAACAGTTCCTATGATTTTTCAGGAGATGTCCAGTTTGAATTTGGATATCGTTGTGTATGAAGTTGTTGCCCTGCTCTATAGTCAACTGCCTCAGCACTATCAATAAAATTATAGTAGATGGGAGGTATTTTTGCTTGGGAATACTGTGTACTTACATTGCTATTAAAATAGTAAATTCGTTCAAAAGTGTTCCATTGAGATAAATATGTTTGAAAGAGCCCTTGGCTAAGTCCTGTAAATCCACTTAAATCAAAACAGGGCATCTAATAGAGGTATGAGTAAAGTAAATGATGGAGATAATTTTAAATTACGTATAGGAAAAGGTAGCCGGGCAACCATTAACGTAGAAGTCGTTATTAGTCCTCAAGCAATTAGACAGGGTCTTAGTGGTCGCCCACCACTTTCCAGTGGAAATGGAATGCTTTTTATCTTTCCGGAAATTGCTAAACAATCTATGTGGATGCCTGATATGAAATTCGCTCTAGACATCATATGGCTAGATGAGAATATGTGTGTTGTACATATAACAAAAGGCTGTGAGCCATGTGCTTCAAGAGCTACATGCCCATCGTATAGTTCGAAATATCGTGTGAAATATGCTATTGAATTGAAGGGTGGTGATGCCGATGCCTACGGATTTGAAATTGGAAAGAATCTTTTTGTTATTTAGCAATTGCCGTTACGAGCGACGTGTCTTTCTTTTTTTACTTTTTTTGGATTTTCTTGAGCCACCCGACTGGGTTTCTGTTAGGACCTTATATATCTCTGGATTTTTGCTAATATTAATGGGTGTGGCACCACGGTTTGTTGTTGCATCGACGTTGGCTCCCGCCTTAACTAGCGCGCGCACGACATCCACGTGACCCGACTTCACGGCGGCGTAAAGAGGGGTGCTGCCGTCGTTCATCTCTGCATCGACATCGGCACCTGCCTCGAGCAGTTCGCGCACGGCGTCGGTGTGGCCGCTCTCTGCAGCGAAGTAAAGGGCCGTTTTATCTACGATATTTTTTGTATTGACTTTTGCTCCCGCTGCAAGTAGTGCACGTATGGCATCCATGTAGCCATGCGACGCGGCGCCTTGAAGGGGCGTTAAGCCGACATCCGGCGTCGCCACATTTACATTTGCTTCTGCATCGAGTAGGGCTTTTACAATATGAATGTGACCCCTTACCGTAGCTTGTAAAAGGGGTGTAACACCCTCATTATCAACTGCATCGACATTTGCTCCTGCCTTGATTAGTGCGTCCACGGCATCAGTGTACTCAGTAGTATGAGAGTGCGTAGCAAGGTGAAGAGGAGTTTGGCCAATTATATTTTTTACGTTAACTTTTGCTCCTGCATTGATAAGAGCGCGTATGATATTTATATCAATATCTTTACGAAAATTTGCATCAGGCAAGGGTGAATATTTTATACCTGATTTAAAAGCCCATAATATTGGCGGGGCAGGAGAAAGTTGATAGACACCGGGAATTTCAATAGGTTTATTCACATCTACACCATTTTCAATTAAACGCTGTACCTCTGTAAAATTATTAGTATTAATAGCAATCATAAGTTTTTTAGAACGAGTATGCTCGTGTTTTAATGGGCTAAATGCATTAATTAGTCTGCCTAGACCTTCTCTCTTAAAATGAGGTTTACTTTTGGGTCTGGTACTTAATAAGGGTTCATTACTCATTCTACATTATATGTGGTAAAAAATTCATATAAGATCTAGATAGCGTTAATAACTAATTTACTAGTTCATTTATACCCTCAATTAAAAAGGAAAACCCAAATCCACCCATAACAATAACACCGATTCCCATTAATACAATTCCTCCAATTTCTTTAGTAGAATTTTTATTAGCAGATTTTTGTTCTCCCTTAAATAATATATAACCTGGTATAAAAAAGAGAAACCCTATTGATAAAAATACAATGAATGATACATTAAACCCAAGACCGAGCCCTAAACCCTGTTTGAAAGAATTCATAATAGAAGCCATAGTGTATGCTGTTAATTATATGTATTTAAAAAATTGATGAGTTAACTTCAGTTAAGTTCAGCGTGCTCAAGATGTTCTGTAACCGGTGTGTGTCAATCCTTGGAAAATACGCTAAGCCCCATCCTACTAATCCATGTCCTCTAGAAAAGGCATTATATTGCGGTGTATGCGCTTGTTATGGGCATACACAGACAGTATGTAACCGGGCGTTCGCTATTTCTCAAAATACAAGTAAGTTGTTTGAAGTCCATTTTCCTAGTAGAGCACAGTGTACCCTTGCATCAATAATCTCAGTTACTGATGCCGACGCTCCTGTGCGCGCAAGTCTTATTGCAAATGGAATTATTCCGATGACATGTCAAGAAAAGGGGAAAAAGATTCAAAGGGACCTTATTGAAAATAGAAAGCGTCTTATTGAATGTTTACATTCACAGGGTAAAACTTTAGTGCTTGTAACGCCAAAAAAGAATTATGATGATTAATTTAAGGCTCTGTATTAGAAATGAAAGGACTCCTTATACGATTTAAAAACCGTACAAAGCGTACAAAGCGTACAAAGCGTACAAAGCGTACACGACGTGTACAGCGTGGTGGAAATCGCTATGAAGGAGCCAGTGTTGTAGGGCCATTAGATCCTACAGAGGATATAGATGGTGCTGTTCCGGTTTTAAGAAGCCTTGTTAATGATGAAAAAATTGAGTAGACGGAATCTTTTTAACAGTAATTAGGAAATGCCACCAAATACTAAGGGAGGAAAACAATACAAGAAGAAGGCAAAGGGTTCAAATGATTCAGCAATGATTACTATTGAACGGCAACCTGATCAGCAAATTGCTCGCGTTCTAAAACCGCTTGGAAATCGCTGTATGAGTTGCTATTGTAATGATTCTCAGATTCGAATTTGTCGCGTACGAGGGAAGATGCGAGGGCGCGAATTTGTTGAAAAGGGGGATGTTGTCTTGATTAGCTTACGGACATTTGAAACTGGCGACCCGGATGATTCAAATGGTGATATTCTGGCAAAGTATCCCCATGATATGATTGGGTCATTGCGAAAGGAAGATGGGATTAATCCTAAGCTATTTATGCAGATTGATGTTTTGGATGGAACACGGGTAGGTGATTTGACAGTTGGGGAAGATGCCTGGGAGTTTGAAGAAACTGGGAAGGTAGAGGAAGAGGAGGAAGTTGATATCGATAAAATCTAATGCTTCAGCATTAAAAATACCTATTGAGTAGAATGCCTAAAACACGGCGCAATAAGAAATATAAACAGAAATCACAAAAGGCTGGCTCTAAACAATACAGGCATGGCGATATAACAAACCTGAATGAAAAACATAATGGACATAATTTTTTTAGAAAATATGGTGCTTCAATTGTTGAACATGAAATTGCAAAAATTCTTAAAAACAACCCTCATCCAAATATTGTAAAAATCTATAATGTTACTGATGAATATATTGATATTGAAGAAGTTACACCATTGTCTGATGATATGGATGAATCTAATAGAGAAGCAATTATTTCAGCAGCAAAATCGGCAAAAAAGCATTTACAAAGCTTAAATATAATGTATATTGATTGGAAACCTGATAATATGGGTATGAGTGATGATGGTAAATATAAATTATTTGATTTTGATACTTCTGGTATAACTAAATCTAATAAAACAAGTTGGAAAATACAGCCAAACCATTATTGGTCTTATAATCAGGCAATAGATGCTGGACGTAAAACCCCTATAGGGATTGATAATTTTGCATTTAGTCTTTCTTTTAAAGACTAAAATCTAGCCTCATATTATGACAAAACGTAAATTAACTGTAACACATTACCCCAATAAACGCCCACGTATCTACACCATACTAAATAAGTTAGCTGCACACTACAAAGGATATTTAACTAGAAATGAAATGGCACGAAAACTATTTCATTTTTATTCCTAAATGTAAAAATTGATTGAATGTATAAAAGCACGGCTAAAACGATTCGACAATGTAACAACTTAACTTTAGCAATACATGGTAGTACTAGACATTACTCCGGTAAATAAAATATAAGACCATACTATAATGATAGATGCTATCCAGCAATATAATATGTATGAAACTAAGAAAAATGAATATGTAAAAGATTTGAAAGAGATAATTATAAATTCAAAAGAAATTTTAGAAGGTAATGTATTTTATGCACATAAGTCCTTAATTGAACTACCAGAATTAAAAGCAAAACAGATAAATTTATTTTGGTGTGGAAAACAGGTTAAGACTAGATTATGTGAGATAGGATTTAATGCCGGTCATTCAGCAATGGTAATGTTACTCGGTATAGAACAAATGCCAATTGATTTTACTATTTTTGATATAAATCAACATAAATACACTGAACCCTGCTATAATTATATTAAATCAAAATTTCCCAGCGTATCATTTGAATTTGTAAAAGGTAATTCAATAAAAACAATGCCAGAATGGATAAATTTACATTCATCATTAATGGAAACATATGATGTAGTACATCTAGATGGAGGGCATTCTGAAGAATGTATATTAAATGATATTAAACATTCAGATATGCTTGTAAAAAAAGGGGGATTAATAATTATAGATGATACAAATGCAAAACATATTAATAATCATGTTAATCGTATACTTTCATCTGGTAAATACAAAGAAATTACAGATATTATAAAAACAACTACCTATTTACATAGAATAATACAGAAAATATAGTTATCTATTGTAGAATGTTCAACTCGAGTAAATTCTGGGAAGATAGATACAGGACTGGAGGTAATTCAGGGGCAGGTTCCTACAATGCCCTTGCTAAATTCAAGGCTTCTGTAATTAATGAATTTATAGAGCGTAACAATATACAATCAATCATTGACTACGGTGTTGGAGATGGCAACCAATTAACATTACTAAATACATCTGGGTTAATTTATTATGGTATAGATGTAAGTCCGACTATAATACGAAAGTGTAAAGATATTTTTAAGAATGATACAAATAAACAGTTTTTCTTAGCCAGTGAATTTGATAAAGATACTAAGGCTGACTTGGTTTTATCTTGTGATGTTATTTATCATCTTATTGAAGAAACTATATATTTTAGTTATATACAATCGTTATTTGATAGTTCTAATAAATATGTAATTATATATGCTAGAGATGAGAATAAAAATCATACAGTACATGTTAAATTCAGAAAATTTACAGATTACATTGAAAATACTTTTAAAACGTTCAAGTTAATTAAGCATATACCTAATAAATTTCCACAGAACCCTATTGGACATAATAATAATGTAACATCTCCAAGTGATTTTTATATCTATGAGAAGATTTAAATTAGAAAGCTTTTTTAAATATACCGTACTAATATAATGTTTTCATTAATAATGCTAAATTATAAAAGACCTGATAATGCTATAAAGATTATTAATACTATTAAAACTTTCAAATATATCGATGAAATAATTGTAAGT